TTAATATATCAAATAGAGATATATTTGCATTGATTGGTGGTGCTGATGGTGTTGGTTGTGTCATTTAATTCCGTCGATGTGATGTTCCGTTAATATTTTGAATTCAAAGTTATTTTTCTTTGCAAATTCCGTTGCTGCTTTCCACTTGTTAATATTTATTGCATATGTTTCTATCTCTTTTAAGTATCTCTTAGTCATTCTTTTTGGCTTAACTGGTGGCTTAGTTTGAGCATCTGGTTTGATTTCGATGATGATCTTCTTTACCGTACCATCTTTTTGTTTTGTTAATGCTATGAAATCTGGATAATAACGGTGTGGCATATTATCCAATGGATGGATATACGCAATGATTAGTTCTTCACTACCCCATTTCAATATAGATGGGTTCTTATCTAACCATTGCATCACACTCAACTCCCATCCAGATCGATAGACAATATTCTTCACATCACCAATATACTTCTCTGGTCTAAGTGGGGTAAATTTTCCTTGATGATATTTTGACATAGCGGTATAAATAATACATTCATAATCACATATTTACCCATCATGGCAATTATACTTGATCTACCAGATTCTGAAATTACCGCACCTGCACAACAAACCCAACAATACGATCTCACTGAGCATAACGATATTGCAGGGTTTGAGGCACAGCAAGGTAACAATGGCTATTGGGGAAACCCTCCACCAACATTCGAATCTGGAGCAGACGGAGACTATAACGATTATTGGAATAGACCGCCACCAGAGTACAACACAGGATCGGATTCTGGTACAGGAGAAACTACTCCAACGTCAGTTGCCACTAGAAATAGAACCGAAAATAACATTGTTGGTATTGATGATGTTGTCGATTTTCAACAAGGTGCAAAGAAATATGACATATTATATTTTCCAACCGGATTGATGAATGAGGGATCATTACAAAAGCGATACCCACATGCAATGGGAATATTCATGAATGTCAATTCCAAGTCTAAACTTGGTAAGTTTATGGCGAAGAAAGATAGCTATGTGGCAGAAAGAAGATTGGATGGTAACGACTTAGGGGGAAGTTCTGCGAATCAAGCATTGGGAACAACCAATAATGGATCATCTGCATCGACAACAAATGCGGTAAGAGATACTGGTATAGGTCTTAAACAAGAACTAAAAAACGTACAAGGCAATGATCTTGAGGCTAATACTAAGCGAGGAATACTAACTGCAGCAATTGAAGTTAATAAAGCATTCGAAAAACTTTCAGAAAATATCGCAAAATATAAGAGGTTTACTGGATGTATTATGCTTCCTATCCCTCTAACGATTGCTGCAGAATATACCGCAAAGTATGGGCTTGCCGGTTCGTCAGGTTTGATTGGCTCAGTATTACATCAAGCAACCGGTGGCCCAAATATGGCAGGTGATATTAAGGGAGTTGGTGCTGCCGTTATGACAGACCTTCTTCGTGGTGAAATAAGAACTATTGTGGAAAATGTCACGAATGCCAAAAATATGCCATTCACATCATTAGGTGGAGTTAATGGTGGTGGAGCAACGTTTGATAAAGTATTGGGAACAGTATCAAACCCGAGAACAGAACAAGTATTTCAACAAATTGAGCTTAGGTCGTGGCCTTTCCAATGGCATCTTCCAATTACTACCGTAAGAGAGTGGAACACCATCAGAAAAATCATATCACTTCTCAAAGAAAATATGCATCCAGAATTGGAAACTACCGATCTTGGAACGTATATGATCATGCCGAATGAGTTTGATATCGAGTTCTATGAAAACGTAAGGAAAGATGTTGAGAAGGATTCTATGATGTCTAGTGGAACATTCAAAGAATCTGAAACCCTTCCAAAGATTGCAACATGTGTATTGTCAGGGTTGCGAGTCGACTATACTCCACATGGACATTGGATTTCGTTTGAAGGAACCATGATTCCACCATATGTATCCATTCAAGCAACTTTCCAAGAAGTTGAACCAATTCATCGTGCAATGGTTCAAGATGTTGGTGATAACGAAGGATCAAGGTATTCTGTTGATGTTGGTTATTATGCAGATGGCGCAAATAAGGCCGCACAAAAACGTAGAAGAGGATTCTAATGGATTACTTTAAAAACTTTCCGATCATCACATATGACTTCACAACAAATGAAGACACAAAGAAGATTCATTCTCTTGCTGACGTAACTACTAGAGTACAATCATTTTATGAAGATGAATCTATTGATTTAATATTTGATAGTTATTATATCCGTGATGGTGATACACCAGAAAAAATCTCATATAAGATATATGGCACAACGGACTATTATTGGACTATCATGTATGTCAATAATCTGTTTGATATGACTGCCGATTGGCCTTTGTCTTCTGACGAATTGGAAGATTATGCTAAAAAGTTATATCCAAATAAATCTGCATCAATAAAACCAAGTGATTCTTTTACCGTTGAAATTAAACCATATGCGGCAAATACGACTACCATAGATATATCTATAATCAATGAAGCATCAATAATTGTAAATAGACCAGACATGGTTGTTCCAGGAACATTCGTTTCAGAAAATCTTTCACCAAATAGTTATGTGAAAACCGTAACTAAAGATGAAGGACAAAATAAGATCACATTAACATTGAGTCGACCAACTATATCCTCTATGAATAATATTACAAATCAAACGTTCAGAAAAGGTATCGAGGATTATTTGAATGTTTCTCACTATATTACTGCCAACGGCATAGTGAAAGATATTGAATCTTTTGGTGCTAATGAAAAAGCATATATCATATCTAAATTACAAGCAATGTATCATGAGAATGACAAGAAACGATACATCAAGGTAGTTAAACAAGATTCGATATCTGCATTTGTGAATCTATATTTTAACAAGATCGTATAATGACCACTGAAGTTAAATCGGAAGAAAGGTTCAAGCGACCTGGTGATATTCAGATACTTAGACTCACTATTCATAAAAATGGATCAGAGGGGATAAGTTTAACAAATTTCATGGTTGAAATGTCGTTGTTTGAGGACTTGTTCTCACCAACTATGTCTGCAACTCTTATGCTGTCCGACTCAATCGCATTTTCTAGTATATTGCCAATCATTGGTGGAGAAGAAATTTCCATCATGTTTAAGACACCAGAAATGCCAGATGAAGCTATTATCAAGAAGAAAATGATAGTGTATAAGGTTGAGAGCAAAATCATCCAATCTGCAAAATCTGTATATTTTCTTCATCTTGTTAGTGAATTCGCATACAAGGATAATCATGTTAGATTGATGAGAGCTTTTCGAGGCAATGCTATCAACTCTATTCGTGGAATATTGCAGAATGATTTAAAAGTCGATCTGACAGTGTTGCCATTTAATTATTTGGAAGACGAGAAGAGTAAAAACGAAGTTGCATATATTGCTCCTAACGTTTCACCTATTGCCGCCATTAATAAATTAACGTCATTATGTATAGATGATCAAACTGTTTTAACTGATGGTGCCGCAGCAAATTACTTATTCTATGAAAATAGAAATGGGTTGAATTTATATCCACTCAGCGCATTGACAAAGAAAAAGAATAATGGAAATGACACATATTATTATGATCAAAATCCAAATAGGCAAAAAGATGGGAATCGTGATTACATATCAGAAATGAGGCAGATTCATATATTCAGAGTGGATCAGCAATTTGATATGTTAGAGAACCTCAGTACTGGAATATATAAGAACCAAGTGATTGAGTTTGATGTATTATCTAAAGTGGTTAAGTATAACATACCATACGATTATATGAAATCATTTGATTCAACAAAATCAATGAACGGGTTTCCACTTAGCAACTTTTATGATTTTATTGGGGATGGTAAAATTGTTTCTCATTCATCATATCATAAGGGAGTTGCACCAACAGACAGTACAATCAATCCGATTAAAAACCGAGTTGCTTTAGGTATCATGAATTCTGTTCAGATTGAAATAGAAGTGTGGGGAAGAACTGATCTATGTGTTGGTCAGCAATTGACACTCGTAATTCCTTCAGCAAAAAATCCAGAAGCAAATAATCAAAAAAGTGCTATAGATCAATTGCTTAGTGGAAATTATTTAATAACTGCAATCCAACATCGTTTCGATAGTTCAGCACATAAGATGGTTATTGGTTTATCAACAGATAGTTATAGGGCATAATTATGAGTCAGACATTTTTTTATGGTTGTGTAGAAAATAGAGAAGACCCTTTACGTTTGGGTAGATATCAAGTTCGCATAGTTGGAATTCATCCAAAAGACAAAACTCAAATGTCTACGAGTGAGCTTCCATGGGCAACTTGTTTGCAACCAACAACGAGTGCCGCAACATCTGGAATAGGTATGAACCCAGGATTGGTTAATGGATCATGGGTTCTTGTTGTGTTTACGAATAATGATTATCAAGTACCTGTCATCTTGGGTTCCGTTGCGGGAATCCCAGGTTCTGTTGATGATATTGACAATTCACCAAAACCACCACCACCAGAAGAAGCAACTCCAACACAAAAAGAAGCAGGTGTAGCAGCAGGGGTTTATGATGCAAGCGTATTGCAAGATGGACAACCCTATCTAGGATCATTAACAAAATCACAATATGATGCGTGGGTTGCTGCTGTTCGTTTTAAAGAATCATCAAACAACTATTCAATTGTTAATTCAATAGGTTACATTGGTGCATATCAATTTGGGGTAGCAGGATTAGAAGACCTTGGATATATTAAAAAAGGAACATTTGGTGCTGCAGATAGTAAAGTAAGACCATATGGTAAAAATGCTGCCATGGATGTTGATTCAAATTGGACAGGTAAAGATGGAATAACTTCCAAAACATTATTCCTTCAGAATAACTCTGTCCAAGATAAATGTATGCTGCTTTACACTCAACGTAGCTATAAGATTATGTTGAACAAGAATCAAATCTCATCAGGAACCGATCCAAGAGTTCTGGCAGGACTTTTAGGCGTTGCACATAATCAAGGTACAGGTGCAGTTAGTCAATTCCTTCGTGGAGAGATTAAGGCAGATGGATATGGCACGACCACTCAAAAGTATTATGATCTTTGCTATCGTTCCATCGTAGTGCGACCTGAACAAACGACAAACGATCTTCCACCACAACCAGATGAAGAACAACCACAACCAGTTCCACCTCAAGAAGAGGTGGTGGTCACAAAAAGAAATGATGTAAATCAGAATGATGGGTTTAATGATCCGGAGAGGAAATATCCTTTGTGGAGAAATGAGGCAGACACATCACGTTTGGCTAGAAGTCAGAATTTAGATAACACTATCGTTAAGCTAAAAGACCTAGAACGAAAGAGAAACATTAGTATTGCATTAAGTGAAAAGACATGGAGTCAACCAAGTATTCCTTTTGGTGCAAAGTACCCATACAACCACGTTACTCAAACTGAATCTGGTCATGTATTCGAATTGGATGATTCCCCTAGAGCAGAGCGTGTTCACTTATATCATAAAGAAGGCACATTCATCGAGATTGATGTGGGTGGAAATCAAACCAACAAGATCGTTGGACATGGTATTCAAATAATTGAGCAGGATGGATATGTGTCCATAAAAGGTAATGGTCATATTACTATTGAGGGAAATTTCACATTACAAACCGATAATGCATTCATTGAAATGAATAATGTGATGGTCAAGGCACAAGACGTTAGAGTTGAGTGTGAGACATTTGATGTCAAGGCAAAAACTAAGTTTGCTGTTGAGTCTGAGACTATTACATTAAAGTCATCTATCATAACACACTTAGAATCAACGGCAAGTACTGAGCTTGTTGGTAAGGGTAGTGTTCATATCCTTTCAGAAGGTCAGGTCGCCGCCGATGGAAGTCAAGTTCATTTGAATAGTGGAATTGCGAAATCGACAGATATATCTAAAATATCAGATTTGGATAAATTCACCAAAGAAGTGATGAACATTCAAGCAGTATCCGCAGGTGAATCTGCTAGTGCTGAAGTTGAGCATACTAATGTTGGTGTCGTTAATGCGTCTGAAGAAGCATCAACAAGTGAGCCACAAACCACAGAGACACCTTCAGTTCCGGAAGCGTCGGTGGTGGTTCCTGCTCAAATTGTTCAAGTGACTAATCCTGCACCTGCGGTGGCACCAGTAACTAAGCCAGTAACCGTACCTGTAACTCCACCACCAGTTGAAGTAAAGAAACCAAACATGAATGATAGAGAAAATATCCAATTGTCACCAAACTTCAAGTTGAAGGCACTATGCGGTTCGAGTGCATTCCCATTCGGAGGTCAGCACTCATTGACAGGAGAGCAGTTGATAGAGAATCTACAATATTTGTGTGTGAATATTTTAGAACCTATCAAGGCGAAATATGGATCAAGACTGAAGATCAACTCTGGAATTCGTTTGATCGGAAATCCAAATTCTAAGAAGTCTGGAAACCCATCACAACATGAGCTAGGAGAGGCAGTTGACATTGGATTCACGAGCTTCCCCGAAGGCGTTTCCAAGCAAGAATTCATGTTCCAAGCAGTTCAAGAAATTGCTCAGTTTGTTCCTTATGATCAGTTGCTATTGGAGTTTGAAGGAAAAGAGAAAGCATGGATTCATATTTCATGTACCACAAGACAAAGAAGAAGACAGACATTCACTTATAATAACCATGTCAATGTTGGTCAAGGATTCAAGTTGATTAGGAACTAATAAATATTATATCTAGATAAAGACAAAGACCATGCAGAAATTTATAGATATAGACTTATCGTTCATACCACATCCTGCTACAAATGATGTGATGCGGATATTCGACTTGGATGCGATTAAGAATTCTATGAGAAACATCATCAATGGAAAGCCATTTGAAAAGCCATTTGATGAATTTTATGGCACCAACATAAGGGATTTGCTATTTACGTTGCAATCCCCAATGACCGAGATAATCGCCAAAAGATTGTTGAAAGAAAAACTTGAGCTATATGAACCACGCATTACGATAGACAATGTTGTTGTTAATAGTGGTAACGCAAAAACTATTGCTCTATATTATGATACAAATCAACTAGTTATAGACATTTTCTATACGGTTAAAGACTATGGCCCACAATCTCTTAGAGTAGAGATGGAGAGAATCAGATAATGACACACAAATTAAAAGTCACAGACTTCGATTTTGATACCCTTAAAGTAAACTTCAAGGACTTTCTCAAGACTCGTCCTGAGTTTACCGATTACAACTTCGAAGGGTCAAACTTGAATGTGTTGCTAGACATTCTTGCATATAATACCCACTACCATGCGTTGATGGCAAACTTCCTTGCCAACGAAATGTTCATTGATACTGCCGCAAAAAGGTCAAGCGTAGTTTCTCATGCGAAATCACTAGGATATGTTCCTAGATCAAGAGCAGCAGCAAGAGCAACTGTTGACTTGAATATCACTTTCTCTAATACTAGCAACCCAGGAACTTCTTTCGTGTTCCAAAAAGGTTCACCTGTATTCAAAACAGTTATTGATGGATTCTCATATACATTCACTACGGCAAATACATACAGTGCCGCTATCGTTTCACTAGGAAGCAATAACTATGAATTGATTCTAAATGGGGTGGAGATTTATGAAGGAGAGTTTACGACTAACTATCTAGAATATAGTGATGTTACAAAATTCATCACCATTCCAAATTTAGATATTGACTTATCTACATTGATTGTTGAAGTTAAGCGTGAAGGCGAAATCATATATGACTCATACGCTTTAGCAAGTAACATTCTTGATATTGGCGCAAGTGACAAGGTATATTTTATTCAAGAAGGATTTAATGGATTATTCCAAATATATTTTGGTGATGGTACATTTGGTGTAGCTCCACCAGACAGAACAACCGTAAGACTTTCATATATGGTCACTCACGGTATCGAAGGTAATGGCGCAACTCGTTGGATTCTCAACAACCCAAATCAAACAGTATTTGCCACAAACTATACAACCGAAGTTATCACCGGATTATCTACTAGTGGCAGCAATAGAGAAAGTCTAACATCCATCAAGTTTAATGCAGTTAATAACTATGGTGTGCAGAATCGTGCTGTTGTGGCAGATGACTATGCAGCATTAGCTAAGAGATATTCAAATAACGTAAAACAAATTATTTCATGGGGTGGTGAAGAGAATATTCCTCCTTTATATAACTCTGTAGTTCTTTGCGTCATTCCAGAGTCCGGAGAAGACTTGATCGACTCTGAAAAGACCGCAATCAAAGAGTTTCTGAAGAAGAAGGCGGTTGGCAATACAAACATCATATTCAAATCGCCAGAATATTTGGATATCGTGTTATATGCCAAATTCACTTATGATAAAAACATAATTAAACTTGCTGTAAATGAACTTGAGTCACTTGTACGAGATGAAATCAATGCATTCTCATCTGAAAATCTATTCAGTTTCACTGGATCACTAAAACTATCAAAATTCTTAGCTAGATTAGATAAGGTCGATGACTCGATTACTGGAACCAATGTGGATATTACATTAGCAAAAACTCTCAGTGTTCAGCCATACACAGATCAAAATCACATTTTGAGTTTTGATAATAAGATCGATTCAAAGTCATCAGATTACACCGTTTCATCAACCGGATTTTACACAAACGTAATAACATCGTTGTGTTATTTGAGGGATGATAGAAAAGGCAACATGATGTTAATCACATTCACTTCTGATGGAAATTACACCATAGTAAATAATAACGTTGGTTCCGTTGATTATGCTACAGGAGAAATAGTCGTTACATTCTACGTCACATCGTATGTAGGAAGCAATTTGATTATTAGTGCAATTCCTCAAGATCAAAACATCACAACCACAAAAAATGTCATTCTAAGAATGAAAAACGAAAATGTAACAGTAGCATCACAAGGCGAATAATATGGTAAAACCTAAGTTATCTGAAGTTATTGAAAGAAGAATTCCAGAATGGGTTGCTTCTAACGAAAGATTTTTAGAGTTTATCAAATATTATTATGAGTGGCTTGATAGCACTGGTAGTTCATTAGATTTCATTCGCAATATTGATGAGAATATTGACGTAGATCAATCCCATGAAGAATATTTGGAATTGATTATTTCAAAGATTTCAAAATATATTCCTGCAGGGTCAGTTGTCGATAAATCACTATTGATTAAGAATATTAAATTATTCCTACAATCAAAGGGTTCTGAAGAATCATTAAACTTTATCATGCAAGCAGTATACGGAGAAACTGCTAAGAGAACTAATATGTCAGAGCATGTTCTCAGGGCATCTGATAATGAATATCTGCAAGATGGATATATTTCGGTTGAAGTTCAAGATAATATTACGAACGACTTTAATCTTTGTTTGGGTTCCAAACTTGTTCAACCTTCAACTAATGCATCAGTAATTATTCAAGAAGCATCATACCGTGTGTTGGGTGATGGTAGAAAGTTCTATGTTCTAAAATTTGACCCAAGATATTTGAATGGTCAATTTTCCATTAATGGAAACGTTAAGGCAATAAAGAGAACGGCAAACCCAACATTCGTTGAAGTACAAGATTATCACACCGTTGAGGGTGTTGATGTTTCCAGATCGGCAACTTGGGCAGCAACAGGTGAAGTAATCGTCACCATGACCTTTACATTAAGCCATGGCAGGTCTGTTGGAGATACCATTAACGCAACCTTTACCGGTGCACCAAAACCTGCTGATGGGACATATACGGTGTATTCTGTGCCATCAGATACTCAACTAACATTCCTTCTAACAGAATCAATGACAGGCACAGGTAATGCCACTGTTGCAAATGAGGTCAATACGCTAAGAATTAATGCATCAAAGCAACTAGACCTATTTAAAGGATTGATCATTGAAACTCTAGGTGACACCTTTAGAGCAGAGATCGAATCTATAATCGCATATACTCAATCTGGAAATGATCTCTTTTATGATCTCGTGATAACAAATGTCACCGGAACATGTTCACATGGTGATGTGCTTTACATCGTAACGAAAGCAGAAGAAGATTCACATCTAACGACAAACGATTATTGTTTGGGTGTTGTGTCTGAATGTATTTCTAACTTCGAGCATATTGACGTTGGTGCAGGATACCACGAAGGAATTCCTGTTTCTCTGACAGGTGGAAGTGGTGGTGATGCTAATGCATTCGTCGGAGACATTGTTACAGGAAGTGTTGATGCGGTTCATGTTATTGCTGGTGGTACAGGATATCAAATTGGGGATAAAGTATCATTAGCACTTGATCCAGAAAACACAATAACATTGACCGAGTTTGACGTTGAAGTTGAGAAGGTTGATGGATATGGTGCCAGATTGCATCCTACAATGGAAGTTCATAACATTATCATAAAAGATGGTGGAACAAACTATACAGTAAATGATAGGATTCAAGTTCCTTCATTACCCAATCTAGAACTTAACGTTGATGCTGTAACCACGGCAGGAACACCAACGTTAACAAAATTCAAAATACTCAAATCGGGAACAAGCTATAATGCCGTTCAAACTGCCGTACTTGTTCCATCAACTCAAGTATCATATTCTGGTGGAGCAATATCAATAACCGGAGCAATCACTCCAATCGCAGGACTTACTATTACGACGTATGGAACAAAAGGGACCAACCCATATGCAATCAACTTAGATACGAGTACCGCATTTAAGAGAATCGATGACATTGAAATTGTTACTGCTCCCACTCCTGCGGCTAATTTGGTAAATGCATATCTTTTGATTAATGGATTTGGTGCCGTTGTAAATGAGACAATGACTAGTGGTGTGATCGATGGACTAGATTTCACCGGAGGAAATGTTGGTTACAACTATCGAAACCCAATTGCAAAGGTCATTGCTACCGGTGATAGAACTGGTAAGAAAAATGCAGAAATCATAGTCAATTCGAGTGAAGCTGACGGAAAACTAATCGATTCAATTAACATAACAAACATAGTTTGGTCAAATAGTTATGTTACGGTGACTACAGGTGCGGCACACAATATCAAGGATGGTGCAAAGATAACCATAACAGGTGTTACTCCATCTGGATATAATGGGAAATATACTGCATCAAAAATTAATGCAACATCATTTAAATATTTCTTGAGTACTAACCCAGGCGCATATAGCATACTTGGTTCGATTAAAGGGTGGCAAATTGTTAATGGTGGCGAAGGGTATACTCTAGGAACCACCACGATTCAAATTCTAGAAGGTAAAGATGGTTCTGGATGTATCGCTCAAGCAATATGTGATACAGCAACAACTGGAATGGTAACGGCAATGTCAGTCGTTACCAACGGTGATTATGTTTCTCTACCATCTAGTTCAGTCAATATTCCTATATCACATAAATCTGCAACTGGATACGATCTAAAAATTGACTTGACATATAAGATCAAGAGCATTGCCGTCATTGAACCAGGCGAGGGATATCTACATCCTGTTCAAACTATCGTAGATTCTACCTCTGGAGTTGGTGAAGGTGCAATACTATACCCAATCATTAGTGGTGGGATCATAGAGAGTATCGTTGTTGCTAGTGGTGGTTCTGGATACCATTCTCAAAGTGTAATCGAATTGAGTAACGGTGTTGTAAGTGGGGCAGCAACGTTAGTGATAAATGAAAATGGAATATTGACAGGAGTTAATGTTACCAATGGTGGTTCTGGTTATACTTCATCAAACTTCACATATACGATTAACAAACCAACATTAACACTAGGTCAAGCTCAAGTCGATGCCGATGTTGTAATTGATGGTGCAGGCGCAATCGTAAAAGTCGATGTTATCAAGCCAGGATATGGATATAAGCCTTCCACAACAAACATCTACATTGATGGAAGTAGCACATCACCTGCAACTTTGGTTGCCAATGTGTTTACCGGAGTAGATCAACTTAGAGTGGATTACGTTGGTGCTGCTAATGCATTTATAATAAATCAGTCTGATCCATGGAAAACTGTGGTTGATGATAAAGGAAATCCACAACAACTACTATACAAAACTGAACAAATAGTTGGTGGTAATGCTGCCCTACTAAATTACTACGTTGATATGTTTGGTAAGATTGCCACATTGAACGGACAACCTGCTGCATGGGTATATCCAAGAGGTAACAATTTCCTAGATTTTTCTGGAACATGGTCTGCCGCAGGTATCGTTGCCACAATCAGTATTACTGGTCATGGGTTCATTTCTGGAAGCAAAGTTAGAGCAACATTCACAGGATCACCAAAACCTGCTGATGGAGTGTATGTTGTTACGTTTGTCGATGCTAACACATTTACTATTCCAATCGCATCTACCACTGGTTCTGGATCAATTAATTTAAATGGAGTTCCTTACGCAGTTATAGGTGATGGTGCAGGTGCTTCTCCAATCATCGAACTCGGATCATCTGGAAAAATTGATAGTGTCACCGTTTCAGTTCCTGGTTCTGGATACAATAAATTTACTCAAGTCTATATTCGTGGTGAAGGTGCAGAAGCATCAGTATCCCCACAAGTTGATGGTTCTGGTCAAATCAAATCCATAACGATTAATGCTGTAGCCAATACGAATAAAAACTATACGTCATTGCCTACCTTAGAAGTCGTTGACCAGTCTGGTGTTGGTGCCATATCAAAAGTCAAAGTGAATAAAGGTGGTTCTGGTTTCAGAAGATTCCCACTTCTTAGTTGTGAGCACTTTGAATCCACACAAACCATTGATGGAAATGGTAATGTTATTCTCGACATGATCGGTGTTGATGGAAGACCTAATCCTGCAATCGGGGCAAAATTACTAGCATCAAGCAGATCAATCGGATCGATTAGAACACTCAATCAAACAAAATTTGGTTATGGATACTATGAATCTCCTGAAGTGGTTTATCCATTGGTGGTATTGGTTGATTCCACTTATGGATTCAAGATAAATGAACAGGTAGGAATTTCATCAGGATCATCGACAGCAAACATTGGAGAAATCTTTGTTGGAGTTACATCAACAGGGACTTCGCAAGTGACTTTAAACTTCACTTCAACGTTTAACACGATTGCATTTAACGTGGGTCAGGTATTAACCATCGTGAATGATCCAAAGTTCCATGCAAACATTCGTGGCAAAATTTTCACAGTAATGGAGATTGACCAATATACAAAAACAATAACTGCATCTTGTGGATCAATTATTCCTGCAGGAACGTATATTCGTTTGAGTGGTACATATGATGCAACCGATTTAGTTCAATCTGAGAAACTTGCAAAGATCATAAAGATCGATTCGACCAGAAATATGATGTGGTTGGAAAATGCAGATAACATGTATGACTTCATTCAGGACACATCGTACTTAGCAGAAGGTGGAGCATTCGAAGGATTTGATATTGTTACAGAGTTCCAATTTACAATCAATCAAAACAATGCTATGTACGGTAAGAGTTACGGTGCCAAAGCTCAAATATTGTGGTCATCCAAAGCTAATAGCGTTGCAAACCAAATGAGTATTGGAAAGACCAAGAAAATATTCACTTCAAATAAAGGTCTTCTCAACCAAAAAGGTATGCGTGTAATCAATAGTCGAAATGTTCAGGATTACTCATATGAAGTTAAAACTGGATTGGACGTAAAGACTTATGGTGATATGCTACGTCATACCGTACATCCTGCAGGATACTATTTGAGTGGTATCGTTGAAGATGAAACATACATCATCAATCAATTACAAGCAGGTATTCCTGAGATACTTGAAGGTCAAACTGCAAACTATATTGCATTGGCTATCATTGGTGCCCTTGGGTCATTGTATTACTTGCGTCAATATGATGAGACTGCTTCTAAAGAGGTATATGCAAAGAGATTTAATACAAACGCCACCGCAGCAGATCATTCGATAAATGTTCTTTCGATACCTATGTCAGATTTTGACCTATGGACTTATCCAGAATATAGAGAGTGGAAACCATCTCCAGAGTCTGATCCAAAAGATTACACTGTGTGGTATGGATTGGCTCAACCTGCTGATGTCAGATTATCAACATCACATATTTCAGGATCATATTCTCAGCTATTAAATGATGTGACTTTTACTGCAACTGCTCACGGATTCAAGGTCGGTGATGGTTTCACTATAACAAACCCAAGTCATGCTAAATTTGAGAATCGTTCATTCGTTGTGACTAATGTAGTTGATCCTAACAACTTTGAATTCTATGATGACACCCAAGAGACAATTTCATCTACTGGAACCATCATTGCAATCAAACTATATGACGAATTGCATACATGTGCGTTTACTCGTTCATCAAATCTAGTTACCGTTACTCATAACTCACATGGAATAATTCCTGGGCCAAATACTTTCGTATATGTCGATCTTCCAAACGATGGAACGGTGAATGCTGAAGTGGCAAGTATGTATTGTAATGTTGTTAGCGCAACGACAAATAATTTCGTCATAGATACCGTTGTTGTTGGAAGCCGTGCTACTGGAAACTTGAAGTATGGAACTACTAGTAGCGTACCAAGACAATTTGGTCAGCACGTTAGATTATCAAATGTTGCATATGAAATATCTGGAAATGATGTGACGGTTACAGGATTACCAGGGACACATACTTTAATGGGTGGTAATGTTATTCTAGTTGAATGGAGTGGTGGATATAAGTATTTCACTATCAGTTCGATTACGAATAACACAATAACATTTGTTAAAGGTGGCGGCGATTCCATTACAGGAACGATGAATATTAAATTCACTTTGGATCAAACTCACCCTGCAGAAATTGGTTTTAGTCAAATGACCACATTCTCGTATGCACAACCATAAATAATTGGATATATTAAGGAATAAGACATGACAGCAATCGTTAGAAATAATTTTAGAGTTCACAATGCAAGAAAGTTTATCTCTTCTTTGCTTCCAGTTAGTAATGTTTATTCGAATTCATTATATCTTGGTATAGGTAGACCTACTCAATGGGGTGCGCTTGATGATAATCCACTCCCACCAGGAAATAACGTATTAACTGAATCTAAAGATTGGGCAGACTTGATGTTCATGAAGAGAATATTCGCTCAGAATATTTCTCATTGCGTACCTAAGCGTGTATGGTCTGCAAACTCCTTATGGGACATTTATCGTGCCGATTGGAATGGGTACTCTACTTCTCCTGCTAATAACTCAGTAACGTCTGATGTTAATGGTGAAGTTCCAACCGACATGTCGCAAGTTGCATACTATTGCTCAACGTCATCAAACAAAGTGTATGTATGTCTTTACAATAAAAAGGATAACAGCGGAAACATCGTTCCTTCAACTGTCAATCCAGATTTGGGTACTACTACCGTCCCAGGAACTGTTGGAACATATACAACACCATCCACAACTGGAATTAAATACTGTTCTGACGGTTATGTTTGGTTAGAAGTTGGAAACTCAGTTGATTTGGTTGCAACGTTTAACACGGTTGATTATTATCCAGTGCAAACAACGACGGATACCGCTACTGGAAATAGTGCAGACCAATATACATTACAAGTAAATTCTGCATCATATAAGGGTGGAATTTATAGCGTACTCGTACCAAGGAATCAAAGAGGTTCTGGATACAATGGTGGTTCTTCTGGAGACTATGAAATCAAAAATCCAGTGGCAGGTACGGTTGCTGTTGATGGATCAGGAACGGCATTAGTTAAAATCATTGGTGATGGTTCTGGATTGGAATACGTTGTCATATTTGGTTCTGGTGGAACACTTGAGAATATCGTAATAACAAACCCTGGCTCTGGATACACATGGGCAACGGTACAAATTGTTGCTGCAGGTGGTACAGGTGCCCAAGCAACCGCAATCTTGTCACCATTGTACGGTCTTGGTGTTGATCCGGTTAAAACGTTAAATGCATTCAACGTAATGATCGCAACGACAATTTATGACGATGAAAACGATTATTCTAGCTCAGTAGATCATGGTGCGGATATTACTACGTTAAGTGAATACCGCAAAGTGTGTTTGGTTTCAAATCCAAAACTTCAAGCAGGTACACTAGCAACAATAAATAAATTAGATATGACGTATGGTTTAATATCAGCAACGCCACCAAGTGGAGTGAATTCTGGTGCATTACTAACCCATACAAATAACAAATGCGTTTTACGAGTGGTTGACTCAGGAACAACGTCAGCAGCAAAGGGAATCGTAAGATGCGTTCAGACTGATTTCGACGTTCCTGCAACTGGCTCAAATGAAGACCCAACGTTGGCGACATATAATGTTTCTAGTGGTGGCACTTACGTTGTTAATGATTCGATCACACTACCAGATGCCTTATATGGTTCTGGAGACATCATATATACTGATTACAGAAGACCAATTACACGAGCAGTTCAGCAGTCTGAAACATTTTTAATCGTCATTGAATTTTAAAAAGGAATCTAAATGACAGCAGTAAACCTATCTTCATATCCATACCACGATGACTACGATGCATCGAAGGGTTTTCATAAAATTGCATTCGTTCCTGCAAGACCTATTCAGGCAAGAGAACTTACTCAATTACAATCTATCCTTCAGGATCAGGTTAAGAAGATGGGAAACCATTTCTTCAAGAATGGTACTGTCATTCTTCCAGGCCACACCTATTATGATAATTCGGTAAAGGCAATTCGTGTAGAGAGCAAATATAATGAGGCTTCGGTTGATGCTTACATCGTAAGTCTAATTGGATTGAATATTTCAAATGCAACAGGTACAACTGCAAAGATCATTCATGCCGAAACAAGTAGTACGACTACAAGCAATGGTGTTACTACCTCAAACCCACCAATAATTTATGTGAAGTTCGTCTCTGGTGGCACTCTAGGTAAAGAAACATTCGAAACAAATGATACTCTAACTACCGTCGAGTTCCCTGCACTTGGTTTAACTGGATCAAAGACATATCAAGTTACCCAATCAGCATCTGTTGTAAGCATCTCTGAAGGTGTTTATTACGCTAATGGATACTTCATTCAAGTTCAAGACCAAATCATCGTTGTTTCCAATTCTACAGACAAACCAACTATTCAAATTGGATTAAATGTTGAAGAGTCAATCGTAACCGAAGCAGATGATGAAACGCTATTCGATAATGCTATTGGAAGCACAAACTATACTGCTCCTGGTGCCCATCGCTTGAAGATTGCACTAACTCTTGCTAAGAGAGAATACTCAACGGATACTACCATTGATGAGGCTAATAACACACGAGTTGACTTTATCCTTCTATACAGTTTGAATAATGGTGTTATTCAGTTTGAGAAAGGCGATGATACCGAATATGCAAGATTTGAGAAACTTCTAGCGAAGAGAACATTCGAAGAATCTGGAAACTATATCATCGATCCATTCGAGTTTGCAACTTATGATTTCAGAAACAATGAACGTGGAGATTGGGTTCAGAATACGGCATATCTTGAAGGCGACCTCGTAACCAATGGATCAAACACATATTACTCTGTAACTTCAGGTATTTCTGGTGGAACTGCACCAACACATACAACCGGTACAGTTTCTGATGGTGGTATTAGTTGGACATGGATTAAAAATGCTCGTCAATATAAAAACTTTGGTAAGTACATCAATCCAGTAAATTATGGATTTGACATTACCGATGCTTTAGATAAAGAAAAAGAAGCAGATAATTCATTCATCGTGGATACCAAATCTGGTGTGGCATATATCAATGGTTTCAGAACTGAGATCAAAGGTGTTGCTAGTAAGGTTGTCGATAAAGCTAGAACAAGTAAAGAAATATTCAACTCACAACTTGTTGCCCCAAATCCATTTGTCGTTTATGCAACCAACCTAGCAAATAACTCTGCACAGACTCCAATTACAAGTATTCCAAACATTCAGGCATTGGATTCTTTTAATATTCAAGATATCGACAGTGTAACAATTGGGACATGTAACGTAAAGAGTGTCGAGACCACTAGTACTGCATATGATGATGAGATTTATAAGGTCTCAATATTCAATATCAAAATGAATACTGATAAAGAATTTGCATATAATGCATTTAAGTTGGTTGGCACCGGAACTTCTTCAGCAGCAACCATCGTTCTTTCAAGACAATTAATCAAATTGAATGGTTCATATTCATCATCAACCACTACGGTTACTGGTGAGAATGGGGCAAACTTTGAAACTGAAGTTCGTGTTGGAAATTATGTTTCTGTGGGAACAAGAACAAAGACTCTTCATAAAGTCACTTCGATTACTTCAAGTGTTCAGATGTCGGTTACTCCTGCACCATCACCAGCATTATCAAATCAAGACCTATATGTGAACATCGTATCGTTTACTAAGGGTGCTGACACTTACGTTTCACAATTACCTAAAACAAATATTAAGACTCTTCGTTCAGTTGATGCGAATGGTAATACTAATACATCATATCGTTGTATCAAACAAATCACTCAAAACTCTACAGCAGCAGGTGGATTAGTTCACACATTGCCTCCTGGTGAGAAGTTTATGCCATCTGGTCATTTCTTATATAAGGATAACACAACAACTTCTGTCGTTATTTTAGATGCATGGATTAGTGGTGATGGATCAACTCTAACAGTTCCTAATTCTTCTCTAGATGCATCACAAACGTATCGTATCCATGCAAAGATCACGAAGTCAAATGTTGCTGCCGCAGAACGTCAAAAGAACTTCAAGTCGATCACCGTTTATGTGTTTGCTGATGGTGTATGGTCAACTCCAAATAAAACTGGTGGAACTCAACTTACATGGATTCCTGAGTACGCTAAGAATAACTACAAGAGAAAAGATTGGATCAATCTTGGTAAGGCCGACGTAATTCGTGTTAATTCTATCCATGCAATGGCAGCAGATGCCGTTGTGTGGGCAGATGCAACCGCAACTGATATGACCTCATACTTCGATCTAGATAGCGGTCAGAGACCTGAATTCTACGACTTTGGTGCAGTTAAGTTGAAGAACACTTCTGCAGTTATTACTGGACCACTTCGTATTTCGTATGATTACTTCGAGCATACCTCTGGAGATTACTTCACCGTAGATTCCTACGTTGATATTCCATATGCATTGATTCCAACAATCGAGTTGAATAAAAAACGACTTAACCTAAGAGATTGTGTCGACTTCCGTATTCGTGTTAATGATTCCTCTGTTGGTAGTAAGTTTAGTATGGTAGGTGATACCATGCAGACTAATGAGATATTCGTATTTGATTTCTCATACTACCTTGGAAGAAAAGACATGCTCGTGTTGAAGCCACAAAATCAACTTGAGTACATCTATGGAACACCTGCTGAATTTCCACAACTTCCAAGTGTAAACATCGTTGGTGATTCGATGCCAATATTGTCTCTTGATATTGCACCATACACCCATGATGCCGAGACCGAAGTAACTTACAAAGTGTTAGGCAACAAGAATTACACGATGAAGGAAATTGAGAAGTTGGAAAAAAGACTTTCTAATGTGGAAGATTATGTTCAACTTACATTACTTGAGCAGAATACTGCAAAGTATGATGTTAAGGACAAGTATGGTCTAGATCGCTTGAAGAATGGATTCTATGTCGTTGAATTTAATGATAATAATGTTCATATCAACATGGGATCAAACACGGCAGATTATCGTTGTAACGTCGATCCTGCATATGCTGCATGTATTCCTGGTAGATTTACAACAGAATATCCAGTTCTAATATCTAATACGAATAGCGAGATTGCCGATAGCGTTGGTTCCGTTGCTGATATGGCAATGTACCCAAACTTGCTAATGACACTTCGCCCAACGGCAATGTCAAAGTTCAACTTAAAGGGTGTTGTTGATGCAACTCAACCAAAACTAACTTCAAAGATTAATGTCAACCCATTCAATGCGTTCCATTATTTTGGTAGATCGAATGTATATCCATCAGTTGATACATGGAGAAACTCCGTCCTTCGTAGTGAGACCTTATTCACCACATCAGGAAGTCTTGGTGTGTCATCTGCTCAAGCAAGAACAGGAACCTTCGAGCAAGCAGCAGCAAGTTTTAGAAGTGCATGGAACAACGGTTCAGCAATTAACACATTTGCATTAAATCCAGACACTTTGAATCAAAGATTGGGTGGAAATACTCTCAGCACATCAACACTCAATCAATCATGGTTTAATGGTTGGTTTCAGGGTCAATGGGGGGCGCAATCAACACAAACCGGAGATTCAAATCTGTGGAACTCTGCTTGGAATGGTGCATGGTGGGGATTAACATCGTCTACAATCAACCTTAACACAAACTCATTAAGTCCTTCTAACGTTGAGCTTGCTTCAGTTCAACCAAGAGCATTTAGTCATGCTGAGACCGATACCACAATTCGTCCAAGAACTCTAGTTCATGTGGCAAGAAACTTGATGCCAAACATGCACCATGATGTGAACTTTGACAATATGTCATGGGCATTTGGTGGAAGTTTCAGAGTGCATCGTCCATTGAAAGTGACCATCACTGGTTCTACTTTGAGTGGGGCATCTGTTGCCGCAGGAACGACGATTGATTCTCTTGTTACTAGCAGAATGTTTAAGTTCTATGATGAGTTTTCGGTATATGGATCAAATGCTAACGTAGAATCATCTGCATCTACTTTGGATAACAAATGGACTATTAATACCGTTACGTCATGGTCATCACATAGAACATTTGCTAATTGGACAGGGATGAATTATGACAATGCGTTCTATGGTCAGCTTGTTAAGCTCACTTCAGGTGCAGATTGTTATGGTATTCTAGTTGGATGGGAACACACCGCAACAAACACCGTTGATTTGTTCATCTTCCCAACGTCATCAAATAAGGACACGTTATACGCACTAGCAGAAAATACTGCAATCACCGTAGAGTTCCAAAATGAGAATGCTTCTGGAACGACAACCGTTCTTTCACCATTCATGAAGTTTACCGGTGCCCAAAAACAATTGTTAACCGATTGGACTTCACCATTAACGTCAACAACTTCTGGAAGATATATTCCAAAATCAACTTCACAAGGCAACTTGTACTTCTTGATTCAGATTCTTCCCGATGTGTTTAGAACAGGTGAGAGAAAAGTAACATTATCCAAGTTGATTACTTCTTCAAATGTTGCTGCAGCTAAGACTACTGCAATTAAAGTTGCTGCTGAAGAAACCGTCTCATCTGATTCATCTGCAGAATGTACTTATACTGGAACAGGTATCACCGAAATTCATGTAGAGAAATTCACATATAGACTTCTAGCCAATTTCTCAATGAATAACGTGTCTCAATTATGGCAATGGAGATGGGGTGATCCTCTAGCTCAAACGTTTAGAATCAAGAAGAATGATACTGTCAATACCGATTTCATTATGGTAGATAACATCGAAATCTTCATTGCAACTAAACCATCTGCTCGTCATGAGATTAGCGTTTCCATCATTAGAACAGATAATGGATATCCTGCTCCAGAACTTGCTGCAGAACATGCTGTTTCAACCAAGTTCTCCGTTGATCCAGATGTCTATGTGGCAACCTTAGCAAACTCATTCCAGTCTACCGTGTTTAGATTCCCTGCTCCAGTTCTTCTAAGAACAGGTGAAGAGTATGCAATCCGTATCATGGCACCAACGACTAATGGTTTTGAAGTGTGGTGTTCTGAAATGGGTAAGATATCCGTGAATTACTTGGGACAAGTGATTACCGAGCAACAAGCTGACGGATCATTATTCAAGTCACAAAATTCATCGACTTGGACTGCAGATCAATATGCTGACTTGGGTGCAATCATTAACGTTGTTAATTATCCAACGGATATGCCTACTGCAGTTCAACTAAGAACCGAATTAGGTGGCGCAAATCCAGTTCCTGGATATAATGGAATTTCTGCTCCTTCGACCTTCGTTCCAAATAGCTACACACAAATTCAGGACGAGTTTAGAGTATTGCCTACTAACGCATTTGGTGCTAATGGGACAAACAACACTATCAAAGTGTATCACCCATACCACCAATTCTACTCAAGTGTAAAGGGTAGCTCATTTGTTAGATTAACGACCATCGTTACCGATACGTCATCTGATACATTAACTCATGCAATCAAGGCAGTTATCGATAATTACTACTTCAAGGTAGAGAATGCAAAACCAAATTCATACGAACTCAATTTGAATAATCGTTATGAGTTGGTAAATGGAATTCTTACCGTAACCGACGTTACTGCAACTATCAATGCTCTTGGAACAAAACCATCATCAGGTGGCGTAAGACGTTGGGGCAGCAATATGTGGGGGATTTCTGGTGGTGGTTACTTTGATTTGTTCAAGTTGAATGCAGGAACCATGGTTCTACCTGATACCGACTTGTACTTTACTGCTAAGATGGTAACTCATAATGCCACAACTGGATATGTGTTAGATTCTGCATACACAACCATTCCTGCGAACCAAGACATTCAAGGAACAGGTCAGTTTGTATCATTCTTGGGTGGTGAAGTTCAACGTCATAAACTTAATACAGATGCATCGTTTGACGTTGGGGCAGCATCAGCAAATACCCAATCTCAATATGGTCATAACTTCAGATTACATTGCTCTACCAACAACAAGTGGATTTCTCCAATCGTTCTTCTACCTTCATTAACATTGTCTGTGGCTAGAAATCTTGCTAGGACACATGCTGATACGGATAACGTTTCTGGAACTACTGACTTCGTTACGATTCTTTCTGGTGAGTCATGTGTGTTTGCTACAAGTGATGATTCGATCACTGTCCCACTCTCAACCAATACCATCACCCATTTCATGATCGGCGGAAGACTTGAGATTACAGGAACATCAAGCAATAACGTATCATGCAATATTATTGGGTTGGATGTAGAAACCCGTAAGGTATATGTTGATGCAAACTTGGTGAATGAAACTGCTGCTGCAACCACTCTCAAAATGGGTATGGAGTTCATTAGCGAGTCAAACCCTGGTGGCGGAACATCACAATCCAAGTTTATCTCTCGTGAAATTGAATTGGCAGAGACTTCATCATCACTCCATATCACGGTTGCAATGTCAACTCCAACAGGAACTGATCTTGAATTGTGGTATAGAACGTCTTCTCAAGATTTGAGGGATGCAAGATGGTATCAGCATACTTACACAACAGTACCAACAAATGATTCACGCACATTCTACGAAAACAGATTAGAGATCAATAACTTGGCAGAATTTACTAAGTTCCAGATTAAGTTTGTTCCAGTTAGCACGAATCAAAATTATGCATCATTCAAAGATTTGAGAGTTATTGCTCTAGCATGATGAATAAGATTGAGAAAACAGAGGTCGAAGGTTTATTCAAAACGAATGAAGGAACCTTCCTCTTTGCTAATGATCGTTCTACCGTGAATGCATACAAGAAAAGACGAATGGAGCTTGAGGCAAAAGATAATGAAATCAATCGTATGAAGGATCAAATAAATAATATGAAAGATGACATAAGCTCGATTAAAGAAATGCTTCAACTACTTCTGCAAAAAGGTTAGTAAATGACAAAACAATATGTAAATCAAGATGATAGCTTCGATTTCTGGAGACAAACGGTAAATGTCACTACAGATATTATTGGAGACGCATCTGTTAAAGTATTAAACAATGCAGATGTCCCTAATGATCAAGAATATCTTGTTAACCATGCAGATGTTTCATCTTTGACTATTGCATCACAACCATCTGGTGCTACCGTAACCATTACGGATACTTCGAATGGGAGAAAACTAAGACCAGGGATGAATGTTAGTGCAACCGTATCGAGCGTTGAGGTTCTTCCTGTAGGAACCGTTATTAATGCAATTACATATTCGGCAGGGAATGTCGTACTAACTTTATCGAATTCATTCTCGACAACTTATACAAACTGCATATTCACTTTCACTAAAACTGTGATGTCCCATATCAATGACCTTGAAATGGGAAAAGTTGACCGTCATGGTGATACTATTCGTGGTGATCTAATAGTTGATGGTAATGCAGCGGCAAGTACGACTGGTATATTAGGAACAAACGAAACAACATTCAATTTGATTAATACGAATGCTACTACGGTAAATGCATTTGGTGCAGGCACAGATATCAATATCGGTGCTGCTACAGGTGATTTGAATATTAAGAATGCAACCGTATCTCTAGATGGTGATTTGACGGTTACTGGTGGAGATGTTTCCGTTGGTGGTACTCCTAATATTGTAGCAACAAACGTTGCCAATACTGCTTCCGTTTTCAATACATCAACCGGAATCGTGAATATTTCTGGTGCCGCTACGACAACCAACATTGGATCAGCAGCAGGAACTCAAAATTTGGTTGGTGATGTGGTTCTAAACACAACTCTTGCAGATACCACCACGATTCATGGCATGACCACGATAAATGGTGGTTCATTGACTCTAACTGATTCTGGTGATACCCAATTTGATTTGACAACCACCGAAACAACATTCAATTTGATTAATACGAATGCTACTACGGTCAACTTTGCAGGTGCTTCTACAACCACTTCAATTAGTGCAGGTTCTGGAAACACCACGATCAACAATAATGCAGTTGTCACATTAGACCTAGCGGTTAATGGTGGAGACATAACAACATCATCTGCAACCTTTAACATCGGAAATACTGCAACAAGTACCCAAACAACCAATATTGCTAGTGCACTCACTACCACTGGGGTAACAAAAACAGTAACTTTAGGTTCTGGTGGCGCTTCTGGTAGCATCACTAACATTACATTAGGGTCATCGACTGGTGGTGCTACTGGATCAGTATCACTATACGGTACAACAACAGTCAACGGCAACGTAACCATTCCTGCTAACTATACATTTACTCAAAATGGATCAGGAACGTTTGCTACAGGAACTGGCGCAGTATCATTAAACGGTAATACTACAGTTGCTGATGGATCATCATTCACGGCAAACGGTAATGTCACTTTGGGTAATGCTGTCGGTGATGTATTAGATATTAATGCTACCGTAAATTCAGATGGAATATTGTTTGCTAATGGTGCGCCTTTGAAAACTGGAACTGGTTCCGGTAACACCTTGAAATTGCAAGCATATGACGTAGATGGCACAACTTATGTGGATATGATTACCTTGACGGCAGGTAATACTCCAACGATGACGTTGAATACCAATCTTAGCTTTGGTGTTATTGCAGATACATTAACGACAACTGCCACAATTTCTGCAAGTGGAGTTTCTACGTTAGTCACATTAGATAAAACTGTTTATCGTTCTGCCGAGGTCATTATCCAATCGACTCAGGGCACAACATACCATGTAACTAAGTTATTGATGAGTCATGATGGTACGGATACGTTTGAAACTGAATTCGGATCACTTGGAACTGCACCAGGAGCTATTGATACCGCTATCGTATCCAATGATTGGAGGATAAATATTAATCAGACATTGGCAACTTCGACCGTTTACAAGATACATGCGACGTTGATAAAAGTGTAATTATAACAATTAAATAGGGGAGAGTGAACCTATGGCATTACAAGAAAAAGAATTCGTCGTAAAGAACGGTCTTGATGTAGCTAATTCAAAGATTAAGTTATCGGGGTCAGCAGGAAGTGCCCAACAAGTAATCGGTAATAACGCAGGAAATACAGCAGCAGAGTGGAAAACCATTTCCTCTGGCGCAGGTATTACAATTACCAATCCGACATCAAATACGATATTAATTTCCACCACAGGAACTCTTCCTGCAAACGTTACTGCAGTTGGTAACTTGAAGGTTGGTGTTGCAGCTACATGGTCTGGAAATGGTACGACTACCACCATCACCTATAATAATCATGGTTTGGTTAACGGTAATGCAGTTACCATATATTTCTCAACTGGCACAAATAAGCCACCAACCGCACTCTATACCGTTTCTAATGCTGCAACAAACACATTTGACATAACTCATGCTTCGTCTGGTGGTGCAGGAACAGGTGCTGCTCTTATCGGTGGAGAAGTAACTACTGAAAGATTGTTGTCAATTGGTGAAGCAGTTACTCAAACTACCGCATTGAATGTTAAGGCATTCGATTCTTCTATCGCAACCATTTTGAATTTGAAGGATTCGTCTGCTGTCAGTAAATTCAGTGTAGATACTTCTGGAAATACTTTAGTTGCAGGAACTTTAGGTGTAACTGGTAATTTAACTTTATCTGGTGCGGCAAATAGTGCTGCAAGTGCAACATGGTCAAATCTAGGTGCCGTAACCACAGTAGATATTAATGGTGGAACCGTTGATGGCACGAATATCGGTGTAAGCGTTAGAGGTTCTGGAGCATTTACTACGTTAGCATCTAATGGTGCTACGACATTCACCGCAGGAACGGCATCTACAACGACTACTACGGGTACGTTAGTTGTAACCGGTGGTGTGGGTATTTCTGGCGCATTGCATGTTGGCTCAACGATCAATAAAGTTACCATTACTCAACCTGCAACCGGATCAACTCTAACCATTACAGATGGCAAGACCTTAGCATCAAGCAATACGATCACGTTAGCAGCAGGTGCAGATGGACAAACCTTTACGTTTCCTGCAGCAACGACAACCGTTGCCGGATTGGGAACATCACAAACATTTACTAACACGAATACATATACGGTAAACTCGGCAAGTCCTGCAATCACCGTAACAAATGCAGGAGCAGGTAAAGGTTTATCCATAGATGATATGGATGTATCTGCAGGTATCACTCTAACAGGAAGTTCCTCAAATCTAGCTATTGGATCGAACTTCGTTAGTAATGCTGCTGCAGATGGTGGTTTGTCTTTGGATGCATCAAATAATGCAACATTCTCTGCAGACGTAACTATCTCAGGTGGCGATCTAACTATAAGCGGAACTCCAACGTTAGTTGCAACCACAGTTGGTAATGCTGTAAACATATTTGCAACGTCAACAAGTACGGTCAATATTGCTACGTCATCTACAGGAACGATTAATATTGGTTCTGCTACCTCTACGGTAGATTGTGGTGGATTCTTGCAACATAGTGGCTTATCCATGTCTGCAGGTAATAACGTAGATCAGACCGTTGCGTTTACTTCTGGATCGATTATTCTTAATCAAACAACATGGACTGATTCTGGTATCTCTGGAACAACTCAACTAACGACAAATGGTTTGTATGTATTCAAGTTGCAAGTGGCAGCATCGAATGAATGGTACATGGGAGTTATGCCTTGGTACTCTGGTAATGGTGTAGCTACGTTAGGTGACGAATATACTGAGATTCCATTAACTAAGTATAGTGATGGTAACGAAGCAGGTGTCGTATATGCAAGAATACTAAGAGTATCAAGTGCTGCTCCTAAGATTCAACTATCTGCTAATGCCACAAGATCGACACAAACCTACACATTCACGTTTAGAAAGTTAATGGCATAATGCTTCCATCATTGAATCTGAATTTTGCTGAAACAAAGAAATTAGATAAACGAGTTACCTTCACTAGAAATAGTGTGGGTACTTATTTTGATCGTAATGGCATATTAAAGACTGCTGCTGCAAACATTCCTCGATTCGATCATGATCCTGTGTCGAAGGTTTCTTTGGGTTTGTTGGTGGAAGAGTCGAGAACCAATTTAGCAGTTTACAGTGAAGATTTTAGTCTTTGGGGAAACTCAAACATAACTGTTGCGACAAATACTGCTGATACAGTTGCTCCAGATGGATCAAATAATGCAGATAGATTAACTGACACAAATGCTGCAGCAGAAGGTTATTCGGCACTATCAGTAACTTCTGGCGTGACAAGTGCAGATAATCTTTACAGAACATTTTCAGTTTTCTTGAAACATGGTACGGCCCCACTACCTGTTATTTGGGGTGGGTATTATAATGGTTCTGCCTGGTTGTCATATGGTGTTAAAATTAGTACGGCTGGTGTTGGTACGATGTTAGCTGGTAGCACTGGATCACATACAATCACCAACGTTGGAAATGGGTGGTTTAGGGTATCAATTACCGTTCAAAATACTCAAGTTGGAGCAACAAGATTTGATCCAAGAGTGCAATTAGAAGATTGGGGTCTTGGTGGTACAGGAACTGGTACGGTTTACGTTTGGGGCGCTCAAGTTGAAGTTGGAGCATTTCCTACTTCATACATTCCAAATTTAGGATCAGGAACTACGGTAAGACAAGCAGATTCTGCCACCATGACAGGAACTAATTTCACTTCATGGTATAACCAGAGTGAAGGATCGGTTGTTATTACTGCACAAAGACCATACCCTGCTGCCGCAACAACATACCCTGCTGCATTGAACATATCAAACTCTGCTAGTACAACAAATTCAATATTAATATACAATAATCCTAGTTCGATGACTATCACTTCGACGGTTAAAGTTGCAAACGTTTCTTTGTATAGTGCGACAATGACCTCTGTAGCTAATACAAATTTTACTTCAGCAACTGGTTATAAAGTTTCTGATCATGCTTCAATATTTGATGGCAGTTCGATCACAACAAGTTCTAATGCAACATCATTACCAACAATGGATAGATTGGAAATTGGTGATGGTGATCAAATTTGGAATGGATGTATTAATTCAATAAGGTACTACCCAAAACGATTAACGAATAATCAACTAAGATCACTTTCTCTTAATCAACTTGAATATTATCCAAAGGAATCTCAAGAGTTTAACTTTGGTAAGGGTGACATATACCAACCAAATATTCAATTCACAAGAAATGATGCTGTTGCAACGTACTTCGATAAAACCGGAGTACTGAGAACCGCAACCAATGATCAACCTCGAATCGATTATGATCCCGCAACGTTGGAATGTAAAGGTTTGTTGATGGAACCTAGTAGGACTAATGGTATTTTCAATACAGCAACTAGCGCATCTTTAGGTACTGTTAGCACTGGAACTGCTATTGGACCTGATGGTAATTTAGCATATAAATTTGTACCAACTGCAGGTGCAGTTTCGTTCCCAACTAGAGGTAACGGTGGAGAACAATTTGCAAACGGAACTTCTGCCGGTGGTACTACTGATTTCGCATTCTCTGGATATTTTAAGAATTTTGGTCCATTAAACTACAAACCATATATTGTAATTGATGCAGTTGATGCAGGAAATGGAAATATATTATATGCCTTAGTATTATTTGATGCATCTGCTGGAACATTTTCGCTTAAAGCATATTCTGGTGGATGGACGGAAATTCAAGCACCATCGGCAACACTAATGCCTTGTGGTATGTGGTATGTTACTTGGATAGTTCGATATACTCAACAAGCATTACTAAGAACAAAAAATAGATTTTATATTCAGTGCTATAACGAAGCAAATACTGCCACATATACTGCAGATGGTTCTTCTGGATTTCAATATAGGTGTATGCAACTTGAAATTGGGAGTGTTATAACATCATATATCCCAACAACAACCACAGCAGTAACAAGACAAGCAGAAAATTGTATCGTGTCAGGAACGACATTCACAAATTGGTTTAACACATCATCATCTGCAGAATATACCGTACTTTGTTCAGGAACATATTTGGGACAAACTAGTGGTACTGCATATCCAACAATTTATTCGCTATCTAATGATTCTGCAGCAGAACGTATCCATTTAACATATGATCAGAATTTTCCAAGATTGTATACGGAAATATTTGATAATAGTGTTTCACAATTTAATAGTCATCCGAATAATGAGTCTATCGTTCGAGGAACCAGATTCAATCATGGACTAACTGTTGGTAATGGAATCGTAACCACAGTTTTAGATAATAGAGTTCCCGTTTCTGTCTCTGGTAAAACTTTACCAAGTTGTTCTATTTTGAGAATTGGTGCCTATGTATCTGGTGGTTCTCCTTGGCACGGTTATATCGATAAAGTTATGATTTATGGTGAACAAGTGCCAACGTCAAAACTTCAAGAGATGGTTTCTGATTCGATTCAAACTAGAAACACTCCAACGTTGGCATTCCATTTTGATCGTATGAGTGAGATACCAAGAGGCATCACATTCACTCGTGCTGATGCAACTACTTGTGCAACATATTTCGATAAGCTAGGTGTCATGAGAACTGCTGCTGCAAACGTGGCAAGATTTGATTATGATCCCGTCACGTTGAAGAATCTTGGGTTGTTGGTGGAAGAGAGTAGGACTAACTACATAACATATAGTGAAGATTTTACTCATGCAAATTGGACTAAAGCTAATGTGACAGCATTAGCTAATTCAATAGTTACTCCGGCAGGAAACACAACATCAGAAACGATTACCGGTGTTTCCGGTGCGACACTAAAGATTATTGCTCCAACTAGTGCAATATCAATTACTGCAGGAACTACATATACTGCGTCATGTTACATCAAACAAAATGATGCTAGATATGTTTCATTTACATTTGATGATAATGCAACAACCAATGGCGTAACGACTACATTTGATTTATTGAACGGAACAATTAGTCGAGCAGCAGTAACATATGGTACAGGGGCAAATGCGACATCATCAATAACTTCAGTTGGTAATGGTTGGTATAGAATAACTATTACTGGTACTGCAGGAACGGTTTCCACTTTAGGTAGATGGGCATTATCTATTCAATCTACAGGAACAACTCAATTTAATAACTTCGACACAACAACAAGTTTTTATGTTTGGGGTGCACAATTAGAAGCAGGTGCATTCCCAACGTCATATATTCCAAATTTAGCTACAGGATCAACGACAAGAGCAGCAGACGTTGCCACCATGACAGGTACGAATTTCACTTCATGGTTCAACAAGAATGAAGGATCAATAATCGTAAGAGGTAATGTAGTATACAACTCATCAGTATCTGCTTTCCCTAGATTAATAGCAATAAACGATGGTACTGGTCAAACCGAATGTATCCAATGCTTATGCGCTACTGCAGGAAATAACTCATATTGGAGTGTATGGGATAATAGTTTGTCTAGAGGATACACTACTGGCGTAACTACAACTTCTGGATCATTTAATACTATTGCATGTTCATACGATCAAACGACACTTCTTGGTGCTGCAGATGGAACCAAGGGAAGTATAGATTCTACATTAGAAGGGTTTCCAACAATGAATCAATTGGGAATTGGTAATCTTTCAGGTGGAGCGCAAACAAATGGGCACGTTTCAAAGTTCATCTATTATGCAGATAAGCTATCCGAAGATCAACTACGAGATATTACAAGAGTCACAAGTTAGTTTGTATAAATAATGAATACAAACATTTCTGATTGAATAAAGGGACGACATGTTTAAGGTAAAAGAAGGTATTAGTCTTGGAAACAAGATTATTACGGGTTCAGGCCCAACAGAAGTTTTAACTGCTGCCGACGTAGGATCACTTGCATTTCAAGATGCTGATTCATTTTCCGTGCCCAATTTGGAAGGCGGCAACTCTACTACCTTACTAGGTTCTATCCCATATCAATCTGGTGCTGACGTTACAACGATGTTGGCTCCAAATACAACTACTACTCCAAAATACTTAACTCAAACTGGTACAGGAACTAATGGTGCTGCTCCAACATGGGGTACGATAGTCACTGCAGGTATTACGGATGATGCCGTTACCTATGCAAAGATGCAAAACATCTCTGCCCAATATCGTATTCTAGGTAGAATTAGTGCTGCTGCAGGAGACACCGAAGAAGTCACTCCAGATAATGCTATTACCATATTGAATCAAGGAACAACCACGATTAATGGTGCAAGAGTAACCATTGGTGGTTCCAATAATACGACCTCTGCAACTTACTACCCTGTATTTGCAACAACTCAAGGTGTATCGGTAGCTACGGCAACTAATTCAAGTTTCAACATTAATCCATCAACAGGTAACGTTGCCATTGGTGGAGACTTGACGGTATCTGGTGGTGATATTACTGCAGGTAACGTAGCAGCATCATTATTTGCAGGAAATACTACAACAAATATTACGGTTGCAACTGGATTAACTTCAGGCACATTTACGGTTGGGGCAACAGGATCAACCGGAGCAGTTTCATTATTCCCTGCAACGGGAAGTCAAGCGATAACACTTGGTGGTGCTACTACAGGAACGATTACGATTGGTTCCACGAGTGCAACTGCGGTTCAACTTCCAACAGGTAAAACTAAAGTGGGACAAACTACGTTGATTCAAGGTGTTAATGGAAATATTACGTTGCCACCATTGGCAGGAACGTTAGCAACAAATGATTATGCAACTGCGATGGCAATTGCTTTAGGTTGATAAAACAGAGGATAATTTAAATGGCTTTTAATAGATATGCTGCAATTAATATAGGTACGAGTGCATCTGGAATTAGGACTGCAACTTCGACCGACGTAATTATCGGTATGAGAATTACAAATAGAACCGCAAACTTAATTAAGGTTTCTGCATATGTGACTATAGGTGGAACTGGTGATGTTTATTTGGTGGGTGGTCCAACAAATGGTACGATGGGAGCAGACGTTCCTGTTGGTGGTAGTATTGTGGTTATTTCTGGTGATGCCGATAAAGTTGTTATCAAGAGTGGTGATGTGGTGAATGTTGTTTCTAGTATTGCATCAAGTGCTGATTGTGTTCTTAGCGTGTTAGAGGCAGCATAATATGACTCAGACAGTCAATAATGGGTTATTATCAGTAGAAGGTGGAACTCTTGGTTTTAGAAATAAAATTATTAATGGTACGTTCGATATCTGGCAACGTGGAACGAGCATTTCTAGCACTTCAGGAACTTATACTGCCGATATGTGGTACGGTTACTCTGTTTCAGCATTCACAGTCTCAAGAAATGCTTTTACCGTTGGACAAACGAGTGTTCCGTATAATCCAACGTACTATTTAACTATAGGTTCAGGTGCTGCATCCAAATCGATATCGCAAAGAATTGCACAAGTATCAACTCTTTCTGGTAGTACTGCTACTGTATCATTTTATGCTAAATCAGATTCAGCAACAACATTTTCAGTGTCACTTAATCAATACTATGGATCAACTGGATCAACAGCAGTATACAACATAGGAGACACAACGGTAAACTTGAATACATCTTGGCAGTTATTCACCGTTACGTTTTCTGTTCCTTCAATCTCTGGTAAAACAGTTTCTGGAGGGGATGATCACCTTAGTCTTACTTTTGGCGGATTGACATCTATTCCTGCAGCTAGAATTATTGATCTTGCGCTAGTTCAATTAGAAGCCGGACAAGCAGCAACCCCATTTGAAACCAGACCGTCTTCTATAGAGAAACTATTATGCGGAATACCTAATTCTTCATCTAGTATTGGTTCAGATTCTAATCCATATTTGCAAGCCGCAGGATCGTTCAATTTTAGGAACAAAATCATTGGTGGCGACTTCGCAACCAATCCTTGGCAACGTGGTTCATCAATTGCCGTGGCAGCAGATACTAAAGTATATACCGCAGATAGGTGGTTTGCATATCGTTATAGTTCAGCAAACAATACAGTGAGTGTCGTTGCTGGGTCGAGAAAGAAGTACGCATTAAAGTATCAAAGAAACGCCGGTGATGCTACTGTTGGTTTGGGTGCATACATTTGCCAAGCAATTGAATCTAAAAACGTATGGGGTATGCACGATGAATATGTAACCGTTTCGTTTTGGGTTAAAGTTGGAGCAAACTTTTCAGGCACGATCTTACAAGCAGTTTTGGTTTCAGGCACAGGAATAGATCAAGAGGCTGCGACTGGTATTATTGGTGGAGCATATACCGGATTTGCCACAGTTGGGTCGGTAAATATACCAAACACCACAACTACACTAACCAAATTTACGTTCACTTCTTTTGTCCCGTTATCAAGTGCAGTTAATGAATTGGGTTTGCGATTCGGATATACGCCAAGTGGAACTGCCGGTGCAGATGATAGTTTTACCCTTGAAGATGTGCAAGTAGAATCCGGGACAGTGGCAACACCGTTTGAGCGCCGTCCTTATGGTGTGGAGTTGGCTCTGTGTCAGAGGTATTACTATCGAATTGCTCCTGGAAATAATGGAGTTGGTATTGCTAATGGTATGGTTTGGACTTCATCGACCGCTTTTGGTGGTACACATTTCCCTGTGCCGATGCGAATTCCACCAAGTGCTTTAGAACAATCTGGTAGTGGGAGTCATTATGCTGCTGTAGTAGCAGGTTCTACGGTGGTTTGTAATGCCATCCCTGGATTCAATGTTGCTACTCAACATTTTGCGTCCACCACATTTAATTTTGCGTCAGTTCTTACCCCTGGTCATGCTTGTCAAATACGAACTGACGCAACTAACGGCAATGCAGCGTATCTCGGATGGAGCGCAGAACTATGAAGACTTACAAATACGCTGCTGATGGTATGGTTCAACAGTTCGATGAAGATGGTATATGTCGTATTTCAGGTCTGCGCTCTGCATTCCCTGATGACATCACCATCGAACCCGCCGATCCAATTCCGCCGCAACCAATCATCGTTTCGCCAAGACAGATTCGCCAAGCTCTAACAGCCTCAAATCTACGTTCTCAAGTCGAATCTGCAGTATCTTCTGGTGATCAAGACCTTAAAGACTGGTGGGAGTTCTCCACTCAAATTGAATCAAATCATCCACAAGTTATCGAGAGGGCAACTGCATTAAATATATCAGAAGAGCAATTAACCAACCTTTTTGAATTGGCTAAATCACTATGAGTACCTATGTAGGAAATCAACCGAAGTATTTGAATGTTCCAATTTATACTGCAACTGGTAATGGAACAACAACTGCTCATACTTTGACATGGACACCAGGAACCGTTAATACCGTTATCGTATTTCTCTCCGGTGTTCAACAAAGACCAACCACAGATTACACGATATCTGGTACTACATTAACATTTACTTCTGCTCCACCAAATGGGGTAAATATTACCGTAGTTGGTTTGGCAATGGGAGCTTTGTATAAACCTGCAGATAATACGGTTGAAACAATTTCGATTCAGGATGGTGCTGTTACTGTGCCAAAACTAAATGCAGGTTTCATCCTACCCATTGCTAACGGCGGTACGGGAGCAACAAACTTAAATTCAGTATCAACAGGTGGCAACTTATATCTTGCTGCTAATTTCGGAGGATTTTAAATGCCAGTAACATCAACACCTATTTTTGCACAGACGCCTTTTGGTATTACTAATGCGGTATCTGCTACGGCAAATACATCAAGATCGAAGTCCGCAGCGGCTGTTCCTACTAACGGCGTTCTAATCACTCCAAATACCAATACTAATGGAATCCGTTTGGATAAAATCTCGTTGATTGGAAATGGAACCACACTAGCAGGTGTAGTCATCATATGGGCATATGATGGAACGGATGCTTATGTATTTGATGAATTCGTTGTAACAGTAGTAACACCTAGTACAACCGCATCAGGTTTCACTACTAGTAAAACATATGATAGTGTAATATTTGGTCCTAACTTTAAGCTATATGCTACAAGTACAGTGGCTAGTCAACTGGTTAATGTTGCTGCATTTGGTGGAGCATACTAATCATGGGTGCTTTTGATTATAAGAATGGGAAATTGGGTAACTATAGTAATATAGTACTAATTCCTATATCAACTACCTGGATAGTCCCTCCAGATGTATATAAGATTAGAGTACATGCTACCGGTGCAGGGGGGAGCGGAGGGTACTCTACTCCTGCAAGTGGCGGCAGAGTTACAGGAGGCGGAGGAGGGGGATGTGCTATTAAAACCTTCAATACTGTACCAGGAGATAGACTTACTATAGTTATAGGGGCTGGTGGTGCTGCAGTCTCGGGAGTAGGGAATGGAAATGGCGGGGGTAGTACCACAGTAACGTATGGGGGATATACTATTACGGGAGGAGGGGCGGGAGCCGGACAGCGCTCTGCTAGTTCAGTTCAATGTAATGGGGGTACTGGAGGTACTGCGCTTAATGGGGACTTAAATGTTACTGGAGGTGCAGCAGTAACATTTACAAATACTGCCGCTGCTGCTGTAGGGGGTGGAGGTGCAGCTGGGGGAGTGTGGGGGACCCCGCCATCCGCTGCTATAGGCCCCGCAAATACATTTCTAACGCATGGCGGTTCTAGCGTATACTTTTATCCTGTAGGAACGGGGTATCAGGCAGATAACGGTTGTGGTACTAGAGCAGCCTCAGGTACAGCAATAGGTTCTAATATACATTATTCTCCTTTTATATTTACAGGTGCGGGCGGCGCTGTTGCGTCGGGACAGGGCACTGCAAATCCAGGAGACCCGGGGTGTGGTGGAGGGTCAATTTGGACTTCTACAGACGGTGGAACAGGTTATGGAGGTCGTGGAGGATTTTGTGCGGGGGGCGGAGGGGCTGGGTGGGTAAACGTACAGAATCAGTGGTCCTACGGAGGCGCAGGCGGTGCGGGGGGCGGAGGGGGCGGAGGGTATGGGTATAGTGGTGGAAGTTCCGGTGCCGGTGGTGATGGTTTCGTAGTAATTGAATGGTAAGGATAACAAATGCCTATATATAAAATTATTAGCACAAATACTCGTATTGTTGCAGATCAGTATTTCTGTGAAGAATATTTCCCTAATGATTGGGAGTACGAAGGAGAAGAGGTAGTTCCACCACAACCAATCCTCCCAATCACTAAGCTCCAATACATGGAACGCTTCACTGACGAAGAACTCGCAGCAATCTATACACTAGCAAAAACTAATGTGCAAATGGAAATCTGGCTAGAGAAATTCAAAGCGACTACTGAAGTCAATCTTACAGATTCTCGTACTGTATCAGGTATCCAATCCTTAGTAACTGCAGGAATCCTCACCGAAGAAAGAGCAACGGAGATATTAACACCATGAGCTACGTTGGAAATGCGGCAACAGATCAATTAGTTAATGCAACCGATTTAGACCCTAACTTCGTAACCCCCGTAGTTAATGGAGGAACTGGAGTCACTACTACAGCTAATACCGTCGCAGGTAAGCTAAAGTCTGCAACTACGGATGTTTCTGTTAGCGGTGCAACTGCTCCAAGTAATGGTCAAGTGTTAATGGCTACAAGTAGCACGACCGCTACTTGGCAAACTCCTGCACCTGCTACGGCATCTGCGGTTGCACCTACCATTGTGGTCGTTAGTGGCCCAACTCAAACAACTGCGGTAAATAATCATTATGTATTAACTAACGCTGCAGCAACCACGGTAACTTTGCATACTCCTGCAGCTGGGGATATTGTATGGGTGACGGTAGCCAATGGTAGAGTTGATAACGTATTAAATGTTACTACCAATTCTCAAAGTGTTAATGGTGATGCAACTAATATGACTATTGATAGTGCATATGCTACATTGCAGCTAAGGTATATAGATGCAACTAGTAAATGGAGGATTATGTAATGAGCACATTGAGTCAATTTAATTCCAGAATTAAAAGTATTCAAACTGGTACGGTAAATTCCTCTTATGGCTCTTATGGAGATGCCGCAACAACGGTTACTATTTCGTCAGTCGTCACAACGAAATCGGAGTTACATCTGGTATCATTTAAATGCACAGGACAATCCGCACAGTGTTATGGGGGTGAATTAACTAGTAGTACACAGATTTCCTTCCAGAAACCAACTTCGGGTACAGAAACATATGATGTAACATATATAGTGGTGGAGTATTTTTAATGTCTACTTTAAGTCAAAATTTTTCGGGAAACATTAAGTCCATACAACGTGGTTGGATAACTATTGCAGCTAATGCTTCATCAGGAACAGCCACTATATCTAGTACTAATACTAGCAAGTCAGTTCTTAGGTACATGGGGATTTTAGGTAGCTGGCCCACGGGCACTAGAGCTTGGGCAGGCGTTGGGACAGGCACTACCTCATACTCAGAGTCTAGGTCATCTCATGCTACTTTAGTATTAACAAACAGCACAACACTTACTGCCACATTAAATAGTGCAGCCGGAGGTGGGTATTCGGTGTATATTGGTTACGAAGTTACGGAGTATTATTAAAATGACATATTATGCAGAAATAAACAATCAAAACATTTGTTTTGCAGAATTAGAAACCTCAAATATAGTTAATAAGAATACTATGATTGAGACTGCTAGTTTTGGATATATTGGAAAGAAATACGTTAATGGAGTATGGGAAGACGTTCCAGTAGACCCTAACGTGCAGAGAGCACAGCTAGAGGCTCAATTAGCTGCAATTCAAGCACAGTTAGCCAATCTAACATGAGATGGTTCTTTTTACTACCCGCTAACATTCTAATGGTGCTGTTATCCGCACTATTAGCACCATTCCTACCACTCTTCTCTAACAAGGAAGGGTGGATCATATGAATCTGGAATCTTTTGGTGCAAGTAGTTTATTTGGATCATTAGTTTTTGATAATCTTTTATTAAATGCAGCGTGAGACATACCAAGAAATTTTCCCCAATCACTTAAACTTTTTGTTACGCCGTTAATGGTTACAAAATGTGTTGATGATCTATTAATAGCTTGTTCTTTTGCAGTTGCCCAACGACAATTTTCTAAATAATATCCTTTTGAATTATCTATTCTATCTATTGAACATCCTGTTGGTCTTGATCCCATATCTTCTAAGAATTTTTCAAATGAATTTTTCCATTCTTCGCACACAGTAATTCCTTTTGCTCCATAATTTAGATAATCCTCACTATGAACATTGCAACATCTTTCTTTAATGCCTTGCCAAGTTTTATATTCTTTAGATTTGGACATTCTGTGGGTGGAATGTAGATCATTATTGTAACATCCACATGATACTACAGTACCACTTCGCAAAAATGTTCCTTTTTGGGTAGTTGTATTTCCACATGAACACAAACAATTCCACATTGCAGTTCCATCTTTATAGTTTTCTGATCTTGATATAACAGTCAATCTACCATAAATATTATTAGTTTCATCTTTTAACATAATTTCCTCTGGAGTTTAATATGCGTTGGTTTTTATATTTACCATTAAATATTATAATGGCTATTATTGGTGGTCTTGGTTCTCCTATATGGGCGCTATTTGTTCAAGAAAATGGACACCTTCCACGATGGTTAAAATATCTAGATACTCCTGATAATACCGCAGATGGTGATGAACCATTTAAAGAACATCATGCCCCATATAGAGGGGATAACATAACACGTTGGCAAAGGTATGTCAATAGAGTATTTTGGTATTTTCGCAATCCTGCATATTCTTTTGACTGGGATGTTTTAGCGTTCCAATACAAAGAAGGTGATGAAGTTAAGGTATGGGGAAGACGTAAGATCAATGGTGAGATTGTCAAGAATGACATTAGATTAATCTCTGGTGACTTAACTATGGGTGGGTGGTTCTTCGCTAGATGTGACTATGCATGGCAATTATACATCAATCATCATTGGAATGATACTCACTGCACTAAGCTCAACTTCGGACACAAACTCTGGTCCAGAAACGATATTTCTAGAGATCGCAAATGTATGTTCGTCTTTTCACCAACAGGATTCTGGAAGAAGATTACTAAGCCATAAGCGGTCTTCAATAACTGAGTTCAACTTTAGTTATTGATAAATATAAGAATAATAATGAAGACAACTTCATGGACGAATTAAATGGCTAATAGTGACGAACTGCTAGAGAGAATGCTCTCTCAATTTATTGAAACCTCAAATAAGCGTTTCAATGAGCAAGATAAAAAACTAGACCTCTTGATGGATTTATTGAAGAATGTATCCGTTCTTCAAGAGAAGCAAGGTCAGAACTCAGAGAACATCAAAAAAGTCGAAGGATCGGTATCCATTCTTGGTGATCTTCTTGATAAAAAGATCGCTTTGGTCGAAACAAAAATTGACAAGATCGAACTTGAGAGAGTGAAAAATGTTGATCGCATACATGAGAGAATTGATGCAATTAACAAGGACTTTGATGCTTATGACAAAGAGCATGAAGTTACAACCAAAGTAACCAATACGTCGATTCAAGACCTCATCAAAGACACCAACGAAAAACTCAAAACACTGAAAGATGATTACAATAGTCGGGTGTCATTCTTCAAGGGTATATTCGCTGCATTTGCCATATTCAGTTCCGGTGCCCAATACTTCCTCTACAAATATTTTAGTGACATAGAATCCCATATGTCAGATACGAAAGTGTCTCTACAAAAGATGGATAATCGCTTTGCAGAGAATGAAAGACAGATGGAGCTGATTCAAACCAACGTCAGAGCATTGAAACAGGTTAGTTTACCTAAATGATTAAATTCCTTAGAAAATTCTGGTTGCCATTCCTCATCGGAGCATCTATCGCAATGGTAGGTCCGGTTACTGGTAAAGTGTTTGCTGAAGTCGCACCCATCAAAAGTATCATCCCTAAACACACACATCAAATATCCAAATTGGAAGTATTCTGGATGTATACTATGAAGAAACGATTTTGGGATGACGGTACGAAGATCACGGTGATCTATCAAGATTTCAATTCAAAGGAACACCAAGAATTTTGTGAGAAAGTGCTAGGTGTTTCCGTATCACGATTTGAGAGAAATGTCTCTACATACATCAACAAGGGTAATGCTGCATATTTCATCAAAGCAGAGAACCAAGCAGATGTCGTTAGAAAAGTGGCAAAAACGATTGGGGCAATTGGATATCTAGATTCAAACCAAATGATCATCAATACTGGTGAGGTTGAAATATTCAAGATTTACGATGACGGAGCACCATGATGAAACACATTCTCTTTTTACTCTCATTCTTCATAACGTCAGCATTTGCAGAGACAAGTGTTACTGGATTTGCATATACGACTCAGTTTGGTGATCACGATTGGCATGATCCTCGCACGATAGTTTCGGTCAATGTTGATTACTTCAACGGTGCCTTTGCTGCGAGAACTCAACTCTCAACATTCAAAGATCAAACCATCAGAAGAGCAGTTTTGGAATATTCGATTCCATTATCGGAGCGCATTGAAACTACATTTCAAGTTGGTAGATTCAGTCGTTTGGATTCATTCTACGAAGGCATCACCGATTCACCTGCTAATTATCGTCAAGCAATCCTACCATTTGCAGGTTATTCATTCCGTATGCTCAATGGCACATTCACATTGATGGATGGCATCAAGAACGAAATGACATTCAAGACAGATCACGTTCTTTATAAAACCAAAGTGTCATACGGTAAGGCGAACATTCCTAGACAAACTGATCTTCACTATGAAGCATTCAATCGATTGGTTCCTGGTTACACCCATAACAGCACATCAAACAATTATGATATATCGGGTCACATGGAAATGCAAAATTGGCACTTGTATGTGTCGAGAAATCATTACAGAGTGACCGGAGAAGCAGATAACAATTCTCCAATAGCAAAAGCAGTATTCAGATCAATTGACAACATGGAATACTACATCAACAAGATTGGGGTTCAATACGCTAACGAGAATGATTTTGTTGCCCAAGTCGAATGGTATCATGGTATCACCAAAGGATTTAGTGCATCAGGGAGACAAACTGCTTCCATTGATTCCGTTGGATATAATTACATGGTAGGTAAATGTATCACGGATAGTTGGTTCGCATACGTTGGTCGTTCATACGGTAACAACAAGGTAACGTCAAGAGCATATCAGGATAACTATATTGGTGTGACAAAACTCATTGATTCATTTACCATATCAGCAGAATGGCATATTGGATCAGGTAGAGAATGGAAGAAACACACATCCCCAATTTCATCAGGTGAAAAATGGAACACTTATGTCCTAACACTAACTTATAGGTTTTAATCATGGAAAACGAAACTATCACCGTTGATCGTCGTCACAGACCACGCATTGTTGAAAAAGATCATTGCATCAAGTGTGGAGTTATCGATAAGATTCGCATCTTTGACACGATAAATGATAACATAATCAATCAACTTGGAATGTTAAAAACATTCTTCACATGGGGTATGTTTGTTACATGGTTATCCATTATTGGTATAATCATTCTACTATTCATGCATCAGCAGCAGGATTTGAAGACTCAACATGAATTGCAGATTGCATATTTGCGAATTGAGAAACTACAAAAGGATATCGAGTTTCATCATGCACATAAAGAACCGGTAAAAGAACAAAAGAAATGAACACCTTTAAAGAGTATTTGTTTGAGTTATTTGATAAGCCATGGAAAATGGAACATGATCCAGACATGGAAGAAATGGTTAGACATCATTTCAATAATGATGAAGCATATAAAGATCATAAATTTGGTGCGGTTAAAGTATTTAAGTTAGAAGGCGATAATGGACATTTGATTCATGCTATCCGAAAAGGTTATCACGAACTTCATCATATAGCTAGTGATAATTCTTCTGGAGATGCTCCACCAAAACTTTCTTCACCAAACCCAAAATTTATTGGAACTGCTTTACATTATGCAAAAGATTTAATCGATAGCGATAAAACAATTAAGATAGTTGCTCGACCAGACATACATAAAAAATTAAAGCCAATAATAGATAGAATTGGTAAGCACAATGGATATGATGTAAATCATGATTTTGAAAATATTGGAGGAAATGAAATGCATACCTCTACAATAAAGAGAACATTGAAAGAAAATAAAATGTTCCCAATGTTTACGGAATCACATATGAAAAGTACGAGACTACCATGAAATACTCTGACGCCCGCCCAAAAATCAAATCCGGTGACGTTCTTGCTTGGACGGATACTAGTTGGGAACACTTAGAAGCACAAATGGTCAGAATATTCACTCGATCTGAATATACTCATGTGGGTATCGCTTGGGTTATTGCAGGAAGAGTATTCATTCTCGAAGCAGTATCACCAAAGATCAGAATATTCCCTTTGAGTAAAGAGGTTCCGTTCTATTGGATTCCCGTAGATGAATATTGGCATGCTGATTTAGAAGAGTATGCACTTTCATTGGTCGGTAATAAATATTCAAGAATGGAAGCATTGCGAGCATTTTTCAAGAAAGTCGTTGTTGGTAAAAATGATGAGTGGCAATGTGCTGAGTATGTTAGTTCGATATTACAAAAAGGTGGTGTGGTTGAATCTGAACCGATACCTGCAAACATAGTTATGGCACTGATAAAAAAAGGATGCCAATTGAATTGGGTGGAAAAAGATTGAAAACATTTAGAGAATATTTAAATGAACAATCATTTAGGTTAAATGTGCCTAATCAATTAGAACAAGAGCATGAACGCAAAAAGATGTTTGTTGCTATAAAAGATTCTCCGATAATAAATCACATTTCCCATAATGTTAAAGTTCATAGAGATGAATATAAAGGAACAACAGAATATCATACTTTAGATCATGACAAACAAGAAACATTACACTACTGTTCAATAAAAAAGACTCATAGTCCTATACCATGTGAAGTACAAACTGGTGTAGTAAAGCATGGCGATTTACCTAAACATCATGCAACTAATGTGATTTATGATCATTTTAAACAGTCAAATTTACCACTAAAGACAGATAAAACTCAATCTGATTCTGCTCATGGTATGTGGAAGAGATTGACTAAACGAGCACTCGATGATGGGCACCACGTTTATTATCATGACGGTAAATCTTTGACGAAATTGGATCATAGCAACTTGAATGATCATCTAGATAAATATTTTGAAGACGATATTGATTCTGATAAGCACATTATATTGAGCAAGGACACATTATGATAACTACATTAAAAATTGTTGCAACCGATTTAATTCATCGATTCTATGAATTGAATGACACAGAATTGAATGAGATACAATCTGCATTAAATGAAGAACCATTAGAGGGCAATCTGAATGGAGCTTTAGCTTTAAAATTCAAAAAACCTTTTTATGAAGAGAAAAATGGTAAGTATATAGATATACAATGCGATTCATATAAAGTTATTAAATTGGAGATTGGTACTTTGCTTGACAACCACAAGATACCAAAAGTGTTACATGAATGTAAAAGAGATAGATTTTCAGACAATATATTATATTTTGGATAATTATTATTGAATCGACGGAGAAATGATGAAAACATTTAAAGATTTTATATTGGAAATGGCAACAGTTCATGTGGGTGAACCAAATGAGAATGGAATGCATCCAGTTTCTATTATTCATCATCAATCAACTGCAGGTTTACCATTACACGGTAAAAAGCTAGGCACTCATAATGTAAACATCCATGCAAAAGATTTAGGTGATTTTGTCAAGAGGGCTAAGAGTTTTGGATTTAAAGTGAAGGGACATGAAAATGGTTGAATGGCTCCAAAAACATTGGTTTCTCATCGTTGCTTTATCTTCAATGAGTGCAGCATGGGGTCAAGCACAATACAAGATTCAGTCTTTGGAAGAGGCAGTCAAATCAAATGCGGAAGTTAAGAAAGAAATTGTCCAGATTCGTTCGCAAAGTGACCGAGTTGATGAAAGAACACAATCGATCCAAGCGTCACAAGCAAGACAAGAAAGATTGATCGAAATGTTACTTGATCGTATGGATCGCCGCCCACCAACTCATGCAGCAACGACAACACCAACATTAAGATGAAATTCTTATTTCTATTGATACTCCCAACACTTGCACTTGCTCATCCTGATCCATATCATGCTGCAGATTCAAGAATATGTGGGGCACCAGAAAGAACGGTTGATGGTAAGATAAAACGAGACAACAAGGTTTTATTTGAGTTCAGGAAGTTATACCATTGCCCATCAACAGGTAAAGCGATGGGTTCTTGCCTCGGTTGGGCGATAGATCATGTTATTCCGTTAGCGTGTGGTGGGTGTGATAAGATTGAAAACTTGCAGTGGTTGAAGAACGAAATCAAATCATGTGCCGGTGAAAATTGTAAGGATCGATGGGAGCGCAAGATATATTGCAAGTGATGACATAAATATAGTATTACCTAACAGTGTTGGAAATACAATGAACTATGAGTATGCGCTAAAACCAATATGGAAGACAAGAACTTCGATAAGTTTGATCGTTAAATTTGTTGACCACGATTCTGAAGTCCCATTCATTGCTCATAGTGATGATACCGATGAATACAATAGAGAACTTTTCACCCGTGCTGCTGCCGGAGAATTTGGTCCCATCAATAACGCACGATTAGACATATTCGACACGGTATGGAAGCGCATTCAAGAGATTCGTGACACCAAGATTCATACTGGTGGATGCAAGGTCGGTGAGTATTGGTATCACTCAGACACGCATTCAAAAGTGCAACAACTATCATTGATTATCGCAGGAAATAATTTACCTGCAGGGATCATGTGGAAAACAATGTCAGGCGAGAAGGTTGAGATGACACCTGAATTAGCAACATCGATATATTATGCCCAAATGACACAAGAACAAACCATTTATGGGTATGCAGAATACCTGAAAGCGCAATGTGAGGCATTGGAGTATCCTGAGCATTTTGATATTGAAAATAATTGGCCTGAGGTGTACGCATGACTGCTTATGTAGCAACAACAAATCAAAATTTAAATGAAGTAGGATACAGATTCTACGCACCTATTGCATCTTCAAGAACGATTTCATCATCGGTCAATGGATTCACATGGACAACTTCCGGTAACATCAATGATGCTGCCGTCGCTTGGACTGGATTCGCATTCGGAGATGAATTGGCAGTTTTTATTGCAGCAAATAGGACGGTAACAGCAACAACTACTCCAGAATTGACCGGTGGTGCAACAAACCGAGCAACCGCACTCCCTGCAGGTGCTGCATGGAAAGGTCTCGCTTTTGGTAATGGTACGTTTATCACTGTCAATACGTCATCAACTTCTTGTGCATTATTCAAACCAAGAGCAGGCCTCGATTGGGCAGCAGGTGGTGCTTTACCATCAGCAGCAGCATGGAACTTGATTGAATTTGGTAATGGTACATTCGTCACAGTAGCGTCTGGTTCTACTTCAAGTGCATATTCAACTGACAATGGCACCACATGGAATCCGGTCGCTTTACCTGCAACCGGTACATGGACTGATCTAAAATATCGTAATGGTAAATTCATTCTTATTGGAAGTGGTACAAGAGACATTTACACTAGCACCAATGGACAAAGTTGGTCGACGGTATCATTAGCACTCCCATCAACAGCAGCATGGGCAAGTATTTCGTGGGCAAGTATGGGTGGAGCAAATGGAACATGGGTTGTCGTTCCAAGTACAGGTACTGCTTCTGCATATTCAACCGACAACGGAGCAACATGGACATCTACTACGCTACCTGCGTCTGCTAACTGGTTGATCGGTGGTGGTAAAGCGGCATGGGATGGCCGCCAGATGTTTATCGCATTGACGGTACTTTCGACCAATGCTGCATTCTCATTTGATGGTATTACATGGACACCATTCACTGGTCCTAATGCTGCAATTTTGGGTGTGTATCTCATCGAACCAAAGGTCATGACCGGCGATACACTCACGATCAATAATGGTGCAACACTAACCGTAAATACGGATCAAAAGAAAGCATTAACTGGTGCAAGTGCACTCAATATCACCAATGGTAAATTACGCATAGAGAATACTAGCACCACGACTCCTATTCGATTCACCACAAACAAACTTGCAACTGCTGTCGCTCTCAATACAATTATTGCTGCGTCAGGATTAGCAACAGTTGAAGTTGAAGGTGATTATATTCAAATCGGAACATCTAATGGTGCTGCAGGACAAACATTTACTTCTCCATACGTTTATGGTGATTACATACCAACATTGGAAGTTGAAACAGGAAGTGGTACAGGCATTTATGAACTTTGGACGAATGTAACTGGTGCATCCGATTTCCAAACATACAAATATTTCAGAAACGGATTCCAATCTGTATCTGATGGAGATTCTGGTACTTGTTTCACTCAAGATTTCAATCAAGCAGCAGTTCAATATTTGAACTTAGCAAATTGTAATTGCATACCAAATACAAACGTCATCACTTGTACTTCGACGGCAGGATTGGTTCCTGGTACATGGATAACAGGTCGTGGTTTAGCGGCAACTTGCGTAGTTGAACAAATTATTAGTGCAACTATATTCACGACAAACTCGACTGTCATTGCCGCTAACGTATTTGCAAACATTCCTATCATTGGTATATTACCAATCTGCTCGCAATATTCAACTACGCTGCGCTTTGGTGATGGCACAAATGGAAAGATTCCACCAAACGGTGCTAAGATTCGTGTTCAGAATATTCTCTTGACCGATACATCAACCGCAAACTTCCAACTGAATAACTTTGCGTCAAATAATGCAGGGTGTTATTTCACTACGCCATTCGGAGGGGTATTCACATTCAATAAGTGTTTGTTTGGGGAATCGTATTCTAACTACACTCAAGCGTCAAAGTTAACCATAACCAATTGTGGATTTGCTTACGTTCCATTCGTATCCGAGTGTTATCAGGTCACGGTAACTAATACTGCGTTTGGATTACCACCATCAAATATGTGTTTGACTGCTGCAACTGCTCTTGGTGCAACCGGTTCGACTAATAGTACGACAACCGTTACCATTCCATCATCAACAGCAATTATTCCTGGTGTATTGTTGACCGGAACGAACCTTCATGCTTGTACGGTAACAACAGTCAATAGTGCAACATCGGTTACAGTTTCTACTGCTGCTTTCGGCACGGCAGGAACTATTGCATTCACATATTATGGCAACTGGGTAATGCGTGAGCATAGAATGAATACTGGTACGGGACAATCAGCTGGGACTTCATTCACTGCAATATATTGGATATATATTTCTGGCGCCACATTTACGAATATCGTTTTGACATTTGGTGGTCATCAGGCGGCGGGATCAAGCACTAATCCTGGTGTTGGTTCATCAAATGCTGGCGTATTTAGTATTTCATATTCAAATAACGTAACAGTGGATGGACTGAAAGTCATTGCCGTTGGTAGTTACCCAAGAACTCGCCCGTATAATGGTGTAATATCAACAACTACTGCGGGGGCAAATCAAACATTTAATAATATCAAAGCGTACAATTTATCTACGATTTTAACTGCGGCTGCAGTTAACACCGTCAGTGTTTCAAATATAACTCACAAAATTGGTCTGCATAATGAAGGATATTCGTGGGCATCTGGTTATCGTGCATTTACCAATCCAGAAACGGGAACATTCTTAGCAAACGATACAAAGTATTGGTTTAAGACAAAATCATACAAAAGTTTCAATTTTGCAGATACTTCTACCCATGTTGAAGGTATGAAGATGTGTGGTATCATGTCTGCTCCTGAGAAGTGGAAACAATTACCACTAAGAATGGGCGCATTACCTGCTTGGGCAACTAGCACGGCACCGACGCTTGCTTATGGTAACGGAGTATGGGTGGCATTAGTATCAGATATAGGTGTGAATACTTGCTTAGTGTCAGAGGATAATGGCGCAACTTGGACTTCATGGATGATGCCTATTGGTTCAGCAACAACTGGCTGGTGGAAAGTTATTTGGTGCCCTACTCAAAATTACTTCATGGCAATACAAGGTGGTGGTGTTGCTTCTACCAGAGTCGCATATTCAACGAATGGTAAAGATTGGTCGACAGTAACAACAGAACCTGCATCTGTCATTTGGTCAGCACTCGCATTTGATAATTCACAAGCAACTAACAAGTGGGTGGCGGTTGGTGGAAGTACGGCAGTAAGTACGGCAGGAACAAGAGGAACGATCACAAACGGGTCTATCGTATTTGCAGCAACAACTCTTGCATCTGCAGTTTGGATCGATGTTACTTCAAATAGTGCAGGAAGATACGTTGCGATTTCTGGTGGTGGTACTGCTAGTACGGCAACATCATATTCTACAGATGGGGCAACTTGGAGTGTAGGTGGTGTGAATGTGTCATCGTTATGGCAATCAATTGCTTATGGTAACGGTACATTCTGTTGCGTGTCTGCGTCAGCAACTAATGGTCCAACAGCGTGTTCTGCTGATGGTGTTGCTTGGACGGCAGGAACCGCACCTACATTACCCACAGGTATGTCATACAACAAGATCATTTATACCGGAACCGCATTCGTATTACTTGCAGGAACAACTCCACTCAATGGTGGTAATCCACAAGTCGATGCAACAAATGCACAAAGAGCAAGTCAATGTTACGTCGTATCCACATCAAATACTGCAACTTCGATAACATGGGGTGCACTCAAATATTTGCCAGAACGCACCCATTGGATTAGTATGACAAACAACGGTAATGCCGTTGGTGTTATCTCTACTCAAACAGGTAAGTTCGCTTACACACCCGACATTACTGCAGGAACTCCTACTTGGACGTTATATGATAATGTTTATCCAGTTTGGAATCGTATTTCATTATTATCACAAGCGCAAGAATATACGACAGCGGGTCTAACTCTTACTTCAGTGGCAACCACACTAGGTAGTACGACAGTAACTTGTGCGTCTACTGCCGGATTATATGTAGGTGCAGTACTTACAAACGGTGGTACAATTTCTGGTGCAATTTATTTCGGTACTCCTGCTGTTGGAACGAATACCAGTGGAACATTGGTGACTTCTATCACAAACTCCACGACATTTGAAATAAGTAAACCTGCATTAAGAACAATAAGTGGTCAGACATTTACAATTTACAAGCACGCTTATCAGATATTCAGATCGACTACACCGGGATTCACCGCAAGAGATAATACAACTTTCATAGGAACCACGTTAGGTACGGGTGCATCCAGTGTATGTTATTTTGATGATCCTTTAGGTGTGGTAAGAGACACCGAGTATCATTATGTCGTAAGAAAGTTATCAGGTAGCAATACGGTAGCAAACTGTTCTGGTACGGCAGCAGCATCTACGATCACTACGACATTCACCGATGTTCCTAATCCAACAACTGGTTTCTATTACTGGCAAGCGACTTATGACGTTGAAGGTAAGAATGGAACCGATAGACTTACTTCGTTATCATTGAACTTCTATGCGGCAGGTATTGTTCCTGGATCAATCGTAACTGGTGTGGGTATTCCTGTTGGAACAACCGTCATTGATGTTATCGACTTCGATACCGTTCGCTTATCTGCCAATTTGACTGCCGATGTAAAAAATCGTGGTAATTCAAGAACATACGTTGGGTTTAGTCCAGCTCCTGGTATGTTTGTGTATGGTTCAAACGTCGGTATGAATTGTAAAGTGGTTACGGTTGATAGTAATACTTCCATGACGGTTTCAATTGCTAACACAAATACATTCACCACGCAGACACTAAGATTCGTCGCAGGATTTGAGTTGCCTGAGATCACTTGTATTCCACAAGCACCTTTGTGTTATTTGAATCTTGCATTACAGAATGAAACTTTAGCAACTGCACCTTGGACTGCATCTGGTATAACTGCAACCAACGCAACCGGTCAGTTTTCCCCACTTAATAATTTTGTCGGTATCAACTCAGCAAACCCAGCCACAACTACTACTCAATTAATTGCTACGTCAGCAAACGGAACTCTAACGCAAACGATTCAGACTGGAGTTGGTACAGTTCACACTTTTGCTCTTTGGGCAAGGGCAAACTTACCTGATAATCGAACATACATCACCATGAAGATGGATTTGGGTACGACTTCAGAAACGAAGAACCTAACAAATCAATGGCAGAGATTCTCAGTATCATTTACGACAACCGCATCGACAACCAATGCTGTCATAACACTTCCTGCGATTGGGTCATCAATAAATGTGGCACACGTTACTGTAACAAGAACAAGTGCAGTACCACCACCAATTGCAAACGCCACCACCACGTTCCCTGTGTATCAATTTCCACAACAATTTTTGAATTCATCTGGTGGATTATATGGATGGAACATTGACGGCGGAGCAGGTATCGAAACTACGTTGTCCACTTCACCATGGCAATTTTGGGCAGATTTACATATTGGAACTACACCATCATTTACACCAACGGTTCAGAATTTACTATTCAGTAACCAATCTCCTGGTGTCGAACCAGTTATTTCTGCTATAACTTCTGCAGCGAATATAAATGTATCGAATTACCAACCAATCAATACAAAACAAATTCATCATGGATTTTTGTTATTTCCGATTTCTGGTGCAACAAATGTAAGTGTAAAAGATTCGACGCACACAATCAATGGATCATTGGGATATGTTTATTATGCTGGTCCAGGATATTCAGTGTACTTACATAATATTGATGTGATTAATGTAAGACCATATGTTTCTACAGCATATATGGATAGTTCAAGTACTTCAAACGCATCAAGTGGTATCAAAGTTCAAAATGTGAGATCGAATCGAGTCGCAAGAGTTCCTTGGTATGTTCAATCATTGGATACACAAATTCGTGGTGTTTTTGGTGGTGATCCGTATCCGTTACAGAATGGGACAACATGGAATTTGAGTTCAGAACCAACATATTCTGGATCACAAATTACAAGTCAGTCTGTGTTTGATGGTATGTTTCGTGAGTATACTTATGGATCACAACCAAGAGGATGTTTGGATATTAGATTGATCGCTTCTTCAAAGGCATCGAAACCATACACGATTACTTCAGGAACTCCATTCTTCACTAATGACGGAAACTTAGCGTTGACTACAGCAGGAGACCAAGTAGTTATCGAATGGCCTCATTTTGTCAAGGGGTTGACTGGATTCACAAGAAGATTACCACATATCTATTCGACTGACCTTGGGTTGAATTTGGTAACTTCGTTAGGTGTATTGATCGAATATCAACTCGATAAAGGATCAGGTTACGGTGGAACGTGGAAACAGTTGAACGGCGTAATCGGAATGAATAATCTTGCCGACGAAACTGGAATATCACCATCAACTGGAGTTAGACCAAAGTTCAGAATTACTGCGAGACCAACACTAAAATATACTGCTCAAGTTGGGCAGTTTATGCCTGGGTGGGTGGTACAAAATGCGCTTACTAGTCCAACAGCAACAGCAGTGGTGGTCGATGATGAAGCGGTTACTACTGTTGCAGGATCGCTAGTGGTTTCGAATATCACGGGTGAATGGTTGACATCAAATACCATTTATTCTGGTACGATGAATACCACGATGACAAATACAACGAATGCTTCTGCAACCACGACTGGTTCTAACATTACTGGTACGACATTTACCGTGGGGACTCAAGCAACTGGCGTGGTAGCAGCAGGTATGATGCTAACTGGAACAAACGTCCTTACAGGAACTTACATCGTTAGCAACATAGCAGGATCGGGCTCTGGTTCGACTTGGCTGGTAAGCAAATCACATTCTGCTACTGGAACACAAAACATAAACGGAACGAATAATCTTATCACATTGACATCTAATGCTAACTTCTATGTTGGTGCGGGCGTGGTTGCTATCGGAACGACATTTGGTGGTATTGCATCAGGATCGACTAATTATGTATCTGAAGTAATAGGTAGCACACAAATTGCAATCGCCACTTCTTTTAATAATGCCCTTGCTGGGACGAATGCGACATTATCGACTGCATCAGGCTCATGTCCTATCGGTGGTATTCATTCAACCATTACGGCAGTAAACACTAGTTTCGTGTTTGCACCACAACCTACGAGTCGTTTGAATTCGTTTAGATTATTCACTGAGACCGATACAGATACTGCATATAACTACGCATATTCATCCGGATCACTTGTTCTAACAGGATTGCAAACAGATTCTGAAGTTAGAGTGTTTCGTATTTCTGATGGATTTGAATTGGGTGGTACGGAAAGTTCAGGTACGACATTCACATTGAATTATGATTACTACGAAAATACTGATATTATCATCGTCATTCATCATCTAAACTATTTACCAATTCGTTTAGAAGATCAGGTGTTGGATGGTACTACGTTGACCATTCCAGTTCAACAAACATTTGATCGTCAGTACTCTAACCCAGCATAAACATAAATATAATAAGAACTTTAAGGAGATAACAAATGGCAGTATATGGTTCAAACCCAATTATCGATCCAGATTCGCTTTCTTATGCCGCTACTGGTGTAAGTATTGCTTCCATATTCGCAGCAGCAACTGACGAACTTTTGATCGATTATGCTAATAAAAGATTGGCATTGAAAGTAGCTGGAACTTTGACTAATGATGGTGTAACCATCAAGTGTGTCTACTCAAAGTTAAAAGAAATTTGGCGTACAGACACCACTCTCATCAAATTCGCATTCCCAATGGGTCCAATCACGGACGAGCAGTTTGAAATGATCAATGGTTGGAACTGGGACAAGACCGAGACATCTGGTACTGCAGCGTCATTGACAACAGTTGAGTTGCTTAGAACTGGTGGTTGGTCGGTGGTTAAACCCGATGCGCCTAATGCCGGTGCCGTTACAGAAATGTGGGCAGGTATCATCACTTTGGGATCGTTTGCTGCTAATACTGACCAAGCATATTTCCAACAAGTTGCAGGTGGTGCAGCAACTAACATCAAACTAACGAATAACGTCAACCAAGCAGTTCAGATTTACTCTGATCCAAATGGCGACGGTGCTTTTGGTGACGGTTACGATAGACGATCATACTTCAAAGTATTCCTTCGTGAATATGCTAAGACGTATGTTCAGTCAGCAAACACGGAAATCGGTGCGTCTTCAATGACGTATCAAGCGTATCGTTTTCCACTATCGAACGGTGCCGACCTTAAAGTTACTCACATTGATGGTGATGTTTCTACGTTAGCACCATACACGAATATCAATATCACATATCTCCGTCATACCGGCGATGAGTTATATAATGTCCGTGGCGATTTTGCTGCTGCAACTGTATATGCACTCGCAGATGTCGTAAAAGATACAGGAAATAATCGTTGGTATAAGTGTATACTTGCTTATACCTCAACTGGTACACTTCCATCAGCAAATGCAACCAATTGGGCGGCGTATGAAGGTGAAAGATTAGTTGGTACAGTTTATTACCCATTCACTGTTATTATTGATGCTGACACTACGGTTGGTGCAACTGCATCCGGTGCTGCGGTTCGTGCTGAAGTATATGAGAAGGTTCAATATCAACTTCGTCAGAATTCGGATATTGATGCTGATGCTAGTGCTTCCGTAACAGGTAAAACTGCTGACCTACTATTGCGTTTCGTGGGCGATACATTGGTAACATCGAATGGCGTTTATATTGACTCATTCAATTCAAATGACACCAACGATATTGAATTTTACGATGCACTCGGTAACAAGAGAACCTTCCCATACGTTGCTACTATCACTATTAACTTCGGTGATAATTTGAAGAATGATGCGTCAGCAAAGTATTGGTTGTTCTACACCACATTGACCGGTGCAAATAATGACTTCGGTGAGTCTGGTGCTAAATTGGTTAAGAACAAAGATGGCACTGACATTACCGGCGATGTATCTTCTGCATCAAATGTGACTTGGACATTCGACTACGATAATGAAACTGCAGGTGGTGATCGCACCGCAAACACTAACGCTGATGTAACCGCAGTTGGTATTGGTTTGAGTTCAGGACAATACGTTAAAGCGACAACAACTATCGCAAAATCAAAAGCGAATGCCGTGTCATTGGTTGCTGCGTTGGAAAGAAACTACTCGAATCTTTAATTTTATTTAATTAAACATTCCTTTCTAACAGTGTGACTCTTATAAATATAAGATACAACATGATGAAAGGAATTTTAATATGTTTAGTTATGAATCGTTCTCTAACAATAAGTATAAAAAATGGTATGTTAATTTGATTGAATCTAGGAAATTTAATACTAAAGTACAAGGGGAAACAGAAGCACACCATGTCTTCCCACAGTCGATTTATGGTAAAAATAAATTTGTAGTAAATTTGACACATAAAGAACATTATATCGCACACCTTTTGTTATATAAAATTTTCAAAAATAATGATATTTCATCAGAAAAGAAAATGCTTCTATCCTTATTGTCTATGATGAAACTGACCAATACAAAAAATAATAGGATAGTATTTGGTAATAGTCGCTTATTCGAGATGTGTAGAAAAAACTTGTCTTCTCATATGTCGCAACAATCAAAAGAAATGTGGGACGATGACGCAATTAGAAGTAGACTAACAAAACACAGACAAGAATATTGGGACGATGAAGAGAATAGAAGTGCACAGTCTAATAGACGAAATGAATACTTTTCAATAGAAGAAAATAGAAGAAAACAAACAGAGATAAACAAAGAAATAACTAGCAGAGAGTCGTGGAGAAAACAAAGATCAGAGAAGCAAAAGGAATTTTCTGCTGATCCAGAATATACTAAGTATCGAATAGACGCAATGACAACACCAGAAGCAAGAGAAAGAAGTAGACAAACTTTTATAGAGAATGCAGCAAAAATGACACCAGAAGAGAAAATAAAAAGATTTGGTACAAACTCAGGAAAGCATTGGATAACAAATGGAGTTGATTCAAAATCTGTACCAAAAAACGATGAAATTCCCGAAGGTTGGAGAAAAGGAAGAGTTATCAAAAAAACAGAATAAATATACAACAACCTATTCTGGAGGATTTTTATTATGGTAGCGATAGACGGGATGACAAGAAGCAAAATTCGTTATGCATTGTTTAGATGCAAGGCGGGAACACCAACAAATGAACATCTAAACATTTATTCATTTTATCTTCAAGATGTTAGTGAATACGGATTAGACTCAACAGATTTTTCGATTGAATGGGATATTGACAAAAACGATTTCTCAAAGATTGTCACTGGTAAAATTGTAAAGAAATACATTTCTGATTTGAACAAACTTATCCCTAAAGAGGACATCTTGAAGCATAAGAGTGTGAAATCATCTTAACACACCATGAATAAATATAGTGATAATGTAAATTATGGACGGTAGAAAATGGCAATCACAACAAGAGCAGGTAAAGGGTCTGAACTTACCCATAACGATTTAGACACCAATTTTACTGATCTAAGGGATGGGGTAAATCCTTTAGTCACTGGTGTTAGCGGCACTGGCATCAAAGTCGATTCATTAGGCACACCGGTATTCGGTTGGCATGATTTGACCGGAGAACTATCAAGAGCAACAGCAGCAAGTCCACCAACTTGTTCCGAATTGAGAAGTGGTGGAAAAGTTCGTGTATGGTTTTATTCTGTTGGTGATGATTCAGATTGCGTATTCCATGTACCACACGATTATGTCCCTGGTACAGATATGCACCTTCATGCTCACTGGACACATAATGGTACAAGCATAAGTGGAAACTTTGTCATAAACGTATTCACCACTTACGCAAAAGGTCATCAGCAAGCAAACTTCTCTGCTGAGATTGCACCTACGATTACAATACCTGGCTTGACTATTGGTAATTGCCCACAATATCATCACCGTGTGGATGAAATTCAATTGACATCATCAACACCTGGACCAAATCAACTCAATACCAATTTGATTGAGGTCGATGGAATCTTTTTGTTCCACTTCGAAGTTGCGACGATTCCAACGATTACAGGTGGTACAATAAATGAACCTGCCATCATAACAATTGATTTACATTATCAAAGTTCAAACTTAGCGACGAAGAACAAATCTCCTTCTCCATCATTTTATGCTGTCTAAGGAATGAGGCATGAGTAATTATGTCTCAACTGGATATGTTGCTGCAGGTTACATATCCGAATTCGATACTATTAGAGATTTTACTTTCTATGGCAATGATAAGGTCATAGAAATCTCTGTTGGTGTCACTTTAGTTGAAGTTCAAGACATATATTCTGCTTGGAAAGAATGGGTACTAGTTAGTGATAACGTAAAGTACTTACCTGCCATGCGAGCAGTGGGCGGTGACGCAATTAGTGACACAAAAACTCTTGGTTCGACGTACTTCTTAACTAATGGTTGGCGTATTCGTCCATATTCTGGCGATCATCGACTAACCGTCAATGGAAACCTTTATACAGACCCTTCCGGTTCTTCTCCGTTCCTACCTGCTGTTGGTAATTACAGCGTCACCATCGAATTGCAAGTATCATCCCTTGTCGATTCTTCATTGGCACAAATTGCTGAAATCGAACAAGCAGCATTCAATGGTGAAATTACCATTGACCAAGGCAATGTTTCCACGGTTGCAACATCAGGTACGGCATACCCAATCGGAACATTCAAAGTTCCAGTAAACAATATCGCAGATGCGAAAACCATTGCTACAACAAGAGGTTTCGATAATTTTTACATTCGTGGAAATCTCACGGTTCCATCAACAGCGACCGACTCATCCGGTGGTAATCTTACTGCGCTGAGATTTGAGGGTGACGGTGCCACATTGAATGTTACAAGAACCTTAGTCACTTTGACTTCTGGTTGTGTCACCACAAATTCCCATTGGACACATTGTAGAATCACTGGATATCAAGGTGGTGAGTCGATTTATCACGATTGTATTATTGATGGGTTAGATAATGCACATTGTTTCTATGAACGATGCGGTTTGCTTACTCCATCCACACTAACATATACGATTCGTCAAACATCAGCAGTATCTAATGGTCATGCGTCATATTTCAAAGATTGCTATTCGGACGAAGGTACGGCAATTATTGATCGTAACGGCGCTCGCCTGAATATGACGTTTGATGGATTTCATGGACGTATCAAATTCATCAATCAAAATCATGCTACTCAATCTGGTCAAGTATGGATTCACTTGAATGGTGGAACTGTTACCGTTGATTCGACTTGCACCAAAGGGAAGATCACGGTTACAGGATTCGGAACGCTTGTCAATTATTCATTAGGTACGGAAGTTGATGCGTCAGGTTTCGCAGCAGCAGTTGCAGAACAAGCAAAACTTGATGTGGAATCGCTACGTCAATCACACCAAGGATTCGGATCACGTTGGTATGTAGATCACATAAATGGTACGGATTTGGCACCAGGAAATTCACCTGCTTCTCCATTGAAAACGATTACTGCTGCTATCGGTAAAGCGGTGTCTGGTCGTGGTGACGTTATCTTCTTGTTATCACCAGGTGCTGTTGGAACTCCACTCGATGAACGAATTGTAATGAATAAAGAAGATGTGCATATTCGTGCACCAGGTCGTGGTATTATGATTCAACCAAGTACCATTACTGCTGATCCTGTTATCAATATCACAGCAAACAATTGCTCATTGAATGGTATCTACCTAAAAACTTCGGCAAACGGATCAGAAGATGGTATCGTGGTCAATGCGAAATTTACTCGACTTGAGAATATGTATATCGTAGGACCAGATACCGGTGGTGGTTCGGCAATAGGAACCGGTGTTGGTGTGCATTTCAAGGGTGGCGATTATCATAAAGTATTCGGTTGTGAGATTGAGAAATTTGGATCGGATGGTGTCCGATTTACGGATGCACCAATAGCAGGAGAAGGATCACCAAGAGAAGTTCGCTTCGATAATTGCAACATCTACTACAACCGTGGATGCGGTATCAAATTTACTGGCACAAGTTCAAACTCGACACGATTGAATGTGGTATCAGCATCACGCATTCAGAATAATAGCGATTATGGTATCAACATAGGACCAAACACTCAAAGAACGATGATTCTGTTTGATAACTTCATCAGAGATAATAAGACATTCCCAACAGGAACTTCTGCACCAGAAAATGAAGTGTTTGTTGATCCTGCTGCACAATTTGCTATGGTAAGTAGTCGTGGTGATACGATTCCTGATGACATTTGGAATTCAGTTGCCGCCGATTACAACGATGTAGGAACATTTGGAAATAAACTCAATACCGCTTCATCTGGTGGTGTTGATTATGGTGCATTGGCAGATGCAGTTAGAACCGAATTGACTCCAGAACTTGCTCATATTATGACACTTAGTAGCAACCCTGGATTGACTGGTACTCAGGCGACGATGTTACTTGAACTCTACAATATGATGGGACTTGATCCAGCGAAACCACTCATTGTAACCAAGACAGGTAGATTCGCAGGTGACATAACACAATCAATAACCACTAATACAGAACAAACAACGGTACAAAGGGTGTAATCATGATAACCTTTAAAGAATATATTTCAGAAATGGCATTCATAAACAAAAACATCCCAAAAAATATGGATTGGAATGTCTCTAAAAAAGATGAAAACTGGAATCTTGATCATAAGAAGATTGGTGAGACCGATACTCATACTATCCATAGAGGAACCAATATTCATGACCAAACCGTATATTGGGCAAAGAATAAGAAGACAAAAGTGAATGATCTTTCAATATGGGGCGAGGAACATGAAGGTCATCTAAGTATAGATGCCATGTCTAAACATGAAAAGTCTGATGGATCAATGAAGATGCATCACCTCATTCATCACCTCATTCATAAGCAAGGCATCAAAGCAATTGGTTCAGATGAGTATTCTGAAGGTGGAAAAACTGTTATGGATAGAGTTGGTGAAATGTCAGATACTCAATTAACATATCACAAAGGTAGAAAGCAAATTGAGAAACCAGACAATGAGTATGGTGATGAAGTTCCAAAAAAGAAAGATAAACATACAGTTAAAAATCATTTGAAAAATACATACGTCGTAGCTAGGGCAAAATAGAAAGTGAAAAATGGCAGATAATGTAACCCTAAATCCTGGTATTGGTGGAGCAGTCATTGCAGCAGATGAGATTGCCGGTGCAAAATACCAGAGAGTAAAACTGATTCATGGTGATGATGGAGTGAATGATGGTGACATTAGTGCTACCAATCCATTGCCTGTTTCCGGCACAGTTACTGCCAATACTGGGTTATCGCAACCATTGACAGATGCACAATTGAGAGCAGCAGCAGTTCCTGTTTCTGGATCGTTTTATCAAGCGACACAACCAGTCTCAGGACCATTGACCGATGCTCAATTGAGAGCAACACCTGTTCCTATTAGTGGCACTCTAGGTTCTGGTGATCTTACGGAAGATGCTTGGGGTGTTCAGAAAATGTCTCTTCCGTTCTCGCTATTTCATGGGATGTTCACTTTTGACATACCAACAAAAATGTGGTTTACATACGAAGGTGGCGTACAAGTTTACACCTCTACTAACATCGTATCTACAGGTGGAGCAGCAGTTCTTACTACATCAACAGGAAAAACAAATTTATTACTTGAATCTAGAGTGTGCCCACCATATCAACCCAATCGTGGTCATTTGTTTTCAACTGCACTGATTTGTCCAAGCAAGACTGCAACAGGATGTGTTAGAGAGTGGGGTGTTCAAAACATTGATGCGGGTATATTCTTTCGCCTAAAAGCAGATGGTTTGTTATACGCAGTACGCAGATCGCTAACCGTTGAAGTAGCAGAGCAACTAATTAGTACTGCAGGAGTTCCAGGATTCAATGTTGAAGCGGGTAACACTTACGATATTCAATATCAATGGCGTGGAATGGGAAATTATAAGTTCTTCATCAACAACATTCATGTTCATACTATGTCTTTGTTGGGGACTCTTACTGCATTAAGTATGAGTAATCCTGCTCTACCTATAGCATTCAAAGCAACCACAGCAAATGCAGCAGTTGCCAATTGCTCTCTTATAATTGGTTGCGTAGATATAACATCTGAGAATGGTAAAGAGACGCCAGAACAATGGGGATCAGCCTATTCACAAGCAGTAGCGACTACTGGTGCAGATAAACCAGTTTTAGTTGTTCATAATCCTCTTTTAATTGGTACGTTAGTTAATACTCGCACTATTCATTTGAGAACATTATCAGTTCATAACACTAAGAAATGCACGTTTAAATTATGGCGTACTCGAAGTGCTGCTGATATTACAGGTGAAACTTTAGTTGCAGGATATGGTGGTAAACATTCATTCGTTCAATCCGATTCAACTGACATGAATGTGAGTGCAGTAAGAGCAACGGCAGTAACCGTGGCAAATCTTGAGTTTATTCGTGCGATTACTGTGGAAGCAGGTGCTAGAGTATCTATAGAGTTGTCGTATAGTCATTTAGAATTGAATTTGGTTCGTGGTGATTACCTTATTGTGACCAACGATTCCACTGCCGGATCAAGTGAAGTGGTTCTTGGTTGGGGTGAGGAAATCTGATAACCAATCATGCTATTAGGTGTATTTCATAATGAATCTGAATCGGTCTGTCAGGAGCATTTGCAGATTGCTACGATGGGAATCTATCCAGGATTCTCTACGTTCAATATGGCAACGAATGGATTTGGTTGTTCGATTGAAATTGAGATCGTACCTCAGAATCCACAAGGTGCAGGTGGTGGAGGAATTGTTAGACCTCCATTCATTGAAACACCGTGGGAAGGTCCGTATGAGATTATCGTTAGAGTAAAGCATAAAGGTAAGACATGGGAGCAGAGAAGAACAGTTAGTTACTTAATGGCAGCATCGTTAGAAAAAGTGTTTGCATCGTTTAGAAGAATGAACACATCTATTGTAGATGTCATAGCAACCATAAATAGTGTATTGACGAAAGAAATCAAGGTTAAAGCATTTTGGAGAAAATAAATGGCAGGAAAATTAAATTTATCAATTGAACAAGGTGCTACATTCACTCATGTACTAACGTGGAAGGATGAACTTGATGTTGCCATTAACCTAACTGGAGCAACCGCAAGGATGCAAGTTAGAGATAGTATTGATGGAGAAGTGCTAATCGAATTGACTACGGAAAATGATCGCCTTTCGATCCCTGTGGGTACTGATGGGAAAATTCATTTGGAAATTTCTGCTACTGATACTGCTGCAATGACATGGGTAAAAGGGGTATATGACCTTGAAGTAGTTATCGGATCAACCGTCACTCGATTGGTTGAGGGTAAAGTCAAAGTTTCTAAGGAAGTAACGAGATGAGTGAAACTACGGTTATTTCGCAAAATGGTGTCACTACAGTCGTTACTGTTGGGACTCAAGGACCGCAAGGCGTTCAAGGACCAGCAGGTGATGGAAATCTTGTATGGGGAGACATTACCGGTACTTTAGCAGACCAAACTGATTTGAATTCTGCATTAAGCGGAAAATCAGCAACAGGACATAATCACGATGGAACATATGCACCAACAGTACACTCTCACTCATATGAACCAGCAAATGCGAACATTCAGACACATATTGGAACTACAGGTAATCCTCATGGGGTCACTAAATCAGATGTCGGTCTTAGCAACGTCGATAATACTTCAGATGCAAATAAACCAGTTTCGTCGGCAACCCAAACTGCATTAGATTTGAAAGTGGATGAGTCGAATGGGTCAATAACAAATCATTTGAATTTCACATCTGTTATCGCACCAGCATATCAAGAAGGTAGAATTTGGTATGACACCGATAAAAAGGCATTGTCATATTATTCTGACATCTCTGGTTCTTCTATGCAGATTGGATTTGAGCAGTGGATAAAGGTTAAAAATACCTCGGGGTCTACTATTGTTGATGGTCAAGTAGTAAAATTAAGTGGTGCGTCAGGACAAACACCAACAATATCATTAGCGGTAGCAAGTACAGATTCAAATTATGATGTATTGGGTATCGCCACATCAGATATGACAAACAATGCTTTTGGTGTTGTTACTACTAGTGGTATATTGCACAATTTAAATACAACGGGGTCTGCAGTTGGTGAAACTTGGAATGACGGTGATGTGCTATTCTTACATCCATCAACACCAGGGGCGATGACAAAAACAAAACCGAGTGCACCAAACAATCCGGTTGCTGTTGGTGCGGTAGCACATTCACATGCCGTAAATGGAAAAATATTGACAAGAATACTTGCTGCTGGAGTGACTGATGACCAAATCATTGTCGATGTTGCGCCGTTTGTTGGGTTCTTTGATAACACAGACACAAACATGCACACCATCCTAAACAAGATGGATGTTCATAAACATAGTACATCATCCGTTGCTGCTTCATATACTCCAAGTGGAACTACGACAATCGCATATTCACCAGATGCTGTTTATTATGCAACTTGTGCTACTGCAGTAACATCATGGGCAATTACTGGATTACCATCAAGTGGAACAATTGCGTCATGGACTGTCGAATTGACGAATGGTGGTTTATTTGCTCAAACATGGTTTGCCAATACAAAATGGGATGGTGGCACCATTCCTACATTGACTTCAGATGGGGTTGATATTTTGACATTTTACACAAGGGATGGCGGAACAACGATTCGTGGAAAAGTATTTTCTATAGACAGTAAGTAATAAATATACGATACACATAAAGGAATTATCATGAACTTTGACTCACTACACGAAGCAATCAGACAAGTTATAACGGAAAAATTCCGTGATCACTCAAATTACATTGTTACTCATGGAGACAAGAAAAACACAAGAGTTGTTAGTGGACCAGACCCATTAGAAGGTGGTAAAGTTGGTGATGATGAACATCTTTCTGCGATGACAACACATCTTCATAGTCAATATGGTGGTGGTGGTAAGAATGTATACGGAAAAATTCATAGCATAACCAAACATACAGGAGCATTACCTAAACGAGCAGATGATAGAGACGAATTATCTGGTATGTCTCGTACAGAATAAGGAATTATTATGATTTTAGGAAAACTTGAACTTACTGAACAAACCGACATGGCATTTAGCCTTGAAGTGTTTGGCACAACAGAACAAACCCAATATGCAAGATTGGTAATTGAGGGGCCAGATTTCGATGTCGCATGTAAGTGCAAGATCGAAAACGGTGAAGTCATTGCCGCTGTTCCTAAATTAAAAGGAATCCTTCCTTCTGGCGTATATGAATCTCGTCTTGAAGTTGTGGTTGGAGATAAAATATTTTGCCCTCTTAAAGAGCAGATTGAACTCAATCCACTCATCGAATTTGATGTGAAGAAGAAGGGAATATCTCCAGTTAAAGAGGGAGTCAAAGTTACAGTTAAAAACAAGATGACTTCCGAGGACACTAGAAAGACTCCTACTCAAAATGCAATTGATGAAGGATATGAAGTAGTCAGTATGAATAACTTCAACGTCTTAAAGAAAGATGGAAAATATTGTGGCCTAGTATCTGAATCAAAGATCATGAAGTCCAAGACTCCATTCGATACGATTGCTGAATTGGTTGAGGAACTATCAAAATGACGCAAGACGATGTGAAACCATATGTATATATTGCAGTAAATAGACTTACTGATCAATTTTATTATGGATATCGTAGAGCAAATAAATGTAAGGCTGAATTCGATTTAGGTATAAAATATTTTTCATCTAGTAAGATAATAAAAAATAATGTAGATGATTATGAGTGGACAGTTTTGAAAGAATTTGATGATCCAATTGATGCAATTAAATATGAACAAGAACTAATATTCAACAATTTAGGAAATCCACTACTATTAAATAGGTCTTGTACTCATAACAATAAAAAAATATTCTATATAACAGAAGAAGGTCGTCAAAAGTTATCTAAAATTCATAAAGGAAAAACTGTAGTTGTTTCTGATGAAACTAGGAAAAAATTGAGTATTAGTTTAAAAGGAATTACGCCTTGGACAAAAGGAAAAACAAAAGAAACTGATGAAAGAATCAAATCGTTAGGGAGAAAAATTAGTAAAATTAACAGGGGACATTTGGTTTCTGATGAAACAAAAGGCAAAATTAAAGAAAAAGCAATGAACAGACATATAATCAAATGTTCATGTGTTTGTTGTAATAGAACATTTGATTATGGAAATTTCATTAAACATATATCTGAGGTCAAAAGAGAGGTATCTTGTATATGTTGTAAAAGAGTTTTTGATATAGGAAATTTTACCAAACATATTAAGGATCGACTATGATTTCAAGTAGGCAGGAGTTAGCAAGTTACGCACTTCGTCAACTTGGTGGCGGCATCGTCAATATTGAATTGACACCAGACCAAATTGAGGATGCAGTAGAGGATGCCGTTCAGTATTTCAATGACTATCATTACGAGGGCATTGAGAGAAATTACATCAAATTTCAAATTGCACCAACCAAAATTACGGTTGCCGATGCTACAGGATTTGTCGAAAACCAAACTGTTACGACTTCACAAGGATATTCTGCTACCATAGTTTCCGTTGATGGAAATATCATATCAGCAACTCAATCATCGACTGGTACGATATGTGCATCAGGTCAGACCTTGACAAATGGAACTCAATCATCTGTCATAAGTACCGTTTCAAAAGGAACCGTGGATAAAGGTTATATCGAGCTTCCAGATGAAGTGTTTTCTGTCACTAGAGTATTGAATACAAACGGATTATTGAATCATCCAGATATTTTGTTTAATGTCCAGTATCAAATTATGGCTAACGAGATTAGAAACATCACATCTGGTCAGGCAAATTATTTGTATTCGACGTTCAATTATCTTGGTCATCTAGATTTCATATTGAGAAAAGAGAAGACGTATCGTTTTAATCGTCGGATGAATAACTTATACTATGATTCAAGTTGGGATTTGAACGTGGGAACATGGTATGTGTTTGAATGCTACATTGGTCTTGATCCAGAGGTGTATTCTGAGGTGTATAACGATCCTTGGTTAAAGAAATACACCACGGCAAAAATGAAAAGAACATGGGGTCAGGTGCTGTCGAAATATTCTGGAATGTCCCTGCCGGGTGGAGTACAGTACGATGGAAAATACATATTAGAACAAGCAATGACTGAATTGAAAGCACTAGAGGACGAAGCAGCAGGTAATGGAGCACCGCTGGGTTTTCTAGTAGGATAATATGGCATCATTACACAATCCATACTTCAATAAATCCTTTGCCGGAGAGCAAGGTTTATTCAATTCACTTAAAACTGAATCGATTCAGGTTTTAGGACATATGTTCTACTACCTTCCTAGACAAGTTGTGACTAGGGATTTGGTGTTAGGTGAAACGGATATATCCAAATTTCCTTTGGCTATTGAGATTGAAATGTATATGGAGAATGTGCTTGGATTCCAAGGCGAGAAGGAACTCTATTCAAAGTTTGGTCTGGAAATCAATTCATCATATAACTTGATCGTATCTGTTGATAGGTGGGAAACCGAAGTCAAATCTCAATTCGATAACGATCAGGGTAACGGCGAAGCATCATTCGATGTGTTAGTTAGTGGAAGACCACAAGAGGGAGATTTGATTTATGATCCCCTAACCAAGATGCTACTAGAGATAAAATTTTGTGACCACGAATCTGAGTTCTACCAAGTCGGAAAGAATTACATCTACAAGCTATCATGTGAAGCATTCCAATACAACTCAGAGGAATTGAATACAGGAATATCTGATATAGATTCTATCGAGGACTTGAATTCTCTCGACATGACTTCATATCAAATTCTTCTTGAGGATGGTGGTTTGCTGTTACAAGAAAATGGTGGCGGATTTATGCAAGAGACACAAGAGATTCCAGAATTTACTTCTGGTAAGATTTCATACGACAATTCTCATGAGTTTGATGTTGCTGCTGAAGACGTTTCATTCTCAGCATCAAACCCTTTTAGTGGTATGTAAATTATGACTCAAACATTATTCGGATCACAACCATTCTACCATCAATCAGTACGAAAACTCGTAACTGCTTTTGGTGCCTTGTTCTCAGGAATGAACATTATCGAATATGACGATGATTGTAAAGTCATTCAACATATCAAAGTTCCTGTTGCATATGGACCAAAGAGTAAGTGGTTAGAAAGACTTAGAGAGCAACCAGATTTGACTGCACCTAGAGTTAAAGTCACGATGCCTCGTATTTCATTTGAGATTACCGATTATAGATACGATCCAACTAGGAAGATTGGTACTCAAGGCGCATTCATTCCAGGTAAGATTGGTGAGTCGATGACGAAGGTATTCAACCCTGTACCATATGACTTAATTATAAAGTTATACACATATGCCAAGGATAATGATGATTCTCTTCAGATGATGGAGCAGATTCTTCCATACTTCACACCATCATTAAATTTAAATATCAACTACTTACCTGAAGTTAGTATGATGAAATCTATTCCAATTCAATTGGATGCAGTTGCCGTAGATGATAATTATGCAGACTTGAGTGTGCAAACTCAAAGAACCGTTGTTCAAACATTCTCATTTACAGCTAAGATGGACTTCTTCGGACCAATCTTCAGTACCGATAAGATTATCAAACGTACTATTGTCGATATTGCTACTAAGAATCCTATGGATATTGACTTAACGCAAACTGTCGTAGTTGATCCATTCGATGCAGATAAAGAAGACCCACATACGATAATTGAAACATGGGATAGAAACGTATGAAGTTCGAGGACTTAAAAAGAAAACATGAATATGGTGGTTTAGATAAAAGCCATACACATGACATTTACGACTATTCATTTCATAGTGCCCCAATTAATGCTGCTCTACATGCACAACATGATGGTGGTGGCGTTGACTCTAAAGGAAAGATGAAGAAACCAAAACCATTATCTAAACAGCATCAAAGAGTGGTAGATAAAACTGATGCCCTTTTTGATGAGGGTAACGGAGCAAACAGAATAAAAAAAGATGCAAAATTGTATCACGGATTAAGGGAATCACCACAAAAGACTTTCGATAGAATTCAGAAACATGAAGGTGGCGAATCAAGACCACATATTGATGTTCATTGCCCTGCGTATATAAGCACCACTCATGATGAAAAGGTTGCACACAATTTTACATACACACATAGAAACGAAAAAGATAAACATATACTAGAAATAGAAACAAAAAAAGGTCAAAATGCTATACCATTAAATGATGCAGCAAGATATGACAATGAACGAGAAACTTTAATTAAAAGAAACGCAAAATTGAGAATTCATGCGAATCCAAGAATAGTCGAACACCCAAATGGTAAACGAACTCATTATTGGAGAGCAGAACTTTTAGGTCACGACGAATAGGTAAAATTTAAAATGGGTAAATTAGATGATGCACTTAATGTTGATCCTGTTGATATGCAACTTCCTCAACTATCATCAATAAATCTTCCAGAAACAATAGATTCTCCACTAGATCAAGAGGGAGAAACTGAAGACGTTGATGCGGATTATACTAGAAAAAATCAAATCGAATTAATTGAAATAAGTAAAGCTGCCGTCAATACAGCTATGAGAATCGCATCTCAATCCGAATCCCCACGAGCAATTGAAACGTTAGCAGGTATGCTTAAAACTGCATCTGAGCTAAATAGACAACTTGTTCAACAATCAAAGGATCGTGTTGAGGTCAAACAAGCTAAAAAGGGAGTTGGTGGAAACGTTCCAATTGGTCAGCAGACTACTAACAATATTATTATGACAGGTTCATTGAGAGACATAACCAAAATGTTGAAAGACCCGTCTATTATCAATCATGAGTGACTTAGAACAATTAGTCGAGATACAGTTTAAGAACAACCCAAATCTTAGACCATGTAACGCCCAAATATCATACACACCAGAGATGATGATTGAAATCTCTAGATGTATGAAAGACCCGATTTATTTTATCGAAAACTACGTCAGAGTAATCCACCCTGATCGTGGTTCAGTCTTGATGAAGTTGTATGATTACCAGAAGAAAATGGTTAGAGCATATCATGAGAACCGTAAGGTTTGTGGTATGGCAAGTCGACAGTTAGGTAAAACGACTACAGCAGCAGCATATATCATATGGTTCCTTTTGTTTAATGACGAAAAAACGTCAGCAATTCTAGCAAACAAGCAAGCCCAAGCATTTGAAATTATGGATCGAATTCGATTTGCCATTGAATGCTTACCTAAGTGGTTGCAACAAGGCGTCAAACGATGGAATCGTGGTTCCGTAGAATTTGAAAATGGTTCAAAGTGTTTTGGTGCCGCAACTTCAAAGAATGCGATTCGTGGTCGATCTGTTCAATTGATGTTACTTGACGAGTTTGCATTCGTTCAGAATACTCAAGCAGAAGAATTCTTCACATCAGTATTCCCTACCCTATCTGCATCAAAAGAATCGAAGTTGATTATCACATCAACCCCAAATGGATTTAACCATTTTCATAAAATATGGAATGAGGCAGAGAATAATATAAATGGATTCACACCAGTAAAGAGTATGTGGTGGGAACATCCAGAAAGAAATCAAGAGTGGTATGAAGAACAAAAGTCAGTATTGGGTGAGTTGAAAACTGCCCAAGAGTTGGATTGTGAATTTCAAGGATCATCTCGTCAGTTATTAACAGCAGCAACCATGGCATCACTTTCACCAATTCAACCGATTAAAGAATTTACAGATCAGTACAAAGGGTTGAAGATATATCAACACCCAAAAACTGGTCATAGCTATACCATGACGGTTGATGTATCTAGAGGAAGGCACCTTGACGCATCTGCTTTCTTAATATTTGACATTTCAGATTATCCACATCGAATAGTTGCATCATATAACAATAATGATATTGCTCCACTTAAATATGCCGGTCTTTGTTATCAAATAGCAAAGCAATATAATGAGGCATATGTCTTGATTGAGATTAATGACGTTGGCGCTCAAGTTGCTGAAGAAATGTACTATACATATGAGTATGAAGGATTATATTGGACAAAATCTGGTGATCAACTTGGAAAGAAAGGGGCAGACCCTTACCCAGGAATTCGTACCACTAAGAAGACTAAAAGAATTGGTTGTGCCAATTTAAAAGACATTGCAGAGAAAAAACAATTAATAGTTGATGATCTAACTTGCATACAGCAACTAAGCACTTTTGTTCAAAATGATTCTGGATCGTGGGAAGCAGATGAAGGGTTTAATGATGACATGGTATGTTGCCTTTGGTTGCATGCCTGGTGCGTAACTCAAAATTGGTTCGTGGATTTGTATGACGTTTCTATGAGAAATAAACTTTATTCAAATTTAGAAAAAGAACTAGAAGACGAACTAGCACCAGCATTAATCATACACAACGCATCGGACGAATATGAAGAAAATCCAAATATGGTAAATTCTAGAGAAGCGATGGAACTTCTATTATGATAAATAATTGTGGGTCACGAGACTGCAATCTCTACCCACTCTAGTTCTAAACACATTGACAAGGAGAACCAGCATGATTATTTATGAATCAACAAAAGTATTGCCTTATGTTTATAAGCTCACACATAAAGAAACAGGACAATTCTATTTTGGATCAAGATGGGCAAACATTGTTCCTTCTTCAGAAGATTTAGGAATTAAGTATTTCACTTCATCTAAATATGTGAAACCAATGTTCTACGACTTTCACATTGACATACTTGCAGAATTTTTTGACTACAAGGACGCATATTTATTTGAACAGGACATGATTCTTGAAAATTGGAACAACCCACTCAAATTAAATAAAAAGGTACACAAAAACAAAGAAATATTATGGATGTGTCCAGAAGTGTCGCCCTTGAAGGGAGTACCAAAGTCAAAAGAATCTATCAGTAAGATGAAACAAACAAAACATAAAAACAAAAAATCAGCTTGGAATAAAGGATTGAAACTCACTGAAGAGAAATACAAAGTTGGTGGAAGAAAATCAAAAGGAAACATACGAACCGAAGAATCTAAACAGAAGCAATCACTATCGACAAGAGGAATACCAAAATCAGAAGAGCATAACCGAAAAAATAGTTTGGCATTGTCCGGAAGAAAATTTTCAGAAGAACATAAAATAAACATATCACTTGCGAAGAGAGGGAAACCAAACGGATCAAAAGGTAAAGAATGGTTTAATGATGGAGTTCGTGAATATTTTACAAAAAATCCAAATCTAGATTGGATAAAAGGAAAATTAGATAGGCCAAATAACCACACCAAAAATAAGAAAATATACAATAATGGAATTATTGCAAAGTTCTTTGACGAAGGAAGTCAACCAAACGGGTGGATTCTTGGCAGAATAAAATCTTGTGAATAATAGAATTAGATAAATAATCAAACAGATAACCACTGTACCGAATTTACAAATAATATGAAGGAGTAAAGAATGGCTCTCACTAGTCCAGGAATAGAGATCAAGGAACAAGATAAGACTTTAATCGTACCAAACGTTTCAAGTACCGTAGGTGGTATTGCCGGTCGATTCACAAATGGCCCAATTGGTGTGCCAACTTTAATTTCAACCGAAGCAGATTTGGCTAATACGTTTGGGTATCCAAATGATTCCAATTTCCCTGAGTGGTTTGCTGCTGCTGAGTTCCTAAAGTACTCTGGTTCTGCATACGTTGTTCGTGCCGTAGCAACCGATGCAAAGACTTCAGTTCAAACCGTACCAGTAGGTGGCGCACCATTATTCAAAACTAGAGAAGATTTTGAAGAGCAGTTGATGGGTGATGCCACAATTGCATCTGGTTCATATGGCACATGGGCATCAAAGCTACCAGGAGATATCGGAAATACATTATCAGTTATTGCTGTAGACTCAGGTAACTGGTCATCATTCGAGACTTATGCAAATCAGAACGTTAATTTGTATGGCCTAAATCTTCTTTCACTGTTTTCACAACCACCAAAAACATCACCATGGGCGCAAGAAAAAATCGTCAATGGTTCTGGTGCAAAGTTCAATGTTACTACTTCTGGTGGTGCCGTTTCTGGTGTGTCAATTGTTAGTGGTGGTGAAAACTATCCAACTAGTGGATGCTACCTAGAGTTTAATGGTTCTGGAGTTGGCGCATCTGCTACTGTAACAATCAAAAATGGTGTTATAACCAAAATCAATATTGACGATGCCGGCTCATATACCGTGGCACCATCAATCACAATCTCAGCACCAACAGGAGCAGGTGGTGTTACTGCTACAGCAACCGTCGCAGTTGATGGTGGGAAAATTGGTTCCGTAACAATCACTGATGGTGGTTCTGGATACGAAAGTATTCCTACAATTTCTTCTTCAGGTGGAACTGGTTCTGGATTGGTATTGTCGGTTCCTGCAATCGGTGGAATCAAGAATGGTATTGTTACCGCAGTTTCAGTTGATAACGGTGGTTCTGGTTACGGTACTGCAGGTGTTTGGGCAACCTTGTTCAACCCATCAATCGATGATGAAATTCATGTTTTAGTTATCGATAACGGTGGTCTAATTGGTGGTGTTCCAAATCGCATCGTAGAGAAATATGAAGGGCTTTCAAAGATCAAAGATGCTAAAAATACCTCAAATTCGGATAACTATTACAAGACAACAATAAACAATTCTTCAAATCTAATCTATTGGTTATCTACCCCTGCAACCGGAACATCAAATTTCAATATTGCTTCAGATGGCAACAAGTTAGCATGGGATCAAGATATCAAATCGGTTATCACAACGATAGTTGAAGATGGTAAAGTATTCAAGCAGTTATATAATTTCAGCCCATTCGCTCCAGTTTCATTAACTGGTGGTGCAAACGGTTCTACCGTAACTGATGGAGAAATTAAAGAAGCATACGATCTACTAGCAAATGTTGATATGTATGATGTCGCTTGCTTCCCAACAGGAGCATTTAGCGTTGATGTTGTTAAGCACGTTGTTGAGAATGTTGCAAGTAAGCGTGGTGATGCAATGGCATTCTTATCACCATACGATTACAAAAATTCCGACTTGTCTATCAACAAATACGTTTTGTTTAAGAATGCTAATGACATGATTGCATACAAGCAGAATGAGCTTGCAATTGCCGATCAATATGCTCAATATGCAGTTATGGATTCTGGTTGGAAGTACATCTTCGACAAATACAATAACAAATATCGTTGGGTTCCTATGAATGGCGATATCGCAGGTATTGTTGCAAGACTAGAAACAACTTCAGAGGCATGGTTTAGTCCTGGTGGTTTTGATCGTGGTGGTGTTAAGAACGTTCTAAAACTTTCTTGGAATCCAACTCAATCTGAGCGTGATGCAATTTATCCAAAGGGAATTAATCCAGTTGTGGTTCTTCCTTCTGGTGGTGGCACAGTTCTATATGGTGATCGCACCATGACAAGTAAGCCAAGTGCATTTGATCGCATCAATGTTCGTCGTTTGTTTAATATCCTTGAGAAGTCAATTGGTCAAATGGCAAAGTACAAGTTGTTCGAAATTAACGACAACTTTACCCGTTCTGACTTTAAGACAAAGGTTGATTCTTACTTGAGAGATATTCAGGGCCGTCGTGGTATTACTGAATTCTTGACCGTTTGCGATAGTTCGAATAATACCGGTGATGTTATTGACCGCAACGAGTTTAGAGCAAGCATCTACATAAAACCAACCAGATCAATAAATTTCGTTACGTTAACATTTGTAGCAACGTCGACTGGAGTAGATTTTTCTACAGTAGTGGGTAGATAATGAATTTGTTGGATACACTAAAATCTAACGGACTGATCAATATGAATAATAAGATCAGTCCGTGGATTGAAAGAAAAATATCAAATGATCTGAGAGATTTGGTTATTAGTTCAACTTCTTTTCTTGATACGCAAGAAAAACTTTCGGTTAGAGTTCGTGCGTTATTATTAGGAATAAAATCTAAACCAACATGTACAATGTGTGGATCATCAACAAAATATCATGCAGCACTTTCTAAATATGCTGATTTTTGTAGTATTCAATGCTCTTCGAATAATGATGATGTTAGAAATAAAACAAAATCAACAAATTTTGAAAAATTCGGACATTCTTGCAATCTACAATCGACACCAAAACAAGCTCAAAAAGATAATGCAAAAAATGCGTACAAAAAATCGAGAGAGTCAATGATCAAAAATCGTGGAGTATCAAATCCAATGATGGTTGATTCTGTAAAAGAAAAGCATAAGAATTCAATGTCTTCAGAAGAAGTACAGGAAAAGCGAATAAAGACAATATTCAATAAAAATAAAATTGTGCCAGTTGATTTTGATTATGATAAGAAATCTTTTCACCAATATCGCCGTTTGGTTTATTCATATACAAGAAAATACATTCGTAGAGATTCATCTTTCATTACTGAAGGTAGATCAATTAACGGACTACATGTTGATCATAAAATTTCTTGCTTATATGGATATTCAAATAAAATAAATCCATTACTAATTGGATCAATTCAAAATCTAGAATTAATCAAGGCTATAAGTAATAGAAGTAAGTGGACGGATAACAGCATCACTTTTGGTGAATTACTGTGTTCAATTGAGATCGACTCAATGATTAATCATAAATATAACAATAATTTAGAAGAAGGAGTTTAATAAATGTCAATACTCGACTTTAAGGCCAATTTCACAGGTGGGGGTGCGAGGCCGAATCAGTTCCGTGTAGAACTTTCCTTCCCTGCAATCGTAACAGGAACTGGTGATGTTGCTCGCAAAGCACAATTTTTATGCTTTAGTACTACATTACCTGGATCACAACTAGGTATTGCAATGGCAAATTACCGTGGTCGTGAAGTTCCACTAGCAGGTGAGAGAACATTCAACCCATGGAGCATCAACGTGTATAACGATACAGACTTCTCCATTCGTGATGCATTTGAGAACTGGATGGGTAAGATTAATGATGTTAAAGAAAACACTGGTGTTACAAACCCAATGCTATACACATCACAACTTACCGTTAAGCAACTTGATCGTAACAATGCTACCATCAAGACTTACACGATCTATGATGCTTGGCCTACCAATATTGGTGAAATCCAATTGGACTTCGGCGCAAATACTCAACTTGAGTCATTCCCAGTTCAATTCGTATACACCCATTGGACTACAGAAACATCATCTGGTTCGGTTGGTGGTTCGGTTGGTATCAATACTCCATTCGGAAGTATTGGCGCAACAATATAATTTGATCAATTTGAGGATTTATTCGTTATGAGTATTAGTCTATTTGGGCTAGAGATCACCAAGCTAAAAAAAGCAAATGATCTCTCAGCCGCACTAACACCACCAATCAATGATGAAGGGGCACAAGATACTGCCCCTTCACTTGGTTCGCTTTATTATGGTGTGTATTTGGATTCAAGTGGTTCCGCATCATCAGAGTTTAATGCAATACAAACATATAGACAGATCGCACAATATCCTGAAATCGATATCGCAATTCAGGACATTGTTAATGAAGCTATCCCTCATGAGTCCGACGTTTCAAGTAATCAAGTTGATTTAATATTCAATGAGGATACTGCTTGTTCAGATGAATTGAAAGAAGCAATAAATGAAGAATTTAAGCATGTTTTAGATATGCTTAACTTTGGAAATATGTCATCAGATATATTTCGTCAATGGTATATTGATGGAAGATTGGTATACCAAGTCATCGTTGACAAATCAAACTTATCAGATGGTATAGTTGAACTTAGACCAATTGACGCATTAAAGATACGAAAAGTCAGAGAAGTCGAAAAAGTGAAGACCCCATCTGGCGTTGATTCTATAGGTAAGATTACCGAGTACTTCGTTTATAGTGAACAAGGATTCGTAAGTAATAATCAACAGCAAAAAATGTCAGGCCAATTATCTAACACAACTGGTGTTAAGATAAGTTCTGATGCTATCATCTTCGTTCCATCTGGCATAACTGATGTCAATGGATACACCGTCATTAGCAACCTACAAAAAGCCATTCGTCCTATCAATCAGCTACGCATGATGGAAGATGCAATGGTAGTAACCCGTATTGCTCGTGCACCAGAACGTAGAATATTCTATATTGATGTTGGTGCATTACCTAAAGCTAAGGCAGAACAATATGTAAAAGACATCATGAACCAGTACCGTAATAAGATGGTATATGATTCAGCTACTGGATCGATTCGTGATGACAAAAAATACATGAGTATGCTAGAAGATTTCTGGTTGCCAAGAAGAGACGGTGGAAAAGGTACTGAGATATCCACGTTGCCTGGTGCACAAAATCTAGATCAAATTACCGATACAACATACTTCAAAGAGAAGGTGTATCAAGCTCTGAATATACCTGTTTCAAGACTTCAAGGTGAGGAAGGATTTTCCCTTGGTAGATCGACCGAGATATCTAGAGACGAACTGAAATTCCAAAAATTCATTCAAAAACAAAGACGTAAGTTTAGCAAATTATTTGTTGATACCCTTAAAACTCAGTTACTTCTAAAGGGAATTTGTAACGATATTGAGTGGGAAGAACTACGTCAAGATATCACATTTGAATTCCAATCAGATAATGCCTTTGCCGAATTAAAGAGTCTTGAACTTCTTCAAAATAGGCTAATGTCATTACAACAAGCTGATCAGTACTTGGGTAAATATTTCAGTAAAGAATGGGTTCAAAAGAATATTCTGTTTATGACAGATGAGCAAATTGAAGAAATGGAAAGTCAGATTGATGGAGAAAAGGGTGATCCAACAGCACAACCAACAATTCCTGGGATGCCACCTGGTATGGACCCAAGTATGATGGGTGGTATGGGTGGTGATCCAAATGCTATGGGAGGTCAGCCTCAAGGTCAATTTGGGCAACCACAACAGGGTCAACAACAAGACCCATATGGAATGTAAACGGAGATAAAAATGTCAGATATCGAAAATATGGTAAGTCAATTGGTTAGTGGCGATAAAGACTCAGCAACAGAATCGTTGAACCGCATCTTCTCACAAAAGGTTGCTGAGAGATTAGATTCTTTCAAGCAAGATGTCGGGCACACTATGTTTAATCAACAGGAAAGTAAGGATTTAGCATGAAACTAACCCAAATTAAACGAAAACTTACAATCTCTGCTCCGACTTTTAGTAGTGGTGCAAGTACATGGACGATCACAACATCTGCAGCGCATAATCTTTTAGCTGCAACAGATGCGATTAAGTTTACCGATCCAGTAAGCGGCATTCAATACAACGTAACGACTGCTGCAGGAACTACTGGTTCTACCGTAGTGTTTTCTTCTACAGACCCATATGTAAAATTTCCTGAATTCCTTGAAGTTGAAAATTATGGTACAGGCTTTACTGGAAACTCAGACGTATTCACATTTAGTTATGTCGATACCATTAATGGATTAGTTCATGTGGTTTCAAATGGAACAGCAGCACTAGCATCAACTGGAGTTAAGCTACAAGGTTCATTGGATGGAATTCATTGGATTGACATTGGCTCTGCTATTGCATCACTAACTGCAGGTGCTATGGGTGAGGTTGCAGTAACCAAACCATATGTTTACGGTAGGTTAGTGTTTTCTGGTGCCATTACCGTTGCAGCAGGTGGCGCAAATACAATCAAAGCATATAAATCGGGGTGCTAACATGAAATTACTAGTTGAACAAGCTATTCAAGACGTTGAGGTATTGACAGAGAATACTGCCACAGGAAAGAAAATATATCTTGAAGGTAAATTTGCATGTGTAAATGAAGAAGTTAAAAATGGACGAACATACGAATCTACTGTATGGGCACCTGCACTGAAGAGATATGATGAAGATTACATCTCACAAAAGAGGGCTTTATCAGAACTTGGACACCCAGCAAATCCAACAGTAAACCTTGAAAGAGTTTCTCATATTATCGAAAGACTAAAAATTGATGAGTCTAAGAATGGAGTATTTGGTAGAGCAAGAATTATCGAGTCAACTCCTATGGGAGCTATTGCAAAGGCACTGATCGAAGAAGGTGTGCAACTTGGGGTTTCTACTCGTGGATTAGGGTCATTGATAGAAAGAAATGGTAAGCGATTTGTTGGTTCAGATTTCGTCTTAAATGCAATAGATATTGTGTCAGACCCTTCCGGGCACGGTTGTATGCCGATGGCAATGATGGAAAATATCGAATATGAGATGCTTGCAGACGGAACTATTCAACAGTTAGCAGTCGATGTTGCTAAGAAGAAAATTGATGAAGGTAAAGCATTAAAAGAATTTAAACGCTTAATGGAAGCGTTCAAAGGTTAAAATTTATGGACACCGTGAGCAGTAAAAATAGTGAAAATTTAATTTTCATAAATAATATCAATACAATTAAGGAGTTGCACAAATGGAAATTTTACCATATGTGTATATGGTCAAAAACAAAGTAACTGATGAGTATTATATTGGAAGTAGAAAAGCTAATGTTGGATTGAAATTGTCTGCAGAAGAAGATTTGTTTATTAAGTATTTTACTTCTGGAAAATTGAAAGAAGATATTAAATCTAATATAAATAATTATGAGTACAAAATATTGATGGAATATGGTGATGAGGATGTAGTGTTTTGGTATGAACAACTTATGATTCGTGAACATATTGATGATGAATTAAATATGAATGGTAATTTTGTTGATCCAGATACTGCAAAAGATACTTTTTGGGGAAAGAAAGGGCAAGTTGGTCGAGTATGGTCAGAAGAACAAAAGATTAAAAAGTCTCTGCAATATAAAGATAAACCGAAACCTAAAGAATTTGTAGAAAAGATAACAAAATATATGAATTCAGAACAAGCAGCATCCCAAAAAGAAAATTGTAAAATTGGTGTTAGAAGAAGGTCAGAAAGCGGAGTTCCTTGGGCACATAAAGGAAAACCTTGGAGTGAAGCAAGAAGATTGGCACAAAATAGGAGAAAGTCAATATGAGTACGTTAGAAGAAAGAATTAGACAGTTGATGGAAGGTAAGGAAACCATTACCACAAAGAATGGTAATGTCATTACTACTGACGAAGACGATAAAGATGAAGACAAGGAAGATGATAAATCCGATGACACCAAAGATCAAGATGTAGATACAGATGATCAAGATGGTGACAAGGATGAGGACAAAGAAGATGATGACGAAACTACTGACTTCTCAAAGCAGAATCCAAAGAAAGTCAATGAAGAGGCATCAAACGAAATGTTGAAAAAAGGTCAAGGTCAAGGAGATAAGTCAATGGGAACTAAATTGGCTGCACCACCATCAGGATCAGGCGGCAAAGACCCAAAGAATTCTAAGCTAACAGTTGGTCAGTCACGCAAAGACGGCGAAGGCGTTAAGGGTCAGTCTGCATCACAGAATGATGACAATAAAGTAAATGCCGTTGATGATCAGTCTCTCCCAACTAAGCCTTTCAAAATTACCGTTGGTGAGTCAATGAATGCTCTCTTCCAAGGCGAAGAACTTTCAGAAGAGTTCCAGTCAAAGGCCGCAACAATTTTTGAATCTGCTGTCAATCAAATCGTTGAGCAAAAGATGGTTGAACTTGAAGAGCAGTATCAACTTAAATTAGAAGAAGAAACAACACGCATTGAGGCATCCCTCAGTGAAGCAGTTGAAGAAGTGCAAAATGATCTTATCGAAAATATTGATGGATTCCTCAACTACGCAGTTGAGCAGTGGGTTGGTGATAATCAAATTGCATTAGAAAGTGGTATCAAAGTAGAGATGGTTACTAATTTTATTGATGGATTGAAGACTCTTTTCAAAGAGAACTACGTTGAAGTGCCAGAAGACAAGCTAGATGTCGTTGAAGAACAAGCTAACCGTATTGCTGAACTAGAGGAAGCTATTCTAGTTATTAACGGCGATCATGATCGTTTATGCGAAGAGAATGACAACCTAAAGAAACAAGCAGTTGTCGAATCAGTTGCTAAGGGTATGACGTTGATGCAAAAGGATAAGTTTGTATCTTTATGCGAAGGTCTAGAGTATAGTTCCGATGAGGAATTTGAGCAAAAAGTAAAGACAATCAAGGAATCATATTTCAAGGATGGTAAAGAGGCAGCAACACAAGATTTGAAGCCAACTACCTATACAGAAGTTATCACAGAAGAAGTTGAAGATAATATCTCGAAATATGTTCAAGCCCTTGGTGGTCCTCTGAAGTTTTCAAAGTAAACAATTCAATATCAATAAAAAGGAGTAACACAAATGCAATTAAATGAAAATCAACTGTTGGAAAAATGGACACCAGTCCTTGATCATCCTGATCTTCCAAAGATCGACACCTTCCACAAGCGTCGTACCCTTTCCGTAATGCTTGAGAATCAAGAGCGTTCACTTCGTGAAGAGCGTACCATGCTTCAAGAGGCAGGTAACTTTGCAGGTAACGTAGCTAACTATGATCCAATTCTTATTGGTCTAGTTCGTCGTTCAATGCCACAACTTATGGCATATGACATTCTTGGTGTTCAGCCAATGTCAGGCCCATCTGGTCTTATCTTCGCAATGAAGACCCGTTACGGTGGTGATGATGGTACAAATAGCCCATTGACTCGTGAAGAGGCATTGTTCAACGAAGCTGATACCGATTACTCTGGTACAGGTACTCAGTCAGGAACAAATCCATTTACAGTTCGTGCAGGTGATAATACTGGCACTCACATGACATCAGTGAAGTCTGCATTCGTATCTGGTTCAACTACTGCAGGTGCTGCTGAAATTAAAGACCCAGCCGAGATGAGCTTCTCAATCGAGAAGATGACTGTTACTGCCGGTTCCCGTGCATTGAAGGCAGGTTACACCATCGAACTTCAGCAAGACCTTAAAGCAGTTCATGGTCTTGATGCAGAAGCTGAGTTGAGCAACATTCTCTCTTCAGAAATCACTGCTGAAATCAATCGTGAAGTTGTTCGTACCGTTTACAATGCTGCTGTTCTTGGCGCACAAAACTGTACTACTGCTGGTACTTTCGACCTTGACGTTGATGCAAATGGTCGTTGGTCAGTTGAGCGTTTCAAAGGTTTGATGTTCCAGATCGAGCGTGAAGCTAACCTAATCGGTCAGCAAACTCGTCGTGGTCGTGGTAACTTCATCATTGTTTCTGCAGACGTAGCTTCTGCTCTAGCAATGGCAGGTGTTCTTGACTATAAGACTGCTATCCAAGCAAATCTTAATGTTGATGACACAAGCACCACATTCGCAGGTACTTTGAATGGCAAGTATAAAGTGTATGTTGATCCATACATGTCAAATGGCGACAATGCAAATCAGTTCTGTGTAGTTGGTTATCGTGGTACTAGCCCATTTGATGCAGGTGCTTTCTATTGCCCATACGTTCCACTTCAGTTGCTTCGTGCTGTTGATCCAACCACGTTCCAACCAAAGATTGGGTTCAAGACTCGTTACGCAATTGCAGGTCATCCAATGGCTAAGGTTGGTACTACTGGTGCAATCAGTGATACACTTGCTGATAACACCAACACCTACTTCCGCATTATGAAGATCGCAAACCTAAGCTAATCAAGTTAGGAATCAAGAAAAGGGAGCTTCGGCTCCCTTTTTTATTACCTCGAATAATAGTGAATTTCATGATATCATAAATACATCATACCAACCCAAGATAGGATGTATATGTATTCAGACGATGTGATACTATTATCGGAAGCTGTAAATGACAAATCCAAAATGATTAAGTTATCTCTAAGTGAAGATAAAAATAAAATATTGGATGCAACTAAATGGTTCGACTCATTTACAATTCAACCATCGCTTCGTATCAGGTGTTTGGCTATCCTTAATGGGATAACAGAACACACATTCCCTAAATGTAAATGTTGTGGTGCGAATGTAAGTTATCATGATGAATTTAAATCATTTTGTTCGCCGTCGTGTTCTAGAAAACATGGACATTTGTCGGATGACGTTAAGGAAAAATTACAAGGTGACTGGCTCAAGGAAAAGAGAATTCAAGATCGTTTATCATATGATAACATCGCCAGTCTCTTAGGTATATCTCACATTGCAGTAAAACGTGCTTGTATTAAGATGGGACTTCCAGAAGTTCGTTTTAATGAATCCGAATATTCGGTTCAATTGAAATTAAATAATAAAGAATTATTATCCCAATTGTATAATGATGGTAAGACTATGCAAGAGATTGCAGACGAGATTGGATCATCTAAAGCAACAGTTTCATTACAGATGAAAGATCATGGTATCGAATCAAAATCTCCAAATGAATATGAAAGATCAATAAAGAAAAGGTCTGCACAAGAGATCGAACTTGAAGAGTTCATTCAAAGTCTTGGAGTATCAACCACACACTCAAATCGATCAATCCTTAAAGGTCAAGAGATTGACATTGTGTGTGATGAACTGAAGATTTGTTTTGAATATAACGGCGTATATTCTCATTCAGAAATTGCAGGTAAAGGTAGATCATATCATCTTGACAAGACACAACAGGCAAGTAAGTGTGGGTATAAATTATTTCACATCTTCAGCGATAACTGGGTTCTGAAAAAAGAAATAACAAAATCTGTGGTGTCATCCAAGTTGGGAAAATTCTCAAGAACACTTCAAGCGAGAAAGTGTAAAGTAGTTCCGATTTCTAAGTCAGATAAAAGTTCGTTCTTAAATAATAACCACTTGCAAGGGAACGACAAATCATCATTCGATTATGGATTGACATACAACGACGAATTGGTTGCAGTTATGACGTTTTGTAAATCTAGATACAACAAAAACATTGATTGGGAATTATCTCGATTCGCATGCAAAATAAACACCAAGGTTATTGGTGGGTTTTCTAGATTACTATCAAGGTTTAGGAAAGAACATTCTGGATCAATAGTGTCCTATGCGGATAGAACTATTAGTCACGGAGATGTATATTCCAAAAATGGATTTGAATTGATTAAGACAAACCCACCAGGATATAGATATATCTCAGAGAGAAATCCAAAACGAATGCACCGTGCCAATTTCATGAAAGCCAAGATTACAAAAGAAGGAGATATTCGATCAGAGACTGAAATTATGAAATCGAATGGATATCATAAAGTTTGGGACTGTGGAACTCTGTCATACGTCATTACATAAATATACTATATAAATTATTTCGGATACCTTATTATGACATTCCACACTTTTTCAGATTTCCTCACATCTACAATTCTATCTGAAGAATTACATCCAGAACTTAAACAAGAGTTAGATAAGAATAGAAAATACTCTAGTGATGGTGTTGCATCATTTAGTAAGAAAGTAAAAGCCATACAGAATCGTGGTGAAGAAACAGGTCTTGATGGAACAAAACATAGTGGATCGTCACGAGTATATTACCCACACGCAGGAACTCATGAGATAAATTTAGATGGCAAGTCTGCTCACGTTCCAGTGGGAACAAAATTTGCAAAAAGATTCGCTTTAGATAAACACACTGGAATTAAAAAATCATTGGGTTCTGAACAGAATAGAGCAGAAGTTGATGCCGCAAGACACTATGGTTTATTTCATAAACATGAAGATGGATCATTCTCAACAAATCCAAATGGAGTGGTTGCACCAACAATAGATCATCATGGTGAACATGAGCATATCACATCAGTAAAAGCTGAAAAGTTTTCTACTAAGAAATTCAAAGATACCACAAAATCAGAATCCCACCCAAAAGGATTACCATTTAAACATTTCACCGCAACATTACTCCGTCATCATGATAGATCAAATGGTAAATACTATAACCATTATGGTGTTAGTCATGAAGATATGGACAAGGCAGAGGATCATCCACTAGTCCATAAGTTTATGGCTCACCAAGACGATACTGGACACCATCCTGGTGATATTCGATCTGCAAATATGGGACACATCACTCACCCACATACAGGAGAAGTCCATCATGTTTTAGTTGACGCAGGGTATGATCATGAAGTACAAAATCTATACGCAAAGGCTAGAACAAAAATGTACTCACGATGATCAAGTTGTTCCTTTAAATTTTTGTATTAAGGATTAATATGTCAGAGTTTATTACTCTTATGGGCAACACATCACTACTAAGTAACATCCTATTTCTTGTAGGTGGTATTGCATTTCTTTGGTATATTATTGCTCATAATAATGACACGAAATCTCCAATAAACCTTACGGATTTGTTGCTTGATTCAAGTACTAAAAAATTGTCACTAAATAGATTTGGTCAGTTCATTGGAATATTCGTATCAACTTGGGCTATTGTGTTCCTTATTCAAACTCAAACTTCATATTCTATTTTACCAATGTTATTCCCTGCATGGTTAGCTTATTTAGGTGGATCATTTATGTTCAATAATTATTTAAAATCAAAACAGGATAAAAAAGAAGGTGAAGATAAATGACATGTACCACTGAAATAGGTAATCTATTATCAATAGATGGTAGTCCAATATCATTTGATGGATTACCAGAACACGCATTCAAGATGCAATTTGCAAAGATACCTATGACGATGTTCTTTTTACAGGGTGTAGATTTTCCTGGGATAGATATTCAAACTCCACAATATAGAAACCCATTACTCGACCTACAAGAAGTCGGAGAGAAGATAATATTCAAACCATTTTCAATTAACTTCTTAGTTGATGCAGGAATGAAAAACCATACTGAAATATTTAATTGGATGAATATATTAGTTAAGTCCCAAAATATTGCAGATCAAGTTGGTGATGCATTATTGTTTATCAACGATGTTAAATATGTAAGATTTGTTGATGCATTCCCAATATCATTAGCAGGTATGCAATTTAGATCAAACCAAGACAAAGTAAATTATCTGACCTGTAGTGCCACATTCAATTTTGATTGGTATGAAATTCTGGCACCGTAATTGCTATATAAGAAATACTCTAGAAGTAATATAAGAGATAATACATTTATATTTTTTCTAGAGATATTACTAGAAAACTACTAGAGATAATATAAGAGAAAATATATAGTACCATTGGATTTTACTCCTTGTCAATACCCTAGAACCATTTATTTTCAATTGTGTAGTAAATTTACAACAGTTGACTAAATATTCATTCCGTGATATCATTAGTTTTTGATTTTATGGAGAATTTTGTGAAATTTACACCTGAAGACATCCTCGAAGAATGGAAAAAAGACAGTCCAATTGACGATACTGCTCTCGGCAAGGAGTTGGTTAAAACGTCACATCTTCACTCTAAGTATTTGGAATTGTTGATGAAAGCTAAGTCTAAGCTCTCCCAAACAGAGGCTAAATATAACAAGATGAAGAATCTTAGGAAGTCATATTATCGTGGAGAAATGACACTATCGCAACTCCAAGAGTACGGATGGGATCAGTACCAAGGACTCAAGCAATCTCATTCTGAGTTTATGAACACAACCGAAATCGACCCTATCCTATGCGACGAGAAAATAAAAGTTGATTTCTACAAGTCTCTGGTTATCGGTCTTGAATATATTATGAAGCAGATTCATCAACGTGATTACTCTATAAAGAGTTTAATTGAATATAACAAATTGATAATGGGTGGTTAGTGGAAAAGATTGTTGTCAAATATCATGATGAAGTATTTTGTCGATTGGATTGTGATATGTCCATTAGATATGAACTTCATGAATATTTTAAATTTAGAGTACCAAATTACCAGTTCACTCCATCTTTCAAGAAAGGACGTTGGACCGGATATATTCATTTATTTAATCCAATTAAACCTCTTTTCCATATTGGTATTCTGAATAAGCTCGAAACGTTTTGCGCTGATAATAATTACGAGTTAGAGTATGAAGCTAAAATAACAAATACAGATATAGCTGATGCCGAAATTATCAAGTTTATTGACTCGTTAGATATACACTCCAATGGAAATAAGCTAACGGTAAAAGATTACCAATATGCTGCCGCAATTGAGGGAATCAAGAATCAAAGAAGAGTTATTCTAAGCTCAACTGGAAGTGGAAAGTCGTTGATCATATACACTCTAGTTATGTACGCACTTTCTAGGAATAAACCAGTCTTACTGATTTGCCCATCAACATCATTGGTCGAGCAAATGTCGAGCGACTTTATCGACTATGCATCAAACACTACGTTCAATCTAGACAAGATCACCCACAAAATCCATTCTGGAGCCGCTAAGACCTCCACAAAACCTTTAGTGATATCGACTTGGCAATCACTGATGAACGTCGATCCTGAGTGGTTTCAGAGGTTCTCGTGTGTCATCGTTGATGAGGTTCATGGAAGTAAGGCAACGGTTCTTAGATCGATCCTTGAGAACTGTGTGAATGCTGATATGAGATTCGGACTAACTGGATCACTAGATGATAGTAAGGTACATGAACTAATGATTCAATCTTTGTTTGGAAAGATCGTTCGTGTATCTAGCACAAAAGATTTGATAGAAAAAGGACATCTATCCGATATTCATATCAAGGCAATAAAACTCAATTACTCCAAAGATACAAATGAGATCATGAAGAAGTCTCAATATGCAAAAGAAATTGCATTTTTGATCTCGCATAATAAAAGAAATAAATTTATCAGAAATCTTGCTTTATCGTTGACAGGCAACACTTTAATCCTATATAATTACGTTGAGAAACATGGTGACATATTATACGAAATGATTAAGGAAAAGGCAGGAGATAGGAAGGTGTTCTACATCCACGGTGGGGTGGATGCTGAAGATCGAGAAACGGTTAGAGAGATTATGGAGAAAGAGACTGATTGTATAATTTTGGCTAGTTTTGGAACAATGGGAACCGGAACGAATCTAAAGAAATTGCATAACATAATATTCTCTTCTCCAACAAAGTCCGTAATCAGAGTTCTCCAATCTTTGGGTAGAGGACTACGAAAGGCAGAAGGAAAGCACAAGGTTGATCTTTACGATATTGGGGATATGTTAGTCACAACAAAATCTAAAAATCATACTTTCAATCACTTTATCGAGAGACTTCAAATTTATACAAACGAGTCTTTTGAGTATAAATTAGTAGAGGTTCAACTTGAAAAATAAATTTGTCTGCATAAAGCTAAAATCTGGAGAGAATATTTTTGCCGAATTAGCTAAGATTGACGATAATCTACTAAGGATACATAATCCTCTTAATGTTAGAATGTATAAGTCTGATGATGATTCAGATGGAATATCCTTATCAAAGTGGATACCTTTCACTGATGACAACGAATTCGATATTCCAACCGAAGTTGTTATGTATGTTGGGAAATTATCAGATGACTACACTAAATTTTATGGGATGTCTAACCTTAGATACCTGATTGACGAGATTCAAAGAACACATGCAATTAAGGTAAGAAATGGTGGTGACATTGAAGATGCATTCCATTCCATGAGAGAAGATATTGAGTCGGTTATAGCACTTGCTTCTAAGAAGTATGGGTTAGATGATGCTATATTAAGGAAAACATTTATTTCATCCGATGAGGACAAAGTTGATGATGACATAAAATTAAAAAAGAACGTAACATTACACTGAGGATTTCGATATATGACAACTAAAAATTATGTTAACAATAAAGACCTTCTGAATCATTTGATTTTGCGAAGAGAGAGAAATAGAATTAGAAAAGAGAATGGCGAAGAGCCAGAACAGATAGATGATTACTTGGGGTTTGTCTTGATGGAAATTGCAAGGAGACTTAGTTATCGTCCTAATTTTATCAACTACACTTTTAAAGATGAAATGATTGGTGACGCAATTGAGAATGGACTCAAAGTCGTTGACAATTTTGATCCTGATAAGTCAAGCAACCCATTTGCATACATTACCCAAATCATGTGGAATGCATTCATTAGACGAATTCAAGTTGAAGAGAAGCAACAAAAGATTAAGGGATCGTTGATTAGAGAAATGCCTCTAGAAGATTTATTCGCCATTCAAGATCATGACGAAGATGGAATTCCTTACTCACATCACATAATGGATTACCTTCAGGATAACAAGTTCCTACATGATGATACCACAAACAAACCAAAACAACCTATAGGTCTGGAGAAGTTCTTTGAGTAATTAATTTAACCCATTTAGCAAAATTTCCTATATCCATTTCTTTTCTATCAAAGATTCGTGTAACTCGGTTGAATGGTTTTCTTGACGCTTTAATTTTATTAATTTCTTCTAATGATTTGACTCTGGAATACGATTTCAAATCATTAGCTTTGTTTCTTACCGATCTTGTTAACTTCATCTGATTTCTAGATTTTTCTGTATGATTTTTACCATACATTCCATTATTCTCACCACAGATATTTTTAGGAAGATTATTTATTGCTATTTTTATATACTTATCTGTTCTTTTTATTTCTGATAATTTATTTTTTGTTTCGTCCGATCTCTTGTAAGAGAATCCAGATGTACCTTCTCCACCATCTGATTTATTGTGTAGAATTCCTGTTTTATCATTTTTCTTTCCCCACCAAGCAATCATCCGACGTTCTAATGCCAATGCCCCAATTTCAGTCAAATTTGATTCTAAAATAACAATCTTAGATTTATCTGATGGAGTTGTGGTTCCGTTTTTGTGTTTAACGTATGCTCGTTTGCCACAACCTTTTCCAATGTAGTATGGGGTTCCTGCTTTTGCGATTGGACTATCTTTTGCTCTAATGTATGCGTAAACGTAATAAATATTAGTGCTGGTCATATTGACTCTCCTTAGAGTTGATGGTAGAATGATTAGAGCTAGTAGATGCTGATTACATCGTGACTAGCATTATTATTTATAGGAATTAATATATGTCTAAAGTGGGAGTAATCGGTGATTTTCACGTTGGGGGCAGGAACGATTCGATTCATTTAATGAATTATCAGTTGAAATTCCTCAACGACCAATTTATCCCATATCTGTTGAACCATAACATAACCGACTTTGTTTGTCTTGGTGATTTGTTCGATAGGAGACAATACACCAACCATAAAACTCTGGACGTATGGAAAGAGAAGTTCTTTGACCCACTTCTTGCTAGTGGAATCAAAATGCACGTTTTGGTAGGAAACCACGATTGTCCGTTTAAGCATACGTTGAAAGCAAACACCATTGACTTATTCCTAAGTCATTATGACAATATCGTAATATATGACACTCCCAAAACAAGCATTTTGGGAGAAAATTCTTTCTCATTCATTCCTTGGATATGTCAAGATAATGAAGCTGATGTTTCCGAGTTCATTAAGTCGAGCAAAGATTCAATTTGTTTTGGGCATCTTGAACTTGTCGGATTTGACATGTACGTTGGTCATACAGCAACCGAAGGAATGAGTAAAGACATATTCAAATCGTTTAGAATGGTGTATAGTGGGCACTATCATCATAGGTCACATTCCGACAACATTTACTACACCGGAAGTCCTTTCGAGTTTACATGGGCAGACTACGACGATAAAAAAGGGTTTCTCATTCTAGACACTGTTTCTCATTCTAAACGATTTATTCGAAATGAGTATTCATTGTTTCATAAAATTGAGTGGAATGACGAAAACCAAGGCACTTCATACTGGAAGACATTTGATACTTCTGGCTTAGAAGGAAAATATGTCAAGTTGGTAGTTGTTAAGAAAACCGACCCATACCAGTTTGATTTGTTGGTTGACCTGTTATATAATTGTGGTGCAGCAGATTTTAAGATAGTAGAAGAGTTTTGTGACATTTATGTGGATGACGATGACATAGCTACTGAGGATTCCCTCTCATTGGTTGAGTCATATATTGATCAGGCGAACATTGACGCAGACAAACCTAAATTAAAATCTATGATGAAATCCCTATACCTAGAGGCTATGAGTACCCTTGAATGATTATATTTAAATCGATTACTCTGCAGAATTTTATGTCTATTGGAAATTCTGCAGTCACCATTCATTTGAATAAAGCTAATACTACCCTTATAACCGCACCAAATGGTACTGGTAAAAGTGTTATGCTTGATGGATTATGCTTTTGTCTTTTTGGTAAGGCGTATAGGAAAATTACAAAACCACAATTAGTCAACTCCATAAACCAAAAAAAGTGTTCTTCTACTGTTGAGTTTTCGATTGGTAAGACTGAGTATAAGGTGATTAGAGGGATAAAGCCAAACACGTTTGAGATTTATCAAAATGGCGATCTGATAAACCAAGACCCAAATGTTAAGGATTATCAAAAGGTATTGGAGCAGCAAATATTGAAAATGAATTATAGAGCATTCACCCAAGTTGTTGTTATGGGTAGTGCTGCATATATTCCATTCATGAAACTAGATTCTGCACATAGGCGAGAGTTCATCGAAGATTTGTTGGATATTCGTGTGTTTTCCGCTATGAATAAAATGCTATCTAGTCAAATCAAAACAACGAAAGATACGTTGAAAATAGTTGATGTTGAGTTAGCTGCGAAGAAGGAGGTTGCCAAATTAATATCGAATCAAATTAAAGAGAAATCTTCTTCAACAGAAGAAAACAAAACAATATTGTTGGATGAAAAGTCTAGAATCAATGCCGATACATTGAGGATTAAAGACGAGTTATCTAAACTAGATGCAGATCATGAAAAACTTACAACCAGATTGCATGAGTTGTCTGAGTTAGAAGAATCTTTATCTGGATTGACATCCAAAAAGAAGGCAATCATATCAAAAATATCATCAGTTCAGTCCGATTTGGACGATATCGATAATGTTAATGAATGTTCATCATGTAATCAAAAGCTACCAAAAGAGTTTAAGGATATTGCTAGACAGAATCTTTCATCTAGCATATTAAAATTACAACAACAATTGGACGATTTGGTTTACAAGGAAGATGCGTTGAAAGTAAGTATCTCAGGATATGATAATACTAGATCATCGTTAACCTCATGTAACGAATCGATGAGAACATTGAACGAACAATTTTATGGGAACAATCTTCTTTTGAAGAAGGTGAATTCTCAACTAGAGGCACTTGAAGATGAGATTCAAAATCCACCAGACAAATCAAAGCTAAAAGATTTGGCTAAGAAAATTGTTCAGCTAGATAAACAAAAGAAAGAACTTTTAGAGCAACAAGAATTACAATCGGTTGCCCAAGGGTTCCTTCATGACAGCGGAATAAAATCAAAGATCGTTAAGCAATATGTCCCAACAATAAACAAAATGGTGAACCAACATTTGTCCAAATTGGAATTGTTCGTCAACTTCAACCTTGATGAAAATTTCAACGAAGTCATTAAGTCTAGGCATCGTGATACATTCACATACGATTCCTTTAGTCAAGGGGAGCGTCAGAGAATCGATATGGCATTGATCTTCTGTTGGAGAACAATTGCTACGATGAAAAATTCCATTAATACTAATCTAATCATCTTAGATGAAATTGTCGATAGTTCGATGGACGGTAATGGAATGGACTTGACGATTGAGCTTTTGAAGGCTATGAAGAACAATAATGTGTTTGTTGTCTCACATAGAGAGAACATTGCAGATAAGTTCGATCAGACGTTAAAGTTAGTTAAGAAGAACAATTTCACAACGATTCAATGACTTAGCCAATGGTCGTTTGATTGTGTTATAATTCGGACTCCATTAACCCTACAGGAGTTCAATTATGTGGCTAACTACACTACAAGAGCGCAAGTCTCTCCAATTCAACAATCCGAATGCCGTCCTAGTTCGAGGAAGCTACGGAAAAGATGAAAAGAATCAGACACTTGAAAATATCGATGGACAGACAAAAAAGAAGCGAGTAGAATTCGTTGTGTCGGACGAACTTGAGCAAGTTCAACAAGTTTGGTCTGGTGTAAATTTTAATCTCTATCGTAAAGGCTAAATCATGCAACTCAATGGCGCAGCAGCAAGTGGAACTCTTACCAACATTTCTGGTGCAAAGGAATTTGGTATCTCTAGCAACAGCAGCAAGCTGTTTGCTATGTTGTCTACTTCTCTGTATTCTAACAAGCAACGTGCCGTCCTGTATGAGATTGGTGCCAATTGTAATGATGCCCATGTATTGAATGGTAATCAAGATCGTCCTTGGGACTTGTATATGCCAACGAACATGGATAACAACATCCGTTTTCGTGATTATGGCCCAGGCTTGAGTGAAGATGCGGTATACAATCTTCTCACTACCTACGGTGAATCCACCAAGACTGATTCTAATGAGTTTATCGGTGCCTATGGTATCGGTAGCAAGTCACCTGCTGCTGTTACTAGCACATGGACGGTAATTTCTCGTTTTGAAGGTGTATGCTCAGAGTACCTTGTGTTCATCGATGGGCGTGGAGTTCCTTCACTTACTAAGATTCGCTCACAAGATACCGATGAAGAATCTGGCATTGAGGTAATCATTCCGGTGAGTGCTAGTAATTCGTACTCATGGAAGTCCGAAGTTGCTGAAGTGTTTAAGCACTACAAAGTGCGTCCTAATATTCAACGTCATACCGTACACTTCGACACCCCAAAGTTTGTTGTATCTGGTAATGGTTGGAGAATCAAGAATGGTGGTGGTTACTACTCCAAGGCAATTTTTGTAACTACACAACGTGGTTACGAAGTTGATAAGCGCACGATGGAAGAGGCACTTACCCCTGAGCTTATGAATATGCTCAACTTCGACATGGAACTTGATTTCCCTGTTGGAACTTTGGAAACGTCACTATCTCGTGAGCAACTTCAATATACGAAGTACACGATTCAGAACATCAAAGACCGTTTGCAAGTTATGCGTGATGAGTTTATGAATTGGGTTGATGCTCAAGTTGCATCGTCCATCGATAAGCTAGACTTTTATAAAAACGTCGCAAAGGTCGGTAGGGAAATCTTTGTTAATTCTCCATCAAAGATCATTCCGTTTGTGAAGTGTGCTACGTTTGGTACGATTACAGAACGCAATCTGCATATCTACACGTTGTCAAACGTCAATACAGACGGCATTAGTGTGTTTGATGGTACGGCAAAGATTTCTCAACTCAAGCCGAATTTCACCTGCTTCAAGACTCACAAAATTACTGAAGAAACAAATCATAAGGACAATACCAAGAACCTTAACCTGCGTATCAGTGATCTTGATACGATCAAGATTGTTGTTGATGATGTCAAGAATACTAAGTCAAGGGTTCGTTCATGGTGCGTTGGTTACACCACGATGATTGTCCCTCAGTCTTTCGTTATCCCGTCTGAATTGCAACAGTTTGTCACTAAGGCATCCGATCTTGCCGAACCAATAAAGCGAGAGCGCAACAAGGATGATGTTGTTAAAAAGTCTGGTCTTTGGAAGATTCGTTCAAATTCATTTATCCGTTATACCGAGGATGAAGCACAAGACCTTTTGGAAAATTCTGATAAGGATTTGGTTGCCTTCCACTTTGATAGTTCGTTCTCTTTCGATTCCATCCTTGAAGCTCAACTGCCTCTTGTTCGTTTCTATAAGCAATCGAGGAATGTTGTTTTGATTGGTTTGAAAACTGGTACGGAAATTCCAGATGAGTGTATCGAGATTGTTGAGTTCGCAAAACAAGATTTCAACGAAAAGAATACGGTTGCCTTCATTGATGCTCATGTTATATCTCAAGAATCGATCAAGGCGGCATCGAATTGGAACGATTTCAACTGTTTAATGAAGAAAGGCGTTACTACCGATTCAGATTCTGTTTGGAATGAAATGTCTAAGATGTGGCAGAAACTTATTGATGAGTATAAGAATTCTTATAAGAGTTCTGCTGAGTACGAAAAACTGACTGAGCTTGCCGAGTTGCTGAAGCAGAAAATTGTTGAACCTAGCGAGTTCATGACTCTTGCTTCAATCGAAGAAAAGGTATATAATGCGTATCCGTTGGTTAAGTATCTTGAAGTAAACGATGTTCCTGATGATCTTTTGAAGTCCTACCTTCTTACTACTGGAGTTTAAAAAATGAGCTACACTTTTTTCATGAATGACGATCAAATCACCCTTATCAACATCGCTACTGGAAATCAGTTTAGCGTGTTCTGCTCCGATCCACGTTTTGAGCAATTTAAGAAATTCGTTGCTGCCGGTGAGTATGACAAGGCAGAAGCAATGGACACCAAGGTTATCATGAGCAAGATTTCGTTTGCTAGTTCGTCTGGTAAGGTCGGAATTACTATCAACAACGGAATTGGTAAGATCACGTTTCAGAATAGTTTCAAGTCATACGACCTTGCCGATGCTATCGTGGCAAAGGCAATCAAAATGTCAACCGAGGGGTTTGATACTGCCCCACTGGTTAATTTTATCGAGAACCTGTATCAGAATCCTTCCAAGACCGCTATCGATGAATTGTTCCTGTTCCTAGAACAAAGCGAACTTCCAATCACACCAGATGGACATTTCATTGCGTATAAGATCGTCCGTAATGATTACCTAGATATCTATTCTGTTAAGTTCGATAATTCTGTTGGTGCCGTTTGTGAAATGGAGCGTTTTGAAGTAGATGACAAGCGCACCAACACCTGCTCATCAGGACTTCACTTTTGCAGCAAGGGATACCTGCCACACTACGGTCAGACCAACGATAGCCGTTGTATGCTCGTTAAAATTAATCCTGCTGACGTTGTGTCTATCCCTAACGATTATAATAATGCCAAGGGTCGTACCTGCAAGTATGAAGTCGTTGGTGAGGTTAATAACGTCGAGTGGCGCAAGCAACTTGAGAGTGAGGATTTCACCACCAAGTCTGTCGTTAATTATGATGCAACCGAGTATTATGAGGAAGATTTCGATCAAGACCTTGACGAGACCGATGAATCATACGATAATGACAAGTACTGGTTCGATGACTCCGTTGGATGTTGGAGAAACGAAACTGGTCACTTTGTGAAGAAGGTCATTGTTGCAAGTTACTTTGGAATTGATGTATCTGAATTGGATAGCATGAAATGAAAGTAAAGTTGGCAAGACCACTTGAAGAACCTCTTGATGTTGAGGTTCTTCAAGAAGTGCAGATCAATAATAAACCATTTGTGGTTGTTGATCTTGGGGCAGGGCAACACATCAAAGGTGTATTCTCCAGATATTTTGTTGTGTCTACTGCGTGTATCATGAAAACTATGGAGGATATTAGGGTAAATGATTGATAATGTTTCTCACCCAAAACACTACACGTCTAGCAAAGCAGTTTGTTCTTCCTGCGGGAGTCCAATCGAGTGTATTGACATAACCCGACATATGGGGTTTAATATAGGAAATGCTGTAAAATATTCGTGGCGATGTGACTGGAAGAATGCTGCTATCGAGGATTTGAAGAAAGCGGTATGGTATCTTCAAGATGAAATTTCAAAACGTGAGAGGGAACTAAATGCAACTAAGTAAACTGACAACAGACCTAATGAAGAATTTTGCCGCAATCAACAGCAACTTCCTAATTCGACCAGGAACCAAACAAAAGACGGTATCAGAGACACGAGATATCCTTGCTATTGTTGACCTAGAAGAGACTATGCCAAAGGAAGCAGGTATATTCAATATGAATGAATTTCTAGGTGTTATTTCACTATTCAATAAGCCTGAGTTTGATTTCGATGATAAGTTCGTTACCATTGAAGAAGGTAATAACAAGATCAAGTATGTTTATGCTGATGTTTCTTGCATCACAACTCCATCTAAGGACTTGGTATTCCCAACTCCAGAGATTACTTTTGATGTCACTCAAGATCAACTAAACCGTATGCAGAAGGTTTCTTCTGCTCTAAGTGTTGGCGACATCGTTTTTATTGGCGACGGCAACTCAATCAAGGCAAAGATTTTTGACGTTAAGAATCCAACAAGCAATACCTATGAGCTTGAACTAGATGCGAGTACCACCAACGAGTTTGAAGTTTATTTTAAATTAGATAAGCTGTCTAAACTTTTCGGTGGGTCATACACTCTCAATATCTCAAGCAAGAAGATTGGTCAATTTGTTCATAAGGATATTCCTCTAACCTGTTATATTTCTGTCGAGGCTAATAGCAAGTTTGAATAATTATGAAACACAACGAAAATCAATTTCTTTTTGTAGAAAAGTATAGACCTAGAACTATAGAAGATACGATTTTACCTGCGGCAACTAAAGCTATGGTTAGGGGATATATTGAACAAGGTAGAATCCCCAATCTACTTTTTCATGGAAGTGCAGGTACGGGAAAAACTACATTAGCTAGGGCAATGTGTGAAGAAGTTGGTGCCGATTACATCATCATAAACGCATCTAGCGAAAATAGTGTCGATGTTCTAAGGACAAAGGTTACGCAATTTGCGTCAACCACTTCATTCTCCGAATCTCGCAAGGTAATTATTCTAGATGAGGCAGATGCGCTAACGAGTGCATTCCAATCTGGTTTTAGAAATGCTATGGAAGCGTTCTCTGAGAACTGTACGTTTATTTTAACGTGTAACTTCCCACAAAGGATCATTGAACCTATTCATTCTCGTTGCGGTGTGGTCGGATTCAAAATTGCAAACAAGGACAAACCTGCGATTGCAATGCAGTTCTCTAAACGAGTGCTGCAGATTTTGGATCATGAGAATATCGAGTATGATAAGAAGGTTGTCATTGAACTAATCCAGAAATATTTTCCAGATTTTCGTCGTTGCCTTAATGAACTTCAAAAGTTCGCATCCACTGGAAAGATCGATTCTGGTATATTAGTTAGTTTGGATAAAAACAATTTCGACGTACTTGTTGATTCGCTAAAGTCGAAGAAATTTAACGACGTTAGACGATGGACTTCTACCAATTCTGATATAGATTCGGTACAGTTCTTCAAAACGTTCTATGATATGATTTTTGATAAGGTCGAACCTAAGAGTATTCCAGAAATTGTTATCCTTATAGGTCAGTATCAGTATTATGCAAGCCAAGTTGCCGATCAGGAAATTAATATGACAGCATTCTTGACAGAAATTCTAGTTGGTGGTGTAACATGGAAATGAACCCATTCTCAATTATTGTCAAAAATACAAAAAAGGGAGACATGTTCGACCTTGATCATTTCTTTTTGATGTTTCTAAAGGCAATGGACGAGTGCAATAACCCACTTCCTGCTAAAGTAATGGAGCCAAAAATTGCTAGGCAGATATTCAAACATATGATCGATTCTGGATTCATCGTTGTTGCTTCAAATTCTAAAGTGTTCATTACACCAGAATTGTATGGCTAAACCTTTCGAGTATATCAAGAGTTTTTCTAACAAGAACTCTGTTTGGGAAGATAGTAAAGATTACATTCCATTTGTGATCAATAAAGGACTGTCGTATATTTACGATTGCGTTCATTATTCGAATGAAATGAATAAGCGACCTTTCTTAGATAGGAAGCAGCAACACGATTTTTATATGAATGTCATTTCAAAAGGGAATAGGTATGGGGAGTGGTTAAAAAAAGTTGACGAATCACCAGATATTCAGATTATCTCGGATTACTATTGTATAAATAAGAGGATGGCAGCAAAATACATTGAAATGCTGTCTGACGAACAAATACAAATAATTCGAGATAAGATGAATACGGGTGGGAAATGAACAATGAAAATATTGGTGTAGCGATAGAATTAAAGCATCCTGATGACTTTCTTCTAATTAAGGAATCGTTGACTAGGATTGGTATAGCAAATCAAAATGAGAAGAAACTATATCAGTCATGTCATGTTCTCCATAAGAGAGGAAAATACTATATTTGTTCGTTCAAGGAACTTTTTCTCTTGGATGGTAAGACTGCAAATATTAGTGAAGAGGATATAAGCCGAAGAAATTTAATTGCGTCTTTGCTTCATGATTGGGGATTGCTTAGAATCTTAAACGAATCTATACTAGAAAATCGTGCGCCGATATCGTCTATAAAAATTATTTCATTTAAAGATAAGCATGAATGGATATGTGTCCCTAAATATACCGTAGGTTCGAAGAAGCGAAAGGAAAATTTATAATGAGTGAGCAACAAATTAATTTAAGCGTCACCGTGAATGAAGCGAATGTAATTTTGAATGCCTTGGCACAACTACCATATGCACAAGTATCTACGCTTATTGGTAAGTTGCAGCAACAGGGATCGTCTCAAGTAGTACCACAAGTAACACCAGAAGCAGCACAAGTAGTAGTTGAGTAGAGAATTTGGGAGTGTTTCCCAAATCGTTGATGCCCAATTGGGGTCGGCGTAAATTTAATCTTGCTTAATATAAGGAGATAAAAATGCAACATGAAAAAATGTTTACAGGTTTTCCACAACTAACATCATGGGTTGGTTTCGAGCGACTTTTTGATGATCTTGAGAAAATATCGAAGGAGACGGTGAAGAAGATTCCAAACTGGCCTCCATATAATATCAAGAAAATCGATGACGATAAATTCGTGATCGAGATGGCAGTTGCAGGTTTTGGGAAATCTGATGTCGAAATCACGACAAAAGATGGTGTGCTAACTGTCAAGGGTGAAGTAAACCCTGACACTAGCAACAACTATTTGTATAAAGGTATTGCCGAGAGAAACTTCGAGCGCAATTTTACTTTGGCAGATACGGTTGTTGTTAAAAATGCCACTATGTTTAATGGTCTTTTGAATATATATCTTAGTAATCTTGCTAAGGTATCACAAATTACTAAGATAGATATTAGCGATGGTTCCGTTACTCAGAAACAGATGTTGACTGAATAACTTTTCGTATTCCTACAATCTCTCCGGTTTCCCATCTTGGATCATCTAAAGAAACATTTCCAAGTGGGATTCCGGTGTTAGTTTTTGCTGATGCTGAGTTCTTTTTGAATGAAGAACTATTTGTAGATGGTATTCCTTTCAATACCCCTACAATCTCTCCGGTTTCCCATCTTGGATCATCAATTTTAATTTTGCCTAATAATTCTCCAGTTTTTGCGTCTTTGGCGGCAGCAAGTCCTTTGTTTTTATTATTTGGCTTTCTTAATTTTTCTTTCGTGTCTTCTGTGTGAGAATATGACCATCCAGATTCAATCAGTCTCAATCTAGATTCTTTCATTTTATTTTTGTGTTCTTCCGTTTTTGGTTTCCCCGACAAAGCATTTGATATTTTATCCCCAAATCCATTTGGCATTTTCACACCAAGTCTATGATTAGACATTTTTTGTTTTGATGTTTCTGAGTGTCTCATATTCTTGGTATTTCCATATATTTCTCCGGTTTCCCATCTTGGGTCTGATGTGCTTATTAATCCTATAAATTCTCCTGTTATACTATTAAATGCGTTCGCCTTACCAAGTCTAAATTTACTCATAGAAAGTCTGATCTCTTCCGTTCTTTCATATTTTCCCAAATCGGTTCTTCCAGTAGTGTCCCAATTTTCATCGCCGTTCTTTTTATTCAAGAATGATTCATTATGTTGAGCGTCTATTCTTCGTAAAACTTTAGATTCCCACTTTTTACATGAATCTGCATTTGAAAATACTTTTCTTATCTCTATTACATCAGGTTCGCCATTTAATTCTCTAAATTTAATAACTTCTTTTGAACTTGTGAAATATTTTACCCATAAATCGGATGGACTACACCCTTTCGCAGTCCTTCTGCCGTAATACCATTTATTTAAATTTGACCAACCTACTAAATATGTGTATGGTGTTCTGTCCATGATTATCTCCAATTTTGACTATATTAAGTATTTATCTTTTAGGCATATTCACTGATGAAAATAGTTCACTTGAATGCAGTACGACGTAAAGAATGGATATTCAAAGTATCCTTAAATCCAAAACATTACATTATGGTATTTGCATATAATGAGGCTATGATGTGGTCACAGATACAATTCTTCTATTCGGAAAATTCTGCAAGGGATTGGATAGAGTACCTAGTTCTTCAATCAGAAAATCTATAAAATCAAACACTTACATATTGTTGTTGACTTAAAATCTAAGTAGTGTAGAATTCGTATCTCACTTAGGAGAACGAAATGTTTGATTCCACCATTATCATCTGCCTTACAATCATTGTCCTTGCCCCTAACCTGATTGATCTTACCCGAAAGATGGTTAAAGTTCTTGATGAGAATCAATGACTTACGAAATTTGTTGACTTCCAGAATCGTTCGTTTATAATACGTCCATCAACTGCGACATAAGGAGGTATTTTGGCATCACTAGTCAAAGGCAAATTCATCGCTAGTACGGAAGAAGATTTAGACCGATACCTAGCACACAGTCGCAAAAGTAGAGAAGACACAAAACAAACGAAGAAGGAAAAAGATAATGATGATACATCTGCTGAACGAATTGAGCAACGACCCGTCGAGACTAGCCAAGGAAGCGATTCTCCAGAGGGAGAAGGGGAATGTTCTATTGCAGCGTGTGTGTAAGGCCGCACTTGACCCAACGATCAACTATTGGATCAAGAAAATACCTGAGTATTCGACTGATGAAATCCTGTATTCGCTAGATGATGCAATCACTATGCTTGGTGACATTGCTAGTCGTAAAGTGACCGGTAATGCGGCTATAGACCACCTTGAGCATATCCTGTCATCCGTTGCATCACAAGATGCCGAAGTAGTTTCTCGTATCATTGATCGTGATCTGAAGTGCGGGGTTCATAGCAGCACCGCAAATAAAATTTGGAAGGGGATTATCCCCGAATTTAGCTATATGCGTTGTGCCCTACCAAAAGCGGTTAAGCTCGACAAGTGGGATTGGAGTAAGGGCATATATAGTCAAGAGAAAGCAGATGCCATGTTTGCCAATCTTGATGTGTATCAGGATGGTGAAATTGTTATCACTTCTCGTAGTGGGACTGCGATTCCAAACGATAAATTAAATAATATCGTTGCTGCTGCAAAGCAGATGCTGACAAAAAACACTCGTACTCATGGAGAACTCATGGTCGAGGAAAATGGTAAGGTATTGCCTCGTGAAATTGGCAATGGTATAATGAATTCAATCGCTAAAGGTGGCGACTTCAAGAACAAGAATCAACGTGCCGTGTATGTAGTTTGGGATCAGATTCCGCTTGAGAATGCTATGTCCGGCTTAGAGTACAAAACCGAATACAGCGTCCGTTTTGACTTGTTACAAGGACAAGTCACCAATCTAGGAATTCAAGATTCTATTCGAGTGATCCCATTTCGTATTGTGAAATCATACGAAGATGCACTTCAGCACTATCAAGAAATGCTTGAGGAAGGTAAGGAAGGAACCATCATCAAGACCAAGACCGGCGTATGGAAGGACACCACTAGCAAGGATCAGATTAAATTTAAATTGGAGGCGACCATCGACCTTGAGATCGTTTCTTTAAACGAAGGCAAGGGCAAGAATGAGGCTACATTCGGTTCTATTCTGTGTCGTTCATCCGATGGATTGCTTGAAGTGAATGTTTCTGGCTTTACTGATGACGAGAGGTTGCAAATCTTCAATGATTGGGATACCATATGTGGTAAGATCATGGCAGTGACTGGTAACAGTTTGATGAAACCTACCGGCAACAAAACTACATGGTCGATGTTTCTGCCACGTTGTGCAGAAATTCGTGAGGACAAACACGTTGCAGATTCGCTGCAACAGATTAAGGATCAATTTGAATCGTTGATCAAATAAGGAGTTATATGGAATTTTATACAAATGTAGTATGTCGTGGTGATAATATTCTTTATAGCGGCATAAGAAACGGTAAGCATATCCACACCAAAATTCCATTCAAGCCTACACTTTTCGTATCATCACCAAAAGCAAATTCTGGTTGGTCATCATTATATGGTGATCAACTAGAACCTTTTTCCTTTGATGGTATTAAGGATGCCAAAGAATTTTGCAAAACGCATTCTGATGTGGCGGGATTTGAAGTGCATGGTATGCAGGACTACCAGTATCAATTTATTGCAGAAAAGCACCCAACAGATGTTCAATATGATATTAATCAAATGCGAACATGGTTTATTGATATTGAGGTCGTTGGTGAAGAAATGGATGCGTTTCCCGATCCACAAATTGCTGCTATACCAATTGTCCTTATTTCTATCATGGATAAGGTCACTAGTAAAATTAGTGTATATGGGTTGAAGAAATATAACTCCGCACCAGAAGATAATTTTACATATCGCCAATTCTCAAGTGAGAAAGACCTTCTCATCGCATTCATTCATGATTGGCAATCAACTTATCCAGACATTATCTCCGGATGGAATACTGCGGCCTTCGACTTTCCATATTTAATTAATCGCATCAAAAATATACTTGATGAGAAGTATGTTAAGATGCTTTCGCCATTTGGGGTTGTCCAAGAGAGAAATACTGAAATTCAGGGGAAGAATGTTCAGACGTATGATATCGTCGGAATAAATTTAATTGACTTACTTGATGCGTATAAAAAGTTTGGAACATACTCAGCAAAGGAATCTTATGCTCTTGGGTTTATCGCTCAAGAAGAATTGGACAAAACCAAATTAGAAATTGAGGAAGCAAGGTCATTTCATGACGCATACACAAATCATTTTGACAAGATGGTTCGATATAATGCTCTTGACTCTCAACTAGTAAAAGAAATCAACGACAAAAAGAATTTGATTGAGTTGATTGTCGATCTAGCATTCTTGGTCAAATGTAATTTCAAGGACGTATTCGGGCCTGTTAAAATGTGGGACGTATTCGTGTTCCACCATTTGATGAAAAAGAAGATTGCGGTTCCACCAAGAAAGAATGTAACTTCAGACGAAAGTTTTGAAGGTGCGTGGGTGAAAGAACCAGTACCCAATATGTATAAATGGATTGTTTCGGTCGACTTTAGTAGTCTGTACCCAACCATTATTCGCCAGTGGAACATCTCTCCAGAAACTATGCATGAGATGAAGTTTAATCTTGGGGTGAATGACTTACTCAATTTTGATAAGAACGCACCAAATACAATTGATGGGTTTATTTGGCCTGAGTATATCAAAGATCATGAGCTAACCATGACCTCAAATGGTACTATGTATCGAAAAGACAAGAAAGGAATCTTTCCAGAATTGATGGAATTCCTTATGGTTGAAAGAAAAAAGGCCAAGAAGGAAATGTTGAAGTTAGATCAAGAGTATCAAACTACTCATGATGAATCGCTAAAACAAAAAATCGCAAGCCTAGAAACTAGGCAACTTGCACTAAAAGTAGGTGGTAACTCTGGATATGGTGCCATTACGCAAAGTTCATTCCGATACTACGACCTTCGTATTGGTGAAGCGATTACATTAACTGGTCAGCTTTCAGACAAGCATGTAGAATCGGTCTTGAATAAGATTTTGAATAAGATTTTCAAGACCGATGGTAAGGATTATGTGATTGCTTGTGATACCGATTCCGCATACTTTACCGTTGAGCCTTTAGTCGATACTTATTGTAAGGGGAAATCAATACCTGAGATTGTTAAATTTATTGATGAGTTCGTTGAAAGAGCAATCCAACCGGTGATCAATAAGTCAATCAAGCATATCTTTGATATGACAAATGCGTATGACTTTCTTATGGATATGAAGAGAGAGTCGATTGCGTCAAAGGGGTTCTGGACTGCAAAGAAACGATACTCTATGATGGTTCACAATTCTGAGGGAGTGGATTACAATCCATACAAGTTAAAGACATTGGGGCTTGACTTGGTTAAATCGTCCACTCCAAAGTTTGTTAGAAAGAAACTCAAGGATGCGGTGGTTGTTATTTTTGAAAAAGGTGAAGATGCCTTGTATGACTTCATAGAGGACTTTCGAAAGGAGTTTCAGACCTTACCAATCGAAGATATTGCATTTCCTAGATCAGTTTCAAACCTAACGAAGTGGCAAGATGGAGATTCGTTTAAGTCCGGTACTCCATTCCACGTTAAGGCAGCATTGAGTTACAATAGGCGTATAAAGAAGTTTAGGAATCTTGACAACATCAAGAATGGTGATAAGATTCGATTCTTTTATTTGAGAGAAGTGAACCCAACAAAGGGAGTTGGAATTGCATTTCCTGCCGCATCAAAATTTCCAAAGGAATTGAACTTGCATCAGTACATCGATTATGATATCATGTTCGAGAAGGTGTTCATGTCACCAATTAAAAGTATCACAGATGCGATCAAGTGGGATATTATTAGAGCATCATCATTAGATGATTTTTTTGTTTAGGAGATATTATGGTAACTAAGAAACAAGTACCAAAACCAGAAGGTATTCAAAATTGGACTGTGTTTGGTACGCACATGGTGAAATTGGATTTATATAAGATTGAAAAAGGATATCAACCTGCGATAACTTATATATTGGATAATGGAGAAGATTTGCCTGAAGAAATTGAAAATCAAAAAGCCATTACGATTTTCTTAGATTCCAGTTTCGATAAGCCAAAGGATGCAATTCGAGTGACAGCAACCTCTATTGCAAGTATGTATGAGAAGATTGCGAAACAAGTAGATGTTTATGATGGTGATACAAATACCAAATCTTTTGATCTTGAAGAAGTCATGAAGATTAATAAAAAGAAATCTGTATTTTGGTAAGGAGATAATATGAGTTTATTAGAAAAGTTGAAGTCGGTTGGTATCGCCAAAACTAGTACGCTAGATGAAAGTATCATATTCAATGATAAGGATATGATCCCAACGGAAATCCCAATTATCAACGTTGCTTTAAGCGGCAAACTTGATGGTGGAATGACTAGTGGTTTGAGTATTATCGCAGGTGAGTCTAAGCGATTTAAGTCACTACTTGGGTTGCTTCAGATGAAGGCATACTTGAAGAAGTATCCGGAGGCAGTAGCGTTGTTTTACGATACAGAGTTTGGTGTGACACCAGAATATGTTACTGCTATGGGCATTCCTGCAGAACGTGTTGTGCATATTCCAATCGAAGATATCGAGCAGTTGAAGTTTGACATTGCTAAGAAGATGGAAGCAATTACTCGTGGTGATCGTGTTTTCGTCTTCATCGATTCCATTGGATTGCTTGCTTCTAAGAAGGAAGCAGAAGATGCACTAGCAGGTAAAGATGCACAAGATATGACTCGTCAAAAGCAACTAAAGACCGTGTTTCGTATCATCACTCCACACTTCACTACAAAGGATATTTGTGGAGTTATTATTGCCCACACTTACAAGACAATGGAGCTATATGCTAAAGACGTAGTTTCTGGTGGTCAAGCAGTTATGCTTGCAGCAAACAACGTATGGATCATTGGTAAGTCGCAAGAGAAAGATGCAGATGGGATCAAGGGTTGGAATTTTACGATCAACGTCGAAAAGTCACGATTCGTAAAAGAGAAATCAAAGCTATCGTTCCTAGTTACATACGACGGAGGATTCGCTAAGTATAGTGGGTTGATGGACGAAGCTCTTGAATCTGGTGCTTGCTTTAAACCATCAAACGGGTGGTATTCTAAAAAAGGCGAAGAAAAGAAGTATCGATTCGATGACACCAACAATAAAGAATTTTGGGCACCAATTCTAGCTGATGCAGATTTCCAAGAATTCATTAAGAATAAATATCAACTTTCGCATCGTAGTTTGTTTAATGATGTAGATTTTGGAGAAGAGTGATGATCAAGAATTTTATTGAAGTTTTAAAAGATACTTACGCTGCATTTATATTTTCATTCAAAATGCATTGTGGGTCAGATGGGTGTAAAATGTTTCAACGTGTAAAACATATCAACACTGTTGCCAGATATAATGACTGGAGAAAAAATAATGTTATCTGATATCAAATCTACAGGTGGAGAACACGATGGAAAGATCGACCTTGAAATTATCTCAGGAAAGTTTCAAGGGTGCGTTTTCAATTATGATGAAGTTAAATTCGGAGAGGAAGAGAATCCTGATGGCACATATACCATGCACTTCGAATATAACATCGTAAACGATTTCGAAGTGCAGAAGTCCGATAAAGAAGAGTTCAACAAATTTCTAGGTGATACTTTGATCAATATCCTAGAAGAGCAAATTGCAAAGAGTGAAGTTGTTTATAAGGGCGGGATCGATGAAGATGCACAGTCAGAAGGAAGTTGAGGATATTTGTTCTCCATTTTTTCGATCAATAGCGGCAGGAAATTTTCATATCACGATAACTCAAGCAGGTTCTATTGCCATCATAATTTCTAAGAAATCTGGTGGCAATAAACCTGTTATTGGTATATACTGGTCAGGTGAAGAATGGATACCTGCTAAGTGGGATGAATTTGGGAAGTTTATTGATTCCGAAAATCCTCGTGGGTTAGATTTGATTTTGTCCGATGAAAATCAACCAAAGGAATATGCATGACAAATAGGATTGAAGAGGTTATTTTTAGCAATTTAATTTCGAATGAGGAATATTGTAGGAAGGTTCTACCATTCATTAAACCAGAATATTTTTCTGACAAAGTTGACAAAGTAATTTTCGAAGATATTCAAAAGTTTTTTGAGAAATATAACAAACCACCAACCCAACAAGTATTGAAGTTGCATTTAGATGATCGTAAAGATTTATCTCAAGCTGATATGGATTCGGCTAACAGTTTAATTGATTCGTTAGTTGAAAAAGAGACAAATAAAGAATGGTTGGTTGAGCGTACAGAAAAGTTTTGTAAGGAGCAATCCTTATACAATGCGATTATGGAATCGATTTCTATTATCGACGGCAACAACACGAAGTTCAATAAAGAGGCAATCCCAACACTCCTACAAGAAGCGTTGGGGGTTTCTTTTGACAAGAACATTGGTCACGATTTCTTTAGTGATGCTGAACGTCGCCATGATTTCTATCATTTGACTGAAGAGAGACTTCCATTCGATCTGGAAATGTTTAACAGAATAACGAAAGGTGGTCTTCCAAGTAAAACCCTATCATGTGTTGTTGCAGGTGTTAATACTGGAAAGTCATTATTCCTATGTCATGCTGCCGCCTCTGCTATTAAGTCAGGTAAAAATGTTCTTTACATAACATTGGAAATGGCGGAAGAAAGAATCGCAGAACGAATCGATTGTAATATCTTGAACATTCCTATATCTGATTTGGGTAGGTTGGACAAGGGCACTTTCACAAAGAAAATTAACGACATTCATAGTCGAGGCAAGGGAAATTTAATCATCAAAGAATATCCTACAGGTGGCGCACATGTAGGACACTTCAAAGCATTATTAAATGAGCTTAAACAAAAGAAGAATTTTATTCCAGACCTTATCCTAGTTGATTATTTGAATATTTGTAGCAGTCAGAGATTGAAAAGTGGTGGAGCATTTAATTCATATACCATTGTGAAGTCGATTGCCGAGGAACTTCGTGGTATGGCAGTTGAGTTCAATGTCCCAATCATGACCGCAACCCAATTTACTAGATTGGGGGCAAGTAATAGTGATTCAGAAATGACGGATATTGCAGAGAGCTTTGGTACTGCAGCAACCATGGATTTTATTTTTGCACTAATTAGAACCGAGGAAATGGATGGTATTGGTCAGCTTTTGGTTAAGCAATTAAAGTCTAGATTTGGTGATGTGAATTTCCATAAGCGATTTGCTGTAGGAGTAGACATCACTCGTTTCAAATTATATGATGTGGATAATCCATCAGAAAATATTCATGGATCAGGTAGTAAGTCTGCTGATGATACTCCTGCATTTGATAAAACTACTTTTGGGAAGAGAGTTCACAATTTAGACGGATTGGATTTTAGCTAAATATAGTATTCACACCAGATGCGTATTTATGAAAAAACCATATTCTCAATTAGTATCTCAACTGCAGGAACACTATGCCTCAAGTGATGAAGAGGCACCTGTGTTTAAGAAACTTGATCAGAAGACCAAACCAGACCTCGAAACGAAGTCAGACAGGTTTGGTCTTCGTGTTCATCATAATGGCGATACCGGTTTAATAACCATTCACCACAAGGATACCGGAGAACATATCGGCACTATTTCATTTAATCGTGCAGGTAAGACCGCAGCAAGAATTACCGAAATGGCTAAGTCTCCAGAATCAGATCATCCAAAAATGATGCACGAGGCGATAACGCATTTGCATGAGAAACATGGGTACAGTTTTTTTAGTTCGACCACCATGACTACCGCAGGACATAAGGTGTGGGAGCAATTAGCTAAGACACATAAGATTGCTTTGTATGACAAAAATAAAGAACCAAAAAAGAGGGTAATATCTAAAGACGTTACCCCTTCTAGTAAGTATCAAGAGAAGAATCCGACAAAGGCATCGAAAGAATACCTTCTACATAAATGGAATAAGTGAAAGGATTAATATGTATTGTGAATATTGTGGTTCGTTAGACTTTAAGAATCTTGGGGTACATCATCTAGGCAACAAAAGAAAGGTAGCATACAAGTGTAACAAGTGTGGCACTAAAAACTATGTAGACTATTGCACACCAAAACCAGTATTCAACCAAAGTTACGTTATCACTTCCGCAACCGATGGGTTTCCAATCAACAAGAGATTCCTAAAGGTTCTAGAAAATTATTGTCGTATTCATGGTTCGAAGTTGGTGATCCTTCCAGTAAACAATAATCACAAGTTCAACGAGAGCAATTACGACGAAGAAATTAAGCAGTATATCGTAAACACTAAGGTTCATCTTGGTGATGATATTGTCATTATGGGTGACGGAAAGCTAGGCACCAATCTAAATAACCCTCTTGGTGGAATGGATTCGTTTAGTAAGGGGAAAACTGTCATTTTTGGACACCCACAAGTTCAACTAAAAACTCTTCCAAGAAAATCTGAAACATATCCACCAATCATAACGACTACCGGAAGTGTTTCCATTCCAAATTATGGTGAGAACAAGACGGCACAAAAGGCAAAGTTCGACCATTCGTATAGCGCATTATTTGTAGATCATACTGCAACCCATATTCGTCATCTTCATTTCGACGGAGAAGGTATGTATGATATTAGTACATACTATACCGAAGACAATATTGTAACAAACTGCGAAATTGAGGCACTAATTACTGGCGACGAACACGTTATGTTTTATGACGAGAAAGTATATGATGCCACATACGGAACAAACGGGATTGTTAATACACTAAAACCAAAATACATTATTCGTCATGATGTGTTGGATTGCTACTCGATTTCCCATCACCACAAGAATAATATATTTGTTCGTTATGGAAAGTCACTAGCGAATATTGATTCAATCGAGAATGAATTAAATGAGACTTTGCAGTTTATCGAAAGAACGACTCCAAGTTTTAGTCAATCTATTATCGTACCATCAAACCACAATTCACACTTAATGCGTTGGTTAAATGAGGCAGACCCAAAGAAAGATATGGTCAATGCTAAAATTTACCATCACCTGATGTATTTGATGTTGTCGAATACTAAACATGAAAATGGTGTTCTATATTATCCAGACCCATTTGCCCTTTATGGCGAAAGAATAAACACTTCAGCTAATGTTAGGTTCTTGAGTTCAGACGATGATTTTATTCTACATGGTGTTGACCTAAATAATCATGGTGACATTGGAATTAATGGAACACGAGGATCGAGACAGCAATTTAGTCAAATTCCTCTTAAAACTGTTATCGGTCATAGTCATTCACCAGGAATTGAGAAATCTGCATATCAAGTAGGAACATCATCGAAACTGAGATTGGAATATAATAAAGGTTTATCTAGTTGGCATCAAACACATTGTCTCTTATATAAGAATGGTAAGAGACAATTGATATTCATTGTAAATGGGGAATGGAAATGAGAAAGTTAGTATCCGATATCGCTCAATTAATTGAGACCATGAGAAATCCTGAGAATGATCCTGACTATTTGAGAAAATTATTAGACGGAATGCCAAAAGGAAAACGTGAAAAGCACCCTTTGTATAGGAAATGGTTGGCATTACATGAGAACAATCAAGACGAGATTCACATGACAGTTCCCTTATTAATCAGATGCTTAGAGTGGGCACATGAGGATGCTAAGACGGATGTTGAGATTCATCAGTTTGTTGAGAAAATGCTCAAAAAGGATGGATTGCTTGATACTTCAGACTACGAAAGTTTCCTAGATAAATCAGACAGTTGAAGAGTCGCTTGACTAAATATTAGACTATAACTATAATACGGACTCTGACATGAAGACATACAAGGAATTCATCGTGGAAAACAATGAAGTGGCAACACCTAATGTTTTTGAGGTTCCAGTCCATAATATCGACTTCCTTGAAGGTATGTTGAACAAACTTAACAAGACTGCTCAGAGGCTTAATGCTGACCCTATCACGATCAGCAAGAGCAAGCCGTTTTCCAAGCAAGTAGAACCGGAAAAGAAACTTGCTTCTGGCAAAATCAAACCTGCCGTTTTCATGGAGTTCGTAAAAGTCACCATCGTTGGTGAGGCACCGAAGCTCAATGGTTGGTCTTTCGTTGGTAAGCGTGAACCGATGGAAGGCGGCAATTCGATCATTGCTAAGTCTGCACCAGGCCATGAACTTCCTGCAACATATCAAGATGACCATGATATAAAGTGCGATCATTGCGGTCACAATCGTCGGCGCAATGAGTCGTTTGTCGTTAAGAACGAATCCGGCAAGCACATGGAAGTTGGTCGTTCTTGTCTCAAGGACTTCTTAGGTCATGCTGATCCTGAGAAGTATGCCGATTTTGCTACGGCATTGTGGGACATTAAGCAAGTAATGAGTGAGATTCAAGACCCTGAGTATGGCGGTGGTGGTCGAGGCGTTATGGCATTCTCCGTGAGGGAGATTGTTGCCGCATCAATTCATAGCATCCGTGATCGTGGGTTTGTTTCCAATGCAAATGCAACCGAAACGAAGTCTAGCACTTCTGCCGGTGTTAATCTGCACATGTATCCTCCGAAAAAAGATGCACAAGATTTTATCATGCCAGTCTCCGCTAAGGATTACGAAGATGCGGATAAGGCTATCGACTGGATGAAAAACCACCCGAAGGCAACCAAGGAAGAGTTCTGGATCAATATTAGCAAGCTCGCATCTGGTGAGTCTGCAGGGCTTAAATATACCGGTTATATTGCTGCCGGTGCCAATTCATACCTCAAGGACGTAGAAAACCTTGAGGCCAAAAAAGGTATGTTGTCAACCGTCAAGACTGATGAAGGTCTTGGTGAGGTAGGTAAGAAAGTTACCGTCAAGGGAGAAGTTATCTCTGCATTCAGCTATCAGAATGATTGGGGAACCAAGCACATCCTGACCGTTAAGGCAGATTCTGGTCATCTGATCAAGATGTTCACATCGTCTGGTGATGATGGTGTTAAGAAAGGCGCACGAGTCGAGATTACCGGTAAGATTGGAACCGTTGCTCCAGAAGAGTATGCCACTTCTCCGTTCAAGGGAATGACCATCACCACGATGGCTCCCCGTAGTCGCATCGAATCTATTCCTGATGCAGAGCATTTTGACAAGCATTTTCACGTTGGAGATAAAATTAAATTCACCGGTGCAGATGGTAAGGGTAAGATTGGCGAAATCGTTGCCAAACCAGTTTTTGGTCGTTTTGAAGTCAAGTCGATCACACAACCAAACGCACCTACGATTTATGTCAGTCATGAAGACATTCTATCTAAGATGTAATATAAACCATAAATAATAAAAACAAATAGGACGATTATGTTAAAGGAATATATCTTAGAAAGAGTGATTGCTTTATGTGAGCTTGGGGACACTCCAGAAGGCAAAAAAAGGCTATTGAGTCATTACACTAATTTAGTTGTGGCAAAATCGCTAGGGGCAGACCATCATGAATCTGATAAGAAACGTGCCGTTGTTGGTGCTAAAAGAGATAAAGATGGAAAAATAATTCCAGTATATTCGCATCATAGAGACCCTGATAAAACAATATCTAGATTGACTACTAGGTTGATTAAATGATGAACATTCAAGAGGCTAAAAGTTTTGCACTAAGAGGCAATAATCAAAAAGGATTTTCTAAATTTTATTCAGGAACGAGAGATTCTGTTGAAAAAGTTGCAAAATCCGCACCAAAGGGTGATGACGAAACAATCATCGTTAGAGACGCAATTCCACCAAAACCTCGTGCCAAAGGGGTTATCCCTATTTTTAAAAAGCCTATTACACCATTAGCTAAAATGGTTAGTGAAACTGATATGTCGATTGATCAAATCAAGATGGTAATCGAGCAATATAAAATATCCAATCCACATTTTACAGAAACTCCGCAGATGCCAGCAAGAGTTACCCATTCAGTATATGGTGACGGCACAATAATTGATTCAAAAAAAGATGGATTATCAAAGGTGAAATTGGATGATGGTAAATCGATAACAGTTCATCATTCGGCATTAACTCCACAACCAACCCACATTGTTTTCGGGACACACAAAGACCCAAACATTCTCGACCCAAAGAATGACAAACCTATTGAGTTTACTCATATAAGTCCTGGATATGGCACAGATGACACTGTAATCGATAAATTTAATAAGGCAATGGGCGACTCGGCAGAAAATTTAAAAAGTAAAGCCGTGGCATGGGGAGCAGTAACAAATGGATATTAACGAAGCAAAACAAATTGCGATTGAACTTGATGAAGTCAGAAAAGCTCCGACTTCTGCCCCTGCACGGTTGAAAAGAATTCCTAAGAATGGTTTGACTTCTCGTCCTAAAAAATATCATCCGAAAAAATTTAGCCAAGCATCCATCAAAACCAACAACAGATCATTTAAACAAAATATGCTACAAGGTACGATCATTGGTTTAGGTCTAACAAGAAAGAAAAAGAAATGACATTAACCGAAATATTGCGTGATATGGTCATCGAGACCTATTGTAAAAACGAATCCGAAAGTTTGGATGAAGTGACTTTGAAGTTACCAGTATTATCTCGTGCACAAAAAGCGCTATATCAACAATATTCATCTGATCCAGATAGCATTAAAATCCAAACTCGTATTAAGAAATTGGGTGGAATAATAGCTCAACTTCAATCGAAAGAAAAGAAGTCCAATAAATAATATAACAATTACATTTATGGACTTATATGAAAAAATATTCAGAACTAACAAAAACTCTAACGAAATCCGTTCACGAAGCATATTCCAGATATGATCGTGAGTCGTTCATCCGTGGAAATTTAGTTAATGTCGGAGATTCCGTTGAAGTCAATGGTGAAATATCTGAAGTGATCAATGTTGGACCAAATTATGTTACTCTCATAAAAGAAGGCAAGACATTCAAGAGTTGGATCACCGAAATCAAAAAGGTTTCTTCCAGTATTCCAAATCATTCAACCCCAACCATACACGAAGGAAATATATCGTTCAAGGGGTTCGTATCAAAAAATATCCCACAAGATAGCTCAGAAAAAATTGTAGAGTGCTATCCAAATACTATTGATGGGTATGCATTTTACAACTTTATTGTTGCTACCGATTCCCTACTGTCGGCTAATCCAAACAACCTAATTGAGTGTTATTATAAATATAGGAATGACTTTGAAAGAGTGTCTAAGTATATGAATAAATTTAACATTGACATTCCAAAAGTTTCTATGATTGGCGAGGCACTTGATATAGTGAAAGAACATAAGGGATTAAAATGAATTTTAAAGAATATGCATTGTCGAAGAAGGACAGCTACGCAAAATTGGGATGGGACGTTAAAGAAGAAACTGAAAACGATATTCAGGTATCATTCTTCACTAAAGACCCATCTGGATTAGTCCGTCGCCACTACTTTGCTCAAAATGATTTGTGCGTTGAGGTTATGCCAGATGGAAGTGTTTTTGGTGATGCTCAACCATTAGTTGTGGAAGTTCAACAAGAACAGGTTGAAGAACAAGTCGAAGAGCAAAAGAAGAAACCAAAAACAAGAAAAAAGAAGGGTGAATGATATGTCGATTTTTAAATTTAAATACGATACGAATGCCGTAGAAGTTCAGGAAGAAGTTATTGAAACTGAATTGTCCAACGACTTGTTGGAGGCTTTTGATTCCAAGGTGCATTGCTTTACTGAAATTTTTGGTGCTGCTGCAAAGAAGAAGTATTTAAAGAAAAAACCATTACCTGATGACAAAGAAGGCGACACAATGCCATCTGTACCAAAATCAAAGGTTGAGGAACAAAGAGTAGAATTCGCAAACCCTCGTGCTGCTGCAAAGGCACAAGATGTTGCTAGACCAAACAGGAGTGTTGTTGTGCGAGACGTAAAGGGTAATGTTTTAGCAAAGCACCCTGCAAATAAACCTGGTCTTAGATCAATTATTAAACCACTTGCTGATGCCGGCCACAGAGTTACGATGGAATCAGTTGATGGGGAAACTACGATACTTGAGTCAATTGATGATCTAGATAATTTTTTAAATGAGGCATCCAAACTAGCACCAACCGATGCTCAATATAAACCACAACAGTTTCCAAAAGGAAAAGTGTTCAAAGGTTCTTATGGAGAACGTGCGGCATTAGCAACGAGTGAGCCAAAGCAATTTGTTGCACCTAGTATTTGGGGATTAACTCCAAAAGAACCAACTGGTCAAGCTAAAGCTCAAGCTAGACAAGTAACATTTGGCGATCATTCGAAAGATGATACCGAAGAACTTGCTAGTGCACAACATGGTCCTGCAATCAATCATGAAAGATTCTCCGTGACTATGATCCCAGGTAAAGGGTTCTCAGTTGTTGATCATCTTGGTGTAATCGTTAAAGGTAAAGATGGAAATGAATTAACTGGATATCGTAAACAAGGTGCCGCTAAAATTGCCATGAAGGATCATGAACGTATGCATGAAAATGTCATAGCTTCATTTACTCTTGGACAGTTGAAAGAGGCATATGAAGAGAGTTTCGTCAGTCAGGAAAATAAAAATGACTAATCAATCTTCACAATTGGAAGAAGGTGTTGCCAACGTATTAGCAAAGTTGGCATTTCACTTACTTCCAAAAAACCTTATCACACCACAAGAATATGCCGATACATGGCATTCTGGTATTGTAGGAGAACTCCATAAAGCAGGTGTGACTGAAAAATCACATCCAGATGTTCATAGTGTAGTTAATATTGGTCGTAATTTAATCGCCCAACAAAAAACAACAAGTGAAGCGCACAAACTAGCAAAATCAAAAGCATCAAATATTCATGGTGCATTGGATTATAGTTTAAGAGGAAATCAAAAATATAAGAAGGAAGACATTCAAATGGACAACTGGAAAATCGAAATCATTAAAGAAGGCAATACTCACAAATATCTCATTCTTGATGAGGATACAATTATTGCCGAAGGAACCAATTTCACATTTGATGCCACTGTCAAGTCTGCTTATAGAAAAGCGATTCAACTTGAACAATATGTGAATGCTAAAGTTGAACAACCATCGAGAGTTCTTGGCATCGTTAAGTCCGTCACTAAATAATAAAAACAAAAGGAGTAATTATGTCACAACAAAATCTTTCAACGACTGCTGCGAACTTTAAAGCACCAGCAGATTTATTCGCAACACTTACCGTAGGTGGAACTACCGCAAACTTGGCAGATGTTCAAGTTGGTGAGAAGGTAACTTCTGCAGGTGGTGGTTTCGGCAGAGTATCCGGTGTTGATACTGTAAATAACAAGATCAAAGTAAAGGGAGCCGTTGGTGCGCCTTCAACTTGGTCTGGTGCACTTGTGTTTAACAAGTCTGCTGCTGCAGCAATGACCGCTACTTCATTGGCATATACAAATGAGCTAAAGAGAATTGATGCTGCCGATGGTACGAAGAAAATCGTTACTGCATACACATATACATTAACTGATCGTGGATTTGAAGTTGCTACTTCCGGTCGTTTGAGTGGTCGTGCAACTACACCAAACACTATCGTATCTGCGGTGCGTTTTGGTTTGTCAAAATCACAAAGCAATGATGGTACAACAGCACCAGTTATTACATATACTCTTCCAGCAGATAAGACATACGCTAATGCCGAAATCCTACGTTTTGTCCTAGAGTCAAATGAGTCATTGTCGGTATCTGGCACACCAAGAATTGCAATTCTCAACTTCGGTTCTGGTGTTACTGAATATGCAGTTTATGATCCATTAAAGTCTAATCCAAATCGTTTAGTGTATGAGTATCAGAACAATGCTGCAGTTTCTGCTGCAGGTCAAATAGTTTCTGTAACTCATGATGCTAACGGCGCTACGATCACGGATATTGGTGGAAATGCTGTGACACCAAACTGGGTTGGTCAAGACGTAACTGGAATTATTCTAGCTTAATAAATGACTGATCGTAAAATATCTGAGTTAACTGCTGCTACTACGGTGGCAGCAGCAGACACCTTCATTATGGTTCAAGGTGGAGAGACTAGAAAAGTTTCGGGTTCAGTATTGTTCTCGAATATTCCTGTCTCTCCAGTAGTTAAGGATACTCCGGAAACTATTGCTAGTGGTGTAATTTCACTAACCACGAAAACAACTATAATCGATACTGCGGTTTCAAGTAACATCACATTAACACTTGCGGCAGGAACTCATGGCTTAGAAAAAGAAATAGTCGTTAAGTCCATGACGCCATCATATACAGGTACGCTTACCGTTACTTCTGGTGTTGGTGTAACCACCATCACATTCAATCAAACAGGAAATACTGTTTACCTAAAGAATGTATCTGGATATTGGTATGTTAAAGGTAGCAAAGGAGTCACAATTGCCTAGCGTAAAAATATCTCAATTGCCATCATTAGCAACCACGGTTGGTTCGGAATTATTTTTGGTTATTCAGGGAACATCGTCAAAAAAGGTATCCCTTGCCACATTATTCAATGGGATGAAATCTTCATTAGATTTTGATTTCAATGTTCAAGGAAACAAATTAAAAGTTACAAATAATGGTACTGTCATTTTTTCTGCCGTTGGCTCTACGACAAATAAAGTTGGAATAGGAACCGACGATCCACAACAACAATTGCACGTTTATGGTTCAATGCAAGTTGGAAAAAATCCAGTTGCAGTAATTCCAGATACTCCAACCGTATCATTGGTTGCCGCACAATCTGGAGTTATGGTTGGACAATATAACCTAAAACATGATGCAGATGGTGGATTAACGATTACTGCAGACAATGATACTACTTTGGTTTCTGTGACAACCGATCAAACGTATATTTTAGGTGCAGGAACAAACGGGCAAGAGAAAACAATTATCATGTGGTATTCTAACAATGGAGCAAAAGCATATATTGATCCGGCATCTACGTTAGGGTTTGACAAAGTTACACTTACCTCTATCGGGTCAAGTGCAAAATTCAAATACGTTGGTGGAAAATGGATCGTTCTTAGCTTACATCTTGCGTCTATAGTAGTCTAATGAATGACTGACAGTGAACTTTTTAATTATGCGATAAAACATTATAACAACCCTTCTTGCAAAACTGCGGAAGAGTTTACGAATGATTTTAACTTAACACTAAGAATCAAGAAATTAATTAACCGAAAATTGATTGGAGAAGATATTAATTATCAACTTCTCCTAAACAATTTTATGATGTTCTATAACGTGTTCGACCCAAAGGCCGGAACTGTGATTTTACTTCATAAACTTCCGGAAAATCATTACACATATATAAAAACAGTTGCAACATTCCTTAATTATCTCCCGATGGATATAAATATTGATATGACATCAATCGATTTGGATTGGGATTTTGTTGAATTTCTTAGGGGAATATAGTGGATCAAACTGTAATTGATAATCTGACGGCACAACGATTCATTCATTACCTAGTTACTCCAATTAGTCAGTGGGAAGCATGTAGGATTGGTATAATTGATTCCAATGGGAACGTAAAACGAAATCCACAAAACTCAAATGAGACCAAGTTTTTTAATATGTTTCATACTCTCGTGTTACGAGTTAAAGACCTATTAAAAACTTCCGGTAGAGGTACTAATTGGGTATTACCATCCTCTGCAGGGCAATATTATCTTGGTAAGAATATGCCGTCATCAAATTTTACTAACTGGTCGATATCAAATAAAGCAATGCTACCTGCCGTTGGTGCTGCATACTCTGCAATGAGAGAATGTTTGCTTGCAAAGAATGATGAATTATTCATAGAGCATTTTGAATACTATCTTGATCACACCGAAGAATATATTGTTGAAGAAATATCTATGATTGTTGAGGACGGAAATTTTGCAGGACAAGTAGCAAATGCAATATCTCCAATGTCGGCATCAATTCAATCTGATTATAAAGCATCAAACGAAAAGCGTTCCAGAAAACTTCGTGCAGCATTAAATAAATCATGTTCAATAAAATCTACCTCTATATTGCCATAGCCGCAATTGTTGCCGGTATTGGTGCATACATAAAGATTCAGTCTTCTAAGATTGAAGTTCTTGAATCTCAGAAAATCTTGTGGGAATCTAAAAACAAAGAACTTGCGGATCGTATAGAATCACAAAACGAATCCCTCAAGGAAGCTGAGTCGAAGTTCTTGACAACTCAACGAGAGCTTGATATTGCCAATGGAAAAAACCAAGCAGTTTCTACCCAATATGAGAAATTGCGAAAAGATTGGTGGAATAATAAACCAGTACCAGTTTCGTGTCCAGATTCGATGGTCGAACTAAAATCTGTTGTGATTGACATTACAGAACGATGGAATGCAAAGTGAATAAAATTATATTATTATCGTTGGTTTTGGTTGGGTGTGCAACTACACAAGACCCGCCAAAAGACCCATGTGCAGATAGACCTGTGTATAAGGAATACTCTATAGAGGTTCCCAAAAGACCTGTTTTGGGCACAAATTCTGATATCACAAATCATGGCGACCTGTCAAGATCGGTTCAAAAAGACTTTTCTTCTCTCGCAGAGTACGCAGAAAAGCTAGAAAACATAGTAAAATCAATAGCTAACAAAAAGTTGTTCGAAAACGCTAAGTAGGCTTGAATTAGGTCAGCTTTCGTGTGATAATAACTCATCTTAAAGGTGAGGGATCATGTCAGCTTGGTTAGAAATCAAATACTTAAAACAAATATCATCTAGACTGTCTCTATGGACAGAGAAGAAGGTATCACCACATATGAGCATTTGTAAATGTCCTCAATGTGGTGACTCTCAATCAAATAAAAGAAAACGTCGTGGTTACTTTCTTGAGAAGGAAGGTTCGCTATTTTTCTATTGTCATAATTGTTCATATGCCGCATCATTCTACAATTTCCTAAAACAATTTGATCCGTTTGTTTTTAAGCAATTTGTGATGGAAAAATATCAAGGTTCGGATAGGCAAGAAAGAGTCCAACCAAAGAAAATAGTGATACCGAAACAATCAACCAAAAAGAAATCTATTTTGGATGATTTACCAAAGGTCATCGAGTTGGATGATGACCATATTGCAAAACAGTACATCATGTCTAGGAAGCTCCCTGAGAAACATAATCAGATGTTTTATTATGCTGAGTCATTTTTTAAATGGGCATCTTCAAATACAGATAAATTCGAATATAAAGAAGGATCAAGGGATCATCCTAGAATAATCATTCCGTGGTTGAATGAGAATAAAGAAATATTTGGGTATCAAGCAAGATCGATTAATGGCGAAGACCCGAAATACTACACGATACTCCTAGACGAGCATTACGACAAAGTATTTGGTATGGATAGGGTCGATACTATTAAGAAAATTTATTGTGTCGAAGGTCCAATAGATAGCCTATGCATTCCGAATTGCGTTGCAGTTGGTTCTAGTGCATTGACAACTTTTGATGATTCTAGTAAAAAGGTTGTGTTTGTGTGGGATAATGAAAGAAGAAATAAAGAAATTGTGAAGATGATTGGTGATGCGTTACGATCTGGCAAGTCGGTATTCATACCACCAGAAACTTATTTTCATAAGGACTTGAACGAGGCGTTACAACATGGTATGATGCCTGATGCTCTGGTGAAGATGATTGATGAAAACACATATCAAGGAGCATCCGGTATTATGAAATTAAACAAGTGGAAAAGGAGTTAATATGGCAAAGGTGTATTCGTTTGAATGTTTTGATGACGATGATCAAACTAAAACTGTCGTTCAATTTGAGACCGAGAGTGATACATGGAGTGGATATGATGGCCCTATGTGGAAGTTCTTCGATTTTCTGAAGGGTTGTGGTTTTGTATTCGACCATGAAGCACAAATTGGTGTAGTCAACAAAGAAGGAAATTTCGTGTCAGCATCGGAAGATCGTTATGAGTGAAGTTAAGTTAGTTGCAATCACACATCCTGTCGGTATTGAAGGGGTAAATACTGCAGAGCAATTCATTGCTTATGCAGCAAGAGTATCTAACCCTGGAAATCAGATCAATAATTCAACTGCACCAAAGTTACTGAAGTACTTGGCAAAACATAGTCATTGGAGTCCATTTGAAATGGTCTCACTGACACTTGAAATTAAAACCACTAGGGACATTGGTCGACAGATTCTACGTCATCGTTCGTTTTCATTCCAAGAGTTTAGCCAACGATATGCTGCTGTTACGGATCAGTTTGAAACAAGAGAAGCACGTTTGCAAGATCAAAAGAATCGTCAAAACAGCATCACCATTGATCCAGATTCAAAGATGCATGCTGCATGGGAAGCAATGCAAAAAGATGTGCAACAAATATGTGGTTCGCATTATAAGAATGCACTGGAAATGGGTATTGCTAAGGAACAAGCAAGAGTATTGCTTCCAGAAGGTATGACTCAAAGTACAATGTATATGGCAGGTACTTTGCGTTCATGGCTACATTACTGCGATCTACGTCGTTCAAATGGAACTCAAAAAGAACACATGGACATTGCAGATAAGGCATGGAAGGTTATCCTTGCCGAATTCCCATCACTTGAAGAGGTTCTGACTGACTAATGTCAACACTTGAAACCGTAAGTGGTCGAAAAATCAATGTCCTTGATCCAGATATTAAGGACATTGATATCGAAGATATCGCATGGCATTTATCCAGACTGCCTAGATTCTGTGGGGCAACCATACCAAGTATTCCTTATTCGGTTGCCCAACATTCTATTCAAGTCATGCGAGAGTTCTCAGTCAATACACCTATCATGCAAATGCATGGATTGCTTCATGATGCAGGAGAGGCATATATAGGAGATATCCCTTCACCAATCAAACACATTCCAAGTTTGAGAGAAGAGATTAAAAAGGTCGAGAGTCGACTAGTGGATAAGATTTACGAAGCATTGACCATTCCTCTTCCATCTAAGGAAGATGCCGAAAAAGTCCATGAAGCAGACTTGATTCAGAGGGCAGTTGAGGCGTATAATTTCATGTATAGCAGAGGGTCAGAATGGGACTTGCCAAAGGTCTCATTTAAAAAATTACAAGAGTTTGAGCGACCAGTTTCTAGCATAGAAGCATATGAAAATTTCTTGTATTACTACTACGATTTGAAAAACAAGATTGTATAAATAAGACACCAATTGAGAAAGGATACATTATGAGAAGTGTTGAGGTTAAAGTATTTAATGAGACAGAAATGCCACTACCAAAGTATGAGACTTTAGGTTCTACAGGCATGGATGTGATGTCTAGTGTTGATATTGATATTCCGGCAGGGGAGACACAAGTTGTTCCAACAGGATTATATTTTGAAATTCCAGATGGATATGAAATTTTAGTGTTCCCAAGATCAGGTCTTTCGTTAAAGACTCCAATTAGAATTGCAAACAGTGTAGGTAAGATTGATCACGATTATCGTGGACAACTCGGTGTACTCGTTTGGAATACAGGAAATATCCCGTATCGCATTAAGAAATTGGATAAAATTGCACAAATTACGTTGTATCAACCACCAAAATTCTCTTGGTATCAAGTATATGATAAAAATGTACTATCAAAAACTGAACGTGGTGAGGGTGGATTCGGTTCAACAAATAAGTAAGGAGATTGTATGGTAACAATGACAACGAAACAAGAGTTTATGCATAAATCTAGATACGCACGATATCTAGATGATCAAAAGAGGCGTGAAACGTGGGAAGAAACTGTTAGTCGATATTGTGATTATTGGAAGAGTAAGTTTGGTGAGGTTTTCCCATATTCTGAAGTGTATAATGAGATATCCAATTTGGAAGTTCTTCCGTCACTTCGATTATTGATGACTGCAGGTAAAGCGGTTGAGCGTGATAATATTTCTGCATATAATTGTTCGTATATTGCTATCAACAATAAGCGTTCTTTTAGTGAAGCGTTATACATTCTCATGAATGGTACTGGTGTAGGGTTTTCATGTGAGCGTCAAGAAATTGCTAGACTTCCAGTAGTTCCAGATCAATTGAAGCAAACCGATAATATGATTGTCGTGGATGATTCAAAAATTGGTTGGGCAAAAGCGTATAAGAAATTGATTTCGTCCCTATATGACGGTGACATTCCTAAGATTGATTATTCAAAACTTCGACCTGCAGGTGCTAGATTAAAAACATTTGGTGGTCGTGCTAGTGGCCCTGGGCCATTGAAAGAATTATTCGATTTTAGTATTCATGTGTTCAATCAATCACTAGGAAGAAAGTTGACTTCCATCGAAGTCCATGACATAATGTGTAAGATTGGTGAAGTTGTCGTTGTTGGTGGAGTACGTCGTTCAGCATTAATCTCTCTGTCAAATCTATCAGATGATCGTATGCGCCATGCCAAGATCGGTGCGTGGTGGGAGTCTCAGCCACAACGTGCTTTGGCAAATAATAGTGCTGTATATACCGAGAAACCAGAAATTGAAACATTCATGGAAGAGTGGTTGTCTCTGATTAAATCAAAGTCTGGAGAGCGTGGGATTTTCAGTCGAGTTGCTGCTCAAAAGCAAGCGGCAAAGTATGGGCTACGAGCATTAGATATGAATTATGGAACAAACCCATGTTCCGAAATTATTCTTCGTGATAAGCAATTTTGTAATTTGAGTACGATTACCGTGAGAGCAACAGATACTCTAGAAACTCTGAAGAGAAAAATTGGTGTTGCTACTATTCTAGGGACTTTCCAATCGTCGTTAACTGATTTTCAATTCTTATCAGAAGAATGGAAAAAGAATACTGAAGAAGAAAGACTTCTTGGAGTTTCGATGACTGGAATCATGGATCATCCTATTCTGAATAAAGTATGCAAAGAGGCAGAGGACATGCTTGATGAACTTCGTGTCCATGCAAGAAAAGTAAATGAAGAGTGGGCAGAAAAACTTGATATTAAGCCTAGTTGCGCTATTACTTGTGTAAAACCAGAGGGATCAAGCACACAATTGGTTGATGCAGGAACAGGTGGTCTTCATTCTAGGTATGCTCCATTTTATTTTAGAACGATTCGTCAGGACAACAAAGACCCATTAACAAAATTCCTAATCGAGCAAGGTGTGTATCATGAAGCAGACGTAATGAAACCGGATAATACCACCGTGTTTTATTTCCCTGAAAAGTCACCAAAAGATGCGGTTTTCCGTGACGATAGAACCGCAATTCAGCAATTAGATCATTGGTTAATGTTCCAGAGACATTGGTGTGAGCATAAACCTTCAGTGACGATCTACGTCAAGGAACATGAGTGGCTTGAGGTTGGTGCATGGACGTATAAGAATTTTGATGAGGTTAGTGGTGTGTCATTCCTACCGCATACAAATCATAGTTATGTTCAAGCACCATTCCAAGAAGTTACTGAAGAACAATATAACGAAATGATGACAAAAACTCCAGACATCGATTGGAGTAAATTTTTCGAATTGGATGATCAAACTGTTGGCGCTCAAACGCTATCTTGCATGGCGGGTGGGTGTCTCATTTAATATGCATACTTCCCACCCGCTTGTGTTGATTCTTTGTTCTTTTGCGTCAATTCTAGCTGGTGGTACTTTTCCTTTATTCATAAATCTATTTAAACTCTGTCTATTTAAATTATGTTCATTGCAAAAGTTTTTAAGAGATAATGTTGTAAAAATTTCTCCTGATGGTGAAATTAATTTGTATTCGTATCTAGTGTTTTTCTCTCTTAATATCAAAATTGTGTCTTCTGAATGCTTCTTTTTGTAGAATCCATTGGTTTCGGCATAATTGCCGTACTTTAGTTTCTTTTCATCCGATGTTAATTTTGAATTTCTGAGCGAAACAATACTAGATAATTTATTCTTAGTTTCTTTTGATTGGTTGTAACAAGGATTGTGTTCAGACAACATTCTACTTTTTGCTTTTTCTCTACTTATTTTTGTTGTTCCTGGATTAAATTTACCGTAAAAATTGTCTGGAGAAATGTAGTGTTGATTTATACATAGAGCATCATTAAAATGATCTTTTATTAAAGTTTGTTCGTGGTTATATGCATCGTTAGAATCAAAAAATTCTGCTATAATGTAAAAATTAAATTCTTCGAATATTGGTTTTACTCGTTTCGAGCTAGTAAAGTATACTTTACCCAAATCTTCGCTAGATGGAACTTTATTTGCACTTCTATATCCGATATAAAACTCTTCGGTGGTTTTGTGGATACAAATATAGACGTATGGGAGAATTTTTTCTGATGTATAAATAGTTTCGCTGGACATATTGGTTCCTTTCAATGTAGAATGTCTAGAGTGGATGGGTTTGACAGAACCGTGATCCACAAGTATATTTATATGATTTTTATTTTAAGGAGAAAAATATGATTACAGTATATTCAAAAAACAATTGTCCTGCATGTGATAGTGCGAAAATGATACTACGTTCTAAGAACATCCAATTTAACGAAATAAAGATAGATGAAACTCTTTCTGCTAGAGAGTTTCTTTTGTCCGAAGGTCATAGATCAGTTCCACAATTCTACCAAGATGGAATGTTGATTCAAGGTGGCGTGGAAAATATTTCTAAGCTATTGCTAGAAGCATGAAAGACTCCGTAATTAACGGCAAGTTCGACCAAGAATCTATAATGTCCATGATTCCTTTTTTAGACATTATAGATTCTAGTTATGTAAATCTCATACTCTCTGCTATTAAAACATTAGATTTATCTAACAAGAATATAAATTCGTCCCTATATAAAATATTAGATCGTGGTTTCTTTTATTTTGATATGATGAATGGGTTAGAATTTGAAAGAAATGGTGTTAAATATTTGATACATTATGAAAATAATGAAATAAAATCGATATCAATATCAACTAACGGGGAAAGTGTTTCAATATGAAATCATATTTACAATTAATAAAAGAGATGGCAGTCAATATAGGTAGACCGTATTCGTTATTTGATAGTAAACCAAATAGGTTGGTATTGTATGATAGGCATAAAAAAGATAAGCAACACGAAAACATTACAGACAATATCAAGGTTCATATCGATAAATCTAAGTTTGGTGACAATTCTTCGACTACATACACTACGTTAGACCATAACAAAAAAGAAGCATTACATCAAACTGCGGTGAACGAAGTTGAACCAACTAAAGAGTTTCCATATAAACACGATCAACAAAAACAAGTAAGTAGACAACACACAAAAGATAATTCTGATTTACCAAAAGGACATGCAACAAATGTTATCTGGAATCATTTTTTGAAAAGCAAGAATCCATTACGTTCGTCAGATGAACAATATACCGAGGGACATAAACTTTGGCATAGGATAGTTAAACGTGCATTAGATTCCGGACATCATGTATATCATTGGGATGGTAATAAGTTACATAAGACTACTCATGAAGTTATGGAAGATCACTTATCAAAATCATTTTCAGAAGAAAAATATGATGAATCTACAAGAAATAAGCATATGATTATTTCAAAAAAGAAGCTAAAATCAAATGAAGATTGAATATATCTCCGAATTGGTAGATGAAATTGCCTTGGAAAAGCCAATTGATTTCGAGTCATTTAATTATGATTCTGTTAAGCAAGTAGCGATTCTAGGAGCAATTGAACAATATCAAAATATCATAAATAGTGAAAATTTATCAGATTGTGATAAAGAAACAAGTTTACTTGCTATATTCTCTTATTTGGTGATGGAAAATACGATGCTATGGATAGAGGTTAAACGTGCCAAAAGTAATTAGACAAGGTGTAGATGAGTCGGCTGGGCATGATCCATTTGAACCAAGAGTAACATCACAAGGAAATTCATCTAACGTATATGTTAATGGAATACTTGCAGTTATTGTTGGTAACGAATACGTCGATCACATCACAGATCATGATCCAGAAACTAAAGAAACTGCTACTAGCGGTTCACCAAATGTTCTTATAAATAACACACCAATCCATAGGGCAGGAGATAGTATTAGTTGTGATGAAGTTGCCGCTAATGGATCACCCAATGTGTTTGTTAACGGAGACTAGAAATGCCAAAAAGAGAATATTTGTGTTATGAGTGTGATGCTAATTTTACGATTAATATGCCAAAAGGATTTGACGTAACTTATTGTCCGTCATGCGGAGCAGAACTAGCTCAAGAAGAATCAAATGAGTTTGAAGATGACTAAGCTGAAATAGATAATGCCCTAATGGTTTGTCTTAGTTCAACTGATTCGTCTTTCTTTACCCAAGAAGAATAAACTTTACTACGGATGTTTGCGTTTATCCATACATCATCTTCTAATGCACCAACCATGTATAGTGCCATTTCTTCGTTATATAGGAGTGATCCTTTGCTAGAACAGAACACTAAGATTTCACGGTCAAAATCCGATTCTCCACATTGCTCTATGAGTTCTTTGATGGATGGTGACGATGACCAGTAATTTTTCCAGTCACTAGGTTTTCTGATCTTTTTCTTTTTTCCGTTGACAGTTTTTGTTGCAGCAGAAGTTAGAAGTTTTTTACCGATGTATTTTTTACCAGTAGATTTTTGAGTAATGAGGTAGATGAATCCGATATAAGATTCTTTAATGTCTTCATCAGTGATTTCTTTGCCTTTGTATTTCCACATGTGGGTTCCTTTTCTTTGTGAGGTATTTATGATTGAAGATTTGATTAAGTTGCTGAAAAATAATGAAGTTTGTGTTGAATTTACGAAAGTCGATGGGTCAAAAAGAAATATGGTTTGTACTCTTGACGAGGATGTTCTTCCTAAAGTAGAATATGAGGATGGACAAGGAACTAAGCGACACTTGTCCGATGAAGTAGTTAGAGTTTTTGATGTAGAGAAGCAAGCATGGAGGTCTTTTAGAAAAGACTCTGTTATCCAATTTTATGTGAAAGGTTCAATTTAAATATGACAAACGCAACTAAAACCATCATCATTCCAACAAATCCTGCCGATCTGAAGAAGCTAAAGGGATTCGTGCAAGAAGGGTGTGATTGTCTTCTTCGTATTGATTCTGAGAAAGATCAACTAAAGTCAATTATCGAAACTGCCGTCGAAGAGTTCGAGCTTCCAAAAGCCACAATCTCTGCACTCATTCGTCATCAACATCGTGCAGACTTCGAGAAAAAAGAAGTTGAGTTTGAAGACTTTTCTGCCCTTTGGGACGCAGTACAAAACGCATAAGGAGAATATATGCAATATAAGAACCACCCATCAAATCCTGCAGCACAACCATTCAACATCAATGGATCACGTTGTAAGGCTAAGAAAAACTCTTGGTGGAATCCTAGTTCGTCTACCTATTTTAGAAATAAGGGAACCAAGAGAACTAAGGATGCATTCACTCAGACAGATGAATAAATACCATTGTGTGCAGCAAATAACGTGAGGAAATTATGACTGATCCAGATGAAATGAAGATTCAAGCAACAACCGATGTGCTTACCTCAAGGTTCGACGAGAGGAAGCAAAAGCAACTTGAGGGTCTAGCTAAAGCTCGTGAAGTTAGAAAAGCGAACCTAGCTGCATTAAAAAATGTACCAGAAGTTGATAAAGAACCAAAAGGTAATCCAGAACAAAAATCAAATCCAAATCCTAGTGTGTGGCAAGCTAAGGAAACATATAAGCCTGTAGTCAATTTGGATTTGATTTGGCGTGAAGCAATGGTGGCACAAATTACTAGTGGTAAGATTGTTAGTGCTAAACAGTTGCCAATTGCATCCCAACTTGCAGATGCGTATGTTGAAATGTTCAAGTCGAAGTTTGGTGAGCATCTTAAAATTCAATGATTCGATTTGGGAGTAACAAAAATTATTTTATTTGACTATAATCAGGTTTCGATCAATGCGGTTCTCTCTGCTTTTGCAGGGGAATCGCTTGTTGAAAGTGACGATAATAAGTCTGCTATTCGCCATCTTGTTTTATCTTCAATAGTCTCATACAAGAAGAAGTTTAAAGAATTTGGCGACCTAGTAATTTGTTGTGATAGTAGAAATTATTGGAGACGAGAAGTATTCCCATTCTATAAAGGGGATCGAAAGCGTAACCGTGAAAAATCCAAAGTGGATTGGAAATTCTTATCCGAAACATTGAACAATCTTAAACAAGATATTAAAGATAATTTCAGGTTTAAAGTTATTGAAGTTGATAGAGCAGAGGCAGATGATATCATTGCGATATTATGCAAATGGAGTCAGGAAAATTATACTACTCAGATTGGGATGATGGATAAACCAAAAGACATTCTAATTGTTAGTGAGGATATGGACTTCTTTCAGCTTCAGAAGTATAAAAATATTAGGCAATGGGCACCACGAAAATGTAAATATATTTCTCCAGACGTTCCGCTTCGTGAATTTGTTATTGAACACATCGTAAAAGCCTCGGACGATGCGATACCCAATATATTGAGTAATGATAATTGCATTGCGGAACAGATCAGACAAACTCCAATTAAAAAAGAGTATCTGCAGAAGTTTCTTGAAAAAGGTAGAAATGCCTGTGTGACTGATCAAGAAAAAAGAAATTGGAATCGAAATCAACTTCTTATCGATTTTGATTTCATTCCACCAGATATCGAGAAATCTATAGTGGATACATATATAGGATATGAAATCAGTGGTTCAAAAAGTAAAATCATGAGCTATCTATCTACACATAGATGCAAACAGTTGTTTGAACATATAGGAGAATTTTGATGAAAGAGTATAAGAATATTAAGCCCAAATTCGCTCACGAATTTTTTGAGGCTATCGAGAAATCGGATAATAGAAAAGCGACCCTGTGGGATTATGGTCAACTACCACCACTAAATTATTTGCTTGCAATGAATTTTGATTCTACTGTCATATTTTCTTTGCCAGAAGGAATGCCACCTTATAATCGTAATGAATCAGACCACCAAGACCTATATGCACCATTGGCATCCTGTATCAAGAGAATTATGCTTTGTCTAAAGTCCGACACAAGAACAAGACAAATTAAAAAAGAGCAAGTGTTTATTCAGTTGCTTGAAGGCATCAATCCAAAAGAAGCAGATATTTTAGTTTCCGCTAAAGATAAAGCATTGCATGAAATTTATCCATGGCTTACTAAGGAACTTGTTCAAGAGGTACTCCCACAATACGTTAAATAATTTTCAAGGAGCATTATATGAAATACATGATCGTAGATTCTCTAACGCAAAAGATACATGTTATGAGTAAATCAAAATGGATAATTGAAGAATTATTTAAAACATATCAGACCAAGTGGAACGTATTTCGTATTAAGACTGAGCAAAATGCCGTATTATAATTATATATGTGATTCCTGTTCAAATGAATGGGAAGAAAAACATGTAATATCTGAAAGAGATATTCCTGTAAATAATCCTTGTCCTTCATGTGGAGTTATTGGTAAGGTTGCTAAAAAGGTAGAAATGCCGTCATTTGGCGATCCGACTCGACTTGGGCTAAAGAAACCTAGTAATGAGTTTAATTCACTTTTGAAACGTATCCACGAAAGAACTCCTGGGTCGAATCTTGCAACTTCATCAACCATCAGTAAGATTTAATAACAACAATAATAAAGGAACCCATGCAAACATCTATCACCAAGGAAAGAAAGACAAAGAAACCATCTGCCCAACCATCAAAAAGCTACTCACCAAGACAAGCAATAAATAAGGATCATCTAGCTCTCAAAGAAGGATTTAGTGCATTAACCGAAGGTCAGAGGCAAATGATGTATGCAATGCAAGAGGGTATGAATGTAGTTGCCCATGGAAGCGCAGGAACTGGAAAATCGTATTGTGCAATAAATCATGCCTTGGTGCAACTTTTTGCTAGAAAGACAAAAAAGATCGTAATCGTTAGAAGTGCAGTAGCAAGCCGTGATCTAGGATTCCTTCCTGGCAGTCTTGAAGAAAAGGCCGATCCATATAAAATACCATACAAGCAGTTGATTAATCAAATGTGTGCAAACGGTACTGCTTGGGAAGTACTCACCAAAAAGGAAATGGTTGAGTTTATTACAACGTCATATGTTAGAGGAATTACTCTAGATGATTGTATCGTTATCGTAGATGAATTTCAAAACGCCAATGTCCAAGAAATCTATAGCGTATTAACTCGTGTTGGTGAGAATTGTCAAGTCATTCTTTTGGGTGATACCAAACAAACCGATCTAAATAAACGAAAAGAAGAATCGTGCTTCGATTGGTTGTTGAATGTTACTCAAAAAATGCCTAATTGGTTCGACGTTATTCATTTCTATCCACAAGATATTTGTCGATCAGGATTCTGTAAAGAACTTATTCTAACTGTTGAGGGGTTGATGTGATAAATCTTTTGCAATTTAAATCTTGGTTCCCAAAATGTTCTAATGCCCAAGAATTTGTTGAAAATTTGAATTCGATATTACCTAAACATAATATCGATTCAAAGGATCGAATTTGTGCATTTCTTGCTCAATGTGGTCACGAGTCCGGTGGATTTACGGTATTTGTTGAGAATTTAAATTACTCGAAGGAAGGACTTCTACGAGTATTTCCAAAATACTTCAACGAGAAAGATGCTGAACTTTTTGCAAGAAAACCTATGGATATTGCAAATAGAGTCTATGCTAATAGAATGGGTAATGGCGACGTTGCTTCTGGCGATGGGTATCGATATCGAGGAAGAGGAATCCTACAGATAACCGGAAAGAATAATTATTCATCTTTCTCTAAATGGGCAGTTGGTAATGAGCAGTTCATATCGAATCCAGATTTACTTTTATCTCCATCTTGGTCTATTACTTCTGCATGTTGGTACTGGTCAAAGAACGATCTGAATCGATTTGTTGATAAAAATGACTTCAAAGGATTGACCAAAGCTATCAATGGAGGTTACAATGGTCTTGATGATAGACTTAACAGTTATAATAAAATAATGTCATCATATAAGGAAAGTTAATGTTGATTTTTGATTATAAATGTCCACAGTGTGGTATTTTGCAGGAAATGTCGGTGAGAACTTCTTCTGAAATTGTTACCTGTCATAGATGTGAGTTCGTTATGGAGAAGCAAATTCCTGCACCAAAAGGATTTGTTACTGGTTATAACTACAAGAATGGGTACTCTAAAAAAGAAGGGAGCAATTAGCTCCCGAATTTTAGTTATACTTTTTGTTATGTTATTGATATATTTATACAATTGGAGAATCTATGCTATTAAAGCTAAATGATTTACAGATGGACAACAAGCGACCAAATCAATCATTTTATATGTTGTATGGTGATGTTAGCTTAGAGAGATCGGAACAAATTACACAATGGGTATTTGATTCAAATTTTGCTGAAGATAAACCTGAAGTATTGAATATGCTGATTAATAGTCCTGGTGGTGATATGCATGCAGCATTTAGTATTATCGATGTGATGATTGGGTCGCATATTCCAATTAGAACAATTGGATTAGGACAAATTGCATCAGCAGGATTGATGATATTCTTAGCAGGAAAAAAGGGATTTAGAACTTTAACAAAAAATACAAGCATCATGAGTCACACTTGGAGTTGGGGTAATGTCGGAAAACAACATGAGTTGATTGCAGCGACAAGAGAATACGACCTAACTAGTGAAAGAATGTTGGCGCACTATAAAAAATTCACAGGAATATCCGAAAAAGATATCAAGAAATACTTGTTACCACATCAAGACGTATATTTGAATGCAGAAGAGGCTAAGAAGTTTGGTATCTGCGACATTATTGGAAACTTATCGTGAGTGAGTTGTTAGCATTCCAGACCATAAAAGGTTGTATGGTCGATCTAGAGACACTCAGCACGGAAACTCATGCGTGTATCGTTTCGATAGGCGCATGTAAGTTTGATTTTCGAGGGTCGGTCATACTAGACAAATTCAAAGTGAATATTGATCCAATTTCTTGTAAGAGTGTCGGACTACACATTAGCAAAGACACTTGTGAATGGTGGGCAAAGCAATCTAAAACAGCACAACACTCTTGGCAGACTAATCAGATCGATATCAAAGAGGCATTGTTGAAATTTGAACAATGGTTTAGTGATGGTCAAGAGTATAGTTTTTGGGCAAACGGAATTTCTTTTGATGCGGCAGTATTGAAAACCGCTTACTCAAGGTGTAAGATGGTTGCACCTTGGGACTATCATCGTGAAATGGACATGAGAACTTTATGTAAGGTTTTGGGGATTGACGTTAGAGCAATTCGAGCAAAGTCCGACAAGACATTCCATGACGCACTAGAAGATTCTCTCGAACAGACCAGAATATTACTAGACAACTTTGGAGTAGAAGCCTTTTAAATCAACCACTTACGAAAGTTGTTGACAAGATGTAGTACGATCTTTATAATTCATCCCATCAACTAACGATGTGGAGCGAATCATGGATCGTACTACCATCAAAGCTAAGGTTGTCGAGATTGTCGAGAAGGCTAACCGGATTTATCCTAATCTCCGGCTTACCGTTCCAACCGTTGGCTTTTATTCCAAAGGTGGTCATGCAGGTTTGGCATATTGCCAGAAAAATCGTCTTGAGTTTAATGAAGTGTTGGCGAAAGAAAATGCGTCATCTTTTGTTGATACGATCATCCATGAAGTTGCTCATTTGGTCACTCACAAAGTGCGACCCTATGCCAAGCAAGCACATGGCCCTGAGTTTAAGGCAGTCGATAAAAGCCTTGGTGGGCGTGGAACACGGTGCCATTCATATGATGTATCTAGCGTCAAGCAAACTCGCACTAAGATTCGCTATGAAGTTGTTTGCACCTGTCAGTCTCATTGGGTGACGAAGAAAACTGTTCTTGCCCTTCAAAATCCTCGCAAGACAGTTAGTTGCAAATCGTGTGGAAGTAAGGTAGAATATACTGGTAAGTCGAAGTCCTTCATTTAATTGGGAGATTGAAATGTCAGTTCTTGTTTATTCTGGTGATAACCTAATCGAAGCGTATAACTGTAAGTCTGAGAAGCAAGCACAAAGTCTTGCCGATTACTGGCAAGACGAAGGTTACACCGTTCGTATTTTGGAGAAATAATATGTTCTGCTATCGTGATGCTCTGAACGAAGTGCGAAAGCACGTTATGGCAGGGATGCCGATTGAGTTCGCAGTCAAATTGGTTGCTGAAGAATATATGGTAAATGAGTCTGATCTGTATCAGGCGATTGATGAATCTTTTGAGTGAAGGAAATAAAATGAAAGAAGGTGCTATTCTTGGTGTGATGTTTATTGCTTTGGTAATTGTATTTGGTATATTGCTTGCAATCCCTATTATGCTGCTGTGGAATTATTGTTTGGTTGGTGTGGTTGCAGGTGTGAGTGAAATTACTTTACTGCAAGCATGGGGTTTGTATATTTTGTCTAATTTCCTGTTCAAGACCTCGGTGACTAAGGCGAATTAATAATGACTGAACGTAAACTAGCATCCATTCAAAAGATCGTAGATATTCAACCTATCGAGGGGGCAGACGCAATTGAAAAAGCGCAGATCAATTCTTGGTGGGTTGTTGTCAAGCGTGGTGAGTTCAATATCGGTGATCTGGTTATCTATCTGGAAATCGATTCTTGGGTTCCTACTGAACTTGCTCCGTTCTTGTCGAAAGGTGCTTTCCCAAGAGAATACAACGGAGTGAAGGGCGAGCGTCTTCGTACAGTAAAACTGCGTGGTCAGATCAGTCAAGGTTTGATTCTACCAATTGAATTATTGGTAGATCATGCACTATCTCCTATCTTTGTTGAAGGTGAAGATGTTACCGATGAACTGCGTATTCAAAAGTGGGAAGCACCAATTGCTGCTTGTCTATCTGGAACGGTTCGTGGTAATTTCCCGTCCGAGTGGCGCAAGACCGATCAAGAGCGCATCCAAGGATTTTCTAACAAAGAATTCTATTACTTGAAGCAGCATGAGTATGAAGTCACGATCAAACTCGATGGATCATCTTGCTCTGTTGGATTGGTCAACGACCTGACTTACACCGTTTGTAGTCGTAATATGAATCTCAAGACGGATCAGGAAGGTAATTCGTTTGTTCAAGTATGCAAGAAATATAACTTGGAAGAACAACTGAAGGCGTATGGTCGACCAATTCAAATCAGTGGCGAATTGATTGGTGAAGGTGTCCAAGGAAACAAGGAAGGGATCAAGGGACAAGACCTGTATGTATTTGACATATATGATCCAGTTGAATGTGAATATCTGTCAACTGCTCGTAGACAAGAATTATGTAAGCAATTTGGATTGAAGCACGTTCCTATCCTTGCTAACTTTGATCGATTGTCTGATCTTGAATTGAATACGGTCGATGACATTCTAAAGTATGCAGAAGGCCCATCACTGAATGCAAAGTCTCGTGAGGGAGTAGTGTTCAAAGCGGTTGATGGATCGACTTCATTCAAGGCAATCAGTAATAGTTGGCTCTTGAAAAACGATGGCTAATATTATTCGTTGTTGGCAAGAGCATCTTCCGGAGAAGTTCAAAGATGTAATTGTCCAAGGATATATTGCCGCTGGTTATGAATCTCCTTGGCAGATGTTCATCACCGAACATAATGCGAAGACGATGCCGAGACCATCCAATTCATATCGAGCCGAACTTTCTGGCGACGATTGGTTTGAAATGGAAGAAAATGCCTTTATACTTTTACTATTAAAATATTCATAGGACATATATGCTACCAATTTGTGAATTGAATGAAACCAATGATCATCAAATTCTAGATCATTTGTTTGCTCTCAATGAGGATGACCGTAGACTACGATTCTTTTCCAATATTACCAATGTTGGAATCGAATCTTATGTCGAGCGTATTCGATGGAATGGTGATGTGTGTTTTGGGTGTTTCTCTGGAGCAAATCTAGTTGCCTTCGTTCATCTAGGTAAAGTCGATTCCGACCAATATGAACTTGGTATGTCAGTTTCTGATGAATATAAGGGCAAAGGTCTAGGTGTCGATCTAATGAAGCGTATTATCACTTGGTGCAAGGCATCAGGTGTCACTAAGCTAGTTATGGAGTGTTTGCGAGATAACAAACCCATGCAAACCATTGCTAAGAAATTGGGTATGCGTATCGTGAATGACCATGAGACTGCACTAGCAGAGGCGGCAATTTGTACGACATTTTCCGAGAGGATTCGTGAAATCCAAAAGAATATGATATACGAAAACATCGCTATCATTGACAAGTCGGTTCGTTCATTCTATAATCAAGCACTAAGTTGGGGAATTCATAATGCTAAATAGTATATCTCTGGATTCCTTTATCAAGGAACTTCAGCAAATTAACTACGATTACTTTGTATGGGCTAAGGCGAATGGGCGCTTAGAAGTTGGTTCTGGATTTGAACCACCCAATGTTTTGATGGACGATGGAAACGGTACTCTTGTACCTGCAAAAATCCAATTTGATCCAGAAGTCGGAGTAATCATTCGATAGGAGAAGTAAAATGGGAACAACGATTCCATCGTTGGGAGAGTATTACTTTAAAAATGGCAAGTATGTATTAAAGAACAAGTTTCTGCGTGGCATCAAGATTGGTATGCTGATTGGTGTGTTTATTGGTGGTACAAGTGTCACCCAAGAGACCTCAAGTCATATGTATAATCAAGCGATAGAGGCTGCAGGATTTTATCAAAAAACAACGACGCAAAAGGTGGTAGACTACATTAAAAATAAAAATCAGAAGATCGATGATGCTGACGCAATTCAAATTGCAAAGTCTAGTCTCAAGTGGTCTGAAGAGTTTGGTGTCGATTACCGTCTGGTTCTAGCAGTTCAAGAGGTCGAATCCACGTTCAATAAGCATAGCATTAGTGGTGCAGGTGCCTTGGGAGTGATGCAAGTCATTCCATCATGGCATCTGTCAAAGCTAAAGGCAGCAATCAAGGATATTGGAACTCCAGAATTATTTGATATCCATACGAACATTTACTTGGGGTCATGGGTCTTGAAGGATTGTCTTTCCAAGTTCAAGTCGACAAGTTCTGCCTTGTTATGTTACAATGGATCGAATGCTGCACCAAACGGGTATGATCAAAAGGTTGCTCAACGGTATAACGAAATTTCAAAGCACTTGAAAGGTTCAGTTTGAAAATATTAATTATAGATTCTCATAAATCGAGTAACAGCAATCCACAGGTATCATTGCATTGGCAAAATGCCAAAATACTTGCCGATCATTTTGGTGGAGATTTGATCTGGTCATACCCAACGGTCAACGATAATATAAAATCGGATTATGATGTAATCATATTTTGTCATTCAAGCGCATATTCTTTTGTTAGTACCGATTGGGTAAAGAATAGTCCCAATGCAAAGTTATTCTTCTTGAGTAATGACTATGTGCTAGGTGAGTCGATGTTGTTGTGGGCTTACGTCAAAGAGGCAGACAAGAAATATACCGTGATTGCAAATCACAAGATGGAGTATTCATTAAAGGCAAACACCAAGTGGATTGATAGGTGGGAAGTGACAAATTTGAATGCGTTAATTTTTGATCCGAATTTGACTTCAACATTCCAATCTAGCTTTCTGAGCGATTTCTTTGATGATAAAATTAAGTGGTGCTGCTACTATGGAGCTTATCGAAAAGATCGTGCCGAGTCGTTTGTTAAGTATCTTCCATCTTGCATAACATCGACGCACCAAAAGAACATCGACAAATTTAGGGAAATTGGAGTAAATTCTAGATTCATCCCTAGACTAGATATTCTTTCTGGTGGATTGACAAAATATGCAGCGTCGTTGTATATTGAAGATAAGACAACGCATACTGATTATAGCTGTCTTGCGAATCGATTCTATGAAGCATTGAATAGTAATGTTCCTCTTCTATTTGATGCTGATTGTCTAAACACATTAACGCTTTCTGGTTATGAAAATATTTTCCCGAAAGACTTGATTGTTTCTAGTGGTGCAGATATACTATCGAAAGTAAAAATGTTGGATGGATTTTCGTGGTCAAAAGAAATCCTCTCAATGGCGAATGCCGAAAAACAAAAATGTATTTTAGATATTGAAAGGATTATAAATGAGTGATATAGTTGTTATTAAGTTGGTTAGCGGCGAGGAAGTAATCGCACGAGAGGTTGGAGAAGTGTTTGGTATGGTTTATGAAAAGCCTCGTGTGTTCCAAATGATGCAAACCCAACAAGGTATGGGAGCAGCACTAGTTCCATACATCATGTCAGCACCAGATGAAACCGTCAGTATTGCTATTGGCGCAATCGTCACTAAGATCGAAGCGCCACTTCAAATTGAAACTGCATATCTGCAACAAACATCTGGTCTTGATTTGTCATCTAGGCTAGGATAAAATATGGACAAGGTTTCTCAACTATACGAGGCAATATATAACATAATCGCTCCGGATCAAATGTCTCTTTATGAGATGACAAATTTGGCATCGAAGCATACTGGATTAGAATATCCAATATTTGTGTCTGGTAAAGGTGGAGCAAAACATGGCCCAAGAGTTAAAGTTTCAAACACTAAAGGTAAATTTGATTTTGATGATTCTTTTTCCCTATCAATTGAGCATGATCCACAAAAGAGAGCAGGACAAGTAAAAATCCCCTCTGATCATGTTGAGAAAGTGAAAGATTGGATTAGATTGAACCATGATTTTCTGCATAAGATGTGGCACTCCGATACAATGGATAGTGAAGATCATATTAATGGATTAAAGAAAATTTGATTTCCGAATGCTAGTCATGTCGCAAACTAGCTTTCTTTTTAAACTGCGACATTTATTATGAAAGGTATCACATATGAAGACAACACAAACCACCCAAACCATCAAGTCAATGATTTCCGAAGGATCAAAGGTTATGATTCCTGCAGGAACTCGCATTAACGATAACGGCACTCAGGAGAAACTTCATCTTCCACGCACCGTAACTGTTTCCAAGGTAGAATACACCAAGGCAGGTAATGCAAAGATTCATTGGCGTGGTCATCGTGGAATGAAGTCTGCAGTTCTCAAGTAATCAGGTAGTATAAATAAACAATTGGATGGATTCTGCAAAAATAAAAAGACATTCTAATATCATAAGTAGGGAGAAATCCTAAAAGTGGATGACAAACTGGAAAGACGGTTGACTGGTAGGAAAGACTATCTGCTAATTGGTAAAAGTCGCCAATGACTGAATGTGAAAGACATTCCCTGTAGTGCGGGTTATATCACGAACTCCATCCAGAGTTGTAACAGTTTGTAAGAGAAATCCCAATTTACATAAATACCATATAAGTATAATAGAATCATATAAATTTTTAGGAATAAAAAGACCAATGAAACGCATACCCACTACAATTAGAACTAACTTATGGCATAATCCAATGCCAGTTAGTCTCTTTGGTCGTGCGTATTCCGAGCAGGGAGATTGTATGTAGGGTCATCTTAAAAGTAAAAAATGTGGCACCAAAGATGACCCGAAACCCAAAAAGTTTCGGGTTTTTCTTTTGTAAATCAGTCACTTACGAAAGTAGTTGACGAAAGTTTAAAAGAGAGTAAAATTCGTTCCATCGAATGACGCAACAAGAGGAATACGGAAATGAAATACTACGTTTTTAATCCTGTGCATCGTGAGTGGAAATGTGTTAATAATATGCTTGCGGTGGTTGTGTTGCAACGGGTTTCTGGTTATACACTTTTTGCTAAAGGTAAGTAAAATGAAAAACCCAATCGCTAAAGACCTTCGCACTCCAAAGTACCGGATGCGTGTTGTTGGTTCCAAGAAGGGTAAGGGTTCCTTCAAACGGAAAGAGAAGTACCAAAATAGTTATTGACAAGGTTTCAGAAGTAGAATAAAATGTAGTCTCAGTAGCAGAGTGTGTTAAGTTATCTGGTAACGAGGCCAGGCACCGCACTTAAAACATGGTGTGAAAAGTCGGAGGGTGTTGAGAAGCTATCGTGGGAGATAGATCGAAAACATCAGGTGGTGTGAGTGATCGAGCCACCGATTGTTAAGTGTTCTTAAATGGTGTCTGAGGCTTTCCGGCAGGGGGCGGGTAGGACGAAAGTTCGATTCTTTCAAGAATACTTAACAATCCGCATTCAAAAGAGTGCGTAATAAATTTGACTGTTATTGTTGAGTAGACAATGCTACTGTAACCTCTAGTAAGGTGGTTGGTATCCACTGAGGCAACATTACCAAACAGTTAATGTCACGCCCAAAAGGTGATCCTGAGTACAGGTGAAAGGAGAAGATGGTACTTCTCCGCTAATAAATTTGGGGTGTGCAATAAGGGCAGACTGGTGTCGCCGCTGCGCTGTAAACGCAGTCCTTCTAGGCAAGAGGTTCGATTCCGTCCATGCCCCACCAAAATATCTCGCTGTGAAGCGACATAGTTCGATGCACCGTTCAAGTCGGTCGCCTGAGATTGGGTAAGAACGATAAAGCACTTGTCTGATCAACAAGCAAAAGACAGATCGAAGATGATGCCAGTAGTGGAATAAGTGCTGGGAGGCAGATCGGCGCTCAAGCCGACGATGGACGTTCGAGTCGTCCCTTATTATGTGAAAGTATTGTCGGAAAGAAGTCTGCTTGTTAAAATTTTAGGTGTGTGTTTATTTTCTAGAGATTAGACGCACACCTAGATTTTAATTTGTTTATTCTCGATTCATTGCTTTTTATTCTTGATTCGTGCCCTTTGGGTCTTAGTTTATTGTTGTATTTTGCTGCACAAGACGAATTACAAAACTTTTTAGAACGACGATTTACTTTAGATTGACATTCTAAACAGTTGTTAAATTCTTTTTTGATTCGCTTTTGTTTTATAATTTTGGGCGACTTAATTCTTTTTGGTTTGATGAGATGTTTCTTTTGATTTAAGTTTGGGAATAAACACTGCATCGATTCCCAATCTTCAAAACAACTTTTGAAGTGTGATTTAAGTGATGTAATTGATGATAGTTCGACTTTGCATAATATGCAAGAACATTTACGACCAACACCTTCGCTAATTTTATTTTTACTTTCTAGCGAATGTTTGTAATCATAATCTCTTAATTTCCTGCCTTTGTTTGCATCTGAGATTGCTTGACAAGTTGATCCTTTGTGCATCCAAAAGTAAAAAGAACCTTTATTGGTTTTTGATATGTTCTTATTCAAGATGAGTGAATTTGAGAAGTTCTCTTCGATTAATTGTTGTTCAAGTAAGTAAGCATCAATTCTTCCGCCGTCGAAAGGAAATTCTGCTAGGATTTCGGTGTCAAAGTTATCAAAACCAAGTTGTTTGATGCATTTCGATGATGTGAAATAATGTGTTCCTAAATCGATGTGCGATGGTAGTTTTTGGTTTTTACTAAACCTAACACCAAAGTAAAATTGTTTAGTGACTTTATGAGTCAACTTATAAACATAAGGAACGATCTTCGTTGATGGATAAATACTGGTGCTGGACATAATTTGATCCTTTCAAGTTGTTAGAATGTCTAGGGCTAGTAGAAGTTGACGCTTCGTGACTAGCATTATTATTTATCTCTTTTGAGATTTACATGAGCCGAAGTTGGTTCGGTCAAATGGGGCGCATCCAACAGCCTACATTGTTTCATGTGAGTCGATTCTAAAGAAGATTTGAATTAAGATAGGATGATTTGGTTACTGCAGGCTGGATCACTCCCGTAGATCGAGCAAAGGGGCGTTAGGCAAGCTCGTAAAATCCACACCCCACAGAATTCGTGGAAGTTAGCGGTGGAAAGTAGGGCGCCAATGACCCGCCATCGAAACGACTTCCTAACTTCCACAAAAGAATAATTAGAGTCGTGAATGCTCTTAATCATTCAAAAGTGTAAGACTGCCTTAGTGCAGTCGGGCAAATTACACAATCTCAGACACGCCCTTGATCTGAGAGAGAATTCAATGGTGATCGAAAGCGAAGTATTCGAGCCTACTACCTGTGAAGTAGTATATTAGCCAGTGAGAGTCTGGTCGATCACCCCAAAATTTGGCACGGTGGCAGATTGATAATGCATCTCCCTGTCTAGGAGACTTATGAGGGTTTGATTCCCTTCCGTGTCGCCAAAATGCAGACCGTCGCTTTACGGTTTGGTGGAAGTGCCTCTCGATTCTAGGAACGATGCCTCTCAAGCCACAACTAGAGTCCTCGCAAAAGGACATAGCAAGAATTTATACATCGCACGATGCAGCTGGCGTGGCAACTAGTCCTTCAAACTAGTGAGTGGGGATCGAAACCCCAGTGCGATACCAAGAATTATCTGAGTGTATTGTCAAAGGAAGACGGCCTGTCTTGGATACAGGAGGTTGGGATATCGTAATTCCCCACTCTGACCAAAATTAAATGGAAGATTAATTGTCAAGGTGACAGCATCGTTTGCTAAACGATAGGTGCCTGAAATATGGCATGGGGATCGTGACCTCATTCTTCCGCCAGTAACACAATGGAAAAGTGGCAGAGTCCGGTTTATTGCTCTGGTCTTGAAAACCAGCGTCCCGTAACCATCCGTGGGCCGTGAGTTCGAATCTCACCTTTTCCTCCAGTAACACAATGCGAGTGTGGTGAAATTGGGAAACACACTGTCTTTAGAAGTCAGCGACTTAACGGTCTTACAGGTTCGATGCCTGTCACTCGCACCAAATCATTGCCGCTTAAACTAATCTGGTGAAAGTGCTACCCTGAAAAGGTGGAAAGCGTGGATCGAAACCACGAGGCGGCACCAAATAAAGTCCAATCCGACGGAACGGCGTTGTGAATACGAATCACGACTGAGAAGGTTCGACTCCTTCATTGGGCACCAAAACAATATGGGTCTGAAGTGTTACGTTAGCATTCCGAGTTCCAACCTCGGCGGATAGGGTTAAATTCCTTACAGACTCGCCAAAATTATGCAGGTGTAGCCTATTGGTTAGGCGCTTGACTTCCAATCAAGTAAGGCGAAAGCCGTAAGCAGGTTCGATTCCTGTCTCCTGCTCCAGTAATAATGCTTCGTTAATTCAATAGAAGAATACCGTTTTGATAAAGCGGCTACGGTGGAGCATAACCATCACGAAGTACCAGATTTTAAATAATTGGTATACTCAAGAGTGTAAAATGATAAATATATGTATACATTTATCATCGAGGCACAAATGGGAAAACATAGAAAATCAGAACAAATAATAACAGCAGAACTTTGTCATTATGGGTGTAATCAGATTGCAAAATATATAAACTTATCTGGCAATTTGATGTGTAGTCCTAGATCAACACAATGTCCGAAATGTAAAGAGAAAAATAGCAAAGGTACGAAAGAATCATATATAAATGGTGGCAGAGTACCTGCCAAACAAAGATATGAAAACTTACCTCAAGAAATTAAGGATAAGATGAACTGGAGTAAAGGGCACACAAAAGATACTCACCAAAGTATATCAAAACAAATAGAATCTCGACACGAATCGTTCATCATTGGAAAATGGAAACCAAGTATAGCTGGAGTAGCAGCAAATCCAACATTACGGTGGAAAAGAAATTATATACCTTACATAGATTCATTTGGGTTAAAGTTTAATTTAGAATCTATACATGAATGGCAAGTTGCTAATATATTGGATAAAAATAGAATTGTGTGGTCGAGACCAACACCACTAGTATTGTCAGATGGTCGTAAGTATGAACCAGATTTTTATTTACCAGATTTTAATGTTTATTTAGACCCAAAGAGTATGTGGTGTAAGAAATCTACAAATGAACGAAGCGAAAGAATAATCAAAATACAAGAATTACAAATACAAAAAATTAATCTTTGTGAAATAGAGCTTGGAGTTAGCATAATAATATTACTAAGTTCAGATAAGAGATCATTTAATTGGGATGGTATTCTTGAACAAATTAAAGAACATGGGACTGTGGTGAAATTGGCAAACACATCTGATTTAAGCTCAGACGCTTCGGCTTGAGAGTTCAAATCTCTCCTGTCCCACCAAAATTACTTGACTTCAATATGCAGACACTATATACTATGCATATGTTACAGAAATAACGGGGGCGAATGTACCAAGAGGGCGAGAATCACTTGCAATGATTCTGTGGTCGGTTTGATTCCGACCGTCTCCACCAGTTTTGGAATGATTACAGCAATCAATTTAATGGCAGTCCGTTTGCTTACCGGACATAAAAATAAGGAGCAAAAAGTCATTCCGTTTAAATAAGTATGGGAACAAATCGTCTAATCAACGAACTTGCTTGTCAAAGTCACTGTCAATATCCTTGCTATGCTAGATGATTACTAGAGACCTGTAAGGAGGATTAAATGGTGTCCTTAAACCCAAGACAAGATACTTTTAATTAATTGCGACTTCTAGTGGTAGACTCTGGCCTCATAAGCCAAGATGGAAGCGGGTTCAACTCCCGTGGTCGCAACCAGTTTTATGCCTATTTCGTATAATGGTATTACGCTAGATTTGTAATCTTGTTATGGCGGTTCGATTCCGTCAATAGGCACCAGTAACAATTCCGTATAACCCGAGCTTGGTGCATGGGCGTGACTGTTAATCACTGACTAGCTAGGATCGTTCCCTAGATACGGAGCCAGAATTTCGTCCCTATAGTTAAATGGATATAACAGGACTCTTCTAAAGTCTAGTTCATGGTTCGATTCCGTGTGGGGGCGCCAGCATTATCGGAGATTAGGTCAGTCTGGTAGACCGCTTGCTTTGGGAGCAAGATGTCGGGAGTTCGAATCTCTCATCTCCGACCAGTTTTGGATACCTACAGCAATCACAATTGACTTTTACTCAACTATGCGTATCCAGTTTTATTTAATACTCCTGTAGTTTAACGGTAAAACTCCGAGCTTATACCTCGGCATTGCGGCTAGATTGGCTGATGATACTGGTTCGAGTCCAGTCGGGAGTACCATTTTATGAGGATCATATGATAGGATCATTAAAACCATTCGATGAGGAAGAACACAATAAATGGGATAAAAAAGGTAAAGATGCACTGATTGCTAGATTGAAGTATAGAATTACAGATGTCCCATTTCATATCGAGAACCCTAACAAATTTGGAATAGATGTTTTATCGTTGAATGCTGATAAAAAAGTTATTGCTGCATGGGAAGTTGAAGTGCGACATGAAAATTGGAAAGGCGATATTGATTTTCCATTTAAAACGATCAACTGCATTGAACGTAAAGATTGTCTTTGGAAAAAAGAACAAAAGCTATTTAAGAATGTCCCATTCAAGTTTGCTAATAACTTTCTGGTGAAATACGTTCAGATGAATAATCTTTGTACTCGTGCTGTTGTTCTTGACAGTAACGTAATATTAGAATATGATCTTGTTCCGTGGAATAACCGCAAAGCAAGTAATGAATATGTTAGACAAGTCCCACTTTCTAGGGCAATAGAATCGTCATTAAAAGTGCCGCAGAAACTTAGTTTGAATAAATCCTAATGAGGGTTGGAGAAGGAGAAATGTGCTGCATTGCAGCATAAATATTATCTTTCATTAGGAGCATTACATGACTTTAATTATTAAATTTCTAGAGTGGCTTTCCACGTTTGAATCACACTCACATCGTCAACTAGCAGAATCAATGATTATGCGTGATATCAAGGATACACGTCGTGATTGATAAAGTCGTAGATGAACTAAAATTCAGTCTATGGTTAGCGATACACGGTGTCGCATTGTTTATGGTAAGTGCAGCAGTTCCATTGCTGCTATTTCGATAGGAGAGTCACATGATCGGTGGAATTATAGCAATTGGATTGGTCATTGCTCCAATCGTAGCATTGTGGGCATTGGTACATATTAGCAAATAAGAACTTCGGTGCTTCCTCGCCTACCACGCTCCCTTTGTGGTAGAGAGCAAAATCGTGAGCGAAAAATAATGACGAGTAACTAGAGATTATGTTCCGCTTGTCATTATCCCTTTTAATTGGAACAGTGGCTAGTCTGCCATGCTGTGGAATAACAGTGAAGATCGAGGATTAGTTTCTTTAGGGAGAAATGAAACTCGCCTATTTCGGGTCATTAGTTCAATAGTAGAACATCTGGCTTTTAACCAGTCGACGAAGGGGCAGTACCTTCATGACCCACCAAACAATAGGGGTAAAGTGTATTGGCTGCACCATGCTCTTTGACAGCATTAGACTTGGTTCGATTCCAAGTACCCCTTCCAAACAATATGACGTTGGCCGAATGACTAGAGTAATTATGTGAGAGTGGTTGTCCGAATGGTTAGGTGTTAGTCTGCAAAACTAATCAAATGAGTTCGATTCTCATACCACTCTCCCATACTTATTTTCAAAAGTTGTAATTCTATCTAACAATTCTGTTAAAGTTATTGAAGATGATCTGCCTTTGGATTGATTTTGTTTATGTGGTTTTATCTCACAATTAGCTGGATGAGAAATTATTTTTGGATCAACATTATTGATAAATCCGTCATTTACAGAGTATAAGTGATCTCTAGAACATCCGGTTAGATTGTCACCTTTATTTTTGGCAGCATACCAACCAAAATGATTGATCAACTCTGATGAATAATAAAACCAATTAGAATAAGTTTTAATTTGGAAATTGAATCTACATTGATATGAGTACTGTTGTTTAGTTTCAGTTACACTAGGGTGTATATGCTTTACTGTTTTACTGTACCAAACAATACCAGATACCTTACAAGTACACTTATACACTTTTGAATATGGTGCAATTGGTTCTTTAACCTTTTTATTATTTCTGCCTAGCAATTTACCACAATTTTTTGCTTTGTGTTTTTGTTCTGGTGTTTTATTTCTATTAGAAACTTTTGCTGCACACGATGCAGAACAACACATCTGGTCTTTTCTAAACCAATCAATTTCATTTTTACATTCAACACATATTTTTGGTGTTAAGTAATATTCTTTCCATAATATTATTTTTCTATTAAAAGTATTCTGTTTGATCGTTTTTGCCCTTTTGGCTATACCAATTGGGCCTACTTTCTTTCTATTCAGATTTTTATCACACCACCTAACGTGGTTAGAAAATACCTTAGGTGAAAGGTTCGGTAGTGTCTGATTGCAGTGCTTGCAGGTTTGATTTTTCATAATGTCTTCCTTAATAAATAGTATGTGAGGACAACTTGTAGTCTTCCTCAAGCTGATGGTTACGACCAATAACCATCTAACTCACATATATTTATCATAGTTGAGTTCTAAGCAGGTTCGATTCCTGTCTCATGTTCCAAGCATAAATAGTAAATGGACGATTTAACAGAATTTCTTTTGACTGGTTACATTACTTTACCGACCATAGTTGGAGTTGGTACAGAGTCTATGGAAATTTGGGCGGTGATTAATTTAATTATGTTCTGCGTCCTGTTTGTGGTAGCAATTAATAAAATTGATTAACATACGGAAGGTTATGTAACATAGAGTTCGATTCTACCATCCTTCCGCAACTGGATTTAATTATGAAAACTGTGATAGTAGTCCTTATTTTATCTGGTTGTATCACGATACCTGTAACTAAGGTATTCAAGGACGATTTTGGTAAATGTCATGTAGTGTCCAAAGAATTTATTATGTTTGATGTCAGTTGTGACGATTATCATAAATAATAGATGGATAAAGAACGCTACAAGTACTATCAAGTCGGAGTCGAGAAAGTCGATGAAGAACATCTACAAATATTTGCCATTTTAGAAAATATGAAATGGAAATATACTGAAGTGGATGACGTTATCCTATTGTCTCTTATTTCTCAATTACAAACGGTTCTTGAAATTCATTGTAAAACTGAAGAAGAGTTTATGGCAAGTTTTGAATATCCATATCTCGAAGCGCATAAAGAATCGCATGGAATTCTAATTTCATTTCTTAAACGAAGACTAGCCACAGTTGTTAAGCATAAAGACTCGGCTAAATATGTTGCCGAAGAAATAATAAAAGAGTTTCAGAACCACATTGAATGGTACGATCTTCAATACGCCGACTACAAAAAGAGATACAAACAAACATGATCCTTACTACGGTAAGGATTTTACCGTAAATAGAAAGGATTGATTATGGTTCTATTTTACGATAACAAATTCGTGGGTAAATCCTGCAGATATTGTTCCTTGTTGTTTGGCAAGGTTTTTACTTAGTTCTCTTTCATACCAATATTTTGATTTGACCTCGATTACACGATTTTCGTGTGGTATGATAATATCAGGATGATAAATTCGTTCTTTTCCTTCAAACACATATTTAAATCCTTTTCTTCCTGTAACTTGAATTTGATCTTCAGAATACCCTGAATCTAAAAGTTGTTGTATGACTAAAGGCTCATACCCTTGAACATTCACAACTTTTCCAGAAGGAAAAGTGAATTGTTTGTTTGTTTTTCTGTAGGATTGCCTCTCTTCAAAAACATTATGATCTTGCATCAAATGTCTAACACCATATTTTTCTAAATTTGTGTTTTCTATTTTATCTCTGACACATTTTAGTTTATTTGGGTTATCAACACCATATTTGTTTATGCAAGTCTCTTTTGCTTGTTCTCTATTGTTTGAATAACCACCATTATTGATAATATTTGTTTCCTTATTCTTTGATGGGTTATTATAGTTTTCATCACCATACCTAATTGATTTAGTGTATTTAACTTTAGAGATTCTATCGTCTTTATTTGTTTTCCAAGACGCATTCAATTGCTCTGAAACTTGTTTTCTTTTTGTGGTTTTATTTGGGTTGTGACTACACCATTGAACATGATTTTGTTTTTCACTTTTATTTAGATTTGATATATCAATATTACAGTATTTACAAAATCCAACTTTTTTGTTTGGGAATTTCACTGTTTCCTGACACAGTTTTCCGCCAATATGTTTTGATAATACAGTAGATGACACCTCTAAGTGACAAAGAACACATGAGCATCTTGGGTTGTTATACATATAATCTCCGAGAATAAATATTGTCATAGGGACAGCTCGTCTCCGAGCGAGTTGCTGATATGTGACGATATTAGCTAACCTATATATTTATATGAAATGGATATTGAGATGAGACATAATTTAGTTTTAGGTTTAACAAGTGATGGACTTCCGCACCAATGGTTACATTGGGAAACAGCAGTGACAGCAAAAGCAAAAAATCTTATTTCGTTTGAACTAGGTGATCCAGACATGATCATGGGAGGAACTTCTCGCATGACCGGAGAAAGAACGTCTATGACCATTGGTACGATAATCGGTATCAAGGGTAAGTTCAAACATCAAGCAGCAAAAACTCCAGTACTGAGTAATTCATCTTTATTTAAGCGTGATCTCTTAATATGTGGATATTGTGGTCATCATTTTTCAGAGTCGCATTTGACTAGAGACCATATCATACCTGTTTCTAAAGGTGGTAAGGACTCGTGGATGAACTGCATTTCGTCGTGCAAAAAATGTAATGGTAAAAAAGGAAATATGTTTTTAGAAGATGTCGGCATGGAACTACTTTGGGTTCCTTATATACCAAATAGATATGAAGCATTGATTCTCGCTAACCGTAATATCCTAGCAGATCAAGCAGAATATGTAGCAGGGTTCATACCCAAACATTCAAGAGTACCTAAATATTTGGAACAACATTGTGGAATTATCCTATGAAACCGTTATCTGAAGTAAAACAAATGGTGAATCAGATTCTTGAGTCTGAAACGAGTGAACGTGCAAAAGATATGGGATTAACCTATATGCACGTTGCTCGTTGGGGCAAGGATGGAAAAGCAGTTTATCGTCAGGCGCACGGTGAGTTGATTCCGATCAAGAAAAACTCGGAGTCAACTACATCACATATTCATGACGATGAAAATCTAATGTTCTTGAAGAACGCACTCCATCACCAAGAATTTAAAAAAATCAAGGCGAAGGGTGATGCCTGTTTGTACCTGCAGGTAGTCCATTCGGTTGCTATGCAACTTGGTATCTCTCCATCCGTTATTTCAGATCAATGGTATCCTAAAATTCCTACGAAGGGTTTGACGCTAGAACAGGTTATCGATGGGTTGTCTAAGAACGTCGTGATCAATGGTAAGAAGTTGTCCATCGATGCTGAGAAAGTTGATGATTTGGATTCTGCATTGGAAGTTGTCAAGACCGGTGTTCCTGTTATTGCTATGGCAAAGACTGCAGGAACCATTATGAATAGTAAGTTTTTATCTGATGGTACGTTGAAGCTCAGAAAGAAATCTGTCTCTGATGATAATCATATGTATCATGCATTAATGTTATTTGGTATTGACAAGAAACATGGACAAGTATTGTTCCGTGATTCCGACCATGATGATTCGTCATACATGAGTGTGTCTAAAGATACTGATAGGAATACCGGAGAAACCGCAACGACAAAAGGATTCATGAAACTTGACTATGGATTTTTGAAACGTGAGCCAAAGTCATTTAGTGGATTCATTAAGGTTAATTCGAGTTGGGTTAAATCATGAACATGAAAAAAGAGTTCTTTGATGTATGGAAAGAATCTAAGTGTGACTGGTTAACATTTTGTGGATCATGGATGGTTTATGACGGTGCATTATTTGTGAATAGAGAAGGATTTTAAGAATTCGTTGAAGGAAAGTTGAAATGTTCAAGACACGGCGTGGTGTCCGTCAGGTCCACCAATAAGCACATAGAGATGTGTGCTTATCCATGGGCCTGTATAATCCTTTCGATTGGGCATAGATATGATCTGGAGAATCGGCAATAATCAGAAGCCGTTAGGATTGGGGCAACTCGGTCGAAGATGATAAACTATGTAAATGGCGCATCTAATGACGCTGTTTGGGCCTTAGCAGCATAAGGAGTACTCAAACCGGGGTTGGTGGCATACCTTGTTTCCCAAGCCACCGCATTTTATTTCTGAGTCTTGCTGCACAAGATTTGCCGCAACAACGACGATTTTCCTTTTTTGATGTAAACTCAATTCCACACACTTCACATATAAAATCTAATATTGGTTTCTTTCTTGTTGCCCAATATTCTATATTCCTTTTAGTTGCAACTGCTGATTGATTTATATGTCTTTCTTCGGATGCAACATCCCATGCTGCTTTAGATTGACTGCCATCTTTATTGTGATTGTTAATTTTCATATACTTTGATTGTTCTGATTTAACTATAGCATATACTGAAGATGAAACTGCATATTCTCGTTTGTGATTTGGTGTTTGTTTGAAACACATCCGATTGCAAGCGTATATCATTTGAAATTTCTTTTTGTCTAAGAACATTTTAGTCAATAACAAATGACAAACAAAATGCTCTTTAGCAGTCAATTTGACGATATTTGATGGGTCTTTTTCTCCACCAAGTTTGAAACACTTTGGAAGAATATGATGTTTTTCACAATACCCTTCTTTATATTTTGAGTTTGAAATAATCGACAGATACCATTTGGTATATTTGTTTTTAATTGCAATTGTTGATATCATTTCGGCATAAATATTCATGCTGGGACTCCCATGTTTAGTTTAAGTTCTAGGGTGGATAGATGTTAGCGCATCGTGATCCACATATTATTTATACAATGTCGAATTGAGGGACAAATCTCGTAAGGGGTTTGTCCCTTTTCCATTTGTAAATCAATAACTTATATTTTTCTTGACTTGTTCTAAATAAGGCGTATAATTCAATCTTCACAGGAGGCATCATGGCATCAGTTAAAAAAGGAACACGAACTCGGTCTCCGCAATGGTGGAAACACCTTCGTTGGTGCAAGCGAGTGTTTTGGAAATCGGAACGTGCTGCTCATAAAAAAGAAATTAAGGATGACGTATTATGAAAACTCTTCTAGCTAAAGCAATTGCACTTGCCTCTGAAAAACATATGGGGCAATTCGATAAAGGTGGTATGCCTTATATCTTGCATCCATTGAAAGTTATGCATTACACCAAAACTGATGATCTTGAAGTTATGATGATTGCGGTGATGCACGATGTTGTTGAAGACACTGACGTTACGTTTAATGATCTATCTGAAATGGGATTCACCAAGAGGGTAGTTGATGCACTTCGACTATTGACCAAATACCGTGGACAAACTCACCGTGAATATGTTGATGGGATTAAGACCAATAAAGATGCCATTCTTGTAAAACTTGCTGATCTTCGTCATAACAGCGACATTCGTAGGCTTAAAGGGATAACGGAAAAAGATACTGCTCGACTTCGCAAATACAATGAAATGTATTTGGAGTTGAAGGACACAATTAAGGGATTATAATGCAAACACTAACACTCATCCGTGGTCTTCCTGGGTCAGGTAAATCCACTTTGGCTAAGGCACTAGGTGCAGATAATAACTCCATTAATTTTGAAGCAGATATGTATTTCATGAAAAATGGTCAATACGTTTTTGACCAATCGAAATTGCATTCTGCTCATCAGTGGTGCTTCCGGCAGACCGATGAATATCTCGGTCACAATATGAGTGTAATTGTATCGAACACCTTCACTACTCAAAAGGAATGTCAACCGTATATCGATCTGGCGAAAGAGAAGGGAATTAAGTTGCAAATTATTACCGTTCAAGGTGAGTTTGGATCAATTCATAACGTGCCAGAGGCAGCTATTGAACGCATGAAGGCACGTTTTCAATGGGAGATTAAAGTATGAACAGCGCAGAATTTGCTATGAGTGAGTTTGTCAGGAAAGGTTGGGTTACTGACGGAGTTTGGAAAGACGGTATGCAAGAGATATTGTGCACCGATGTAATTAAGATGTTATCCATATTGGATGGTCGAGACCATTCTGGATCATCTGCCGGTTACATCATCAAACTTTTTGAACATCTTGCACATTACAAGGCATTACCTGATTAGGAGTAAATTATGACAATTTGGATTACAGCGGATACCCATTTTTACCATGAGAATATCGTAAAATACTGCCAAGAATCTCGTGGCGCATTTGACACAAGTGATGCCATGAGTGAGGCGTTACTTGATTACTGGACTTCAACGGTCAAGCCACACGATGAAATTTATGTGCTTGGCGATCTTGCTATGGGTCGCAAGGAACGTCTGTATGATCTTCTGCCAAAGCTCACAGGACAAATCAAGCTCGTTCTTGGAAACCACGATTATCGAATCCGTAAGGAAGTCGAGCTTCATCGATATTTTGTTTGGGTCGAAAAGCTAAAGGAAATCACGATCAACAAACAGAAGATTGTTATGTGCCATTTCCCTATGGCTCGATGGAATGGTATGGGGCATGGAGCAATACATTTTCATGGCCACTGTCATTCTAGTCCTACTGGTCTCCAAGGTCGCATTAAAGACGTTGGGATTGACACCAACAATTTTAAATTTTACAATATGGAAGACCTCATTGCCGAAATGCAAAAAATTCCAGTGACATTCGACCATCATGGTGATCTGTAACTACCCGACATATTACCCATACGTCTCTCCGTGTGGTGTTCTTTCGACACAATACAATGTAGTGACGTTGGGTAATTCGGAAGTCATTGAGGCATCAACCACATTGACATATTATCCGATATATAGAAGTGATGGAATTATTATGGAAAATTCTCCAAAAGGACATTCTATAAATATATTCATATGAATCAATCATAAAGGATAATTACATGAATGAGAATGGGTTTGATAATAAAAAATACAACGAGTCGATCAAAAAGATTTTAGAGGGATTTGGTAGCAAATCCGACTCAAACTATGATGAAGTTAAAGATGCCCAAGATGCATCAGATAAAGCAGGTAATAAGCACACTCATATTAGGGTTCGTAAAGGTCAAACTCCACCTGCAGGTGCAAGATATACACAGACATGGGATTCGAGGCTTACTCAAAGTTCAAATTCTGATCCTGATAAAAAATCTGGCGATGAATACCATGAATTGGAGAATCCAGTTCCGGTCAGCGTGAATGCAACAACAAAAGTGCATAACACGAAACCTACTACTGCAGAGTTGGAAGATCGTCATAATGTAAAACTATCGGGGAAGTAATATGTCACTAAACGCCATTATATTAGAAATGATTTTGGAACGTATTGGTGATTTTGATGACCAAAAGGAAAAGTCAGCAGGAACATCACTAAATCAGGTTGCATCTGCAATTAAACAAGTATCATCCAAAGGTATCATTAAGCCAGATCATGTGGTAACTGATGTTGGTGGTGGAAAATATGACAAAGGTGTTGCCCACATCAAAGATACTACTGGTGCAAATGCATCTGTGTTCGACCCATTCAACAGGTCACAAGAACACAACGACAAAGTAGAGAAACAAAATAGTGGTAAGTCCGATCACGTTTTTTCAAATAATGTCGGAAATGTCATCAAAGAAAAGAAACATCTAGTTTCTCATCTAAAACAATGTAAGAGTTTTATGAAACCTGCATCCGGCAGCAAATTTCATTTTTCCGTTTACACCGGAGACTCTAGTGGTAATGGTAGAATGACTCAAAAGGACCAATCTTGGCAACACCACAAAAAACTTAATGATCCACATTATCAAGAAGCTATGCATAATGTATTTCCAGAAAGTGAATATGATCATAGTATAAAAAATGGTGTTCATACTGTAACCAAAAAATGATATCCTTCAAGCAATATCTGGAAGAGAAGGTCGAAGTCGGTAAGGTGATGGGACATGATCATTATATTCATAAATCATATGATCATGTCCTTCCTCAAGATGAATTAAATAAAGCCAAGGGACAACTCCCAAAGGACTTTGAATATACCGCAATAAAGCATAACAAGAAAGAGGGTTCTTTCTCGTTCATTCATTCTCCAGATTTCGATACTGCCCATGAACCTACGGTTGGAGATTCAATCAAGGTTCATGCAAATGGAAAGTCCAAACTCACAAAACAATCGAATCCACCTAAAGTATGGCACCATAAACATCAATGGGTAAAAGATGACTACACAGGATTTGATGTTGAGGAAAGCAAGAAACGATCAAAGGAATGGAAAGACAAGATGGGTGTCAATAAAGCCGAATCTTCAAGGATTGGAAGCAAAACTTATTGGCATGATTGGTTACACCGTAATGGAATGAAACCATAAATATAATAACAAATTACCCTTTATTGATGGAGAGAATAATGATTAGATTTAAAGCGTTTAAAGCGAATAGTACGCCAAGAGAAAATGAAGTTCAACAACAACATTTTGATGAGTTTGAAACTATTCATAATGAAGAGTTACATGAGTCTGTAGAGAACGATCCAGATCATGCGGGTCGCATAATTGTTAAAGCAGATGCCGGAGTTAAGGGTAAGGCCGCATCATCTGTTAATGTGCCAAAACATATGTGGGAAAATGGTAAAAACCACATTGGTATGCAAGAAAGAAATAAAGCTAGAGCAGAAGTTTATGGTCATGAAGACAGACCACCACTTAGTATTGGTGAAGTTGAGAGAGGACATAAAGCAGCATTAGATGAACATTTTAAACTTCCAAAAGACGAGCAGATTAAACGTGAAAAAGCTGCAGTTGAAAGATTAAAAAAGGCAAAGCACTTATCCACATCTGGCAGAACAACTTCAGACAGTGAAAAGACTGATTCAATTAAATTTGAACATGATGAGAAGGGTAGACCATTTGCCGCTTCTGCTTGTAAGCACGTTGCAGGACATTCTGTATACACTTCCGGCACTGGAGAATCAGAAAAACATCACATCATCAATACCTGCCCTGGTCAAACAAAAGGGTGTGGTGGTGGCATTGATTCATCTGGTGGTGCCGATGTTAGAAAAGGTGCGTGTTTTGCTCACAATGCAGAAACACAATATGCTCATGCTGCGGTAGGTCGTGCTGCAAATACTCAAGCAATGCATGATCCTGCAATGACACATGATTACATCTTAGCTCATACTCATAGCGTTAGAAATGATGCTGAAAGATCAGATAAGAATGGTGAGAGACACGTTGTTCGTCCAAACACATTGGCAGAAAATGATAGATCGACTAGACACGTTCTAAAGCATTTAAACAAACAGCGCAAGTCTGAAGGAAAGTCTTCGATTATTTCATATCAATATAGCAAGACAAATGCATTGAATGATCCAGAGAACGATCACCATGTAACTTATTCAAACACTGGCCCAAAAGTAAAGAATGGTGGCACCATTGATGAAAACGTTGGAAGAGACGCAACCAGAGTAAGACAAACAATTACATCGACAGATTCTAATGGAGACAAGGTAAAGAACGATGAGGGACATGAAGTTCCTGCAAAACATTCATATGTTGTTCACAATTTACGCAGAGGTTCTGAAGACGAAAAAGAATTTGCAACTCATGTAAAGACTGCTAGGTATTGGTCGAGTGGTGTTGCTCATAAGGATCAAACTGAAGAAGAAAAGAATCTTCCATCAGAAGCACACTACGATGGTGACGGTAAGCCAACCACTCCAGATAAGGCACATTCAGGTCATCTGAAAGTTAATGGTACGTTATACCGTTATCATAATCAGCATGTTCTTCACGGATTGCATAGAACTGTGATGGTCAATGGGCATGCAACCCCATCTGATGCTCGATTTAAAGATGATGAGTATTTGCCAAAAGACAGATACAAATCCAAAAAAGGTGTTCATGGTGCTATCGTTGCTACATCACCAACCCTATCAACTAATCTAGAAAAAACTGCTAGTAGCGAATTCACCCATGATGCAAGGGGTGCTGCTGAGAAGGCAAAGCATAACGGTGGTATTTGGGATATCGACCATCCACACGATCAAGAGTCTGCGAAAGGTAAGACATACGCACCTGCTCAAGCAGTTGATATTAGCGGATTGAAAAAGAAAAAGAAAAAATAATCACAAGTCGCACCACAAAGGCAACATTCCGAAAGGGTGTTGCCTTTTTTCTTTTGTAAATCAATGACTTAATAAACTCATTGACAAGTTTCAGAAAGTCTCTATAATTCGTTACATCAACAAGGAGACTATCATGATCATCACTTTCAATACTGCTGAAGAGTTCTTTGACGGTTGTGCTGCTATGACCACTCGGAATATCGCATTCCGTGCTTCCTTTGATACCCTGACCATCACCATCACTGGTTATTGAGTATGCATAAATATTCACAAATAACTATTGTGGATAGGTATGATCACATTCAAGACTTTCATCACAGAAAGGATGATAACAATTCATCCTGACAAGTTCGATAAGCATGACGATTATGTTGCTGCCAAGCATGACTTCGTAAAATCCCATTGGGATGAATTACAGAAGTCATATGAACCTATGGGTGGGTACGCAGGTGCCGCTTCTGCGGAAGAACTAGCAGATAGCATTCATACCATTAAAGGTGTAAAGCGAAATGGTAAGGTGGTTGCGTGGTCTGGTTACAAGAAACAATTTGGTAGAAAGGCCGTCGTGTCAAGCACAGATGGTTCTGTTGAAGGTAAAAAAGGTTATCGTGAAATCGCACGAGAAGATGATCTAGATCGTGGTCAGCATAAACGAAATGCATGGGCAGAAAAGTCTGGTCCTGCTGCTAAAGTTGCTGAGAAGATGGGAGCAAATAAAGTTCCAAATTCAGAAGCAGAACGTCTCACAGGCAAAGAAATAATTTCAAAAGATGATGACGGTCATCATTACACAAGATTAATCGGTGGGCATATTCATAAGAAAGCAATGTACGGAAAGCCAAAGGATACAGATGACTAACATAGATAAATTTAGACAATCTGATTCACACCAAACAAATTTTGATGGTGATGCAACCGAAATAGATAATGGTCGTAATGTCAGGTATTCGTCCCATTTCATATCCAGAGTCAATTCAAGACGAGTCAATCAGCAGAATCTTCCTCTTCCATTATCGTCAGTCAAAGTGCATATTAAGAAAGCACATAACTGGCTTGAGAAAAATAATGTCGGAGCAAGTGGAAAGCTGACGGATGGGAAGTTTTGTTTTATACATAAAGCCACCGGTCATAAAATCGTCACTTATGTTCGTGGTGGTAAGATCGAACACGAAACTTACTTAGACCATACCAAACCAGTTGATGATTTTGAAAGACCAAAATATAAAGGTCAGGTTGCCGGTAAAAAGGTGCTGCTAGATAAACTCATTGAAGCAGTTCTAGAACGCTTTGAAAACAAACACTTAGTATATCTTGACTGAGTGTTAGATATCGAATATAATGGTATCTCCTAAATGAGATTTTTAATTTATCATGAAAACCTTAGTTGTTTATTTTCACGGACTTGGTGGTTCACCAAACTCTAGTAAAGTCAAAGACTTACGAGACGCAGGGTTTCTGGTTGAGGCACCTAGTATCCCAGTTGATCCAGTCAAAGCAGAAGCGACATTAGATGACTTTCTTGATCGGGTAATAACAAAACATTACTACGATGGAAGTTTCACTAAGGTCGTGTTTGTTGGAACTAGTCTAGGTGGGTTTTGGGCGGCAAGAATGGGTGAGAAGTGGGATGCAACGCAAGTGCTTGTTAATCCTGCAATGTCACCAGAAATTTCGCTCAAGAAATATCTAGATTCCGGCTATGTTGATTACCAAACAAACACAAGCAAATCAATGACTTGTGAAATTGTTGAGTCATTCAATAAGTACTCATCAAAAGGCAGTCTGGTGAATCGTCATTTCTTTATTGCAAAGAACGACCAAGTGGTTGATCCGTATGATGTTCCCGAATATCACCCATACAAAAGATTCTATGATTCTGCCGACCATCAGGGCAATTCGTTTTTCGATGATGTAGTGGAGTATGTAAAAACCCTTTAGTTTCAGCCACTTACGAAAGTTGTTGACTTCCAGAATCGTTCGTTTATAATTCATCACATCGACAACGCACTAGGAGAAACAAATGGCTTACATTTCCCAATCTGAGAAAAAAGCGATTGCCCCGAAGATCAAGGCACTTCTGAAGCAATACGGTCTTTCTGGTTCGTTGTCGGTTGATAATCATTCGACGTTGGTTCTCACGGTAAAGTCCGGTAAGATCGACTTCATCAAGAACTTCAACGAAACTCACAAGAATGATCCTCGTTTTAATCCGGCGAAGGATAGCATCAATGTGAATCCGTATTGGGTGAAGGAACAATTCACTGGCAAGGCTAAGGATTTTGCAGTTGCCGCTGTTGAAGCACTTCGTGGTGAGGGTTGGTTCGACAAGTCCGATATCATGTCCGATTACCATCACGTTAAGCACTACGTCGAAGTGAAGATCGGTCGTTGGGACCGTGCTTATGAATTGGTGTGAAAATCTCTACCGTGCCAGTAGTCTTATTGGTGCGGTATTGATTGCACTCAATGTCGGTCAAAATGTCACAGGATACTGGTTGTTCCTTATGTCCAGTATCCTTGGTGGTTGGTTGGCATACAAATCGAATGCGTCACGTTCTTTGGTTGAAGTTAATGTGATGTTTGGTATTATTAATATTATTGGAATAGTTAGGTACTGGCATGGCTAAAATTTATGAAGAACGTCGAAGTGACATTTCTACCGTCTATGGGATCAAGTCAGACGGAAGTCGAGACAAATGGTCTTGTTTTGATGGAGAGTATCAAGTCGGTGAGGAATACAAAATGATTGACAAATTGGAAACTGAGTTTCCAAACAAATATGAATATTACAGCATCTGTTGGGACAATTGTAACTAATCATGCGTAGATTTATCGTTTATCGCTACTCCGAGGAATCAGGGTATTTGACTGAATACGACATAGTATTCTATAATGTCAGTTGCACCGAAAAATATGTGCGAGACACTTTGATTAATCGTGATGGATATCCATCTGACATAGTAGTGAGGCAAGAATGAAGATTAAGGAAGATGTTTGCTACACTTTATCCAAGCAGCAAAACCACCAATTTGCATTAACTTTCTGTCGTGTATTCTAGTCACCTTATTGATAAACATATCTTCTTCTGATATATTTGGGTTTGATTTGCATCTATCTAAATGATGTCTAATTGCGTTTATTTGATTACATTCTTTGCCACAATGTGGACATATTACTAAAGATCGATGTTTAGCTTTATCGCTAATCTTCTTACGTTCTTCTTCAGATTTGACTCTAGAATATGATTTTACATTTTGGTCTTTTGATGCTAATGCTCTCGATGCTCTCATGTTGTTAATTCTCTTCTTTTCTTTATCGGTATCGTAATCTCTATTGGATTTGTGCATTCCGTTTAATTTTCCAATATTTCCACCACCAGACACATTCTCATTAATCAGATTTGCCCATATACTCGACTCAACAATATCATTTTGTTCAGAAAAAGATAATGCAAAATTCTTACAATCGCTTTCGTCTAAAAATAAACAATACCACAAATTTATTACATATTTTATTCCGTGCTTCTTGATGTGGTTTCTCCAATATTTTCCACTACCAAGATATGTTTCTGGATTCTTGGTAGTCTTACCAAAGTATAATTTACCAGTTACGGTATGTTGTTTGATGTATAGAAATGTAGGTTTGAATTGATAAATACTAGTGCTGGACATATTTGTCTCCTTGATAAATGTTAGAATGTCTAGGGCTAGTAGAAGTTGACGCTTCGTGACTAGCATTTTTTGTTGCTACATGATATTTATCATGCTGCTTGACATTTTCAGTGAAAAATCGTAAAATAATTACATACTTTTTAGGAAAGATATTATGCGCTTGCAAATTTTTTCAGATGTTCACTGTGAACAATTCCATGATCCGGCAACGATCTGGTCGATGATTACTCCAAAGGCAGATATTGCGGTTGTCGCAGGTGATATCGACTCTAGGAAGTTTGAATTATCTATCAACGAGATTTCGACAAAATTCAAACATGTAATCTGTGTTCTAGGCAACCATTCTTTCTACAGAAAAGACATTGACTGGCGACCAGATCAACGCCTTTTAAGCAAGAATGTTCATCTTCTTGATCGTGGTGTTTGGCAATATTACAATACCGTATTCATTGGTGTAACTCTATGGACTGACTTCAAGAATCAAGACTTCTTCGTTATGCATGCGGCAAAAGATTGTATTAATGACTTTCGGGTTATTACCGCAAACAATGGTGGAACCAGATTCACTCCACAAATGGCTTATGATAAACATCTTGCTGATCGTGCTTACTTGAAAATGATGGTCGAGAAACTTCGTGCTGAAGATAAGAAGATCGTCGTGGTAACTCACTTCATGTCGAGCTACGAAACGGTTGATCCTAAGTGGAAACAGAATCCTGGGACAGATACTCTTAATTGGTATTTTACTGCTCAGTGCGATGACATTATGGACATGGAAGGAATCACTCTTTGGTGCCAGGGACATTCGCATGACCCACTTGATATGATTTGGCCCACCAATGGAATGCGAGTAGTTCGTAACCCTTATGGATATTATCGTGAACGTAACAATATGGGGAAACCTTACACGGATATGGTAGTGGAGATTTAGATGTGGAATCTTAAAGACGATTATGGTAGAATAAACTGGTACAACATAATCTTGATCATTATTATGATTGCATATTTTGTCGCAACCGTAGTATTTGTCACTAAATGGCTAACAGCATAGGAAACTTATGAAAAATAAATTGTATGTTTTACAAGGTGTCGTGCGACAAACTAATTTGCGAGAGGCTATCATGATTGTCGCAGAAACACCGACACAAGCGATTGCAAGGGCAAACGTAATTGCCGATAATGTTGTAGTTGAGCGAGTTGAACCTTTAGGAGAAAATTTGAAATGAAATTTAATCGATTTGACTTTGAGCAGGAACTTTTGAAGTGCTGGAATGTCACAGACGATCTTGACATGATTCTTGAGGAAGTGCTTGAACGTGACTTGACACAAGACCAGACTGCTAATATAATCTTGGGTATGAAGACCATATACGAAATTAAATTTAATCGTCTGTGGGATATGTTTGAAGCCGGAGTAAAAGAACGCAACATCCTCTGAGGGGTCTATGGTGACTAAACTTGTGGAAGCAAACGATTGGTGGCAGATCGAGAAGGAATTGCTCGATCAATTCTGTTGGTATGATGATCCGCAAGGCGGCAAACTAATGGATGCAGAGGCTTATAAATTGGTAGTCAATCTTCGCAAGTGGGTTTCCAAAATATCCAAATTGGGTGTCGGTGCAAAAAAGACTTCCACCTATAAAGCCGAAGTTGAAAATCTTAATCAGTACATTGAGGAACTTGAGCAGAATCTGTTCTTGAGAGTTCTTCAACGGTGAGGAATACGCCCCTGTAGCTTAGTGGTGAAAGCAGCAAACTCATAATTTGTTGATCGTCTGTTCAAATCAGACCAGGGGCACCATTTATAAATGAAAGGCATCAAATGAAATGGTTTAGACATTGGCTACGAAGAATGGTTAGTCAAGCAGTTGATGAAGACAACCACAAATATAACGCAGCACAACCAAATCAAACTCTGGTTGCTTGTGATGAAGATTTAAGTGAGAAACAGCTAAAGTTTACCATTCATTTTGCTCAAGGGGGTGTTGTACTTCAGCAATATCATTGGGATCATCAGAAGGATCGTTCATTCAAGAAACTGCTAGTCATTCCAGAAAACGATGACTATGCCCAAGTTATCGGTCAACACGTTGCGATGGAAATTATGCGTCTATGATAGTTCGTGATATTAAAGTAGGTTCACAATTTCAACCTGTATATGCACACAGCGTCCCTAACGGAAGTGGTCCATTATTTTGGGACAACCATAACCATAAATTTTTCGTAATTGATGAATATGGCAATAAACATGAGTTTTATCCAGACACTCCGTCAGTCGATCTTCAACCTCATTATCAACACGCACTTGATTGGGCATATAATAAGATGATGGAAGAAAAGAACATTGAAGACCTATGTAAAAAGCATCCAGGACTAAAAGACGCAAAGGAAGCGTTTGAACTTATGAGGGCATTATGCAAACCATAGATTTAGTCAAAACAAGAATGAACATCCCTAGACAAGATAATAAAATCTTTTCTCAGGTGGATTTCAATATCGAACATGGACCTTGGATCGCAGGTGGTGCGCCTCTTCGATGGCATCATGGTGTCAATGTTGGTCGTGCTGACATGGACATTTTCGTGGCTAACAAAGCGCAGTTTGATCGTTTGTATAATATCTTATCTCCGATCTATGACCAGTTCTATGAGTCTGCGAATGCAGTTTCATTCAGAGGAACCGGAATTAGGATTCAACTGATAAAGAAATTTTTCGCATCTGCCGAGGAATTATTAGGACATTTCGATATCAGAGTGTGTCAGTTCTTAACTGACGGAAAAACGTGCCTTGCAACAAAAGAAGCAATAGAAGATGACAAGTCAAAACAGATCAACTTCACTAGGTTCAATCCTGAGAATGCAATTAAGCGTACATTGAAGTATATGTCATATGGATATTCATTAAGTCCAGAATCAATTTCTAAAATTGAATCTGGTGATACCAAGTTTTTGTTTAGTGATGTGTATAACGGTGGAGATTGTGATTATGAAAATGCCTTCTGAAGTGGATCAGTTCAGAATGCTATCGGTTATGTCGTTCAAGCCGGTGATCTTCAACGATGATATGTGTTTTTGGTGTGGCATCTTTATGCATAAGCAAGTTGCATTTGTTGTGGCATCGTCCATATTTAATAAAATCCAACCATCGAATGCGATGAAGGATTCGTTGTGGGAATTGCAGTATGATGCTGTCATGAAAGCAAAAAGAATTGGATGTAAGTTCGACTTTGATCTTTCCGATTATCAGCATGATGGAAACCTCGTTAATTATCTTTCTAGGACAATGGGTGAGAAGATTCACAATGTTGGGGTTGATGTGTTTTGTCCAGACTGGTTTGCCGACCCATCTAAAGTTTTCTGGTTTTTCGTAGACAAATCAATCACTTACGAAAGTTGTTGACTTAGTTCCTAGTTCGTTTATAATCCGTTCATCGAATGACAAAACGGAGAAATGAAATGGATAAAACATTACCAACAACCGTATCAATAATTTCCCCAAACTTTGTTCTTGTTCGGCAACTTAAATTTGACACGATTCGTCAAGAGACATATTGGACAACTATTAACAAATTGTGTTGTTTGTTTAAAACTGCAGCAGCAGCGCAGCGGTATGTTGATCGTATCAAATCCGAATACAATTGTAAGGACTGAATCATGACCACAAAATATTCAAGAAATGGCAACGATCTTGTTGCCACATTTGAAGATGGCGATAGCATCAAGGTGTGTGTCGTGCGGGAAACTTATAATGGTTGGGAGTGGTATAGTTCAGTCCATTATCGACATTCTCGTGTCAAGCACAAATCTGCTGATGCTGCAATCAAAGCTGCGTGTAAGGCACTTCGTATAACCTTAGTTTAATAGGAGAGTAAAGTGGTAGTCAAAATTGATGCAAAGTCGGTTCGTTACGTTCTGCAGTCTATTAACCGTTTCGGTAAAATGTCTGCAATGGGGATCAAGTCTGCTCGTGGAAACTGTTTCGGTTGGCAAGGATACAACGCATGATTATCAATAAACTAACTCTTCAAGAACGTGCTACACTATTGTTTAAAGACAATGAACGTATGCAGCAAAAATGGATCGAGGCAGTCGAAAAGACCCGTCAAACAAAACGTGGTTGGTTGCTCGATAAACAAGTCGAACGTATTGACACTCAGAAACAATCGTAATATAATCTAACCTCCATATCTAAAAGGAAATAGAAATGCAAGTTACCGAAAGTCGCACCGTTACCTCCCAAGGTCTCCGTCGTTCCCTGAAGCGTTGCATCAAGGCAAAGCGTCCTGCAATGATTTGGGGGCCACCAGGAGTTGGTAAGAGTGACATCGTTGCCGGTCTCTGTCGTGAAATGGGTGGTCGTTTGTATGACATGCGTCTAAGCACTGTCGAGCAAACCGATCTGCGTGGTATGCCTTATTACAACAAGGATACTGGCAAGATGGAATGGGCACCACCTATCGATCTTCCTGATCTGGAAACTGCATCGAAGTATCCTATCGTGTTCCTGTTCATGGACGAATTGAATTCTGCCGCACCTGCAACCCAAGCAGCAGCATACCAATTGATTCTGAATCGCAAGGTCGGAACCTACACGTTGCCTGATAACGTGGTGGTGTTTGCTGCAGGTAATCGTGATGGTGATCGTGGGGTAACTTATCGTATGCCAACACCATTGGCAAATCGTTTCGTCCACCTTGAACTTCGTGTCGATTTTGACTCTTGGCATGAGTGGGCACTTGAGAACAAGATTCACTCTGATGTGGTTGGATTCTTGAACTTCAGCAAGAACAGTCTGTACGACTTTGATCCTAAGTCAAACAGCAAGGCATTCGCAACCCCTCGTTCTTGGGAATTCGTTTCTCAGTTGATTTCTGAGGACGATCAAGACGAAACCACAACGACTGATCTTGTGTCTGGAACCGTTGGTGAAGGTCTTGCACTCAAGTTCTTTGCTCACCGCAAGGTAAGTTCAAAGTTGCCACTTCCAATGGAAATCTTCACCAAGAAAGTGACGGAGTTGAAGACGAAGGAAATCTCGGCCATGTATTCTCTTGCTACGTCTTGTGCTTATGAGCTTGACGATAGTTGGAAGAACCAATATAGCAAGGATAAGAAGAACGAATCCAAGTGGCATGAAATGGTGGATAACTGCGTCAAGTTCATGATGGATAACTTCTCGGTTGAAATCACGGTGATGTCGGTTCGTGCAATGCTGCAACAGTACAACCTGCCGTTGAACCCTGCGAAGATGACCAATTTCGGTGAGTTTTACAGCAAGTACGGAAAGCTCATTCTGAAGTCTTCTCAACAATAATTCTTGACACTTGGGACAATGTGAAATATAATCATGTTGTCCCATTCAAGATATGCAAAATATGATGCACATGGTAGGTCCGAGTTCTCAGCGATTATTAAATTCTGCGCTGCAGGAAACTCAATTGTGGCATAGCATCAGGATGGCAGCAGCAAATGATCCTGTGCTAAAAGAAATGATGGAACAAGTGAAGTTGTACTACATAATGAAATACGATCAACCTTGGGGTTCAAAATGACAAAAGAAGTTGTCTCAGCGAAGAAAGAAAAGACTGGAACCGTAACCAATCCTGCTACGGATAAGGCGGCGAAAGAGAAGATCATTGTCTCTCGCATTTCGTTGCTTTTCTCACAACCATTCTTTGGTAATATCGCAACTCGGTTGCAACTGGTTAATGCTGACGATTGGTGTCCGACTGCCGCTACAGATGGTCGTAACCTTTATTACAATTCTGAGTTTGTGAATAAGCTCAAGGACAAGGAAGTTACATTCTTGGTTGGGCATGAACTTCTACATTGCATATACGATCACGTTGGTCTGAGTGGTCGTTGTGGTCATCGCATTCCTCAACTATGGAACATTGCCGCAGACTATGCGATTAACCGTGACCTGATCGATCAACGTATTGGAGAACGCATTACTACGGTTCCTACTTTGTTTGATCCAAAGTACAAGGGTATGGCATCAGAAGAAATTTATGATTCTCTTTATGAGAATGCCGAGAAGATCGATATGCAGCAACTTGCAAAGCAATTGCTTGATGAACACCTTGATGGTGATCAAGATGGTGATGGTGAAGGAGATGGCGACGAAGAAGGTGAAGGAAAAGGTCGACCAAAATTGTCAGCAGAAGAAAAGCAAGCCATTGCAGATGAATTGAAAGAGGCAATGCTTGCTGCTGCACAATCGGTTCAACCTGGCCAAATTCCTGCAGGAATCCGTCGTTACATCGATGGCCTGACAGAATGCAAAATGGATTGGAGATCGTATCTTCAGCAACAGATCGATTCTCAGATCAAGAATGACTTCACGTTCATGAAACCTTCTCGTCGTGGTTGGGGTTGCGATGCAATCCTTCCTTCGATGAAAAAGGAACCGACGATTGAATTGAGTGTGTTTCTCGATCTTAGTGGATCAATTGGTCAAACAGAAATGCGTGATTTTATGTCTGAAATCGTTGGGATTTGTGGTCAATATTCTGGATATAAGATTACAATTGGAACTTGGGATACTGACTTTTATTATACTGGCGAATTCACAGAAGACGATGGTATAGATGCTATTGTAAATGCCACATATAAAGGTGGTGGTGGAACTGACCCAACGTGTATCTGGAAGTGGTGCGAAGAAAATGATCACAATCCAAAACAAGCGATTATTTTTACTGATGGCTATGTTTCGTCTTGGGGCGAGGAATATGCAGATAAGTTTTCGACAATTTGGTTAATGTATAAAAACCAATCTGCTAAAGCACCGCACGGAGAAACTCTTCATTATGAATAAGTGCTGGACATATTGATTCTCCTTTGGTTATAATATTATTTATCAAAACGAAGATTTTAGAAGAGGACTGTGATGAACTACAGAGACTACAAAGACATCAAAGATATGGAGACTATAGCAGAGAAACTCGGTTTCTCTGTTGTTTCTTCTAAATACCAATTTGCCGATATTGCTCTCATTCCTAAACGTGATGATACTCACGATTGCCTACCTTGCTACGCTCCTGATACTCAGTTTGGTTATTATGGTACGGTTGCAGGTGCTATGTCGTTTTTGGTTGGTTGGCAGGCGGCGCTTGAATATGTTAGAGTAATAGGTGCAGCAGATGCAAAGAGGATTGAGAAATTTGAAGAGAATTGTCGACAGAATCGACTCATTCAAATAATGAAACAAGAGAAAGCGAAATGAACTTTAACGCCATTACTAACGAACAAAAAGATCGGATAATCGATTGTGGTTTAGAACTTCTTGCCGCAATTACCGATGCGTATGGCGTAGAAGATGGTCATGCTACTTGGGATAGATTGTCTGAGGTAGTTGGCACCGAGTTCAAACATGCCGTGTTTATGGATATGCTATCTGGAAAAACCACTAGCACAATTACGTTGTACGGTAAAAACTGTCGACAAGACTACAACTTTGTTTCTATTATTAAACAGATTCGTTTCGCTAGTGGTCTTGGTTTGAGAGAGGCAAAAGATATTGCAGATGAACTTGATTCTGGCGTATCTAAAACATTGAAATTGGATGATGGGGTGAATCGTCATACTGCAATTGATTCTCTTCGTAAAGCTGGATTAAGAGTATCATGAAACCAGAACGACAATTTTACTACAAGAAAGTTCAAACTGGTGGCAGACCACGTTATGAACCTGTTGGTGAGTATGAAACCCAATATTATGAATCTGGTCGAGCATATCAATTTGGTAATCATATAACAGTTGTATCTAAGAACAGTGCAATCACTCGATACAATGTTGATCCCGACTTTGCGTCCATCGAGGCGGCGGCATTGATTATGGAAAACGAATTGATCGATGTTATATTAACTGCATCATTGGCAGAACCAGATGCATCTAAACCATTTACACAAGAGCAATTAGATGCATGGCATAAATGTGAGGAAGCATTTGGTGGTAGATTTTGTATTCGATATCCAAATAAGTTTGACATAACAAGAAAAATCATGGATCGGATTGCTGAAAAAGCGAAAGAAGTAAATACCAACGAAGCAACGAAACAAGCACACGATAACTACATCATGTTGGCAACTCTCTCGAAAGACAAATCAAAATGATGATAGGTAAATTTTTACACGACCCCAATAGTTCTGCCAACGTCATTGTTTTTAAAAAGGAAAAGATATACTCTTACCACGGCAGGTATAGTTTAAATTTCATCCAAATGGCACAATGGATTTATGACTGTGACACAAAGCAAGTGATTAAAAGTCGAACATTGGATAATACTACACCCACCGAAGAAGAACTTTGTTGGATGATGTTACAAGCGATACCATACAAATGATAATCGGTTATTATGAAGAATTTGACCGTAAACTGGGTGTAATAACAATTGGAGGTAGAAGAGAACTTCACGAATATACATCTTTTGACTCATGTAGTCTTTTACCAAATCAAGCATTGCCGTCATATGCTATGTACCATGCAACTTGGTTATACGATACTACAACAGGTGCATTTTTGAAAAATAAAATTGTTGGTGGTCCAACAAATGAAGAACTTACTTGGGCACTCTTGAAAGCGAAACCATACAAATGATCATTGGATATTTCCCTGACGATTCTCCACTTCGTCCTCAAGCATGGAACTATAGTCGATATAGTGCTAATTGTGAAGTGGTGAAAGGGTATGTCAAGTTCAGAGAACATCTTCCTCGTGGCGCACGAATGTATGCAGATTGGTTATATAATGTAGATAAGAAGCGTTGGGAGAAAGATGTAAAGAAAGGTAAACGTCCATCCAAGCATGATATTCTACTTGCGGTTATGATGGCAGAGGAATTCAAAGAGTGAGTATTCATGTTACTCTACCTTACGATCCGACTTGGGAGGCATTGACTTGGGCGAGAAAGAACTGTAAGAGCTATATCACTAATGACTTACATCAAGACGGATATTACACTTACGATAAAACTATGATCGATTATTTTTTCGACAAGGAAGCAGACGCTATTCTGTTTGCAATGAAATGGTTGTAAAAGTCAAAGTTCCTGCTGCTACTCGGTTTGATTATGTGGGAAACTTGCCTAGATTTTGGGCGTGGTGTATCGAGCATTTTGGGCAACCGCATCATACTAACTGGTACATTGATTCCTACGATGAGATAGTGTTTCAAAATGAAGAGGATGCGACACTTTTCACTTTAAAGTGGTTATGAATCAACGACTTACCAAAGTTGTTGATTTTTGGTTTGGGTATGCTATAATTTGTTCATCGAATGACGAAACGGAGCAACGAAATGCCAAATAAGCAACAAGACAAAGAAAAAGTCCTCGCACTCGCAGATGGTGAAGAATGTTATATCAATTGGTTTAGCGAGTCTGGTGCAAAAGTAGTTCGCAATGGCAACCTTTATTCTTTGTATGAGGTATCGTGTGCCGGAAAAGATTGGTACTACCAGTCCTACGCATTCGATTATATTGACGCACTGATTGATCACGCATATACTTGGAGTTAGAATGATGAACGAGCGACTTGCAGAATTTTTATTACAGGCAGCAAGAGAAGCAGTAGAAGAAGAACCAACAGATACTGTAGCACAACCAATGGTGATGTATAAAAAGTTCGCAGAGTTGATCGTCAAGGAATGCGCTCAAGTGGCGGTGGGTTATGTCCAGGAAGAGAATTGTAAGTTGCTAGAAGATCGGACTATATCTACCTGGGATTTGAAATGTAAAATCGAAGAACACTTTGGAGTAGAATGATGCGTAAATTTTCCGAAGTGTTAGAAGAATACTTGCGGTTGCGGGAAGCACTAAACAGTGAGGATTCTCATGTTTTTTTCTCAATTCCTTCTCGGATTGCTGCGAGATTAGAGTTAGCGGAATTGGCTGAAGAAATGGATGAAATGATTGCGGGAGTAAGCGAAGATGAATGAACGAATCAAAGAACTTGCGGCACAGGCTGGATATCATCCTGATGTGTATGATATGTGCAAGCCAGGAATGGAGAAATTCGCAGAGTTGATTATCAAAGAATGTACTGATGTTGCATATAAAAAGTTTCAGCCATTGGCAGGACACTTCATCAATGAACATTTTGGAATAGTAGAATGATGAACGAGCGAATCAATGCACTTGCTGTTCAGGCAAAGATAATGGCTGAAGAAGATATCAATAAACAGATATCATATAATACCGAACTAAAAACATTTGCCGAAAATTTCGCAGAGTTGATCGTCAAAGAGTGTGCTAGTTTTGTAAATTCGGCAAGGTTGATTGGTGTTTTCGAGAAAGAACCAGAGAAACTTCCATTCTATATTATGGACTATTTCGGAGTAGAATGATGACCAAAGTTAAATCAGATTTGGAAACGGTGTTGGAGATTTTAGAGGATATGAAAGCGTCGTATGCTGATGTTGGCGGCTACGAGTCACGAGATTACTACGAGCGAATGGCAGCAAAGGAAGATGCGATTGACGATGCTATTAGTTCAATCAAATATCATTTTGGGTTGATAAAATGAACTTCAACATTTCCAAAGTACCTCCAACCGGAAGTGTCGTTAGAGTAGAAGTTCATAATGCTTTTCTTCGTGAGTTGGACGAGATTTGGGAATGGTTGGAAGATATCGGATATATCCGTCGTCTCGATGGCGGAAATAATGTCATCTACACAACCGAAGAAACTGCCACTATGCTTGTATTGAGGTTTGGATAATGATCCGTGTTAGTTGGAATGATTTGCCACAGCGTGTTAGAGAGAATGCAGCAGATTATTGGATAGAACAAGTGAAACAAGAAAAGAAAAATTCTGTCGTTGATGCGTTAGTTGAAGAATTTGGCGGGAATGTAGTACCAGTATTTGCTGGTTCGGTTGCGTATAATAGATACAGCCCATTGACAACAATGGAATTCACAGACGAGCAATACACTTTGCTTTTATTGAAATATCGTTGAGGATAATAAATGAAACCTTGTCCGTTCTGCGGTAAAGAAGTTGATATGGAAGAACCCGATACACTATATCCAAGTGGTGTTGGTTGGGCATATAGTGAGCGAAGTGGTCTTAGGCATTTTGTCAGTTTCCGTGATGTGCCAAAAGAACAGTGGTGCTACAGTATGAATTGCCCCGAAACTACAGGTGGGTGTGGTGTAGAAATGGTTGGTAATTCTAAGCAAGAAGCGATTGACAAGTGGAACAGGAGAGTGTAGTATGAACGATAAGAAACTTCCGCCGCCAGAGTTGATCTGGCTTTATTCACACTGTAAGGCAATCGGAATGGATTGTAAGTCAGACTCTGGAAAGTGGGAAGAAGACATTGCACTATTTACAGACAATCTTCGTAATACTCTCATCAGATGTAATGCGTATGCTCAACAGTGTCGAAGTGCAATAGTTAAATGGGATCGTGCAAGCACCCACGAAGAAATACAAGAGGCAGAAGCGGCTCTAATGCGATGTTTGGCGGTGCCAAAATTGGAGTCAACACTATGAACGAAAACGATAGGGAACTTCTTGAGTTGGCAGCAAAAGCAGCGGGCATTACTTACAAGGAATACTTACCAGACCCTGATAGCGAACTCAGCGTTGATGAGGAATTCGATGCCCTTATCAATGGAATATGGGACCCACTTACCGACGATGGCGATGCTTTCCGACTAATGGTGAAGTTGAACTTGAATCTATATGTTGATTGTGCGTTTGATAATGTGAAGGCAAGAATGGTGTGTGCTGAGAACAATGTTGGTTATGATCCAAACTATCGTTCCGCAAGACAAGATGGCGTGACTGATCCTCTTGCTGCGGCTCGGCGTGTTATCGTTGAACTTGCTGCCAAACTTGGGAAGGAAATGAAATGAACGATAAAATCAGAGAACTGTTTGAGAAAGTCACGGCACCTAGTTTTGGGTTGTCAGTGCTTTCGTTTGATGGCAGCAAAGAGATTTACCCACGCTTACCAAACGGAGAGTATAGTAATCCAACCGTCGAGGATCATTGGCAAACATTCCAAGAAGGATTTGAGTGTGCGGTGAAGGAATGTATACCAATAGCAATTGAGCAGGCAGAATATTGTCAACTAAAAATGATGCCTTATAGCGTAATGGAATGTAAGATAAAAGAACACTTCGGAGTGAAATTATGACCACAATATTTACATTGATTGCATACAAACGTGATGGTGTCGATACATGTCGAGGAGGTGTTATGGATTCATGGGGCGCAGACTTTATTCTTGAGACATATCTTAATAAAGAAAGCATTGCCAAACGATGGGGTCAAATTCAATGGAAAAATATACACGAGCATGATCGACGTGAACCAGATTATGACTTTGACATTCTCATAAACGGTGCTCCCGTGGAGTATGCATACAACTATACTTATGGTTCTGATGATGGATTTGATGATATTATTGAAAGCCATGAAGCATTGTTTGAAGAAATCAAAGTGCTCCGTGATAATGAAATTGCAAGACTTAAGAAGATTGCCGATGAAAAGGCATCTAAACTTGAGCAAGAAAAGGTAGAGAAAGAACGTAAGGTCGCTGAAGATAACTTGCAACGAGAACGTGCAGAATATGAACGATTATCCGCTAAATTCAATGGTCAAAATTACAAAGTAGGAGTAAAATGATGACCACAGAATTTTATGTAAATGTTGGCATGCCAAATTGGACGATCAATTATCCGTTGGGTAAGTGGGTCGACGATTCTGAATGCAAACCAACCGGCAAGTGGCGAATGTGGGACAACGGTTATATCGAGTTTGAAGTAGAGTTCAAAGGATGGACAGTAGAAAAGCGAAAAAGTTTCTTTGGCTTATTCACTTCGTATGATTCAGTCAAGAAGAAAAAGACTGAGTGGATCACTGAAAAAGAAGTCAGGTGGTATAACGAATATGACTGTAACAATGAAAGTAAAGTTGATACCGAAGCACTAATTCTACAATCAATCCGCAATGGAGTTGCCCGTGAAATCGCATCGAACTCTTGACGAAAGTTTTGACGCTTTTACTGCCTCACTTGTTGGTGGTCAAAGGGCTGGCTTTATGATACTCAGAGGTGTTACTCTACAAGAGATCAAAGACATTTTTGCAGAAGGATGGTATGCGTGTGCCAATGAGATTAACGAAGGCGAAGATTCCGATTGGTTGCAAGAACGATTGTATGAAGAAGGATTTCTAAGGAAATACGAGGACAATAAAGATGACGAATAAGAACATTCCACACAGCGAAACAATGATCCTACAAACATTCAAGGATATCGATCAGGGTATATCGCCTACGGCAATATTCAGCAATGCCGATGTAGTAATGGTGAATAAGGATTACTACTACGACGCAATGGACTCTCGACCAGTGTTGGAAGCACTTGATGAATATCGCAAGGAACTTGGCGTGGTGGAGATGACCATTCAGAATTTGATTAGTTCGCATCGCTTTCTTAGGTCAGAAGCGTCTGAGGATCGTAAATCAAAACAAGACGGATGGAATACTGGTTTCGAAGTAGGTAAGAAACTCGCTTACGAAGAAGTAAAGAATAACCAATTCATCAATGTAGATGACCTACGCAAGATGACACTGGAAGAAATTATGGAAAGGATTGGGTATGTTGAATAGCAATGGCTATGCATTCATCATTGGTATGTTTACTGGTGTCATTTTGCTAATGTTACTACTTGGATTTGCCGATTCAAGTGTGAGTAGATATAAAACTGCTATTGCTGAATGCGAGAAATCGTTGCCAAGGGATCAACATTGTAAAGTTGTTGGTGTTCCTGTTGAGAAGAAATGACCAAATTAGTTGCCGATGTTGACCTGACCTCAAAATACAAAGCATTAGAGTTTATGTGGTGGGCCGAGGAAACTAAAACAGTATACGAACGATACGACGACCAAGAAAAACATTACATTGTGAAAGTGTATTTTGACAATTTATTTGACTTGTTGAAGTGGAAATGACTAAACACGTTTCATTAGAGGACATTGTCCTTCTTGGCATCAACCACGACCGAGATTGGACGATGGTAAGATTCGGTCATCCTTTCAAGTCATTTCCGATGTTCAGTCGTAGCGAGGCCGAGCTATTAGAAAACATCATAACCGGCAGATATCACAAATACGGAAGATCGTTTTGGTTTGAGTTTGAACAAGACGCTATTATGTTTAAGTTAAAATTTGGATGAATAAAATGGACTACGATAATTTTGAAGATTGGTTCAATATGAACTACCCAACCTCTGGAGTTGATACTCACTGGTTGTATTCTCTCTTAATAAGGTACGAAAAGGATCACCCAACGCCGATAGCAACACCGACCCAGGAGAGGTATTGTACCCATATGAACGTAGAGCAAACCGCTTGTGCTAACACTGGCAACTATGATCCCCACACAGATTCGTATTGGTACGAATTCAAGTGTCTAGATTGCAAGAAAACTTGGAGCGAAGATCAAACCTCATACAATAACACCCAACGAGCAACTGGGTGGGTATGGGAAAAGCAACGAAATATCGTAAAGAAATCAAAGAGTTACTAAAGTTGTTGACTTCTAGATTGGTTCGTTTATAATTCACTCATCGACTGATACATGAGTGTTCAAAATGTTTAACAAATATACATCCAGATATAGCTTGCTAGATAATGCATGGAGTATGCACATTCTAGAAATGTGTGGGGTTACAGATTTTGATACGCTAGATCACGATATGCTTAACTTTCTTAACGGTTACGGACAATGATCATGAAAATCGCTCCTACAGTTGCTACTCGTATTACGATGAACGTACCACACGTTGGTAATGGTTGGATGAATGCCAATATGTTCATCGACACTCAGATGTATATCAGTTCCGATATGTATGGCAATCTCTGTGTTGATCCGATTAACTTCTTACCGCATCGTCCTGTAGTGTTCGTAGGAGAAACCAAAAATGTTTAAGATTCGCACAAACGAGTTTGTTAATAACTGTACCATCGATTTTGGTGATTTGACTTTGAGCTTTTCCAATGGTGTTGCAATTCAATGCACCAATACTTGCGAAAATGGTGTGAGCCACAACGTCGAAGTTGCCATCATCGACAAAGATGGCAACTTCGTCACTAAGCAAGTGTGGATGCAGATTTTCGGATTATGTGAAATGGAGTACGACGATGTTGCTTCTTGGGTTGATGCTAAGACGTTTGCTAAACTTGTTGCCGGTCTTGCTGCTCACATAGTAGACGAGGATTAAATGAAAGTTCAAGAATTCATATTTGATAATGGCTTAGATGCTCTAACTGAGCATCTTGGCGTTGAAGTCAAGCGTTATCCGAATGGATATGTGAAGTTGAATTATTCACAAATCGATTCACCGAATTTCCATCCGATTTCCGATGAATGTCGTGGCGTTGTGCTTTGGGTAGACGATCAAAATCGTTCCAAGGTGATCTGCCGTCCGTTCAAGCGATTCTATAATTTTGGTCAGGGTTGGACGCAGGACTTCGACTTCTCTAACTGCACCGTATGGGAAAAGGCAGACGGTACTCTTGTGATGATCTATTGGTCGCCGGAGGACAATCGTTGGGAGATAGGCACTCGTGGGATGGCGTATGCGGAAGGCAACTTCGTATTCTCGATGACTGCTTCTGGTGGTCAATTTAAGGACTGGATTCTGAAAGCGATGGGTGTTTCATTCGATGAATTCCAACGCAATATGTCGGACGTTGATCATGGTATAACTTTCCTGATGGAGTTCGTAGGTCCGGAGAACCAAATCGTTACTCGATATGAATCACTCCACATGGTTTTTCTTGGCGTAATCGACAACAAAACTGGCAAGGAAGAATCTCCGGACTGTTCTTTTCCGTTCTTTGCAGAGTGGATGAATGTCCGTATGCCGCAGCGATATGAAGCGGCATCTGGTGACGATCTTGTGAAGTTGGCGGATTCATTGCCGAACCTGCAAGAGGGTTTCGTCGTATTCGATCATAATACTGGTGAGCGTGTGAAGATCAAGAGCAAGACGTATGCGGCAGTTCATCATCTTCGTGGTAATGGAGTTCCGTCAGTATCACGCATGATGGAAGTGGTGCTGATGAATGAACAAGACGAACTGCTTACTTATTTTCCGATGTTCAAAGAATACGTTGATCCTATTGAAGATGCTCTGCGTCAATTGCTAGATGAGGCAGTTGAAGTATATTGTGCGAATAAGAAAATCGAATCCCAAAAGGATTTTGCATTATTAGTAAAGGATCGAAAGGTTGCACCGATTATGTTTAAGGCACGAAAGGACGGGGTTGGTGTTTACGAGGCATTTGAATCAATGGACATGAGCCAACGTGTGAAATTATTGGAGAAGTATTATGAATAATGATTTTGTTCTTATCGTTGTGAGTATTCTCATTATAGGTATAGGTGGGTTTGCTGCATTATCTTTTACGAAATACACACAGGCGCAAGTTCAAATTGCTTGCTACGATGCTATGAAGCATAATCCAAACATTAAGGAATGTGGGAACATCAAATGATGGATAACAATAAACCAATTGGACTCAATGATTATCCTAAACCAAAAGGATATTGGGTGTTTCCTGGATCGCACCCAGCGTATGCAACTAAATTTAGTGTGTTTTATAAACCAAATTGGTTTCATAGAACTATGATGCGATTGATACTTGGGTTCACTTGGGAGGACATAAAATAATGCTAATCGGAATTGACGTAAATCATAATGACAATTATGCTATGGTTACTATCAAATTGGAAACCAATGAAGGTGGCGCAATAACAACGTGGTTGTCACCAGAATTGGCACTTGCCTACGCTAAAATCTTAGAGCAGTCTGCTATTGCTGCGAAGGACATGAGTCGAGCTTACCACGAAGAGGAATAGTAATGACCTATACAATGACTAACAAAGAACTACAAATTGCGATTGAATCAATTTTAGCACATTTGCGAGTTGGGCCTGTTGGATATACTTCGGACAGCATTGCTCAACTAAAAGCACTTTATGCTATTCAATTACAACGTGCTAGTGTTGTAAGAGAAGATATCATACAATGAAAGACGATCTGATCTTTCGTCTCAAGGAACGTGCCAGAATCCGTAGGCAGATTCCAACGAGGAAGTCCGTACAAGAAGGTATGCCAGATCGTATTGCAGACCTGTTAGAAGAGGCTGCAGAGGAATTAAATAAATTACATGAAGAACTGGATAGATTGAGGAATTTAAAAAATGAGTGATGACGAAAAGCATTGGGATGACCCAATGACCCCTAATGAAGTTGCAATTTTAATGGCGATATATTCTTCAATCGTTGGATTGGTGGTATGGTTTCTCCATTGGGCATTGTTTTCATGACAACCACAATACTAGGTGCCGGAGGCGGCGGTCTTGGTAGCCCACATAGTAATGTATCGGGGTCGGTGAATGCCACTACGACTGGCACTTACACCATCACTCCACCTAATGGACCAACGCCGTTCATATACACCACAAACGGATCATTGACTAACCATACACTATCGATATCATCAGCAGACATTACTCCTAGCGCATTGGAAGTAAAAGGTGACATTATCATGGATGGTCAATCACTCAAAAAGACATTCGAGGGGATTAATGAACGACTATTGATTCTGGTTCCCGATCCTGCTAAACTTGAGAAGTGGGAAGCGTTGAAGATCGCTTACGAAAATTTTAAATTAATTGAGGCTATGCTCCGTGAATAGAAGCGCATTTGACCGATTCATACAAAATTATTCGGTGACTGATATTCGTATGAAGGATCAACGCCAATATGAGCAAATTCATTTGAATGGTCAATTTGGTGGCAATTATGCAGATGTCGTACTAAAAGATCAATATGTAACTATGGTTGAATTGAGATTACCGAAAGTTCGATTAGAAGAAATTGTAGAGTTGTGTGATATGTTAGATCGTGATAAAATGAATGCAGCAACTATGGAAGCGTTCAATAATTTCTATCTCCTTTATAAGATGTCAAAACATTATGATAGTTCCATTGCACAGATTTGATCCACGGGTCGTAGACAAATATTCAAACAACCAATTCCGACTGCTATTTTGGATATTAAAACAAACCATATCCAATGGGGCAGATGAAGTCACATTCTTAGGTGTTGGTGGTAGTTCTTATCGAGTGACCGGTCTCTTGCGTGATGGTCTAGAACTAGAAGAATTATGTCGAAGAGTATTGAGTTCAGAACTTAATCAAGTCGTTGCTATGTCGTTTCCCGATCTTGATCAAAGTTTCTACGACACTCTAGAGCAATTGTATTTGTTAAAATATATGTCAGAGGCAAAGTGAAAGTCAGGTACGCACTCCCACCTATGGACGATTTTTACTTGTCGCAACCAGAGTGGGATTCTGCTGACAAATATGGTAAACACAAAACAATAATGAAATGGCATAAGGACATTCTTAAACCAATGTTCGATTGGATGAACGAGCAAGAAATGCCGCAAGAGTGCCAACCAACATTCGACTATTTTCAAGATCATACATCATGGGAAATCAGATCAATCATTTCGTTTGAATTGCCAGATGAACACGCTATGTTGTTCTTATTAAAATTTGGAAAAAGGTATGATTACAGAACTTAAATGCCCAAGAAAAATTGTGTGGTATATGAGAGAGGCAATTGGTTCATACGTTTATGATGATGAAACAAATAATTTTATGTACCAACTACTATGGGAACTTTTTCCGTTGCCTCTTGGCAGTAACTATTGTATAATAGAAGAGGAAGATGGTTGTTGGGATATATTCATTGCCTCAGACGATCCAGATAAACTAGCATTTTACTTACTAAAACACTCATGAACCGACAAGAATTTATCGAGTACGCTAACACCGTCATCAATGATGGTGGATGGAAAATGGATATAACGGCAGATGACTGCCCACTTTGGATTCCTGAGAAACGGGACGGTTGGGTTCCAACATTCTACCTAACCAAAGTGTTCATTCGTGGTGTTAGATTGAATAGCACATCGCCCACATTTTGGCAATGGTGTCAAAACAATTTGAGTAAACTTCCTCTGTGCTATATGAGCAACTCTGCGAAAAAAGAAGAGTGGTGGGGTTTCAACACAAAGGAAGATGCTATTCTATTTACAATGAAGTGGGCATGATGTTATACACAAAAATGAGATTCATCGACCCCGATACGAACCAGACAATATACATCGTCTGCGTGTTTCTGGATGAGATGAGAACGTGGTGTATTGAGTGTGAAGTAGGAAAAGAAGCAGAGAAGTATTCATTCAAAATGACCAAAGAAGAGTATGTGATGTTTCTGATGAAGTGGGGAGGTGAGGGAAATGAATTCATCGACTAACACGATCCATTGGTGTTCATCAACATACGATGCTATCAGAGCAAACTTCATAAACAAAAATTTGAACTTATTTGTTTTCGCATCAATGAGAAGAGCGTTCGATGATGAGTTGGATCGGTTTGGTGGGAAAATCATTGATGAAGATAATAGCAAGATTCTTAGAGCAGTTGTAGATACTTTAGGTATGAATAACTACAAATATATAGTTTTTTCTTCTGAAGAAAACATGCTGATGTTCTTATTGAAGTGGGCATAAAATGTACGAGATCGACTACGAAGAACTCCCCAATTATGTGTTTGAGAATATCATCGAATTTCTGAATGATAACTATCCAGAACCGTCTATGGGAACTTGGTATTGGAGAGAAGGATACAAGTTGATGGTCAGTGAAGAAATTGGCGTATTCATTTTGATGAAATTCACATGATAACATTTCCTTTTACAGAAAACGGTGTTGTTCCTTGGCACTCAACATTAATTGGGTTTGTAACACAGGGTGGAGTCAGAAAGTGGTTAGATTGTTACGAGAAAGGTGGACTCTCCGAATGGTTGGATAGCCACAATGTTATCGTCGAAGGAGCGACTATCACGTTCCCTGACGAAGAAACGAAGGTATTGTTTATAATGAGATGGATGTGATACACTTTACAATTACTACACTCAGCACTTCGCCGCAATGGTGGAAGAATATAGTATACAAGTACAGTCGAAGTGTCGAGAGTGAATTCTGGCAGACGGTCAGAAAACTACTCAAAGAATATGACGCAACGATAATTTGGAATAAGTGGGCAACTGAAGTAAATATTGATTTCAACGATGAACAGCAGTTCATGCTATTCGTTTTGAAGTGGGGATGATGAGGATGAGCAAAAAGAAATATTACTTAGGCGACGGAAATAGTGACTTGAAGGGTGCAATCGATTGGTGTACCAAAAACAAAGTCGCTTGTTACCTAACAGACGTATCTGATTTCTCACTCAATAACGACGAAGTATTAGAAGTCATTTTCGATGAGGATGATACTCAAGAGGAAATGATGTTTGTATTGGGGTGGGTAAATGGGAATTAACCAATTTTCAGTGTGGGAAATATGTCAAAAGCAGCACGTTGAAAATAAGGATGTTCTTATTTGGTGTGTGGAACATCTCGGTGATCAAATGAACGGTACGATTCCTGTATGGGAAGGTAAATATTCTTCGGGATTCACTCTCTCGACTATATTCATATATGACGATCAGAAGGCAATGATGTTCTCATTGAAATGGTTATGAGTTATGACGTTTATGTTCCTTTCAAAGAAAACATGAGTGAAAGAATGTCTCGAATGGGTTGGGCATTAGAATCTTTCGGTTATATACCATACACTCAAGTTATGGACACAAACAATCCTAGAGTGCTATACCAGTTTCACAAAGAGGAAGAAGCGATTCTGTTCGCTTTGAAGTGGTCATGAGAACGGTAGAATGGTGTTGGGGTAATGTCGCCCTTGAAGATGTTGAACCACTACGATTCACGGCAAAAAAGGATCGGTGGCGAAACTACAGGATTATTGCATGGTTGGAAGATAATATAGAGGAAGCAGCACCTACGTTAGATGGTGAGTATCGAAGATCAATAAATGATAAGTGGGCAATCAACAAAACTGCATATGATGATTATTCAGCACACATAGAATTTAGTGATGATGTTCCGGAGGAAACTATTATGATGTTTGTATTGAAATTCGCATGACCAAGAAAAAGATAAACATAGGATCGTTTAGATCAAGATCAGCATTGGAGAAGATGAAAGTGAGAAGAGAACTAACTGTTGCAGATCGCATTTGGAATAGATGGTGTAATGATCATATTCAAACTGACAATGGGCGACGAGTGTGGGAAACTCACTTGGTCGACGTTCCATCTAAAGGACACAAACGACTACAATTCGACTCTTGGTTATTCGAGCAAGGTTGCTATGTGAGAACGGTAAATCATAGAGCAGAAATACTCGGATTCCAAGAAGAAAACTTACTGATGTTGCTACTAAAATGGACATGAAAGAAAAGTGGGCTAGTGTAAGTCGACACTTCAAGGATTGGTTGCTTTCAAAGGCAACAGGAAATTCTATTGAACAAATTCGTTATGAAAGATGGCGAATCACAAAGTACAAACCAAGTGGAATCAAAATAACAGATTGCTTAAAGTTCAAATATGTCATCTGCGTAGATTATAAAAAATGGTTCAATACTGCAAATACGAGGGCATGGGAACTAAGCGACGAGGCGTTGCCCTATATGGGGTTAGGTAAAGGAATATATCTTTTTGAGCGTGGTGTCTGGTTAAATGGTGAATTTCATATAAACGGTCTTGGAGACTGCGATTGTGTCTTTGTTGGTACAGATTCCGAAGAAGATGCCTTCATGATCACGCTAAAATTTTCATAGAATCAACAACTTACAAAATTGGTTGACACTCCCATAACTACTAGAGTATAATTCGTCCATCGTTAAAGGAGTTTGTTATGTCTAGTTTTGGTAAGTTTGTTGTCGTTGATTCCGTTAAAACTAATAATGGTGACACGTTTGAATTGCGTGTCTATGGTAGCGGAACAAAGAGTGCGTGGGGTGTAATCCTAAAGACCATGCAGAATGGAAAATCGACCAAGAATGAATCTGGTGGTTATCCACCTATCAGTACTGGTAAAGTTGATTACGTCACTCGATTGTTTAAAAAATACAAGGTGTGACAATGTTCAATGAAACAATGAGTGAGCTTGCCGACCTCTGCATTGCCAGAGTGAATGCCAATTTCAAAGACCCTATGTATGTGCGAGAGTGCAAGCATCGTGGTATAGACACCGACAACCGAGTTGTAGGATTCTCATGGCAAGTGAAGTATAGTAAGTGCGTGAGTAACACCCACGATGCTCCAAAAGGGAAAAAGACAAATTGGGGATACCGAGACAAGGATTACCCAAATGGATTTCCTGGGTTTGAAGGTCGAGTGTGGATTCGTTATGAAAATTCACCAGTGTCGTTTTACTCATCTGACGTATTCAACAAGACATGCTTCCATACAGGAACTGGTGGGTTTGGTTGTTACAACCATCCGGTTTGGGAGAAACTTACGAACAAACTATTGAACAAAGGTAAAAATCGAAAACGATTCGATTCGATATGGCATTCGTATTCTTGGGACTTCCGATTCTTCACTGAGGACTTTCCTCAAGTAGAAGAAATGCTCATGTGGGAAAAACTGCGTGGAACAGATTATGCGTCATTGATCCATCATTGTGAATGGGAAGATAGGGTACAACTAAAATGGTTAAAGGATCAGTTTAATGACTCCATACTGGTTTGAATTAGGGCATAACGAACCGAGGTTGTTCGATTCGTCACTAAATCCATTTATAAAAATAAAGAAACTCAAAGAACGGTTCAAGTCACCGAAAGGACACAAAGAACCACCAATATGTTATGAGTCATCACCGTATGAAATGTGGGTAGTGGTGAACTTCAAACCATACGAATCAACAGTCAGGATATATTTCAAACGAGAAGAGGACATGATTTTAGCGAGGTTGATGGTATGAAACAGAGAAAACCGAGAAGCAAGCGATATAATGTGTCGTTGTCCATTGAATCATATGGAAAAGATGGAGAATATGGTGAAGTCCAAAAATGGTTGAAGGCCAATATTGGTAATTGTATTCAAGACGGACATGCTAGATACATGGTAAATAATTTTGGTCGTGGTAGAGACGGTCATCCGTTGTATTCATTCGCCAGAGAAGAAGATGCGATGATGTTTGCGTTGAGATGGAAATAATGACAGTTATCAATTTTAGGTCTGCTTCTAACCTTGAAGAATCGCAAGAAGAATTAGAGAAGCACTACAATTGGTTGATAGGATATGGTGACAAAGGAAAAGGGCATTTTAGAATGATCAATGGGCATAGTGAATGTCATAAAAATTATCCAACTCATTACCCAGTTGATGTTTTTGGTACAGAATTAAAATGGATGAACGAGTCATTCCCAAAAGAAACGTATGAGTGGTATTTGTGGTTTGAGTCTGTGTTTTTGGTGCCAGAAGAAATGGCGAGTTTGTTGATGCTAAAATGGAAATGAGGATATACAATGTTCTTCAAAGTTCGATATTCCGATGACAAAGATTATCATACACTGTTTCATTGGTGTAATGAAAACTGCGAAGGCAATCATTATGGTGGTCACGATTGGACCAGTTGGAAAACTGGCGAAGCAAATCGTATGATCGAGTTTGATAAAGAGTCTGACGCTGTTTTGTTTGCGTTGAGGTGGGTATAATGGTCGAAGTAAAATATTTTGATGAGACTGATCAAACCAACACTGTTTGGTCCCACCGTGTCAGACTGAAAACTCTTGGGTTATTTAGATTAGATGAGCAGGCGCCAGAATTATTCGCCTGGTGCACTGAAACATACGGCGAACCTGCACTAACAGGCGAACACAAAAACTCTAAGTGGTATCCTTGTTGGAACGATATTTACTTTCAGTCCGAAGAAGATTTAACATTGTTTATGTTGAGGTGGGCATAATGAGTTTACCAAGACTCCCATATTTGCAAAATGCTGTGGCTGGTTATTATAGTGAAACAGGTAGACTTAGCACTTATGATCACCGACGCTACACAAAATGGTTGATGGATCAAGGCGTCAATGTACCCATTGGCATTGGTGTTTCGGACATAGACAAAGTGCGAATCGAATTCACCGACGAAGAGAGCGAGCTTATGTTTTTGTTGAGGTGGGCATAATGTTAAACCGTCTTCCGCTTGGTGTAACTCATTTATACGCAACATCATCTCAACGGTATCCATATACGCACCGAATCGAACTACCAACTGACCTTGTTGTTAGAGAGAACATCAAAGACTGGTTGCATGAAAACAATATTCCTGTTACAATAGCAGGGAGTGGATTGTATATTAGAGAAGAATGGGTGGCGTTTTTCTTGTTGAGATGGAAATGACAAAGTTAATCGTTAGACATAATAAGTGTTTTGAATATCCAATCGAAGTCGTGGTTGATAAATCTGTTCCAGATTTGTATGTTGAAATTCATAGGTGGATGAACGAGAACAAGATTGATCGATTCCAACCATCTAACCCAAGATTCGGCACATTCAATTTTTGGGTTCACGAAGATACTGCAACATATATTCAATTGAAGTGGGGATGACCTAATGTCAGAAACTAAGTTTAAGATTCGGCGTCCATGTGGAGATTTTAGTAAGGGTGCGGTGACTAGTGATTGGGACAGCATAAACAATACTAAAACCTACAAAGTAACTTGGGACAAAAATGGTAAGGAATGGTGCACCGAGAAAACACTTAAATCTCACTTGATGAAATGTGCAAAATGTGGTATCCTTGATCAGTCGTGGGAAATACTAGAAGTAAAATATCACCCAACAAAACCAATTGACGAATGGATAGATCAAAAAATGCTAATTCAAATATTGAAGAACTCATAAGATGAGTGAAAGATTACCATACAACGATAAAGAAGCGTCAGACCTTATGTTTCGATCTTTGGATTGTCGAGGCGGCGGCAAGTTTATTGAGTGTCAGTGCGGGATCGATCATTATGCGACATTATCAGATGATTGTTATTATGATGAAAATGAAGACATACCAGACGAATCAGATAAAGTCAAACTTCATAACTGGCAAAGTGTCACTTACGGAGAACTCAACGGTCAAGTTTTCGTTGATGACTGCAAGGGATGTAAAGAGAAGTTAAGGAAGTATGAAGATTTTATTTGGAATGATAAGAACACAATTCGATATTATCTCAAAAATCGAATTGACGCAGAGAAGCAATGGGCAGATGAACAACAATTACTTAACATTATGGCAGGGATCAAATAATGGCAACTACAGTACCTGATAAAATCTATGTAACTCTACAATACCGTGACGATTCATCAAACGAAGATGGACTACTTGGATTCATGTCTCCATACACTAAGGACGCAGCATTTGAGAAGCGTAAAGAAACCCAAGACAGTTGGGCGTATGGTCGTGGCATAAAGATTCACATCGATGAAGACGATAATGTAACCGCATCTGGTAGCAGCAATTCATATAGTAAATCATTGGATGCTGCCACCATCTTTATGACAAATTGTTATCCTCGCATTCTCAAAAATGAACCAATAGATGGATTCCAAATTGCTAAGTCGGTTCGTCGTAGTGGATGGAGTGGTAGCGGCAATGTGACTTGGCGTATTACCGATCCTCGTGGATTTGATCTTGAAATTCGATCAGAGAATTTCGCTAAACTTGTTGCGAGTGGAACACTAATCAATGGTGTTATTCAAGGCAAATGTGCGTGGGCGAGGGACGGATCAAATAATGTTTTGCTTGCCGAAGATAGTGAACCATATCAATCCGCAGTCGTTGTCACTACAAAGTTGAAGAACAAGATTAGTCTTAAAGATGTGAAACTTGGCGACACTGTTGATGTTATGACAGGCGGTAAAATGCTCACTGCACAATATTTGGGTAAAATGTTCTTTATGTATATGGACGGAATGGGTAATTATGCAGCAACTGGTTTGAGTTTTGGTGTGCAAAAAGAGATGTATTTGTTTAAGAATACCGATGGTTATTTTACAATTTCTTCGTCACCTAAGGTTATCAACATCGAGAAACGAATTGATGTTCCGCTAACAAAAGAAGAGATTGCTGTCACTGCAAATCAGTGGTTGTCAGAAGGTGACGGTATTACCGGAGAATATAGTCTATATGGTATATCTGCGACTAAACTCAAATCAGCGGACGAAATCAACATCAAGTTAGTCAAAGTAAACCAAATTGAGAAGCATCAGAATGGATATAGTTACCTACCATATATGTGCAAGGATGTTGATGGAGTGACATACTACACCAAAGAACGAAGTGTGAGAGACGGTGCCCCGCATATGGGATTAGAGGCAACAGTAGATAAGTCAAAAATCCATTTCAAATATACAATGAAGGATTCTGGTCGTAGTGGGTATTTCAATAGGCAAACGACCGAATACACAAACAAAGAAATAAACTCGGCGATGGGAATTTACGAAATCCATATTCGATTTGGGAATAACACAGTGAGATACACAGGATAAACATCGTGGAGCACTTCAAAGAATTTTTAGCAGGATTTACATTAGTTGGTCGGAGGCAAGACGATAACACGATTGTATCTGTCATCGATGGGAATAAAGTTGTTATAGACGAATGGCCTAATGAAATAACATACAACGGAACGACATTTACTTTAGAAAAGACTACTCAATTTTATAATGCTGTTGAAGAGGTGCAATACGGATAATGCCAATACCACAAGAAAAACTTGATGTGCAGTATTGGATAGACAGAGGATATTCGATCTCAACAAATCGTCATTGTTTGAATCATAATGGAACGATGGCTATGAGTCATACAAGACGAGACAACATTGTTGAGTTGAGTATGATGGACTTCGAGAGAATGCTCAATTATGCAACAAAAGATGAAGCATTATTTGATATGCTCGAACAACTCAAACTGTATATGCTAATGAAGCATGGTCTTGACAAAAAAGAGTCTTCGTCGTATTATCCTGCTGCACATCTTGGTGAACAGTTACTGAAACAACGGTTAAAGGATATTGAGAATGGGTTGGTCAGTTCATAAGAGTAAAATATATCATGGCAGGTATGCTCTCCATACTTGGGGTCATCATAGTGCACGATGGGGTTTTATTGAACCAAAAGACATTGTAAAATTTCTAAGAGAAACATACCCAACCGATGATATGTTGTATTGCACTGACCCACACGAAGGCAACGAGTTTGGTGACGATTATGTTTGTGACGCAATGATTACTGAAGAGCAGAGGATGCTCATTGAGTTGAAATTCCGATGATAAAAATGTTCCCTATCAACGAATCCACAAGGCACATGATCAGGAAAGCAGCAACTGCTCTTGGTGAGACCACACCAGAATCTGTTATTGTAGAACGATTTGAAACTGCGTATAATTGTAAAATAAAACTACACGATGAATTGAACATAGCAACAATGATTGAGTTTCATACAAAAGAAGATGAACTATTATTCATATTGAAGTGGTCATGAAGATAACATCATCCAATAATTATATCGTTAGGAATGCCTTAGCGAAAGAGATACCAAAAGCAAAAAAGGAATGTTGGTCAGAGGAACGCATCAGGTGGAAATTTGAAGAGAGATTCAAATGTAAGGTGGTGTATCGATATTTTGACAATCAAGTATTAGAACCAGAGGATCAACCAACCGTACTTGATGAGGTTGTGTTCGACAATCCAGAAGACGAAGTTATGTTTATAATGAGATACTCATGAAGATTAAAAATATACATTGGTATGAGGAAATTTGTTGGCGGTCGGATACATGGCAAGAGCAGTTATGGTACACTATCGCATTTCCTGCTTTGAATAGTGAAGACACTTCTGCCATATATAATTGGTTCAAGGAAACATCCACACCAGACACAAGAAACTTGAAAAATCTAAATTGGGGTGAGATACAAGTGAAGACGGAAGAACAAGTTGTGATGTTCCTATTGAAGTGGTCATGAAAAAATTTGAATACAGTTCGATGAAAGACAAATATTTCGCTATGTCAGGCGAAGATGCGGATCATGGTTTTCGTAGTTTCGATAAAGTACGAATGAATCCTGTTAAATGTGAGTTTCGGTTAGCATCTGCAACCGAAGTTCGAGATTGGTGTGAAGAACAGTTCGGCAACAATTGGATTTATGAATACTGTACTTTTTACTTCAAGCGTGAAGAAGATGCTGTTTTGTTTGCATTGAAGTGGGGATGAAGATGGAATATGTCGTAACAGTAAAACTTCGTGATGGACAGTTACAATGGTTGAAGGAAAACGAAATTCCTTATGACATAACATCCTTTACTGTCTTGTATGAATCAGGTGCTATGCGTAAATACATATTTGCTAGTGAACAAGATGCGGTGATGTTCTCTATGAAATGGAGTTAAAATGAAACACGTTAATAAAAAGTTTGGATTGAAGTGGACAAAAGTTCCTACATATGTCAATGGTAAATGCAGGATTTCGCACGTTGACTTCTTGCAAGAAGATTTACTAGGGAGATTTTACAATCCAGATCGTGTATTTTTATTCGGTGATAATCGGTTTGCATACGTCGAAAATCCAGAATCTGCTGCGTATCTTATGATGAAGTATATGTAATGAAAGATATCAAAATATATCCCAAAGCATACGAAGAAATTGCCCAAATGAAAGAGTTTTTGACTTCTCATAATGTATTGTTCAGGTTTGAACATATGTTTTATACTGCAGTTTATGATCCACAATATCCTGAAAGACATCCATCAGGTAAATTTAGTGATGTTCCGGATGATATTGCAATGCTAATGCGACTCAAGTTTGGCAACTCGGTTCAAGTTGAATGAAAGAAGAAGATTGGATGGAAGATTTAATGACACTATCACAAGAGGAAGTCGATGCACTATTGCGTGGTGTTGATCCAGACCCACCGAAACCATATCAATCAATTCATGAAACTGAATTATTCGGTAGGAAATTAGTAGTTCTGGAAGCATCAGATCGTGTCTTCGATTACATACAAGAGACCTTCACAGAACACGAAGATTGGGCATGGGGATTGGGTAGAATGCGAATGTTTGTTTCTCAGGAAGTGTATTTGATGGTTGCATTAAAATTTTGACTAAAAATATAAGCGATTATTTTGATAACTGGACGCACATAGACGCTAATAATCAAATAGGTGGATGGATGCCAACCGTAACTCCTATACTCGATCAATGGTGTGAAGATCGAATCAGTATCCGTGGTAGATTTTGGGATCGGTATCACAAACCAGAGATACCGAGTTACAAGACTACAACAATACATCGTGGTGCCATATTGCATCTGATCTACCGATTCAAATTTGATCAAGATGCTATGTTGTTTGTCCTGACACATTCTGGAAAATACCCTATGGATCAATGAGTTACGAAAGAGATTGACAAAGTTTTGGATTCGATTATAATTGGATACATGATGTGAGTTTGGAGCAGTAGAATGAACACCTTATTAGAAACATTAGCACGGCAGTCTGGATTCTCAGGTTCAGACTTGTCTAACACACAAGTTGGTACTTGTCACGAAACTGCCTTAGAGAACTTTAAGGTATTGATAGAAGACCGTTGTGCCAAGGCAGCAGAAGAATACTGGAATAGTGCAGACTTGCAAAAAGCATTCACAATTTCTGAGTACATTTTTGCAGTGAGTGAGGAATAAAATGCAAACCATTAAATGTTTTGAAGTTATGGGTCACACTGACACAACCGAGGGGCGTGGTCCAATGAAGGTTGTTGCTCGTTTCTCTTTCAAAGATGACGCAGTTAAGTATGTCAAGTCCAAATCATATGCAAGTTGGTGCGTGATGGGATATCAGTCTACAAGTGATGTAAATAACATCCGTGAAGCCACCATTACTATTTTGGATAGTTTAGACGAATTTGGTAAAATGGAAACCGAAGCACTGAAAGCAAGTGCATTGGCGAAACTAACTAAGGCAGAACGAGAAGCGTTAGGATTCTAAAATGAGAACAATCCCATCTTCACAATTTTATGATATGGAATTCCAGTCTTTCTTGATGCCTCTGACATATTTTTATATGATATTCCATCGATTGTAATTGGTTTCCCTGCACTAGTAGTAGCTTTCATATTTGAACCTTTATGTAAAATATATCCTTTTGATAAAAATTCTTCTACTTTGTTTTCTTGAATTCTAATAAACTTGTCTGAATCTGGCAATCTAACCGCAACTCTACCAGTCAATGATTCACTGTGCTTTTTATCTTTGTCTGGTGTATGTCTTGCCTTTACTGCGTTTTTATATGCATCCTCACTCAATGCAAAATGTTTTCCTAAAGACCAACCATTACTCAGATACTCTTCACGTTCTGATTGATCTATAATAGCACCACGATTATCTTTATGAACCCATATGCGACCTTCTGGTATTCCTCCACGCTGGTATGGAAGACCTTTAGTGAATTCACTTAATGGATACTCAACACCAAATTGTGATTTGTGAACATAAAGAATTTCTTTGGTATCAGTATGATAAATCCATATCTTTCCAAAAGAGGCATTCAACTCCCCTTTAGAATATTTTGACATTGTTCTTTTGTATAACTCATATTGTTTACTAGATTTGGCAACCTTACAAAATCGTGCAAGAGCAGCAAGCATTTTATGTTTGTTTGGTTTCGGGATCATTCTTACTAAGAGCATATGCACTATGTAATGTTCTCTCGCAGTTAGCAGCACCAAATTTGATTTTTCATTTGATCCACCTAAACTTTTAGGAATAATGTGGTGCGACTCAAAGTATTCGGATTCTGACTTACGACGATTTTTGCTCTTGGCAGAAGCAATAATTGCATCATAAAATTTGTGATATTTGGTTTGGGTTGACATTCAATCTCCTTTGATATATAATGTATCTATAAATATTTAGCACAGAAAAGGAATAAAACATGACAAAGAAGGAATTATTATTTTCAGTCACGGCAAATGATTGTGAATGGAAATATACAAAAGGCACAGGATGCGGGGGTCAAAAAAAAACAAAACTTCTAGTGCAGTTCATTGCATACACCGACCATCTGGCGCTCACGGTTATTCAGAGGCAAGTCGTAGCCAACTCGATAACAAGAGAGATGCGTTTCAGAAAATGGCATCCAGCGCAGAGTTCAAAAAGTGGCACCACATGGAAACAATGCGTCGAACTGGTCAAGCTCAGATTATCGAAGAAGAAGTAAAGCGTGAAATGCGTAAGATCAAAGTTGAAGTGAAGAATGAAGAAGGACGATGGACAGAAGTGGATAAGGATGCACCACTTCCGGACACAAAGGAATAAGATAATGAACGAGCGAATCAAAGAACTTATTGAGCAATGCACCGTCGAAGAACACGATGGATTCCGTTTCTTTGACAAGGCTAAGTTCGCAGAGTTGATCGTCAAGGAATGTGCTACGATACTTCGTGAGACAGATTTCTCTTTCGATCTAAAATCAGAACACGATAAGGCGAACACTGGTGCCGAACTTGGTGCTACAATGATCGAAGAATATTTCGGAGTAAAATGATGAACGAGCGAATTAAAGAACTTGAACTTGAAGCGTATGTGGAATATACTCGAATGGAGCGTGATCCACCAAGCGGTTATATGTTTGAGCGTACTGGAAAAGAATTCAGTCGGGAAAAATTCGCAGAGTTGATTGTGAAGGAATGTGTTAATGTAATTCGTGCTGATTACGTTGATTTTGGAACAACTGCGGCAGTGAATAATATAGAAAAGCATTTCGGAGTAAAATAATGAACGAGCGAATCAAAGAACTTGCTAGACAGGCAGGATTGAAGATTGAATGCTTTATGATTAATCCACCTAAGCCATTTCAAATTCTTGGTAGCACTGAACAGTTTGAAGATTTTGCAGAGTTGATTATCAAGGAATGCATGTATGCCGGCCGGCAGTCACAAATTGACAATGGGCTAGTTGATGCGGATATTAAACAACATTTTGGAATAAAATAATGAAACTTGAAATTACACAAGACACAAAGAACGGCATTGAGAAGAAAGTTCTCACAAACCAAAAAGGAAGGATGCTCTACGTTATGCCAAGTGAAGGCAAGTTCCTGGTTGTTGACCCGTTTATGCGGTATGAGACAACCACGCACGATAGCGAGTCACTTGCCATCGGGTGGGCTACAGAAAAACTATTTTCAGAAGAATAAATAATGTCAAGTTATGTAAATCAGTTAGTTGAAAAATCACTAATTCATGCTCCAAAATGGTTATCCAACAATGTTCTTTTTGAAGGACTAACTGGATCGGTTGCGTATGGATGTTCTAACGACACAAGCGATATGGATATTGTTGGATTCTGTATGCCACCAAAAGATGTGTTATTCCCTCATCTTCGTGGAGAAATTATTGGGTTTGGAACACCACAAGAAAGATTTGAGCAATTTCAACAACACCATATTAAAGTTCCAGAATGGAATAAGGAATTTGATCTTACGATATTTTCTATCGTGAAATTCTTTCAATTGACGATGGAAAACAATCCAAACATGGTCGATAGTTTATTCTTACCTCGACGTTGTGTTCTTCATTCTACCCATATTTACGAGCATATTCGTGATAATCGGAAATTGTTTTTGCATAAAGGTAGCAAGCATAAGTTTTCTGGTTATGCTCACAGTCAGATGAGCAAGATTGCAAACAAAGTCAATTCATCTAATCCGAAACGTGCTAAGACAATTGAAGATTTCGGGTATGATGTAAAATTCGCTTATCATGTTGTGAGGTTGTTACTTGAGGCAGAACAGATCATGGTAGAATATGATCTAGACCTTGAGCGTAATTCAAAAATCCTCATGTCAATCCGTCGTGGAGAATGGTCGTTGGATCAATTGCAAGAATGGCATCAGCAAAAACAATTACAACTCGAAGGGGTTTATATAAATTCGTCTTTACAAAATACACCTGATGAAAAAGTGATTAAGAATTTACTGATGGAATGTATCGAAATGCATTATGGGAGTATTAGTAACGCTTTCGTGAAAGATCAAGGTACGGATGCTCTTGTTTCAGAATTACAACGATTGGTGGATAAATTCAAATGAATATAGTTTTCTTAGATTTCGACGGACCAGTGTTTACTAACGTAGATATCTCATTCCATCCAGATAATCGTCGTGTATATCCCGGCGATCCTGACTTGATTGAGATATGCGACTACTGGAGAATGTGCGACCGATTCAAGTACTTCTGGACACACTTGCACAAAGTCTATGACTTCAAGACGGTCGTTTCCTCGACATGGAGAAACCACCTAAAGACTCCGGAGAACACAATCGATTTGTTTGAAACAAATGAAGTTCCTATTCTACTACATCCCGATTGGAAAACAGGTGGTGAAGCAGTTGAGTATGACGATTGGGTAAAGATTTCGGATGGTGTTGGATATCCATGTAGTCGATTACATCAAGTCGAGTCGTGGTTGTCCCGTCATCCAGAAGTCAAAAACTGGATTGCGCTCGATGATCAGAGTTCCGGTTATAGCATGTATCGTGCGCTTATTACAGACAAAGATAAGTATGATGACAAATTGATTTTGGTGGATGAAGATCGTGGTCTTGGTCAGTATGATATGCGACGAATCATCACTATTATGAAAGGTTGGAGTTGATTTTGGTGGATGATTATAGTGAGTTACCTGAGTACTATTGGTACAAAAATAAAGACCGGTACTCACTATACCTTATGTCAGATACCATCAAAAAACACTTTACAGATATGACCGGAATGTGCTATCATGTAATTCATATCACTGAAGAACAGATGGTATTCGTTTTGATGAAGTTCAAGGGATTAGAAGATAATTTTAGTATTCCCTGGGGCAAGAGAGTTATTTACCACTCCGATTGGTATAAATTATATGAAAGGTAATGATATGAGCAATGTAGGAAATATTCAATTTGGCCCTTTTACTCATCCGTGGCATGGCGGTATTGCTCCAGTGACATACGGCCCAATTCCAACGATGGATAATGCAACTTTGATTTTGACTCCGGCACAAGAGAAAGAGATTGAGGAAAGAATGAAAGTGTATAACCAAAAGAAAGAGGCAGTAGAAGCAACAGCACCAAAACCAGAAGTTGGAACTCCTGTATGGGTAAGAGATTATCGCACTCGTGATGGTGGATTATTTAATGGTTGGGGGCTAGTTCTAGGTGCGTCAAATCATTCAGATTTTATTGCTGTGGTTATTCCTCATAATGGTTCACCATTGACGATTTCAACAAAAGATTATTTCTTTGAGAAACCAATGAAGGAAATTAAAAAAGAATCTTTTGTTGATGATGATGGACAGGCTATCGAAGTAAGCTATGGTGAATATGAAACAGAAGATGGGAATGCAATGATTCTTGGAATCGATACTCAATTTGAGGCGGTTTCGTTTTCCTTAAAAAATCTCCAACCATTAATCGGTGCACTTCAAAAGGTGAATCAGTGAGTATTTGTTATAGCACCAGATTTTGGGACTTCGTGATGAGTCGACCACAATCTCTGATGGAAAAGCAAAGATGGAAGGCATCGTATCCTTGTCCTGGTTGTCAAGGTCATAATCACCCAAGATCGGATATTATATTTGAGAAGTACGTTGGTAAGGGCAACAAATTATATCAACTTTATTGGAGAACTCATCCAAACGAAGTGTTTTGGGATGTGAATTGGAAGAAATGAAATTTAGACCAGTTAGGGACGCTAGAGACAAGTATTGGAGATATGCTAGAGGAATGGCATTCTGTATTCGTCGCCACATAGATGATCCTCTTCAACGTATATTTGCTCACATTCACTACCTGGTCGATCATGCTCCGGTGAAAACCAGACCACGATGGAAGCAAGCGAAGATCAGATGGAACAAGCGAATGTGGTGGTGGAAAGCAAGAATCAACGAGAGGGTTTGAAATGTGGGATTTTCCGATGGGGTTTATAGTTGGTGTCGTTATTACAATGGCGGCATGGTACGCATGGTTCTTGGTATTCATTATTTTGAAAGATAAAAAAGATGGCAAAGATAAATCTGAGGATTAACGTACCGGATTGGTTGTATCGGTATCGTTGGCAGAATGTCAAGAACTATCTTGCATATCAACTCAAACCGTATCGGTGCGTTGAATGTAAGGTGAAGATGCCATTCTCTAGTTTCGATATTATGTGTGATGCTAAATATCCACTCAAATACCGATTGGGTATCAAGTTTCATGCTGACAAGTTTCATAAGGAATGTATTTGTCCATCTTGCTTATTGAAGAAGGTGAATGCAACTGCTGCTCTACCAAACTACGCTAAGATTCAACGTGGTCGACCATATGATTACAACGTGGCAAAGGAATGTGCGGTATGTAAGGAAACTAAACCTGCATTTAAGATATTCAAGTTTACTTCCGATTCATGGGGAGAAAGATTGCATTTTTGCACTACAAGTTGGAACCACGATCATGTATGTTTGGAGTGTATTCAGACCGCATTGCAATTTGGTCGTATGGAATCAGGTTGGATGGCAATGAAAGACAGTAAGACTTATTATTTGAATGGGCACAAATTACCAGTAATCGATGGGAAGGTTCGCTTCCCTTTTAAGTGAGGAATATATTATGACGAAAGAAAAGAAAACAGATGTTGTCAAACATGTTCGTGTGATTCGTTACCTGCGAAACCTAACACAAAATTATGAACCATCTAATCTTGGTGGTGTCACTCTAGTTTTTGATATGGATTACGAAGATCGTACAGTTGCTGTTCGATTCTCAATTTGTAGTGAGAAAGAGAATTTCAATAAGGCACTAGGACTTGAAACCGCAATCAACTCTGGAGTTGAGCGTATTCTTCCTCTTGATCCATTCCGTAAATTGGCAGACATCAAGGGTGGGTTTCTAGATGCTTACTACGCAATGATCGAAACCGATCAGGTGCAGGGTGCGATTTCAGAACGTGAAAAATTGTTCTTGAAGAAAGTTGATGCACATAAATTTAACGAAATGAGAGATTTCAAATAATGCATAAAGATAATAAACAATTTCTGTCTCTTGAAATTCACCCAAAGGGAAAGATCATCTATAACGATTGGGTGTACGATCATGAGGCAGGTAAGGGTGAATATGTGGAGCGTGATTGTTCCTCATTCATGGATTGGATGCACAAACGAGACCGTCACGTTTGGATTCATCCTGACGTTGTTCTGAATGATTTGTTCATCATCATGTCTGGACAACCAGAACTCTGCGACATTGCTTTTCCAAATTGCTTTGTGTCAGAGTATGTGAAACAATGGCAGAAGATCGGCTTCGTTCAGAAACCAGTCGTGTATGATCCAAGGGAAATCGAGTACCTTGAATTGTATTGGGCACCAGAAATCTTTGAAGGCGAACTTAACGGTGCAGATAACGTATGTTGCCACGGTATCGGGTTTGCGTTGAAAGAAGATTACGATGATGGGCATGGTGGTGTTTATGATAAAGGATCACGCATTAATTGGGGGATTGATTTCTGTGGACTTGATGATTTACTAAGTCTTCCAATTCGCATCAACGATGCATTTCAGATTTATGATGATTGGGAAAAGTACGTCGAGAAGATTCGTGCGTGTGAAATGAAATACAAAGATATCCCAAAACTGATTGATGCAAAGCGTGGTATGTCACTTAGTGATGTATTGGGTGGTGTGTTTTGGGAACTATCGTTTTATGGATCAGAGGAAGAAAAGATGGAAAAGAAAGATGAACTAGATGCTGTAATGGATGATCTTGATCTTGAAAACAAGACCATTGAGCAACTTGAAGCCGAAGGAAAAATTCGTCCTATCAGTGACTTGCGTATTCCATCATACCCTATCACCACACTTTCTATCTCCGAGGACTTGAACGACGGATACATCAATGATGGTCTTGGTTGGGAACGTGGATACAATTAATATCTTTAGAAACAGACACTTACGAAATTTGTTGACTTCTAGATTGGTTCGTTTATAATTCACTCATCGGTTGTTCAACGTGTCTTTCTAAAGGAGAAAATTATGACACAAGTTATTTCCCGTGAAGTTGCTGCTCAGATGGTTCGTGAGTACAATGGTTCGACGTTCTTTTCGGTTAAGTTCGTGAAGCGTACTGATGGTTCGGTTCGTGACATGGTGTGCCGTAAGGGTGTCTCTAAGTTTGTTAAGGGTGGCGAACTGAAGTTCGATCCCAAGGCTAAGAACTTGGTTGGTGTGTGGGAAGCTAACACCGAGAATCCCGATAAGGCGTACAGAATGATAAACTTAGAATCTCTACTAGAGATTAAAATGAATGGGAATGTGTTTGTTGTTCGCAGTTAGAATGCCATCTTAAAATGTTCGTGTATTGTGTCACTTTTCTACAATAAATACACGAACATTTTATCTTAGGTTTCCCTAATTGTGCGTTCCTAAGTTTTTCTCTGGTTTCTTTAGATTTTATTAGCCCACGGTGAGCCAATGAATTTTTTAACCTCTGTTCTTCGGTCAATTTCATTCCTGTGTTTGCTTTTGATATCTTATCTTTAACTTCCTGCCTCTTAGCTGGGTTTTTATCTCCTACTAGATTTGGTTTTATTCCAGTATAACCTTCACCACCATCAGTTCTATTACACAGTATTCCAGTGTTTGCATCTTTTCTTCCGTACCACCTAATCATACGTCTTTCTAAAGCAAATGCACCCAATTCGGTTAAGTTTGATTCCATAATAATGATGTTCTTATAGTCTTTTGGTCTAATACAATATCCACCTTTTTTGTGTGTTTCGAATGCTCTTTTACCGGAACCTTTTCCAATGTAGTATGGGGTTCCTGCCTTAGCAGTTTTGGAATCTTTATGTCTAATGTAAGCATAGACGTAATAAATATTGGTGTTGGTCATGATGATCTCCTGATTGTCGTTGAAATGACTAAGGCTAGTGGGAACTCCAATTCCGTGACTAGCATTTTTTTGTCTCTATTATTTATCAAAGTGAGGATTTAATAAAATGACTCTGAGAAAGTTCGTTAAAGATCAGCGTGTCCGATTCGTTGGCAAACCAGATGAAGCATTACCCAATTTGAGTATTGGTGATGAAGGTACGGTTTGGTCACATGGTGTCGGTAAGACATGGGTATGGGTAGTCTTCGATTCTCACGAAAGACCGCTTGCCGTTCATAGGAACGAAGTCGAGTTCATGGACTAAAAGAAGGGACGAGCAATCGTCCCTTTTTCTTTTGTAAATCAATCACTTACGAAAGTTGTTGCTTTTGTTTTCAGTAGGCGTATAATCCGTTCTGTTGATTCAATTTCAGGAGAAACATCATGTGGGTTGCTGCTTGCGGTGGTACAGAAACTCCCTTCACAACTCGGACTGGTCGTGTACTGCATTATATGTGGAACACTCAAACCGGCGAACACGCTTACTACGATGTGCGTAACGACATTTTCTTGTCGAATGAGGAAGCTCAACTTGCCTTGGGGAATATTTAAAATGGTCTGCATGTTCTATGCGAAGGACACGATACCTGACGAGGAATTCTTCGATGACTCTCAGGTGATGCAAAATGAAGAAAAGTGGTTGGATGAGGAAATGAGCAACATTCAAACTGAAGACCTCTTTATTAACGAAGACGTACCTTTTTGAAAGGAAATAAAATGGAAGTCGTAATCACAAAAACCTACACGGTCAATATGGGAACCTTGCAAGAGGATGACGAAATCGATGTGAAGTTTCGCATCGAAGCTAACATGAACTTTTTCCCAGGCAACTATTCAGGACGGTATGAGGATTGCTATCCAGACGATAGCGACCTAGAAATTACAGGTGTGGAAATCGTTGGTGAGTTCGATCAACGCTTCACTGAAGAGCAGATCATTGCTGCCCTTGAAGACCAGTCTCTCGATGTTATTGAAGATGACTTGTGGGACAAGTATAATACCATGTCACCAGAAGCAGATTTTCCAGAACCTGACTACGACTTCGACTACTAATCATGTACTTTCCATTTCTTAAAATCTCAAGCGACAAGGAAGAAATGCTTTCCCTTCAACTTATTTGTTGGGGATTAGTCCAGTTTGGTGTCGAGCCACCAGATGATTTTGTCGAGTGGCTAGATGAAGTCTCTCAGATTACCGGTGCCTACACAGGCACTGAGTGTATGGATTTGGCAGAGAAGATTATCTTCCAAAAGAAACTCAACGGCACAAATTTAACTTTAGGTGATTTATAATGTCGAGGACGATTGATGACGTATTGGATATGTATGAGAATGGTGAAACTCCTGCATCTATTTCATCACTCTTAGACATTCCTCTTGAAATCGTATATACAATAATTTGTGAATACGAAGAGGACATTGAGGAAGATTAACTTCTATGATAGACAATGTGTCAAAACGATAAATATTCTTATTTATCTAGGACAAAATATTATGGACGACTTTAAATGTAAAGAGTGTGGTAAAATTTTTCAGTCAAGAAAATCATTTTCGGCTCACATCAATCAAGCACATAAAATAACCAAAGAACAATATATTCTAAAACATTTTCCAGATATAAGAAAAACTTGTATATTTTGTGATGGTAAAGTTTCTTTTAGGGGTTGGTGTTATCAAAAATACTGCTCACAAAAATGTGCGGCGAACCATAAAACATTAACTGACACTCATCCAAAATATTGGAAAGGTAAAACTCAACCAAAAGAAATGGTCGACAAAAGAATATCAAACACCGACCAAATTAAAAAACAACAAAATCTAGAAACAAGTAACATGGAAAAGTATGGAGTATCAAATGTTGCACAGATAGATGAAGTTAAACAAAAATCATCAGATTCTAGAAGAGGAATTAAACGTAAACCACGAACTAAACAGCACTCAGATAATATCACAAAAGCAAAAATTGCTAACGGAACTAATAGACATACAGACTCAGCTAAAAACAAAATCAAAAAAAGACTTCAAGAAATTTTCGATTCAGACGATGCTCCAGTAACTTGTGCCAAGAGTAGTAATGGTAGGCATGTGTCTGGATATTATAAAAATATATATTACAGAAGTTCATATGAACTAGTGTTTCTTGAATATTGTGATAAAAACAACATTATAGTAACAAGTGCCGAAAATAAAGAGTTTCGAGTTAGATACGTTGCATCAAACGGTAAAAATAAATTTTATTATCCAGATTTCTACTTACCAGACTATGATATAATAGTAGAAATAAAACCGATTGGAATGTTAGATGTTAACGACAACAATCTAAAACTAAATGCAGGTATGACTAAGCACCAATTAATTCTTCTGACTGAAGAAGAGCTTCTAAACTTAGACGAGACATTTAAATATATATGAACATTTTTGTATTAGATAATGACATAAAAACATGTGCTTCGTATCATTGTAATAAGCATGTAGTATCGCAAACAAAAGAAAGTGCACAAATATTATCTACGGTATTGAGGTTGCGAGGCATAGATGACTGTAACCTATACAGGTTGACTCATAAAAATCATCCGGCAGTAATATGGACAAATAAATCATCACTACACTTTTCTTACCTATTACAGTTATTTGAATGTTTGTTACATGAATACACATTAAGGTATTCAAAATTTCATAAGTGTGGTGAAAAACTTGATTTGTTTAAATCTCACATCAATACTCTTCCAGAACTTCCTTGGGAAGAACCACCAAAATGTATGCCTGATGATTGTAAGGTCGAATCCACAATCGACTCGTATCGTAAATACTACATGACGCACAAGAGACATATTGCCTCTTGGAAGACCGTTACCCCTTCATGGTATTTTTAAAATGACCATCAAAGACAAATCCCTACGGAAACTTCTCACACCTTATTTAAATAATGGGTGGTCGATTGAAGATGGTTCGAAGCATTTTAAATTTAAACATACTGCGTCTGGTCGTATGATAACGATCAGCAAGACGGCATCGTGTCCGTTCTTTTTAAAGCACGTTGAAGGTGATATCAGGAGAACTCTCAGAGAGATTTCTTCAATGAAATCAATCACTTAAAGATTTCTCACCTTTTTCTCTTAATGAGAGTATAATTGGTTCTGTTGTATCAATCAACCCTTTAGGAGAAATAAAATGGCACTTCGTGATAAATACACAGCAGGTTTGGTTGCAATGGGTTTCACCAAGATCGATTCTCGCTGCACCAAATGGGATGTATATCAAGGCGACACTATTAAACTTTATGGGGTGAATGCAGTTCGTGGTACGAATGATCGATTCATGTTCGTGTCCCGTAAAGGCCCGTCGTTGCGGTTTAATGTAACAGGTAAAGCGACTGATGGAACCTATGCTGTAATCGATAAGGTGAAGGAAATGATCATCAAGTCGAGTGGAATGTAATATGAAATCAAAATTCCATATTAAAGCTACAATTTTTGACCGCAAGGGCAAAATTTTGGCCGAAGGACAAAATTCCTATATAAAGTCCCATCCAATGCAAGCTAAATATGCAAACAAATGTGGATACGAGGATAAGATATTTCTTCATGCCGAAATTTCTGCTCTGGTCAAATGTAAGTCACAAGGATATAGCATGAGGATTGAACGGTATAACCGGAAAGGGGAACCTCTTTTGGCTAAACCATGTCCTATATGTGAGCTTGCAATAAGAGAACATGGAATACACGAAATTTCTTATACAGTTGGACCTGAATAGTTGGTTTCTTTAGAAACATACCTCTAGGCGACATTTGAGATATTCAAGAAATCATACATTTGTTGTTATTCAAGAGATTCCTCTTTTGTTTATTCATTAAGGGACTCACTTGAAATAATATAAGAGATACCTAAGAGATAATATAGTAACCGATTTTTCAAAACCTTGTCAAGTGGCTTTTTTGATGAAATACGCAATTTATTTTATGATTGTGGGATAAATACAACATGTTTGCCTTTTTACTGTTCATAGTTAACGTTTTTGGTGTTGTTATGGCACTTGCTGCAGTCTCTCATTCTCAATGGCATTACAACCTTTTCATCACTTTGATCGTGTTGAATGTCATTCTGCTTCCGGCATACCTAATATCATATGCTCGATTCTCAAGGAAGGTCTTAGATGGTGAGGCATCGTTCCTAAGTGTTGCTGCTGCAAGTAAAGCTAGGTCGTTAGGTTGGCCTTCCTCAAAACTTATTTTATTCTCTGTGTTCATGATATGGATGTATTGGATCACGGCAGGATCAATATTCGATCCTCTTCAACGGATGGAGTGTAGTGTTCCAAATCGACCTCTTGTTTGTGATGAATGGCGCTTTGCGACTGATGCAGAAAAGAAAATGATCTTGGGTAAAATGAAAAATAAGAGTGACAGCATCGACAAGTATCCGATCAAAGAATGGAAGAGTGCATATAAGGAACTTAAAAATAAAGAATATGAAGTCACCATGGCGAAGACTCCGGCAAAGTGGAACTCTTATACTTGGCCCAAAGGAGCAGTTGCACCGTGAATCTGTACGCTTACACAAAGCAAGAATTTCTTGATCTGGCACTACATTACGGGGGCTTGATGGTTAAGGTTGGATGTTCAATCAGATCACCAGAAACACGCATAGACGAGCAGCAAGGCACTTCTGACGCAACCGCACCAATAGTCGTTGGAGAATGGTTTAACGTACCATACGAGGACGATAGAGAGGTTCATTCGATTCTGTCTTCACGAGGTATGAGGTCAAATAAATTAAATGGAGCAGGGACAGAATGGTTTCTTTTGACTGGCATCTATGATACAATAGGTGCTAACGCTTACTTAAATTCAATTGTTGGTTTTCACTCTGTCAAGGAAAAGAAAATGGGAATTTTCAGCATGATTTTCGAGGCTATTGGTAATATGATTTTTGCAGGAAAGGTGATGGACGGTCATGCTCCGTCTATTGAATACATGAAACACTCAAAGGGATACAAGATTCGCAAATGAAAACACCAATTCACGTTCAAACAAAAGACGGTCTTGACTTTTATAAAAAAGTCCATGCAGAATATCAAGAATGTAAAGATTTCGATATTCTAAATAAGTTTTTTGTCAAGTATGACCCGATTCGTAAAAGTACCATTGATGAGCTTACTGAGTTCTTGGAAAAGAAAGAGTACCGAAAAGCGTTTCCGATGAACGACAGTGACGATTCTGGATGGTCGTACTATAAGACTACTGCAGATAAATATGCGGTCTTATCTTTTTTCCTAAAGGGTATCCAAAATGGATGATATCTTCTTGACAAGTACAAATTTTCAACTTAAAATTGAAGAAATCGTGGAAATGAAAGATATCAGCTATATCGAAGCAATCTTGGAATTTTGCGATGAGCATGATATGGAATATGAGCAGGTTAAGAAATTGCTCACCACCAATCTCAAAGACAAGATCAAAGTATGTGCAATGAATGATGGACTAATGAAGAAGGAAAGTGTGCTTCCATTTGAGGGACTATGATGAAACAAAAACAAGACAACAAAACTGCTATGATGTTTGTTAATATTCGTGCTTTGATCAAAGAGGTCGAGGCGTTGAATCCAAACTATCCTATCGTCCCTGCTAAGATGCAGCAGATCAAGATGCTATGCGAACAGATTAAGATGGAGTTGAAATAATGTGTAAGCGCATTCATGGTGAGGAAGTTTATAAGGCATTAGACGAGCTTGTTATAATTGATGTTGATCGTGGTAGTGTTGTTTGGAAGGAGCGTGAAGGAAAATCACAATTCAATAGTGCTTGGGCAGGAAAAGAAGCAGGATTCGTATCCATGAATAATGGGAGAGAATATCATTTAATACAATTTATATATAATGGTAGAACAGTTACCCTAAAAAGATCAAATGTTATTTGGTGGAAACACACCGGAAAAGTTCCAAGTGGCGTAATTGATCATAAATTCCATAATACTTTGGATGACTCAATAAAAGGGTTGAGAGATGTGACAAATCAAGAGAATGGAAAAAACAGGAAAAGGACAAAAGGCAGAAATTTGCCTACAGGGGTGATTTGTCGTAATAATCGATATCGTACCATTGTTATGGTATTAGGTAAAGCATTATGTCTTGGTACATATGGTACAGTAGAAGAAGCAGAAGCAGTTGTAATACAAAAACGTAAAGAACTAGGATTTGACGATAATCACGGATCATGATTGATGGATTCACATTCTACCGCACCTATCTCGCTATCAAACTCCACTTCACTTCGTCCTACGATGCAATAAGATATCATGGGAAAACACGAGCAACCAGAGTTGAGTTTGATAGTAGAAATGATAGACTCATGTATGAAGCACTTGGAAGAAAATGCCAAAATGTTACTCATGCATTACACATATGCGTATCCAATCAATACAAAAAAGATGATTGGTTCCACTCACTAGACTATGAAAATGTAATTTCAATATATAATGATTGGAAAGCAACCAAAGATGCTCTTACTTCAAAAATAAAAGAAGATTTAGAGTTCATACAATCAATCATTTTTAATAATTTAACTACCTATGTCGACATTTTACAGAAGACGAAAAGCGGCAACAAAGCTCCCCTTCTTCAACTTTTCCTCACGAACAAAGTCCTTCCTGAAACTATCATCTTTCTTGATGGTAACGACGGCAATTTTCTTAATAATTGGGTAAAGGAATATTCCAATGATCCACTCGTTTCTAGCAGACTGTTTAAACTCACCAAGTACAATTCTTTCGTTAAACTTAACCATGGTAAGCTATTACCAATTTACACCAGCATTTTTCTAGGAGATATTCAAAGTGGCAAAGACTAAGCAACGTTCATTTCGTCCAGACAATCGTATGATTTTTGATGAAGAGGAACAGAAGCAGAGAAACAAACAACATCGTCATGAAAAACATACGGTAAATGTTGAACAATTTGATCTGGAAGAGCTTGACGAAGACTTATATGCCGAGGTAGAATACTTCTTGAAACGAGGGTGATGGATGCCCTATAAATATCCATATGAGTTGCACCTGTGTTATGGTTGTATAAAATACATCTAACATATCTTTCGTATCTAATATATCTAAGGAGAATCAAATATGGCATCAAATGCCCTTGAAAAATTGCGTCAAAAGGTTGCTCAAGCCAAGAATGGTACACCAGTAAAGAAAGACTTCGAGGAAGGCTTTTGGAAACTAGAAGGTGACAAAGCAATGAACGGAAGTGCGATTATTCGCTTCCTTCCAGGTAAGACTGAAGATGACGATCCATTCGTCAAAATCTACAAGCACGGATTTAAAGGCCCAACAGGTAAGTGGTACTTTGAGGACTGCCCAACTACCATTGGACAAGATCATTGTCCTGCATGTGCCGGTAATAAAGTCCTATGGGATTCTGGTAAAGAATCAAACAAAGAAATTGTTCGTGAGCGTAAGCGCAAGATTTCTTATATCTCAAACATCCTAGTTGTCTCTGATTCAAAAAATCCAGAGAACGAAGGTAAGGTGTTTTTGTTTAAGTATGGTGCGAAAATCTTCAACAAGATCGAAGAAAAACTTTTCCCACAATTCGATGATGATGTGATGATGAATCCATTCGATTTGAATGAGGGAGCAAACTTCAAGTTGAAGATGCGTAAGATTGAAGGTTATGCAAACTTCGATAAATCTGAGTTTGAAGACCCAAGTGAAGTAGGTTCACCCAAAGAAGTTGCTAAGATCATGGAAGGTGTTGTTGACCTGTTTCAATTTGTCGATCCTGCGAAATTCAAATCAGAAGAAGATTTGCAGAAGCGTTATGATAACGCAGTAGGAAACCTTGATCGTATGCAGGTGTCAAAACCTGCTAAAGTCGTAGAAGACGATGACGATGACTATGCAAAGAAAGTTGTCGAAACCTCAAAGAAGAAAGCAACAGTTGAGGATGACGATGATGAAGATTTGATGGCATCATTCGCAGCACTTGCTGACGAGGACTAAAAAGAACGGGGGCTTTCGCCCCCTTTTTCATTCTTGCTTTGCTAACTCTGCAGCAAGTTGTTTTTGTTTTTTGTCATGTAGTAGATCGAGAATCCAACCTATTACCGTTCCATGAAGTGCTGCGTTTTGTTTAAATTTCTTTGGCTTGAACACCTTTAACTTTTTTGATTTAACTGCCTTAGCCTTGGTCTTAGCCTCTAATTCGGCATTTGCTGTTCGAATTTCTTCATGACTTTTTTCGATATCATCAGACTTTCCAGTAAGAACGTCAGATGCTTTCTTATACCCTGCTGCCTTTTTGTCATTGATATCGCTACGGAAGTAACCTCCGGTCATCTTTCGACCGACTGCTTCGTTAATCATAGATGAGATTTGTTCATGAAGATTCATATCGATTCCAATTTATTTTATTGTAATATTTAGGTAAAAGAATATCTAGCACGAATCCAACTAGACAAGGTACTCTCTGGATTTCTTGCAAAGTTTCTTGAAGATGATCTTCCACCTTCAGACCCACCACCAACCACATTTGTTGTATTGTTTGGTGCTGCCGATCCTCCAGTAGAAACCACAACAGTTTTAGCTTGCTCTTTTTCGGTTTTCTTTAGTGCGGCATTCTCATTATTAACGTCATTCATCTTTCCTGCAATTCTTGACGTTGCTGCAGCAGTCACCATAGAATTCTCTCGTATTTCTCCCTTGTATGGAGTTGGTGTAACACTTGAAGAAACTTGTGGCGATTCTCCAAAAGACTCTACGCTAGACGCAGCTTCAGTATATGAGGGTGTCCTATTTTTTGGCATGACATAATTATAATTTTTGAGAAGTGATTTCTCTTGTTCTGTTATACTTTGTCCTGCTTCTACTTTTTTAACTATTGATGCCATGTGATTCTTTACATCTGCAGGAGCTTTCTCCATTCTTTCTTCAAAAGACTCTCTATCTTCACCAACTAATGCATCTGCAATTTTTCCACTAATATCGAACTTCTCGTTTAAAAAAGAACCAACCTCATATCCTGCATATGCCGCACCTGCAACTGCGGCAGCAGGACCAAGTAATGCTGCTGCTCTACCTGCACCTTTTTTGAGTATTTGACCGGCAGGGATTTTACTCTTTGGTGGGGTGCCTTTCTTTGGATCAATTGGTGGTTTCTTTGGATCAACTTTTTTACCACTAGCATCAACATCAGGAACTTTCCCTGCACCTTTATCGACCCCTGCCTTACCATTGCGTAGAAGGTCTATACCCTTCTTGGCTAGATCGATAGCACCTTTGCCTATGCTTGCTGCAAACTTAGCTACGGCAAGTCCTAATGTTCCTAAAGCCTTTAGTGCGCCGCCAATACCCTTTGCAAACGATCCAAGCAACCCCGCAACACCTGCTAATCCGGCAAACAGTTTAGAGAACATTCCACCTTTTTCTTTTTCTTCCTCTTTCTTCTCTTCCTTCTTTCCCTTTTTTCCGGTATTCTCTTCGATTTTTTTCAATAGTTCAAGTACATCTTCATTATATTCTTTTTCTTCAATCTTAGACTCTGTATCTGCCTCTTCCGATTTAGATGGTTCAGAAGATTTCTCTTTAGATTCTGCGGCAACAGAAGATGCTAAACGAGTAGGAGCAGGTTTCATTCCTCTATTTTCTTGAGACTCTTCTCTTGCCGCTAATTCTTTCTTCTTCAATGAATAACTAGCAATAGCACCAATAACGGTTCCCTTTGTTATTGAACTATCAACAACTGCGGCTAATTTTGCATTCTCTGCCTTGGTTGGAGACCTAACAAACTTACCGTCAGGTCTTCTCCATCTTTCTGCCTTTTCATCCCACCATTTGCCACCAAACTTTTGTTCTTCTGGCTTAGGTGATGTTGATTGAACTTCTGGAGCAGCAATCTCTGTTTTTGGCGATGATGCCTCAACAGGAGCAACCGGAGTTGATGCCGTTGGCGTAACTTTAGGAGCAGAAGATTCCTTTAGCTTGTCGAGCGCCGCCTCTTTTTTCGTCTTTTCTTTTGGTGGGGTTGGAGCTTCTGCTTTTTCAGCTTCTTTCGCTTTCTTTTCTGCTTCCTTTTTCTTTCTGGCTCTTTCTTGTAATTTGAGTTGAGCCATGACAACCGCATCTGGATTCAAATCTGATGCGATTTCCAATGTGGTTAGTTGTTGTCCACTTTTGGAAGTATCAACCTTTTTATCAAAATTGGATATTACTTGGTTTGCTGCCGTTGCAAACTCTTCGGTCACTTTTCTTCCAACCAACCCTTTACGGGCAGCATCAACTCGAATCAATTCTTTTGCTTCGTTTACAGGTTGTTGCTTGATTACTTCAACTTTTTGCTTTGGCATCTTTGCTAGTCTTTCTAGCCGATCTTTCTCCGCTTTTTGTTCAGCCGCCACTCTACGGCTATCAGAGACCTCTCTCCAAAGGCGAGCCGCTTCCTCTTGCTTCGCAGCATCAGATGGATTTTTAGCAGCATCTGTTGCTGCCGCTTTCCATTTTTCCTCTAAGTCTTTGTCTCTCATAAGCTAAATCCTTGATTTTGTTTATTCTTTTCGTTCTCTTCTTTGATATGCTTATTCAATAATGATATGTAGATTTCTCTTTCCCACGGAAGCATGTTCTCTAATTCACTTAGACTATAATGATGCTCATGCATGAGTTTAAAGTTCGTCTGATAATAGTCATACAGAGACTCTTGCGTGAGCATTAATCGAAAAAACTTTCCATTCCTTCTAGTAAGATCAAATTCTTTTCACGGCAATGAACACAGAAATACTCTTGTTCAAATTTCATGATAGGAACATTTGACATAAACTCAATTATCTTATTAAAATTAATTTCAGATAAAGACTCAATCCAATTTACCAAATCGGTTTGTTTATGGTTTTTGGCATCAATGACCTTCTCACCTTCAATGATACTGACGATACAACTAGCCATAATTTCAGTGACTTGTTCTGGCGTTATATCATTTAACTTATATGCTTCATCAATATTTGGTAAACGCATTTTAACCCATAAATTTTCCGATACTTGAATGACATCAGGGATTTGTTTGGAAGGAAATACGACCTCAACCTTACTCAAATCAAGCATCATATTGTTTACTTTATCACAATGGACGCAAGTGGACACAACGTCGACACCTTCTCCCATGGATTTGTTTCTAATCTGAAGAAACAAATATTCGATATCAATTTGTGGAATGTTGTCGAACTTAACTCCGAAAGTACATGATTCCAATACTGCCTTAATTGCTGATGATATTTTCTTGTTGTCATTTTCTTGCATAGCTAGAAGAATAAGTTTTTCTTCTTTGACCATGAAAGGACGATAGTTAAGTTTAACCTTAGAACAAGGTAGAACACATTCATATTTTGGTAAAGCCACTTGAGGTAACATAATCTAATTTTCTCCTATAAACCTAAGATGTCGTTTAACGACCCATTTTGAATATTTGTCAATCTATTAATTCCACCACCAATTTGATTTCCAAGACCACCGATGGTTGATCCTAGTCTTCCTGCAATACCATTAACACTACCAAGAAGACCTGTACCAGTCCCTTTAGTAAGACTTGGTTTATCGAACTCTTGTTCGCCTTTTTCTGGAAAGTCAACTTCCATATATTCAAACTCAAAAGACACGTTCAATCTTTGAAAATCTCTTCCTGCATTTGAAAGTTGTGGCCCACTTATTGATTTTGGGTAGATGTTCTGAAATTCGTATAGTGCAACTACTTTTTCTGTTGTGGTTGCTGCCGTTGGTGATGATTTGGTACTTTTGAGTGATTTTGATAGTGCATCCTCAAACACCGACAAAGGATTTTTGTTTTCCTTTTGTGAAGTTTGTGCTAGTGTATCTGCACCATCCATGAAATTCTCATGAACCTCAATCTGGATGGTTGTTCTGTAGTTGTCAGGAAGTCCTGGGTTAAAGCCATATGCATTTGAGTTAGGAATAACCAAGTTCATCCAGTTTGTGAAGTAGTCCCTGATGTGCAACTTCATATCAACTAGGAATACCATATTCAAGGTTCCTGAGTATGCAAACTCGGTTGGCATCTCGTGACGCTTTCCTTGTATTCTTACTGGAGCAGTATTGATGAATGTTCCTGGGATATCCACTGATTCAGCATACCATGTAGGTAAATCTACATTTGATAATGGAACATTGCCTTTTCCGATGGTGACTGGAAAATAGACAAGGAACTTGTTATTCCTTGCGACACCGTTTTGTCCAACCTTCGATATAAATTGTTGTAATGACATTTATGTACCTATTTTCTTAGCAGAATCTGCCCAAACAGTTTCCATTGATGCTTTCTTAAACCTTTCCGTGGGCAAAAATACGGCTATAGTCCAGTCCGATGCAGGAATCTCAACAAATCGACTTTTAACTTGTCCTACCAAATATTTTTTAACTGCAGGGCCAACTTCTGGATATCTAGACGCATTCTTCAGAAGATTCCAAGAGACCAAAGCAATTGTTTTCGAATCCATACGATCATCTGATGTAACTTCGTATAATTTATGCAAAAGAACTAATCTCGTCTTAGGCATCAAATAATGAAAGTTTATACCAGTGAAATATTTACCATCCATAGAGAACGGCATTACGAGAGGAAATGTGTCAAAAAATGGAAGTTTCTTCTTCGTCTTTGGGTCATATGTAAATGCGTACATCTTACCAATTTGTGGGGTCTTTACTTGATGTTTCAAGTTTTGACCAAGGAAACCCATTGGTCCAATCGATCCAACCATATTTCGAATGTTGTTCATGAACCAAGCAACAGAATTCTTCCTATTGTAAACAGGATTCGTTCTTAATATATCAAATAGAGATATATTTGCATTGATTGGTGGTGCTGATGGTGTTGGTTGTGTCATTTAATTCCGTCGATGTGATGTTCCGTTAATATTTTGAATTCAAAGTTATTTTTCTTTGCAAAT